TGCGTGGACGAATACAAGCAGGCCATTCAGTTCAAGGGCAATGAATGCCTTGCTGGCACGACCAAGTCCATGACAGAGGCGCTGAATGAGCTGAATTCCATTTCCGATGCTGAATGGAAGCCTGCTTCTGAAAAGGTGGCCTAGACGATTTCAAGAGCCTCTATAGTTCAATAAATGCAATTATAGAGGCTCAATAGAAACTATAATGAATGAAATGTTTTTATTGGAAAAGTATCCAGATTAAAATCTGGATCTAAAATTGTCTCATTAAAAAGTTGAACACGTTCTATAAGTTCATCTATTGTTAATGAGCAATCTGTAAATTTTTTACGATTAATGTTATGTTGTAAAAATTGACAATTAGCTGGATGTTTTATAAGATATGGATCTATATTATGTTTTTCTCCATATGAACGAGAAATTATGTGATCTTTATCAACGCCATCTGGATTTGTTTTTGGATTATATGTTCCATATTTTAGATATAAATCCCAACCTGGAAGATATTTCCATATTTTATATGGAATATTAAATCTAGTATCTTGGTAATAGCGTTCGTGTTTTGTTTTATTTTTTCCACTTTTTCTATAATAACTTGCTTTTAATGCTTCACCATTAGGAAGTAATTTTAATTTGAAAACATTTTTTAAAAATGCTGATGCTGAATGTTTAGCATTGGTATAGTTATATTTTTGACATACTTCATAAGCTGTAAATTTATTTTCATCTATTAATGTTTGTAGTATATTTTGAATTTTCTGAAAATCTGATTTTGTTATGCTTCCATCTGTAATTGGTTTTTGAATGACATTTCTACAAAAGTTGATTGTTGCATCTCTACCTGAAATATATTTTGATGTGTATTGTGATATATCATATTCTTTTTTAATTTTATCATAATTTGCTTTTGTGAATAAATTTAATTTTATTAGATCTGAAATATTCCATTTTTCTAATTTATGAATTAAATCATTGTATTCTTTGTTAAGAGTATTTTTAGCGTTTTGTATCTGTATTTCTTTACGCTTTTCTTTTGCTGGTATAAAGTTTTTTCGTTTGTCTTCTAATGAAACAAACGATGAAGCATATGACCTTGAACATAGTTCACTGCAAAATCGACCATTGCCATAATATTGTTCACTGTCTACAAATTTGCCACATTTTTCGCAATAGTATGGTTCATGCTTTTCTACAGGTTTTTTGGCCGCTTCAAAGGCACATGGTTTAGAACAATAAAGATTTTTTATTTTACCGTTAAGAAACTTATTAATACGTCGTTTTTCGGTGTAAAAATCTTTATTGCATATTATGCAGTGGCAAGGAAGCATATCTCTAACTTTTGCTTTTTGATATTCTTGGATGGAAAAGCAAAAAGTTGGGTTTGAAACTATGATTGTTTCCAAACTATAAGTATTGTCAGACATCAGTCATACCTCGAATATGATTTGGTGTTTAGGCTCTAAATGCAGCGCCAACTGCGCTTAGAGCCGAAAATATTTAATGCCTCTATGGTGTAATTGATAACATCGCTGATTCGTACTCAGCTGATTCGGGTTTGATTCCTGATGGAGGCTCCATAAACGGAGACGTATTCTAACTGGTAAGGAGCCTGATTGGAAATCAGGTGCAGAGGAAACCCCTCTGTTGTGCGTTCAAGTCGCACCGTCTCCGCCATATATTTCAATGGATGGACAACTGAGACAGTCTCAGGCTTCACTCGAAATGAATGCGTCCCGCAAGGGATGGAGGGCGGCACTTCGTCCATCCGCCATTGAATTGAAACTAGAATGGATGCGTGGCTGAACTGGTGAAAGCACTGGTCTTGAAAACCAGCGATGGGAAACCATCTGGGGGTTCGAATCCCTCCGCATCCGCCACGAAAATATTTTTTAAGGTCGGTCTTTTTGCTTGACAGAGACCGGCCTTTCTGCTATCCTGTATCTGTTAAGAGACATTCTCCCCATAGCTCAGATGGACAGAGCAGAGGCTTCCGAAGCCTAAGGCCGCAGGTTCGCGTCCTGCTGGGGAGGCCAGTTTCAATCCATAAAGTAAATATTTTAAATTGAATTGAATTATATGAAGTCTATTAAAGAATACATTTCGGAATCGGAAGTTGACATGGCCGTGTTTGAAGCTTCTCCAGACCTGGACATGAAGAATGCAGTAGTGAAGAAGCTTGCCGCAGTCTGCGCCAAGAATGGCTATCAATTGAAGAAGGCCTTTCTGCTTGGTGGTCAGCCTGTGCTGCAGATTATGCCATCTGGTGGTGGATGGCATCCCGCAATTGTCTACAGCACGTTGAATCGTCCTCCTCTTCAGGTGGATCTGGCCTTGAGTGGAAGCGTCAACGACTCCAAAACGCTGGAAAAGCTCTATCTTTCTGGCCTTTCTGGATGTCTTAAAGTTGTCAAGGCCATTGAATCTCTTCCACTTGCAAAGCTTCCATCATCAAAATAGTAGTGGCTACCATATTGATGGAGCAGAAAATGAAAAAGAGCATTAAAGAATACATGCGGGAATCTTCCTTGTTTGAAGGCATTATGGACAATGGCTGTTCTGAAAGATCTGAAATGATCACGGAAGACTTGGCCAAGGAGCTGGACGACAAAAAGTTTGCAAAGTTTGCAAAGATGCCTACAGACGTTCTCGCCTTGAGAGCGGCCTGCGCCAAGCACAAAGGCTTTGCCGATCTGAAGTCAAGAGCGGCCGCAGTCGGAATGAAGGTTACGTCTGGCTTCATCCGCTACTGCAAGTATGTCGACAAGAACGGCAAGACGGTTAAGAACGTGCTTGAAGATGTTGTGCTTAACTTCGACTGTCCTGGTGGCTCCACGTCCGTTACCGATTGGCAGGTATACTTTAGGCATGACTTCTATGGCGACAGAACCAGCACCAAGAATGCCAACAAGCTTGAACTTAACGCTCGCATCCATCCGAACATGACCACCAAGGAACTGATCAAGGCCAAGGAAGAAGTGAATGCCCTCGTGGATTTTGTTGTGTGGTTCAATTCTCAGAGAATTGGACACATTCTTCCAGTTTTTACCGAAGAAAGGTCTCTTTAAGTTCACAGCATAGACAGAAATCAGGAAAGTAAATATTTTATCTTCTTTATAGCAAAGGAAGCATTAAATGAAAACTCTTACTGGATATCTGAATAAAAATGCCGACAGGATTGATGAAGCCATCAGCAAAGGCGTCAGTGACATGGATGCCGTTCAGAAGCAGATGTGCGGCATTGTTTCATTTCTCAATGACTATGTTTTGGGACGGGTGCAGGCTCAACTCAAGGCAACGAAGAAGTATCTGGAAACGGCCAATGAACAGCATGTAAAGCAGGTCGTTGAAAAGTGGATGAAGAAGAAAGGCTACGGATATGCCACCGAAGTGCAGCCAGGAAGCAAGGACTGGTGGGAACTTTACGACACCATCACGGAGAAGGTCTACAAGTACGGCACTCCACTGTGGTTTGAAATTATTGAACCAGATGAAACCTGGAGCGATAACGAACGGAACAAGATTCAGAAAGTAGTCAAGAAGATCGCTAACTTCAAATAGACAGTTATTTCAAATAGTTATAAAAAAGCCCCTTAAAGGGGCTTTTTCATGCAGAAAACGCTTGACAGAAGCTCCCGTCTATGAGATAGTGTCTCTGCAAGCGGGGCAGGAGCTCCTGCTGCAGACACAACCTCAGCCATCCAGGAGGATGCGTATGGGCCAGCTCAACTTTCATCGCAAGCTTCCCTCTGAAATTCAGCGTACAGAAGCTCTTCCTACGGTAGAAGCCATTAGAAGCTTCCAGAATGCCGTTGTTGAGTATGAAAACGGCACCTACTACGTTGTCTGGCGCAACGTGTCCAACTGGACCACCAAGGCCGAGATTACATGCTCTCCCAAGCTTGGCGTAGGGCGTGTCGTTGTTTCTAAAGACAGCAAGAATTTTGTTCCTATCAAGGATTCAGAGCAGGCCTATGCCGCCTATGCCGCCTTCTCGAAAATTTTCAATTCGAGCAAGGGCATGAACTGGTGCGCCGCTGGAATGCTTGAAGCCAAGCGTCGTCATGATAAAGCCAAGTGCGCCATGATGGCGTCTTAAATGAAGAAGTAACATAGATGGAGGAATGCTATGGACAACGTTTCAATTGTTAAAATGTTCAATGGATGCTTTTATGATGCCGAAAATGATGAAATACACTGGGAAGAGGAGGGAAAGGCCACCAAGGCCTGCCTTGACTGCAACGGTCTGGCCAGTGACGTGTATGTGAAATGGACCGAGGACAAGTATGGCGACTGGAAGAAGCTGCCTAACATTGCTCGGATCAGCGTCAATGAAGGACTGCGGCTTGCTCGTTCGCAGGGGATTTCTCTGCAGGATCTGGGAAGGCTGGCCATTGATCAAAATGGAGAACTTGTTCTTCAGGAATAGATTGTAAATATTTTCATTGTTCAAATGGTTGCAATGAAGTCACTTAAAGAATACATGGACAGAGGATATGAAGAATTGATTGTTGAAGCCGACAAGAAGCTTCTTTCCAGTCCAGATGAAATAGACAGCACCAATCCATTAGTGAAGAAGCTTCTCAAGGCCTGCGCCAAGAATGGCTATCAATTGAAGAAGGCCTTTTCCAGACTCAATTCCAAGGGAAAGCCTAGTGGATGGTATACAATTTCAGTCATTGGATGCGGCAGTGGATATCATCCTGAGATTAGATACAACATGAATGGAAAGTCTGGAGAGATGTTCTATCTTCATGTGGATCTGGATGGAGACTTCAAAATGCAGGATGCAAAGGCCTATGCAGATGGTCTGGCCAAAGGCGTTGCAATGCTTGAAGTGATGAACGGAATTGATGGAACCAAGCTTCCCGCAATGCTGAATTTCGTAGTGTAGCTGTCATTCCGCATTAGACGGTGTTTCTGTATGGTCCAGCATTGCTGGACCTTTTTCTTGACATTTTTTCTGTTTCGTGAGAGTATGCAGTCATGAAAGCAATAGTGAAAGTTCTTAGATGGCTGGACAGTAAGTTTGACCACTTCGGAATGAAGCTGGCCAGATACTATCTTAAAAACTTCTGCCACTACAAGTAGGAGACGAAATTATGCTTGAAACCATCTTGAGCATGTTTGGCTGGGAACCTGATCCTCCGAAGGCTTCGACAAGCAATGTCTATGCTCCTACGGTAGTGAACGTGAATAATGGAGCTGGTCAAGAGAAGCCAAAGAAGGAGCCACCAAAGAAGTGGAGTATCTATCCATGCCCATTCTGTGGAGGCAACGTACTGACGTTCACAAGGCAGTCGATTGCAGTTGGAGGCAGGCATGATGGCCAGCACTGGGTGGTGTTTTGCGAGAAATGTGGAGCAAAAGGTCCATTGAGTCCTACCAGGGATGAAGCGGCTGAGGGGTGGAACAGGCCAGCAAAGGAGTACAACAGGCTTGTCAAGAGAGGCAATGACTTGGAGAAGGAGAGGGATGAACTGAAGAAGTCCAGTCCAGAGAGCATTCTTGAAGTGCTGAAGAAGAATGATGATCTGTTCAGGTCCATTGAATGGGCTCCTATGACAGTGCCGAAGGTGAAAAGAAAAAAGTCTTCCTGCATTAGCGCAGGAAGAAAGAAAAAGTAAATATTTTTTACTGTATATTGTCTAAAAAATGAAAACATTAACTCAATACATGAATGCTAAAGGGTCTATTTCTGAGGCATCCGACTCGGTCGACATGTCCAAGGCTTCAAAGAACATCATGAATTTGATGGAAGAATACAATTCCATCAATGAAAATATCATGAAGTCGTATGTTGAAGCTGTACAGAATCACATTAAAAAAGGCAGTTCCAGGAATGTTAATGCTCAGATTCAGAAATGGATGAAAAAGCATGGCAAAGATTGGGACAGTGAATTAAGCTTCAGAGAGTATAATAAACTTGTTGATTTTGTTATACTTGAATGCTGGGGACTAAGTTCAAATGACACTGTATTTGTTGATCTGTGCAAGAGTTTCAGAGTGGACAAGTCTTCAGTTGATGAACTTGATCGGAAATTCATGCAGGCCAGAATGAATGCATTTAAAAAGATTTTCGGCTAGAAATCAACGGGGACGAAATGGTTTCGACGTGGAGAGTGGTTTCGGCTTTTGCAGGCGGGAGCGCCGCTGGCTCCCTTATCAAGCGGCAGAAATAGTAATCGGCAACGACTACGCATATGCCTGCGCTGCATAGTGGCGCCAGGCGCCTTCCCTAGGAAGAAGGCAGGTCTTTTCATTCTCTCCCTTGGGATGGACAAGGCTTCACATAGAGGGATAGGACTCTGCGGAACTTCAGAGCCAATGGCAGTCCGAAGCTTATAAAGACTGAACGTCAGCATTCTGGGAGACCTGTGCAGAGGGATGGCCCTGAATGTGGAGACAAAATGAGTATCTGCACTAAGCCTGTAGACGAAGCGGAATATGCTTCGCGGACGCGGGTTCAACTCCCGCCGTCTCCACCAGATGAATATTCAAAGGAACAGCATTGCGTTGTTCCTTTTTTAAATGGGCAAAATTGATGAATCTTGAAGACAAGGCCAATATGGCAGAAAATCATGGAGAAGAATGTGAATTCTGGAGAAACTAAAAGCGTAGTTGAAATATGCGACCTTCTTGTTTCATCAATGTCAAAGCATTTAAATGGAATTGAATGCTATACAGACATGAAAAATGCTGGCTACAGCAAAAGTGGATGGGGTGAATGGGCTGGTGCATATGCAGAGCTGTCCATTGAAAGGGCCATTCAAAGACATAATCTTTCGGAAGACGTTGCCTTCTATCAGGACAGAACAAAGAATGGAATGGATCTGGACTTGAAGTTTCCGAAACTGAATTTCTTTGGGGACATAAAGACTCACAGCACGACATCTTCGGCCATTCTTGGAAATGACATGGACACTATAGAAAAGTATTTCCAGGAAAATCCAGAAGGCCATATCTACTATCTGGTATTCAATTTCAAATTTTCAAAAGACTCGGAACACAACTATGAGGTTACGCATTTCTGGAATGACATGCTTGGAAAAAGCAACAGAAACAGCTACGGCCGTAGAATGAAGCATGACGGAACGCTGACTGGAGCAGAACTGCTTGACATTAACGCAGAAACGTGCAAAAATTTAGATACGTTCAAGCAGGGACGAAACAGCAATGGAAGGCCTAGAAAGAGAAAGGTGATGATCAAGTCCAGGAATATAGATTCCTTTTGCATAAAGAAATGGAATTTTCCGTCATGTGATGAGGAATAGATTTTGAAAGAATTCAAGTTTATAGACCTTTTTGCAGGCATTGGTGGATTTCATCAGGCCATGGCGTCTCTAGGTGGACAGTGCATTTTGGCTTCGGAGATAGACAAGGCGGCAGTTGCAGTCTACAAGGCCAACTATGGCGTTGATTCCAGCATCAACGTAAGAAGCATTAACGAAAATTCAATTCCAGACTTTGACGTTCTCTGTGGAGGCTTTCCCTGCCAGGCCTTCAGCAAGGCTGGAGCAAGGCTTGGACTGCAGGACAGAACAAGAGGAACGCTGTTCTTTGACATCGTCCGCATTCTGAAGGCCAAGAAGCCAAAATGGTTCATTCTAGAAAACGTGAAGAACATTGTGACGCATGACAACGGAAACACCTGGAGAATCATACAGGAAAGTATAAGGGAACTTGGATACAGAACCACGTCTTCTCCACTCATTCTTAGTCCACATCAATTCGGCATTCCTCAAATCAGGGAAAGAGTAATCATTCCTGGGATGCTTGATCCAGAAAACGTCATTTTTCCCATTGACATTTCATTCAGCAGCCTTCTGAAGAAGGAAGACAATTCAATCTACTCCATTCTGGATGAGAATGAAACTGAATGCGGAATATCCGAGTATGAAGAAGGACTTCTTTCAGTCTGGGAAGAATTCTATCAGGGAATTAATTTGAAAACCATTGGATTTCCTGTATGGACTGATTCATTGACTGCAAGTCCTGTTCTGGATGGTCTTCCTGAATGGAAGGCCTCTGTAGTTTCGCGAAATTCAGTGTTGTATAGGACCAATAAGCCTTTCATTGATTCATGGCTGAAAAAGCATGATAGATTGAAGAAATATCGTCCGACGCATAGGAAGTTTGAGTGGCAGTGTGGGACGAAAATATCAACCATATGGGAAGGCGTTATTCAGATGCGTCCATCTGGAGTCAGAGTAAAGTCTCCAGACTGCTTTCAAACTCTTGTTGCAATGGTTCAAGTTCCTATCATAGGAAGATATAGAAGGCGTCTTACAGTGAGGGAAGCGGCCAGGCTTCAATGCTTTCCTGTCGATTCCAGTTCTCCATTTGTTCCAGATGCAAATCCTCAGAGGGCCTATCGTCAATTCGGCAACGCAGTCAACGTGGAAGTCATTAGACAGGTTGCCAAACGCCTTTTTGAGTGCAGTTCAGAACAGCCGAAACAAAAAAGCGGCGTTTTTGCCTTCTGCTGACTTGACATTTCTTCCGTTCTGGCGTAGACTGCATCTGTCAAACCGTCAAGGAGGGCATGATGGAGTTTCATCGCTGGGCCTCTATAGAGAATCTTGATCTTGAACTGGAAAAGAAGACTGAGGACGTCAAGTCCGCAAGGACGCTTGACTGCCATTGGGTCGTCACCGAGAAGATTGACGGCACCAACATTGGAATCAACGTTTCTCGTGAGGGCGTTCGCGTCTCTTCTCGCAACAGTATGCTGACTCCCGACACCAACTTCTTCAATGTTGGGGAGCATTTGAATCGCATAGTTGAATTGCTTCTGAAGCTGAAGGCCTTTCTCTCCGCAACGCCTAAGTGTGATCAGATCACCTTGAATGGCGAATACTATGGCTCCAAGGTGATGAACAGAATCAAGTATGGTCCTGAATATGCCTTTGCATTCTTCGGAGCATACAGCATAAATGAAGGCGAATACCATCTGTGGTCCTACTCTGAACTGGACGCAATGCTGAAGGGATGGGGACTTGGCTATCTGCTTGTTCCAATGATTGGCATATACAATTCCTTTGAGGAAGCCTGCAAGGTGTCGAACAATGTGCCTTCGCAGCTGAATCCAAAGGAGACTGCTGAAGGAATTGTCATTGAGCCGTTTGAGCTTCCCTGGAAGATGCGTCTCCATGACATGAATCTCCAGTTCATCTTCAAGTCCAAGAATGAGAAGTTTAGGGAAAGGGCCGCAGACAAGATAGCCTTGAAGCCATCCGACAAGGAGGACAATGCTTTGAGAGCGTTCAGAAAGGAATTTCAGAGCCTTTGCACTGAATCGCGGATGTGGTCCGTTCTGTCCAAGATAGGACGTCCAGAATCTCCAAAGGACTTTGGACCATATGTAGGTCCATTTCTCAATGATGCCTGGGAAGACTTTCTGAAGCTGCATCCCAATGAAGAGTTTTCCAATAAGGACAGAAAGGCCATTCAGTCCATCGGAGGGCTTGGATTCAAGCTTTTCAACATTGCTGCCAGCCAGATGCTGAAGGAAGGATAGCGCATGTTCTGGAACGTCAATTGCATTCCAATGTCTAATGGGGGAACGGCCATTCTAGTCAAATGGAATGATGGTCAACGGCAGTATGCATTAGACTGTCTGCCAGATGGAAGCATTGTCATTAGAAATGAAGCTGGCGACAGGATGGCTGTTCTTGAGAGGGATGAAATTCATCCCGTCAAAAAGAAGAAAAACGGCGGCAGGACTGCCGCCGCGTCAAAGATGCTGAAGGAATAGAGAAGATGAAGCTGACAGACAACGCAGAATTTGCAATGCAGATGCTTTTTGATGATGAAGGAAAAATGGATGAGGCCTTCATTCTGAAGGCCTGGCCATATTCTTCAATGGATCCTGGAGAGATTGACAAGCTGAAGTCTGGCCTCATTGAACTGGAGGCCTTTGGACTTGTAGACACTCAGTGCGTCTATGCCAATGGAAGAAAGATGATGCAGAAGGTTCTGAAGCGTTCCAGGAATGCAGAGCCTTCATGGACTGAAGATCTTGATTCCAGTCTTCCAGTGCAGTAAAGGAGACAGTCGAATGGCCTATGCAATGATTTCAAAGAAAAGTTCAGAATCCATGGCGCGCATGTGTAATGAAGGCTGCTGTCCAGTGAAGAACAGCGTCTTTGTTTGTCCATTTTCATGCAGCTGGCCAGAAACTGCATCGAAATGCGGCAAGGTGTCTGCCGAAATGTGGAATGATCTATCTGTGCGGGAAATTCTTTCCGCAGAAGAGCAGAGAAAGCGGGACAGGGAATACAATCTCTCCAGAAAGGCCTACGTTGAAGACCTGCTGAAAAGAGTCAAGCCAGAAGACATGATCAACCGCATGTCTCTGGAGGGGGAGTTGAAGGAGATTGAGCGCTTGCTGGCCGAAGATTCTGCTTGACATTCTGGACGCCTTATGGCATAAGGAGACTGTGCCGAGGGAAATGGCTCCCAAGGCTAGACAGACAGGAGGAAGCAATGGGCTGGTATGACGTGATTGTTGAGAATGGCGACTGGAAGAAGCTGGCGTTTCATGGCACGAATCTTGAAGACGCCGTTTTCGCCGCAGATCACATTCCAAGCCAGAATGGCAGCGTCTATGTCATTTGGATGAACGACTGCATTCCCTCTGGCTATGTCACCAAGGATGGCGTCGTCATCAATCTCTACGGCGGAAAGCCAGAGCCCTATTGCAAGGCTGATGAGCCTTCCCCTTGGGACTACGTTTAGAATGCTGATTTCTGCCTATGTCTGGTTCTTGTTCTGCCAAATATAGGCAGAAATCAATATGGAAGGCGTCACGAAATGCATCATCTCATTATTATGTCCGCTGGAAAGAACAGCAGATTCAATTCGGAAGAAAAGATACTGGCCAGCATCAATGGCCTCTCCAACATACAGAATACATACGACAAGGCGAAAAGCCACTTTTCAAGCATATGGCTGGCCATTGATCCAAGATGGTTCAAGCGTTACAGCGGCATTCCAGATGGAGTCGAGATAATTGAAACCGTTGGTGGAAAGGGAGACATTCATTCCATCTATCATGCAATGAAGAAGCTTCCAGGAATGAAGTCTGATGATCTTGCTGGAATTTGCTGGGGCGATGCCGTCTTTCTTTCCGATGCTCCATTTCTGGAGTTCAAGAGGCTGTGCAATTCAAGTCCAGAGTGCAATGCATTCGTGGCCGTTTCAAAAGACAGATATCCCTATGCGTGGTTTGACGTTGACAATGATGTCGTAAAGAAGGCCTATTTCAGAAAGGACTATGGAGACATTCCTGCTGGAATACATGATCAGTCGCTGTTTGCCTTCAGAATGAAGGCAATGGACTCCATTGAAGAGTATCTTTCTGTTCCATCCACTGGAGAATGGAAGACGCTGAACTATCTTGAATGGCTCTATTCTTCAAGATGGAATTCAGCAAGATGCCGGTTCATATCAAGAGGAAACGTGAAGTCCTTCAACACGAAGGATGAATTGAAGAGGATAAGAGAATGCTTAGGATAGTTGTCTTCAGCGGAGGAACTGGCTCAATTGCTCTTCAGAAGGGACTTGATCAGGTCTTTGGACATGGCATGTACCATCTGGACGTCATAATCAACGCCTATGACAATGGAAAAAGCACTGGAATGTGCCGCAGGGCCTTTAAGAATGCAATACTTGGTCCATCCGATCTCCGAAAGAACCAGTTGACGGAGTTCTCTCTGAAATGGAAGAAGGAAATTGCAGACAGGGATTCCTATCACAGCCGGCTCTATTCCCTCTTCAACATGAGAATAGATGCCGAGGACTATGAAGACTACTGGCAGAAGGCCTCCAGCATTATTGATGAATCTGCGTTTCTTCATCCTCCGGTGCAGATTGTGCTCAAGGAGCTTCTAAGGAAGTTCATCTTTGAAAATCAGGAACGACTTGCAGATGAGTCCTTCAAGGACGTGGCTCTTTCCAACATATTCTATGCTCAGGTGGCGCATGACAATGGAGATTCGCTTTCAAAGGCTGGTTCATTCATGGCCAGACTGCTGGACATAGAAGACCGCGTTCATTTGATTTCAGACGTTTCTCTCCTGCTCAAGGCTAGAACCAGAAGCGGAACAGTCATTGAAGATGAAGGGAAGATAGTGGACTGGAGCAATTCCAGAGACCGCATTGCTGACATATTTCTTGTTGATCCTGCCACCGGAAAGGAGAGGATTCCCATAGTTGATGAGGGAAATGCAGTAAATCGTGTACAGAACGTAATATCCAGCGCCGATATTGTCATATTCAGCTCTGGAACGCAGTGGAGTTCACTCATTCCCACATACGTCCATTCTGGATTCACTGAAATGATTCACAAGTCCAAGGCCAGAAAGTATCTGGTGATGAACAATGTTCCAGACAAGGACATGGCTGGCCTCAATGCGGCAGATGTTCTGTGGATTTTGAAGAAATGGATTCCCTTGGATGACGCGACAGTCGTGTTCAACAAAAATGCCAGCTATTCCATGCAGTGGAATTCCATGTGTTCAGCAAAGAGGCACATTTCCGGCACATTGAGCGATGAAGGCTCCAGAACGCATGATCCAGTCCAGTTGATTGAATGCATATTCAGCGACTTCTTTGGACTGAAGAAGGGAATGACTCTTGTCTCCGATCTGGATGGAACAATCATTGAGGCAAGAGGCGATGCTGAAGCCAAAATGCTTGGAGAGGAGAACATGTCGCTCTTCAATGGAATCATATTGACTGGCAATACGAAGAGCCACGTTCGGAAGCATGTCAAGTTCCATGATGGAATTGAAGTCTACTGCGACTATGGAATGAGGCGCATCAATGAGCATGACTCGGAGGCCATTGTTCCAGACTCCTTTAGAATGGATGAGAATGTCATTCGCAGGCTGGAGAGCCTTTCGGAATTTAAAGGCAAAGTCCACAGCCGCAATGGATATGCCTTGACAGTCAAGCCGCTTGCCAGCCGCAGTGCCTGTCTGGAGAAGATAAATTCCATTCTTCAAGAATGGAATGGGCGCTACAAGGCTTTGATCGCTGGAAAGACGTCCATTGACGTGCTAAGTTCTGACTGCAGCAAGATGTCCATGCTGCTTCGCATTCTGGACATTCACCATCTGCAATGCTCGGACATTCTCTACATTGGCAACGAACTTGAAGATGAAGATGGCAATGACTACTGCATAAATCGTCTTGGAGTGCGGACGTTGAACGTGAGAGGAATAGAGGAATTCAACAACATTGTCCGGCTGTGGCATATGATGTCAGAAGTCGTCTAGGGAGGGCACCATGCGGTGGACGCTGTCATGGAATGAGCTGGAGGCGCTTCAGGAGCTTCAAGGAGGCGTCTGCGTTGAGCCGAATGCTCCCATATGGGAGAGACTCATAGAGAAGGGACTGGCCGCTCCAGACGCTGGCCTCGTGCGCTCCTCAGTCGCTGGAGAGGTTGTGCTTGAAGCCATTGGGAAGACTGTTCTGGAGCCAAATCGCACGACCATCGTGACGCTGGACGAGGAGCCGTGGAGCCAGCCGGAGCCTGCTCTCCCCTCAATCGAAAACTTTTTTTGAGAAACCGCTTGACAGACGGTCCGCTTCCTGCTAGAGTGCCTCATGTGAGGGAAGCTTCTGCTCCCCAGACGCTGAAAAAATTTCAAATTTTCGCTTGACAGACGGTCCGCTTCCTGCTAGGCTGTCCTTGTCAAGAGGGAAGAGGGCCATGAGGCCTCCCAGAACCCTGCATCCAAGGAGGAAGGACATGAACAAGGTCTACCGCATCGAACTGGACGTCCATGAGGCCGAGGCCCTGATTGATCTTGGTCTTGACAACTGGCCATCCACCGAGGAGGACTGGGACTGGGTGATGCCTGACTACAAGGCCTTGGAGAAGGCTGGTCTTGTCTACATTGATGATGACGAGATTGGCCTCACCAATGAAGGCATGTTCGCATATCATGCCTGTGAAGAGCTTCAGTACAAGTCTCCCATCTGCATCTTCTTCACTCAGGAAGAGGTGGACAAGTTCACTGCCCTCTCTGAAGAAGAGCAGGCCTCCTACTTCCCCTATGTCGCTGGTGAACTGGTGGCGTAGAGGGATGGAACAGACTGGACATATTTCTGCTTTATAAATAAGCAGTCTGCAAAAAATCTTGCAGAAACCGCTTGACAGGGAAGCCGCCCTTTGATAGGCTCTTCCTGCAGAGAGCGAAAGGCTCTCTGGCTCTTTCAAAAGCGAATAGGGAATCGAAGGAAGCAATTTTCTGGCCAGTGGCTGGACGTGGCGCATTCTGCGACTGCCAGCCTCTGGTCTATGCAGAGGCTTAGTTCAATGGTAGAATAGGGGTCTCCAAAACCTTTGATGTGGGTTCAACTCCTGCAGCCTCTGCCAAATTCCAACCATGAAGGATACACAATGAATAGCTGGACTATTAAAGGATACGAATTTGCAGTGATGCAGGCCTTGAATGAAGGCTTCTGCGCCAAGACATTCGACTTCTCCTCGCTTGAGGAGAAAGGCCTGTGCATTCAAACGAAAAAGGGCCATGCATTGACTGAAAACGGAAAGGCCGTTCTTCAGGCCGTTCAGGACCATCTGGACAATTTTTCAACGGATGATGAAGATGATGCGCTTGTTCAGGCGCATGAGGGTCCTGTAGAAACCATTGAAATAGAGTTTGATGACGAGATGGAGGATGCTGAATTCATCAGCACTGAACACATTCAGCTTGAGCATCCCAAAAAAGCGAAAAAGTGAAGTTTCTGCTTGACATGGGAAGAGGCCTGTGCTAGTCTCTTCCCGTCAAGAGAGAGGGAGGCTGGTCAGTCTGGCCGAAAAAATCTTCAAGATTTTCTCCCAGAAAAAACTTGACAGTGGGGACGGCCTTTGATAGAGTGTCCCCAAGAGAGCGAAAGGCTCTCTGCTCCTTGAAAACGGAATAGAGAATTGAAGGAAACCAAATTTCCATCTCATTGCAGAGCCGAAGGAGCGGGCCGCCATGTGGGCGGCCAGACTGAACCTGACTCTGCCATGCATTTCCTTCTGGCTCGCACCATCAGTGCTTGAGACAAAGGAAAGACATTTCAATTGCGTCTGTAGCTCAGCTGGATAGAGCATCTGCCTTCTAAGCAGAAAGTCGGGAGTTCGACCCTCTCCAGACGCGCCAGACATTTCTGGGCCTATACCTCAACTGGATAGAGGATCTGGCTACGAACCAGAACGTTGGGTGTTCAAGTCACCCTAGGCCCTCCACAAGATTTTATGGACCTGTAGCTCAGTGGACTAGAGCGAGTGGCTACGAACCACTAGGTCGGGGGGTTCAAATCCCTCCAGGCCCTCCACAAGATTTTGCTTGACAGGCTTCCAGTCATTTGCTAGACTGTCTTTGCTCAATGAGAGAGCAGACACTTCATCAAAGGAGCCAAAAATGACCAATGCCGAGTTTGTCAATCTTTTCTATGGAATCTACTACGACGCTCGGAATCAGTCCCTTCACTGGGACAATGATGGCGAGAAGGTCCGCGTTCTGCTAGACATTGATGGTCGTGTTTTTGATGCCGAAGTCTCCTATGAAACCGATGACGGCTCCTGGACCGACTGGAAGTCGCTTCCCGTTTCGTTCGGCAAGATGGTTGATGACGGTCTGGCCAAGGCCAATGAGCTTGGCATTGCTCTTGAGGATCTTTCTCGTGTCATTCTTGACAATGACCTTGAGACCGTAATTCTCTCCTAGAAAGGAATTCATCTCTCCGTAGCTCAGTTGGTTAGAGCATTCAGTCAATTAGGCTGGGAAGTGCATGGGTTCAAGTTCCATCGGAGAGCAGAAGTCATCTTGTGTTTGTAGCTCAGCAGGATAGAGCGTCCGCCTCCTAAGCGGAAGGCCGAAGGTTCAAGTCCTTCCAGACACGCCAAAAATTCATACTAAGATATTTCATCGGGATGTAGGCTAGCTTGGTCAAGTCGCCTGCTTTGGGAGCAGGATACCGCCTGTTCAAATCAGGCCATCCCGACCAGATTTTGACTCCATCGACTAGAGGTTAGGTCATCTGCCTTTCACGCAGACAACGGCGGTTCAAACCCGCCTGGAGTCGCCAGAATTATTGACGCCATCGTCTAATGGCTTAGGATGCAAGATTCTCACTCTTGCAATGTCGGTTCAACTCCGGCTGGCGTCACCAGTATCATAGTCCTTTAGCTCAGTTGGTCAGAGCGCCGCCCTTACAAGACGGATGTCGTCCGTTCAAGTCGGACAAGGACTACCAAATATGTTCCCCAGTAGCTCAATGGCGGAGCAATCGGCTGTTAACCGATGGGCTGGCGGTTCAAGTCCGTCCTGGGGAGCCACATTTTAAGTATAGCAAGTTGAAAATGAACCATTATGTTCAATCAAGTTGCCTATGAAAAATATCTTTCCTGTGTTCCTTTGCTAAAGGATGATGAATCTGGAAAGTATGTCTGTCCCATCTGCAAACGACAGTATTCCTCCCTTGGAATCAAGAATCACATCAAGTACCATTTTGGATGGGAGTCCAACATACAGGAAAATGCAAGAATAGGAAGGGAAAGAAAGAGAAAGTCTGAAGCGGCAGTCGCTGAAGCGTAGCAGGACTTTCATGGATCACTAGCTCAATTGGTTGAGCAAGCGACTCTTAATCGCTTGGTTCGGAGTTCGATTCTCCGGTGATCCACCAGCAGATTTGAATCCGTAGCTCAGTTGGTAGTTAGCAGATGCCTTTTAAGCATCAGGTCGACAGTTCAATCCTGTCCGGGTTCACCATTAATAGGCTCATAGCTCAGTTGGTCAGAGCGCATGCCTGATAAGCATGAGGTCGAAAGTTCAATTCTTTCTGGGCCTACCACTGAAATTTCATTGGGACCATAGTTTAATTGGTTAAAACGTTGGCCTGTCACGCCATTGTCACGGGTTCAAGTCCCGTTGGTCCCGCCACTGCATTTCAAATGCATAATAGGAGGTTGCTTGCTTATGGACAAGCTTGGTCTTATTTCTCCCTGGGTAGACTACTACCGCAAACTTGAAGCCCTCTTCTCTGAAGATCCTGGCGTAAAGGTTCTTCTGAACAACAAGCATCCTGAAATCAAGATTCTGGTTGAAGACGGCGGCAAGGCGGAAGCACTTCAGGAACTGCTTCCAATGAACGTCACTTATGGCAACGTGAATGTGGCAGTCACCGTTGTGCCTGCCAATGCCAAGGCTCTTGGCGATGCACGAGTTGACAAGATTCAGAAGGCCTTTGAAGGCAATGAAGCCCTTGCTGGCATCTATTCCGTTGAAGGCATCTTTTCCAATCCAATCAACTACGTTGTGTTCAAGCCGAAAGTCGTTCAGTATTTCAATGATGACCTCAGCGATGCCCACGGCATCCGAAGCACACTGTATCAGGAGCTTGCAAAGGAAATCTTCGGCGAGGACTGCGGCGTATTTTTCTGTACAGACGTGGCCGCCGAGAAGAACGGAAAGAAAGTCGGCATGCCCCTCGGCGAGTGGCCTTAGACCGTTGAACCAGTAGAATGAATTGACGGGAGGGAGGGTTTCTCCCTCCCAGAAAAATCTTCAAAAAATCTTTCATTAAATGCTTGACAGGGAAGGCTCTCTTTGATAGGATGCCTTCAGTGAGTTTGAGGGAAGCCTCGCTCGGCTCTTTAAAAACCGAATAGAGAATGAAGGAAGACAAATTTCTATGGGGGCTTAGTTCAGATGGGAGAACGACTGCTTTGCACGCAGTAGGTCAGGAGTTCGACTCTCCTAGCCTCCACCATATCCTTATAGGGCATTAGGCTAATGGCAGACCGTGACGCTCTGAACGTCAACGTGGTGGTTCAATTCCATCATGCCCTGCCAGAATTTCATCGGGGCGTAGCGTAGCTTGGTTATCGCACCTGCTTTGGGAGCAGGATACCGCCTGTTCAAATCAGGCCGCACCGACCAGATTTTTTTCTTGACGTTTTGGACGAAACGTGCTATTCTGCATTTGTCAATGGGAAAGAGGGTAGTGACGCCACTTTCAAGCAAACCAAGAAGCATTAATGCTGCATGAAAAACTGCTTGACAGCGAGGCCAGCCTTTGATAGGGTAGTCTCAAGAGATGAAGCGGAAGCCAAGTCTCGCCACTCTTTGACAATGGGATAGGGAATTGAAGAAATTTTCGTGGGGCCTTCTTTCAATGGGAGGAAGAGACGCTGGCAGCGTTTTAACAGGAGTTCGAGTCTCCTAGGCTCCACCACAGAAAATACTTGACATAATGTCTTTTCTCTGCTAGAGTGGATTCTGTCCAGAGAGGGAGAGAAAAAAATCTTTAAGTTAAAATATCTTCCTCAAAGGACTTGACAGCGGAAGGCAGTTCTGCTAGACTGCCTTCAAGAGATGGGAAATGGTTCCCATCGGCTCCTTGAAAACCGAATAGGGAACCGAAGAAATTTTTCATCCTAAAGGAAAGATGCTGAATGACCTGAGGATGTTCATTGAACATTGGGCAGGAGCCGAATCGGAATGCCGAGGAGGTTCACGGGATCGAAACCCTGCGCTCTTCAGCATGCGGCCAATGGATGAATAGGACAGACTTTGCAGAGTGCGCCTTGACGGTAGCTGAAAGGCTGTTGTCCAGAGGAGGGTTTGAGTCCCTTGAAGGCTGTCCACAATTTTTGCCTGCCAAGGCTATTCTAGATGATGTCTTGATTTGAGTGGACGAACAGGGCAAAGCGGACTTTGCCGCAGAAGTCTTAGAACTTTTGCTCCCCCGTTTAGGGATACCGGAGAAATCCCGCCATTTCGGACAATGGCTCACTGAAAGAGTTTGAGACATGTCCGCAATTCTTCCTGCCCAGTACACAGGAATGGCAGGAAAACAGCCAGACCGTGACGGCGCTCTGGGGTTCAGGCACTGCTCGGAACCTGAACGTGAATGAAATCGAGCTATGGGTGCAAAGCGGGAATGTCCAGGCTGAAGTGGCTCCCGTCCAGAATGACACCTTCAGCGGAGTCGGTACCGTCAATAGCCAGCCGCAAGCCGACACGGAGAGGACATCTTAGCCAGGTGGTCCAGGTCTAGGAGGGGAAGTGGCTCTTCCCCAACATTTCAATAAGACGCATGCTGCAATCCTATTGCACTGGAATTGATAATCCGTTATGCAAAAAATGCGTCTTGTCATGGAGAGGTCGGCTAGTCTGGTCTATGTCAGCGGACTGTAAATTCGCCGCCTTCGGGCATCGGTTGTTCAAATCAACCCCTCTCCACCAGAGATTTTCCATGCGGCAGATGAACTAAAGCATCTTTGGATGACAAGCACTGTCTGCATAAGCCATGGCTCCAACCCTCCGCATTCTAGAAATGCGAGTGCTAGAGGCTCTGCATTGAATGAACCACTTGAGACTGGCGCCGGACTTGAGATGGTTGATGGACGTCGTCCGTTCATATGCAGACAGGAGCAGAGGGGTGCAGGCGACTGAATCACGGAAGCCTGCAGAAATTTCAAAGGCTCACACAGCAAATCCTTATAGGAAATCCGACTGATGATTGGAACATGCCCATATTGAGCCTTGTTCATTTTTCTGGATGAGTGGCAGAGCAGGATGATTGCAGCGGACAAGCTTCCGCAGGGCGCAGGCCTTTCAGAGCATCCTAGGCAATCCTGAACGGAAGGCGTTCCGTGGGTTCAAATCCCACCTCATTCAGCATATTTCAGTTAGGCCAGGCTAGCGTAGCGGTTCACGCACAAGTCTCATACACTTGGACAGAATGGTTCAATTCCATTGCCTGGTACCAGAAGTCAAGCGGAACTGATCAAGCCGTGAAGACGCTGAAATTCGGCGCTCGTTCGGGAGGTCGATGAACTCCCCGAATTTTAAGGCATAGACAGCAACACAAACTTAATTAGACTCTTTATTAATCTAATCCAAAACTATGCCTTGTACATTATGCGGGTACGGTGTAACGGTCGCACAGGAGCCTTCCAAGCTCTTAGCAGGGGTTCAACTCCCCTTACCCGCTCCATAGATTTCCGAAAGGCGCATGCAGCAATTCAGCTTATCGCAATTTAGACTGCATACTAAGCAAACTGCGCCTTGTATCTTCACATCGCGGGATAGAGTAGAGGCCACTCCTTGGGTTCATACCCCAATCACGTCAGTTCAAGTCTGGCTCCCGCAACCACATTTCCATTGAGACGCCTGCTGCAATGCATACCCTGTGGTGAGGGCGGATGGCTTCGTCCTGCGCCTAGAGCGCAAACGGGAAGCAGTTCCAATGAGCCAAAAGCGTCTCGGACCTGTTGAGGAGAACGCAAATGAACTGGACATCTCAGTTCCTTCCCAAGGAAGGATATTGGCTCAAAAGAAATGCAGATGGCACCGAAGAGCTGATATGGCTCTACAACGTCTCTGGCGTCTGGTGCGCCGCATCCAAGAGTGGATTTTCTGGATTTAGAACGGACAACGGAGTCTGCATTGCAGATGATGGAGTCCAGTTCAAGGGTCCATACATCTTTTAGACATTTCATATAGGCCTCTACCCCAACTGGCAGAGGGGATGGTCTCAGACGCCATTCAGTGAGGGTTCGAATCCCTTGAGGCCTACCATATTCAATGACATTTTTAAGGCCTGTACTGCAATACTAATACATTGATAGGCTTGTCTTCTTCCCTAGAAGGCTCTATGTGGCATCCGTTCCATCTGGACTGGCCTGCCTCAGAGGCAAACGGCATTGCAATGCAAATGATGGAAAAACAGGCCTTGTTTCATTTTTCGCTTTATAAGGCTCCGTACAGCAATCTCAATGGATTCGACCTGAACTCGAAAGAAGACTGGATTCTAAATCCTTTCCTTCGCTCAGTGAGCCTTGTAGCATTCCTAAGACGCATTCAGCAACCAATACAGCCAGAGGCGAATGGAAAGAAGGCCAGCTTCCATGCGTGGCGGCCACGCGAACATGGCATTGGAGATGATTGATATCTCCACATGCAAATGGCAAATGCGTCTTGGATTTATGGCGGATGTAGCTCAGAAGTGCAGAGCATCTGATTGTGGCTCAGAAGGCCGAGAGTTCAAGGCTCTCCATTCGCCCCAGAAATATTCCACGGGTAGCTCAGGCAGTAGAGCGTTGGCCTGAAGAGCCAAGCGTCAGTGGTGCGACTCCATTCCCGTGGGCCATATTCAACATGGCGCGTTAGGCAAGCGTTCAGCCAAAGCACTGCAAATGCTTGGAGAATGGTTAGACTCCATTACGCGCCTCCAGAAGATTTCCAATGCTCTAGACTAGAGACAATGCTGCGAAGTGATTCATCTCTGGAATAGAGAATCTATTTCTTGAAGGCTTGTATCGGATTTTAATCTGTCTAAGCAAGTCAAGGTTGAATTCCTTGTATAATATGGTTTCATTGAACCATTCCACTCGTTCAATGAGTTCCTGTACAGTCATTGAGCAGTTTTCACACTTGCTTGCATTTTCCGACTGAAGCATGAACATGCAGTTGGCTGGGTGGGAAATGAGATAGGGATCAATGTTGTGAGTGAATCCATAATGGACAGACACCATATGGTCCTTAGAGACTCCATAGGGATTTTTAATCGGATGACACCAGCCATGCAGCTTGACAAGTTCAAATCCAAAAATGTATGGATACAGTTTGGATGACAGCCTGAATTCGCATTGAGCCCTATAGGCTTCTTCAGCGTCTCTGTTGTCATAGTAGCCGTTCCTTCTTAGAATAGACTGTCTAGCCATGCTGAGGCTTCTTAGTTCTATTCCCAGAGACAGTTCGAGAAACTTTGGATTGGGCTTCTCCATTTGCAGATAGTTTCTGCAAACTTCATCGGCAGACCAGTCATCTTCAAACATTAGTCGATGACATTCATTTTGTACAGTCTTTAGATCATCAATAGTGATGCTTCCATCTTCAAATGGCTTGTTTAATGCAATACGACAGCGTTCAATGACTTTATATTGTCTGAAGCTAACATATCGGTCATGTTCTGCTATATTAAAGCGTTTAACTATGCATTCAAATGTTTTGTGATTAATGTGTAGTATTTTCCTTATGTCTGAAAGATTCCATTTAGATTGAAGAGATTGGATCTGAGAGGCCTGTTCGTTATAACGTTTTCTTTGTTCAACTATGATTTGATTTTTCTTTTTAAGACAAGTTTCTTTTATTGTTTGAGACTTCTTTTTTCTTGATTCGATGCTGTTTGCAAATGTTGATGAATATTTTTTGGAACATTGCTCAGAACAGAACATTCCAGAGGCATACCAATCATCTTTCTTGACTTCTCTGCCGCAGGTTTTGCAGGTGTAGTCGTGATGGTTTCTGTTTTTAGTTAGAAGTATTGTATGTTCATTATAGCATTTCTGGCTGCAGAAGATTAAAGGCTTGTTCACTCTGTAGTGCTTTTTCAGAATGTCTCCCTTGCATCGCTTGAATGTTTTTCCACAGTGAGAGCATCTGCATTCAAGCAAATCTCGTACACGAACGGAATCAAGATCGTCCTTGGTGAAAAGAAAGTCTGGAAATCCAGGAAACATTTCTCTTGGTTCTGAATCACAGAAATCATCAATGGATGGCATAATGCCATCATAAGTAGTCTTAGACATAAGTCATTCTCCGTAAATGATTTGTGTTTAGGCTCTTGAGACAGCGGCTAACTGGCTCGGAGCCGAAGATATTTAATGCCCTTGTAGCTCAACTGGTAGAGCGGCGCCCTTGTAAGGCGACGGAGGTCGAGAGGCCAATTGCAGGTTCAACTCCTGTCGGGGGCTCCATTTTTCGCTTGACATTCTTTCTGTCTGGTGCTATCTTTCTCTTGTCAATGAGTTTTGGTCAAATATCTTCAGCAAGGAGATGACAATGTCCCGTTCTTTCAAGCATCAGTGCGCTGGTGGCTGGGTGAAGCGTTCCCGCTCCTCGGAGAAGAAGGACAAGAAGCTCTGGCACCAGACTTTTCGCACCAAGATGAAGCAGGCTGTGCATATCGTCCTCCAGCGTGGCTGGGATGACGAAACTCTTGACTGGGACATTCCTTTCTTCCACCGTCTGCAGGCCAGCCAAGTCTGGAACATGCAGAAGGATGGCAAGGGATGGTACTTCTCCCGCAACCACTACAAGGGAAGAGCATTTCTGGAGAAGCCAGTCAGATGCGTCTACATTGCAGATCCGACTGTCATTGAAGAAGTTTCCATTGTAGACAAGCACCATATCGTGGGGAAGTAGCGTATGTCTAGAAGCTGGAGAACGCATCCATGCGGGCAGATATGCTCCTGCAAGTCGGAACGCTGGGACAAGAGGTTCTGGCACAGAAAGTTCCGCTCCAAGGGCAGGATGTCCTGCAGAAGAATAGCAAAGGAGAGAGCCATTACCTGCTGGCTGGTTGATCTTGAAGATGACTGCTTCGTGTTCAGGCCGCTTCCAAGAGTGGACTATGAGACGGAAGACTGGAAGATGGACGTTGAAAGCGTCCGCGAGGTCTCAAATCCATGGTGGATGAACAAGGATGGCAAGATGTGGTACGTTGAAGACTACGTTCGCAAGAGGGACAAGGTCTTCAAGGGAAGAAAGGTTCTCTGGTACTGCTTCACAAGTCCAGAATGGCTCAGCGACAGGCAGATACGGAAATTAATGAGCAAGTAGAGATTTTCGGTAGGGAAGCTGAATGGTTCAGCACCATCTAAGGCAATATGATGGAGGCTTCTGGTTCAAGTCCAGACCCTGCTCAACGGAAGAGTATTGCCAACATGGCTCTTCCGCGCAAAGATTATGGGCGGGTGGCGGAATGGTATACGCGCCAGCTTGAGGAGCTGGTGGACGCAAGTCCTTGAGGGTTCGAGTCCCTCCCCGCCTACCATAGTTTGAATGCAGAATGAAAAGGAGACATCAATCTATGTTTGCAGAAACAGTCAGCGATGCCAGCTTTGAAGATAAGGTCTTAAAGTCAAATAAGCCAGTTCTTGTGGACTTCTTTGCTCCGTGGTGTGGTCCATGTCGTGCATTGTCTCCTGTGGTTGATGAGATTGCAGGGGAAGCGGATGGAAAATATGACACGTTCAAGTTGAATGTTGACGAAAGTCCACGCACTGCGGCCGAATATGGAATCAGAAGTATTCCAATGCTCATTGGCTTCAAGAATGGAAAGACTTCCTTCACTCTCAATGGATATGTTGAAAAGGAAAAGATTAAGACAGAAATAGAGAAGATGATTGAAGAATAAAAAGCAGAAATCAATGGAGGTGTAGCTCAATAGGTTAGAGCGGACGCCCTATAAGCGTCTGATGGTCGTTCAAGTCGACACATCTCCACCATAAGTATTTGATTTTATTATATAAATGATGTGGACCTCTATTCCAACTGGTAGAGAAAGTAGTTTCAAACACTATTCAGTCTCGGTTCGAATCCGAGGGGGTCTACCATATCAATCAAAAGAGCGGGATTATCCCGCTCTTTGCTTTTTTAATCTTCCCAATGCTTTATTCGTTCCATTAATTCTTCAACAGTGATAGTGCATTTCTCTCCCTTTGAAGAGTTGTCTGTTGAGAGCATGATTTGACAATTGGCTGGATGGCGTATTATCTCTGGATCAATCTTATGCGTCCATCCATAGTTTCTAGAGATCATATGATCTCTAGTAGCACCAAACCATCTATTTTTTGCGGGCTTGTACCAGCCATATTGGTTTACAAGTTCAAATCCAGGAATACGACTATACTCACTTCGAGGAAACCGAAAAGCGCATTGCATGTAATAGAGTTCCTTTTCTGTCTTATTGTCGTAAGTTCCAATCTTTTGATGATAATTTCTACTACTTTCTGACAAGTTTCTTAATGTTATTCCGAATACACCTTTAAGACACATATCAAAACAGCTATATTCAATATTATACATTTTCTTTATTTCTTCCGGAGACATCATTTCAACATGATAATGATGCTCTAAAATAAGTTTTGCTCTAATGAAATCATGATAGGTGACAGAACGGTCTTGAATATCTAATATTAGTTTTGTGTATTTTATTCTACCAAACTGCTGTACAGGAAGCAATGCTGGATTTTGTTGAACATTATATTTTCTTATAACACTTCTTAAAAGTCTAGTATCTATTTTCAAGACTTCGTTCATTTCTTTAAAGTTGTACAAATGATATAGTTTTAAAACTTGTTGATATAGTATGCTTTCTTCATTAAGTTTTTGCAGTTTAGTTTGCTGTTTAACATTTTCATTTCTATTAACTTGGCTCTTATATTTTTTCTTTCGACATTCTGCACATAGTGCATTATTGGCATATTCTGAACATTCAATTGGTTTTCCACATTTGTGGCAAGGCTTAACTACCTTTTTCTTTCCATGCTCTAATAACTTGTTTGACTTCTGCTTTCTTTTTTCTGTAGTGTTTCCAAACTTTGAACTATACGCATTGGAACATTTTTGACAGCAAAATCTGCCAGAACCATAGTATTCATTAGATGAAACATGTTTTCCACAAGTAGCGCAGCAGTATTCCTTTTTTGAAGACTTTTTGCGTTCTTTTTTATATTGTGCTGTGCATGCTGCAGAACAGCAGCATATTGTTCGACGGGCTTTTATTCTTGCCTGTATCTGATTTTTTGGAATGAAAAATATTCTGCCACATTGAATGCATTGGCATTTCATCAATCCTCGCGATGCATTGCGTTCCAATTCCTGTGGCGTGAAGAGAAACCCTTGAAATCCAGGAAACATTTCCTTCTCTTCACTTGCTTCCCGACTTTCTGCAGCGTCAACAGCAGACAATTTGTCTTCATAAGTATCTTCAGACATCATTCATACCTCTACTATGATTTGGTGTTAAGGCTTTGAAGGCAACTGCAATTGCTTTCAAAGCCGTTTTTATTTAAAGATATTTCCTGTGTGGGTGTGGCGGAACTGGAATACGCATGAGGTTTAAGCCCTCTACCGCTGTGGGTTCAACTCCCACCACCCATACCAAAAATTTTTCGCCTTTTTCGCTTGACATTTCCCACTGCCTTTGCTACTTTCTTCCTGTCAAGAGCAACCCCAACCCCTTAGGAGGACATGATGGGCAATCGCGCTGTGCTGGTCTGGAAGGACAAGGATGGCCACTATGACGACAGCTCCATGGGAGTCTACCTTCACTGGAATGGTGGACGCGATTCCATTGAGGCCTTTCTGGCCTACTGCGAAATGAAGGATCTGAAGAGTCCTTCGGAGAACGTCTCCATTGGCATCAGGAACTTTGTTGATGTAGTTGCTGGATTCTTTGGCTCCAATCAGTCCATCTACATAGACAAGATGTCTGATCTGGATCAGGACAACTGGGACAATGGCGTCTATGTCTGCGATGGATGGAAGATTGTTGATCGCAAGTATTTTGATGGAGAAGAGCAGGATGAGCACGACTTTAAAGAAATGCTCCATGCCATCAACAGCAGGCAGGCCGAACCATTTGACTCCGATGATCTCGACCGGAAGATTGATGACTGGCTGGAAGCCAACGCTTGACATTTTCTTCGGTTTCTGCTAGCTTCTTCCTGTCATGAGGGAACAACGCCAAGGAGGCGCAAATGATATTCTACGTTCACGGCTTCAATTCGTCAAAGAAGTCCTCGACTGGGAAGATGCTTGCAGAGCAGGCTGGAAAGCCTGTTGTGTGTCTGGAGTATGACTGCTCCAAGCCGTTCAAGGAGAATCTTGAGAATCTTTCCCTTGAAGCGTGGAAGGACATGGATGGATTTGACGTGATAGTTGGCTCCTCCCTCGGTGGATTCTATGCCTGCGAAATGGCGAAGGAGCTTCAGACCTGCGCCGTAGTGTTCAATCCTGCAATGAAGCCCAAGTCCCAGTTGAAGAAGTTTCTCGGCAATAACGTCAACTTTGCAACTGGAGAAAAGTGGACCTTCACTGAAGATGTCCTGAATTCCTATCCAGATGCGCTGAAGGCGCCCAAGGGACTGCCTGTGATGGCCTATGCGTCAAGGGATGATGAAGTCCTTCCTGGAAATGCAGAGCTGGCCGCAAAGGAATTCAGCGATTTTGAGTACATTGAAGGACCTCACAGGATTGAATCATTTTGTAAATACATTGACGTGATCAAGCAGTATGAAAACATTCTTGGAATGGCTCCAGCCGACTAGCGAAGGCCTTCTAGTTGAATCATTTGAAAACCTTATAGGCTTTGACAAGGACATTCTGAAAAAGAAGAAGAAATATGTGGACGACGTCTGGAAGATTCTTCAGGACTCCTATAGAAGGATTGGAGGAATCAAGGGATCTGGCTTCAATGACGAAAAGGACATGATGAAGAAGATATGGTTCTGGAAGCTGTACAAGCAGCAGGGCCGCCCAGTCGCTGTCATTATGTACAAGGATCGCGAAGGACGCAAGATGGTGGCCCTTGGAACGGATGGTTCCGACAAGGCCAAGGCCGCAATCAAGAAAATGATGCTTGACGAAATCAGGCTTGAGCGTTCATATGGCGAGGCTTCTGGACCAGCATTGAACATGATCAAGAAGATATTTGGCCTGGCCAAGGATGCTGGATTTGAGGGAAGTCCATTGGAAAAGTACATGGTTCCAGCGGAAATGGTTGGTGCCATACTGAAAAAGCCAGTAACTCCAGTGTCGAGATATGAATACATCCGCTCCATTGGTGGAGATGATGAAAAGAAAGTCATGTTCGGCATTGGATACAAGAAATAGACTTGAATACATGGGGACTTGATGGAATTAGCAGACATGCAAGCCTTAGAAGCTTGTGACGCAAGTCGTGCCAGTGCAAGTCTGGCAGTCCCTACCAAATATTAAGGCGGATTTTAAATTCGCCTTTTTTATGCTCTCTGTCCTTCTGGAGGACGCTTCCAGAGCAGACCAATGGGTTATGCGTCTGAGACACTCGGATGCGTCCCGAAGCGTCCTCCAGCGATCCTGAGGACTCTGCTCCAGAGAGCGTCCTCCCTGCGCTGGAAACTTTTTTCGCGATTCGCAGATTTTTTTCTTGACAGGATGGGCGGTCTGTGAGATTCTGCTCCTGTCAGCGAGAGGGAGGGCCCTCCCAGCCAAACCCAGCCACTCCAAGGAGGACAGCATGGACATTTACAAGATTGTCAATCTCGGCAAGGCTTCCGTTCCTGGTTCCAGCAAGCATTACGACGTGTTCTGCGAAGTGAAGGTTGCAGACGGCATTCTGAGCATCCATGGCGTTGTTGGTCCCCGCAAGAATGGCGAAGCCTGGGGCTATGCTGGCCAGATTTATGATGACATTCAGGACCTCATTCCAGACAATGGCTGGACTCAGGAGATGGTTGACGAGTTTCTTGACGTTTGGCGCAAGTGGCACCTCAATGATCTGCAGCCTGGAACGCACCGCCAGATGGACTTCCTCCGCGAATGGCGCAAGGGCCGCGAGATTCTGAGCTATGACTACAAGGACGAGTGCAAGGCGCTTGAAGAGGTCGGTCTGCTTGAAGATGACCAGCATATGGTAGAAGGAAAGCCGTACCGCTATGGCTCCAGCTGGATCAGGTTTGAACTTCCGTCGGAAGTCCTTGGCTTCCTGCGTGGTCTTCCTGTCTCCATGAAGAAGCCTGCGTGGGTGTAGCGAAAAAATGTGGCTGGCCATATGGCCAGCCACTGATGGTGGGCTAGAATGTCAATTCAATTGAGGTGAAGGAGGACTGCAATATGAAGATCCACATGACGCTTTATTCGTCCAAGTCCAGCAAAAATCCAGTCAGCGATGCATCTGGCGAGGCCAGCATTGCTCTGAAGAGCGAATATCATGGTCCTCTGCTTGAAGCGGACGTCAAGCTCCTGAAGAAGATAGAAAAGTGCAGTTCTGGCGCAGTTTCGGCCTTTGCTTTCATTGCGGCCGAAATGATTGAGCAGGGAACTGATTCTCTGCTCTGGAAGGGATTCAAGTCCACTGCAATGCTGCATATAGCGTCTGCATAGCGTGAGGGAATGATGCTGCGATTTGAATCCTTGACGCTGGCCGGAGCGATATGCTGGATTATACTGTGTGGACTGCTTGCTTTATGGCTGCATTTTGACAGGCCTAAGGCCATTGTAGTTGCAGATCCATCTCTATTTCCAATGGCCTGCGAAGCAAATGGCTATGACAGCACGGAATGCAGAAAGGAGATGTATGTCAGAATCAATGCACGTCTGGACCGAATAGAGAAGGCCGTGTTCATTCTGTCACAGGAACAGAAGGAGAAGCGTTGAATCTGCTGCTGTATTCCATTAGAGCATGTCATGATGCTGTCTGCGGCCATAGGACGCACGAATGAGCGTGAATGAGCATGTCGTGCGCTGTCTAGCGTGACGTGCTAGCATAGCGGAGGAGCGCGGAGGATGACAGGAGGACGCGATTAGAACGTCCGACGTATCTCTGTGTGCGTGACGCGAGAAAGACGAGCAGAGAGCGTCCTAGACGACGGTCCAAGGTCCTGTCTGACAGCGTTTGTGATTGCGTCTAGCACGATTCTTGCATAGAGTCTCTGCTAGCACGATTTTTGCATGTGATTACGTCTAGCACGATTCTTGCATAGAGTCTCTGCTAGCACGATTCTTGCATGTGAAAAAAATTTGATCTTTTCGCTTGACAGCTTCTCTGCTCTCTGCTAGAGTGCGTCCTGTCAAGAGGGCCCAATGGGTCCGTTTCGCTCCCAAAAAAATTTGAAATTTTTGCTTGACAGCCTCTCTGCTCTCTGCTAGAGTGAAGCTGTCAAGAGGGGAGAGGGCCGCTGTATGGCCGCTCCCGCTTCCGCAACCCTCAGCTCAAGGAGAGCAATATGGACAGCTACTGGCTCGTTAGCATGGACGATGAGGATCTTACTGTCATTTATGATGGTCCTTCCATGAAGGACGCTGTCTATGCGGCCAGCCACTGCCGCGGCATCGACGGCCATAACTCCTATGTTGTCTTCTACAAGAACGACAAGGCTGCGTACTACGTTGACGAGGATGACTTCTATCCCGTCAAAGACGGCGTTGTTGCGCCTTACTTCAAATAGACTCTCGGCTGGTCAGCATGATTGAGGCCTGCTGGTCAGCCCTTTAAAGGGGACGTGGTCGTGCGCGCCGCGCCTGAACGATCACGTCCCCTCATTTTTTTTGAAATTTCTGCTTGACAGCCTCTCTGTTCTCTGCTAGAGTGTGTCCTGTCAAAGAGACATCATGGTTCACTGAACAAACAGGAGACTGTCATGACTGCAACGTTTCTGCACCGCAAGGACGAATGGCTTGTGTTTGATGTGGACGACTTTATGACTGTCCGCTACAATCCTGCTAGCGACTCTCTTGATCCCAATGAATGGCGCCATCTTCTGAACGAGGAAGGCGAATGGGGAGACTGGGTGAGCGAGGAGAGCGTGGCGCTCATGAATCGTCTTCTGGAGACGCTCCGCGAGGCCTCTGCACGTCTCTGCTAGCGAAACTTTCAAATTTCTGCTTGACAGCCTCTCTGCTCTCTGCTAGAGTGTGTCCTGTCAAGAGTGAAGAAGGCCATGATGGCCGCGTTAGCGTCTCTTATCTCTAGAAAGGAGCATATAATGGGCAATCGTGCAGTTATTGGCTGGACTGGCCGCGACAACGAACTGCATTCAGACTCTGTTGGGGTCTATCTGCATTGGAACGGCGGCCGCGATTCCGTTGAGGCCTTTCTGGCCTACTGCAAGGCCTGTGGATTCCGCAGTCCCTCTGAAGACAATTATGGCGTGGCCCGCTTTGTTCAGGTCGTCTCCAACTTCTTTGGCTCCAGTGGCGGTGGTCTTAGCGTTGGTGTCGACCGCATCGACCTCTTGGATGCAGACAATGGCGACAACGGCCTGTACGTCTGCAAGGGCTGGAGCATAGTCGGACGCGAGCATTTCAAGGGAGAAGAGCAGAACGTGCATGACATGCTGAGCATGCTTGAAGAGATCAATCTGCGCCAGCCTGAATACATGCAGATGTCCAGCGAACAGATTCAGGCCATTGCAAAGCAGTATCAAGCGAAATCTGAATCTCCCGTCTTTGCTCCTGAAGACATGTAGGAGCATATTGCTGGTGGAGGGGAGCGTCGTACCCTCCACGCTGTCTGTAGAGTTTTGCGCGTAAAATCGCTGGACTGCTTTGGCACGATTATTGCATAGAAAAATTTTTCAAATTTTTGCTTGACAGACGGTCCGCTTCCTGCTATCCTGTATCTGTCAAGAGCGATGGTGCTCAGACGAAGCCTAAAGGAACCAGACATGCTTGCTCTCTCGTTGACTGCCACCGACATCAGCTATCTTGAAGCCATTAAGGCCAAGCGGCGCCCTCACTCCATGGAGGCCTGGAACAGGTCCGTTGACATGCTGAAGTATCTGACTGCGCTTGGCCTCATCAGTTTTCACAACAATTTCGTCTTCTTCCGCAACGCTTTCGACCTCACCTCTCTTGGCCGCGACACCTTGAAGATGTATCGTGACGGGGACTTTGACTCTGAGAGCAGGGGTGGTCAGACTTGGATGAGGTTCTACTACTAGCGAAAAAAATCTGAGATTTTCGCTTGACAGACGGTCAACTTCCTGCTAGACTGTCTTTGTCAAGAGCGAGGAGGCCGCAGTGGCCGCCCTCAAAAAAATCTGAAAATTTTGCTTGACAGCCTCTCTGCTCTCTGCTAGAGTGAAGCCGTCAAGAGGGGAGAGGGCCTTGAGGCCACCCCTGAACCACCCAAGCAAAGGAGACAGCATCATGGCCAAGATCGTCATCAGCAAGTTTGTGGGTCGCACTTCCAAGGTCTCCGAGAAGACCGAGTTCAGCGTTGAGGACAAGGCCTCCGCTGTCTGCAAGGCCCTCGGCTTCAAGGCTCCCACCAAGAAGCTCACTGTGAGCGCCAATGCTGTCTCTGGTGCAGAGGCTGTCGCTGAACTGGCCATCAAGGTCCTCGCCCTCAGCAAGTCCTGGCCCATCTTCTACAAGCTGACCGACTACTTCGGCCACTATGAGGTGGCCATCGCCGACTAGTGTTTGTCCATCAGACTGCTGGTGGAGGGGAGCGTCGTCCCCTCCACGCTGACACTGAACGAGACATGAAGGAGACGCTTGCAATGGTGGTCTGGACTCTCTATCAGGATGACGTTGAAGCTCTTGGTCGTCTTGACTGCACCGCATACAAGGCCACCGAGGAGGACAGCGTCCTCCTTGAGGACCTGCGCCGCAATGGCCTCTGCGAACACGTCTGCAGCTTCGGCTACAAGCTGACCAAAGCAGGCCGTGCCGTATTGAGGGCCCTCTTCAAGACGAGCATCGAGTGGTGGAACGCTGGAGAGGTTGCAGTCTCTTTCAAGGATGAAACCTTCGCTGAACCTGCTGTCACCCTTAACTAGCATTGAAAGGAGAAGTCATGACTAAATGGACTCTGAATGGCCACATGCTGAACGTTCTGGATGAGATGGTTGACGTCCACTCCTTCCGCTGTGGAGAGAATGCGGAACGCGACTCCTTATGTGACGGCCTCTACGCCGGGCATCTCTGCGCCATTGTCGATGATGCCGATGGAGAACCAGCGTACTTCCCCACCATTGCAGGGGAGGCCGTGCTGTCGGCCTGTATTGACAACGACGTGGACTTCGATGACGTGATGACTGTAACTGTTGAGTTTAATGATGATTCGCTTGAAGATGCTGTAGTGGACGCGCTCTACTAGCACAGCATGGAGAATGACATGGCCAGTCTGCTGGAAGACATAGTGGACGAACAGCACAAGTTCATTGAAGCCTGCATGGACACGCTGTCGGAACTGGGCCAGGAGCAGAAGAAGGATGCAGTGGATCTGGTTGACGCTCTTGGCTCCTTTCTTGCATCAATAACGGAGTCAAGCGGTTCCGACGACTAGCTGAACGCTTTAATGCTGAAGGAGGATGCTTCAATGGACAAGATGACTAGACTTGCATACGCTTCCTGGCTCCGCTGTCTCTATGAATCCAGAAGCCATCTCATGCAGGCCAGCGTCCTGTGGGAGACATGCATGGGACAGGCCGCTCTCTGCAAAGGTCAGCCTGATGATCCACGCTTCAAGGCCTATGAGGCGATGAAGACGGCCGATGATGAAGAAGAGCAGACATATTTCGGCCGCGATGAGATTATTTCTATGCTTGAGAAGACTGAAGCGTCGATGAACGAGATGCTTTTCCGCTTAAAGGATGCTGGACTAGTCAACGATGCGCTGCATTATAATGAGGGTGATTAATGGACATAGGTGGAGCATTTTCAGTATGCATGGTGTGGATTTCCGCATGCACCATTGCTGGCCTTATGGCTCTCGGTCTCATATGGCTTGGAATGAAGATGTTTGCAAATTCCAATGATGCATTTGACAGTCATATGGAGAAGAGACTGAAGAATCTGGAGTCAAGGGTTGAGGAACTTGAAGCAAAAGTTCTTAACAAGGAGGAGATGTAATGGAGTTTCATCTTGGAGAACGTGTTTTAGTCCGCAGGACGTATGTTGTTGACTGCCCTTGGGTGCCGGCCCTGTTTGCATATGAGCAGAAAAGCTGCGCTCCCGATGAAGAGCCATATGTCATTTTCGGTGGGGCGCAGTATGACCAGTGCATCCCTCTTGAAGGAAATGAAGGACTGATTGGCGTTGTTCCCAGGCCAGAGCCTCAAAATCCTGAGGAGCACAAGCAGTTTGACTTTCTTCAGGAAGTGGAGGTTGACGTGCTGGAAGATGGAGACTGGGAGCCTGCACGTTACGTCGAGTTTGCAGAGTATTCGGATGATGACTATTCTCCCCATAAGGTTCTGCTTGAATCAAGCAAGGATCTGTTCTTTGTGTCGGACGAATGCATTCGCGCAAAAAATGATGAAAACAGTGCATTATAAATAACTTTCGTCAAAAAACAGCCCAACTAGGGCTAATAGGAGTGTGTTTCATGAAACGTTTCTATTCTCTTTTCATTCTCTCTGCTCTGATGATCGCCTGCATGGCCATGGCTGGCTGCGGCAAGAAGGCCGCCGCTGTCGTGCCTGAGGAGGAGTATCTCAAGGCCTCTGAAATTGGTGCCCTTGCAGAACCTGTCAAATTTGACTTTGACAGTGCCGTGATCAAGCCTGAATATGAGTGCCTTCTGAAGCACAAGGCGCATGTTCTGAAGCAGAAGCAGTCCATCGCCATTGTTGTTGAAGGCAATGCAGATGAGCGTGGCTCCAAGACCTACAACAAGGGCCTTGGCGAACGTCGTGCTCAGGCCGTTGAGAACTTCCTTGTGCAAGAAGGCGTTGATCCTTCCAAGATCAAGATTGTCTCTCTTGGCGAAGAGAATCCAGTTGATCCGGCCCACACTGAAGAAGCATGGGCCCTCAACCGCAGGGATGACTTCCACATCTATATCAAGTAGCCTAGGCTGACGCAAGTCCAGACGCAATTTAGGCTCTCCGAAAGGGGAGCCTTTTTTTGTTGACATTGATGGCATCTTTCTGCTAGCATCTTTTCTGCGATTGAATGATGGAGGAAACTATCATGACTGGATACGAAATGCTTGGACTGGCCATAATCATTGGTGGCCCTCTCTGGTGCATTGCTGGAGACGTTCAGCTTGCATTGACAGTGTTTCCAGATGAGGCTGTCCGGCGCTTCTCCAGAGACGAGGATGGCGTCTATGTTCTCGATCTCTGCTGTCTGCCGAGGTTTCGCAGGGAAGCGTGGGAGGCCGCTCTGGAGACGCTTGTCCAGCGTGGTCTGGCCGTCAAGCAGGGCAGCCGCTGGACGCTCACTCCTGCTGGCGAGGAGATGAGAAAAATTTCTGAATTTTTCGCTTGACAGCAGGGCCGCTTCCTGCTATTCTGTCCTTGTCAAGAGGGCGGCAGCCCTGTCAATCTTTCAACCCAAGGAGTCAATGATGGCCGTCATTTCCATACAGAAGCGCATCGGAAGTTCTCTTGTCTGGTCCTCCTCCTTCGTCTCCGACAAGAACTGCGTTCAGGCCTGCGAAATCCTGGACATCATGACTGCCACTTGGCACATGAAGGAGAACCGCTGGTCGGCCATTGACGTGATTCATCCCTCTGAAGCCTCCCGCATCGGAGCGTTGAAGAAGCTGGCCTTTGAAGTCGACCGCGAGTCCGCTCTTCACATCACTGGTCCTGCATGCTACGTTCTCGGCGTGACCGACTAGAAAAAAATCTGAACTTCCCTCTTGACAGCAGGGCCGCTTCCTGCTATTCTGTCCTTGTCAAGAGGGAAGAAGGATGGCTCTTCTTCCCGAACCTAGCCACTCCAAAGCAAGGAGACGCAACATGAACCTTGAAGGCCACGTCAATGACATTGTCAATTCCTCCACCATCGAGCAGGCTGGTCCGTTCAAGATGCTTGTGACCAGCGCTGGCGTGGAGCATCGTCTTTTCAAGATTGTTCTGGACGAGAGCCTCAACGTTCAAGGTCTGCTTGTGAAGCGCGAGCGTGGCCGCATGGTGGACGTGCCGGTCGAAGTCGGCAAGGGTTCTGCCACTCGTCTGACTATGCTTCCGCAGTGGCAGTCCGATGGCTGGGATGACTGGGCGCAGGTTGAACCCCAGACGCATGAGCTGGACGCTCCTGCATTCGTTTCTGCGCTGAAGGAAAGCGAAGCTGGCCTCTGCTTCCTTGAAGGCCGCGTCAAGGAGAAGAAGCCTGAACCTGTCAAGATAGAGAAGCAGGCCGACAAGATTCTTGCACTGTCCAATGGCGGCCGTGTTCGCCTCAGCGTAGAGCGTGGCGAATGGGCCGTCTACTGGCTCTCCAGTAGCAATGAAGAATGCGGCGAATGGATTGGGACTGTCAAGGAGCCTACTCCTGAAGCCTGTGAAGCCGCTCTGGAAGACTTCTTTGCCAACTGCGAATAGCATTGAATGAAGGAGATGATTGCAGATGAATGCAAAGACTGTTGACAAGATGACGAGAAAGGCCCACATGGAGGCCAATGCCATTGTCAAGGAGCTTGAGACTGCATTGGCTCAAATAAAATATCACAACGACAGGCTGCAGAGGTCCGTTGAATTGGATGACATGGCCGACTGTTTGGACAATATCAATCGCCAAATACGCATGATGAAGAGCCATATCAATGAAACGGCTCTCGCGTACATTGCCGGACAGTTTGACGCCTGGGCCGAAGAATAGCATTCAAGGAGAGAAATGCATGGATGGTGCAAGGGAACTGGACGAATGCGTCCGCAGTCTTGAATGCAAGGTCAGGGGAGCGTCCTGTATTGGTTCTCCATATGATCATGTCAATCTGCTGAATTCCATTGGAGAGCCTCAGGCAGGTCCAGAATTTGACAGTTTCTGCAGGACTCTGATTGAATGCAGGTCATTCAATCCATTTGCGTGGCTTGAACAGCAGGATCGTCCTGAGGACATATGCGTTGAAGTTCATCTGACGTACAGGGATCTTGGCATGCAGATGGACGTTTCAGTCGTGCCGCACCGTGCATATGGCGCAAAGATGACCATGCACTGGAAGCCTCTACCCCGCGATGACAAGTCTCCAGACACCGAAGTGTGGAAGTGGCAGGACATGAATGGCGTTTCTCGCATGATGATTGGATATGCCATAATGACTTCGGAAGACAGGGACTGCTTTTCCCGATGGGAGTTTCTTGAATGACATGCAATGAAGAACGCTTAATTAGAATTCTTGCATCTCGTCTGGTTCTTGCTGGAGACTGTCCATTAACGAGAATCAATGAACCAGACTGTCCAGGAAGCTGCATTCCGTTGGCTTCCAATGCCAAGGCGAATGTTGAGCAATGCATAGACTGCATAGTTGAAAGCGCCAGGAATGAAATGGATCGCCTTCATTTCATTGTTGAGAAGCATTTTTGATGAAATGTAGCAAATAATTCATGGACATAATGATGACTAATGGAACCAAATCTTGTCTACACCATTGCATGGTGGATTGGAATATGCTTCGCGGCTGGCGCTTGTGCATTGATAATGCTGTGGCTTGCAAAGCGTATGCTGGCCGATGAAGAGACTGTTTCCCTTCAGGAGCAGTGGAAGCTGATGCAGATCAATGACAGCATCCATGATCTTGACGCAAGAATCGCCGCCATAACTGGCGAAAATATCGCGGCAAACTCCATTTTGAGAATGAAGAGCAAGTTTGACCGCTTTGAAATGAGTGAGCAGACAAAGTGGTCCTCAATATGCCACCATGTTCAGGACATGGACGCTAGATTGAGAATCATTGAAAACGCATTGAAGATGCTGGAGGAAAGACAGAATGGAGCCGCTTCTGTCAATAAAGCCAAAGTGGATTGATCTCATTGCGTCTGGAAGCAAGACTGTTGAACTTAGAAAGTCCTTTCCAGAATATTCTGGAAGAGCATGGGTCTATTCCTGCTCTCCAGTGAAGAAGATTGTCGGATGGATGGAGATCGCCAACGTTGAGCATGATGCCCCGCAGCGTCTATGGGAGCGTCTGGGCGCTCTCTCCTGCGTTCCGAAAGAGATGTTTGACTGCTACTACGCCAGACGCTCCAGCGGCTCAGGCCTCGTCCTAGGCGCATGGAAGTGGCTCAGTGAGCCAGTGTCTCTAGAGAGAATAGGCTTGAAGTCTCCTCCTCAGTCCTGGCGCTGGCTGGACGAAAAAATTTTGAAGATTCTGCTTGACGCCTAGGACGGCCTGTGATAGAAAGGTTTCTGTCAAGAGCGATGGCGCTCGGTGAACGCAAAGGAGGCTTCAATGATGAAGCAGAATGTCAAGATATACGCCGATCAGATAGAAGATGAGGCCTTGAAGCAGATTGAGACCATTGCTGGTCTTGAAGCCTTCAAGAATGAAAAGATAGCCATCATGCCGGACGTTCATGCCGGCAAGGGATGCGTGATTGGCTTCACTGCAACCTATTCCGATTCCATCATACCCAATCTTGTCGGCGTTGACATTGGCTGCGGCATGCTGGCGGCCAATGTTGGAAAGGCCGACATTGACTTCAAGCATCTTGACGCTCTGGCCGTCCAGAACATTCCCATGGGGTTTGGAAAGAATGAAGTTCCTGTTGATGCTGTTTTTGACTATAACGCTCTTTATTGCTGCCATGAGATAGGCGAAAAGGCCATTGACAATGCAGTTCATTCCATCTGCTCTCTGGGTGGAGGAAATCATTTCATTTCCTGTGAAGTGGCTTCCAATGGAGACCAGTGGATCATAGTCCATTCTGGCTCTCGTGGCTTTGGAATGGCCGTTGCAAACTACTGGCAGGGGATTGCAAAGCAGATGCATCCTGAAATGCATCCCGATCTGGCCTCGCTGGAAGGAGATGCATTGGCTGGATACCTGAATGACGTTGATCTGGCGGCAAAGTGGGCGTCCATCAATCGTCAGTGCATCATGTCCAAGCTTCTGAAGCTTGGCGGACTGCAGGCTCTGGAAGAGTTTGAGACCATCCACAACTACGTTGACGTGGAGCATTCCATAGTCCGCAAGGGTTCCATAGCCGCCTATGAAGGACAGAAGGTCTTGATTCCCTTGAACATGCTTGATGGCTCCCTGATATGCATGGGAAAGGGAAATGAAGCGTGGAACTGCTCTGCTCCTCATGGAGCTGGACGCAAGATGTCCCGTGGGCAGGCCAAGAAGCTGATCTCCATGGAGGACTACAAGGAATCCATGAAGGACATCTTCACCTCTTCCGTCTGCGAGAATACGCTGGACGAGGCTCCCGAGGCCTACAAGAATGCAGATTCCATTAAGCATCTCATAGATGGAAAGACTGTGGATGTCGTTGAGCATCTCCATCCCGTCTGGAACCTGAAGGCGCACTAGCGTTGAACCGATGGCCAGAAATTTCTCTTGACATGGCCATCGGTTCTCTGCTATGATGCCTTTAATGAACCAAAGGAGGACAGATGAACATTCTAGACCGCGAATACCGCCACGTTGTTGTTGAAGGGCAGTTTTTCGCCAGCTACAGCGCAATGGCTGCAGTGCATCCAGAACTTCTGAAAAAGGACTGGACCATTGCCTCCGTTGGAAGCTGGATGCTTGATCCCCACACTGGAGAAGCAAAGAGCGAATATGACTGGCAGATGGACTGGCTTGAAGATGCGTATGAAGCGTGGAGAGATCTGTCCTGGACTGAAGTAAAGAATGGAATTCTCATGCCAGTCGTCATGGACACTGATGATCCCGAAGGAAAGACGTTCATTTCGGAAGATTCGGCCATGGAAATGATGAAGGAGGCGGATGCAGGACTCATGCATCTCCTTGAACAGGAACCATGCGTCAACGCTTCAATTCAGGACGTCTGGGAAGCCTTCTGGGCCTATCAGCAGACAAAAGGAAATGCGACTGCAAGACAGTCTGCAATATAGGAGGAAACAGCATATGAAGAAAGCCAAGAGCGAAAAGAAGAAGTGGACTGGAATGCCTTCTGGCACTGATCTTGAGACAATCAAGAGCGGCATCGAGTCCACCTATGATCCCATGAGGGAAATGGAGAATCTCAAGGAGCAGATCAAGGACGTCTATGATGATCTCCATGCAAAAACTGGCATTCCCAAGAGGATATTCAACTTTTTGATGAAAAACAACTACTTTGGAAATGGGCTGGAAGTTCTTTCCAAGAACTCGGAGATTCAGGATGCCTACGATGCCGTCACAAAATAGTGGCTCCTTCGAGAACATGGAGCTGAATCTCAATGACATAAAGAAGAATCAGTCGCAGATAGACTCGGAGGACATTCATCTGCGGCTGAAGGAAGAGGTCGAGTCTGGCAAATACAAGACCTATCTTGAGGCCTTGACTGCATTTGTCACCGAGCAGAACATAGATCTCAATGACATTGCAATGGAATCCTACATAACTCCATCGCTCAGAGGCATAATCTACAATGAAGCCAGACGAGCGAACATGCTGGTTGAGCGTCCGCTGGATCATGAAATTGGAGACTTCTTCTAGAGGAGCAATGAATGCTTCAGAGCCCATACAAGGTCTATTGCAGATGGTGCGCCATAAAGGCCCATCTCTATACAAAGGCCTACAACATTCTTGTGTATGGGAAGAAGATCAACGCTTCCGAAGCTTCATTTGAAAGAAGGCCAGACCGGAATGCATTTTATGCCATGGCCAATTCCGTAGACTGGAAGGAGCTGGACCACTGGCTGGTGGCAAATCTGGAGTACAGAGACAATCCATCTGCATTTGATCTCATAAAGGATATGGATCTCTCCAGAAAATACTACGAAAGATGGCTGAAGAACATCACGAACATAAAGGAGAACTACGTTGATGATCTGGCCGTCATTGCGGAAAATGCAGACTGGCAGTGGAGCAATGTGGTGTCATTGAAGAAGAATGAATACCCGCTTCCATTCCGGTTGATGATGGCTCAGAAGATCACCATTGAGTCCTGGTGCCTGCTGGATGATCTGCTGAAGCTGTCGGACAAGTGGAATGAAAGGCATCTGGATGGAATGCATTTGGGCTTGACAGCAAAGCACCATAAGTATAGAATGCTGCTTAATGTTTCGGTTGAAGAGACCGCCGCAATGACTCCGCGGAATCTGGAGTCGATGAAAAGCGCCGCAAGCGTCAAACTGAAATAGGCCAATGGCCAGGAGAGAAAGACAACATGGCAAAAGACATTAAGGCAATGCTTCAGAAAGCGAAAAGCACCAGCTATTCCAAGGACCTGAATGAGAAGATTCAGAGCCAGAGCAAAAAGTTCCAGAAGGATGAACGCTTCTGGACGCTGACCAAGGACAAGGACACTGGCAAGGGAGAAGCCATTATCAGATTTCTTCCTTCTGTGTTCTCGGAAGACGAATTTCCCTATGTAAAGTATTTCGAGCATTACGTTCGTGGCGATGACAACCGCTGGCTGGTTGTTGACGCATGCAGCCGAAGCCTCAACAGGCCCTGTCCAATCTGCGAACGTGCTTCCAAATACTATCAGGCCAACATGCAGGACAGGTATCGTCTTGCAAAGGCTCGCACCAACTATCTCTACAACATTCTTGTCGTTGATGACAAGGCCTGCCCAGAGAACAATGGAAAAGTGTTCATGTTCAAGGCTGGCGTGACAATCCACAACATGATTGTTGATTCAATGAATTCGGAATTTGATGATGAGGCCAAGAATCCCTTCGGCGTCTATGATGGAAACAACTTCATCTTCCGCTCCCGCAAGGATCCCTCCAAGGGCGGACAGATTGCATATGACAAGTCCAAGTTTGATGACAAGTCTACGCCAATTGCAGAGGATGATGACGCCATCTCCAAGATTCTTGAAGGATGTGAATGCCTTACCAAATACGTTCATGATGCCAATGCAAGATGGACTGATCTTGACCTTGAACGCAGGGCCCAGGCTTCCTTCAGTCTTGATGATCCTGGCTCTTCCTTTACTGGAATGAGCGGACAGACTTCTGGAGTATCTGTGGCTTCTGCATACACTCCTGCATCCGCTCCCGCTGAAGATGTAGATGAGGATGATCACGTCCCTTTTAGCAATGCAGGCTCTAAAGAGGAACCGAAGGCTTTTGCTTCGGAATCAAAGCCTGCCGCTTCTTCTGCCGATGGCGATCTTGAAGAGGAAGAAGATGCAATTGCATTCTTCCGCAATCTGGCCGTCTAGCATGCAGTCTGCATAGATAGAAATGAGGGAGAGGAACGTTCCTCTCCCTCTTTCATATAGGGAGGAAACTGCATTGCTGGGAATAGGACAGGAAAACCCTCAAATAAAGTCGCTGAAGATGGTCACAGGCGAGGAAATGGTGGCCATTGTAGTTCGGAAGGGAAGACGACACACTACATTGGCCGTGCCAATGAAGATTGTCTATGATGATCTTGGAGCAGTGCATCTTGTTCCATGGATGACTGCCGCCGTCAAGACAGAGAATGGAATATTCGTCTGGTCTGACCAGCCATTTGAGATTAATTCCAGTGCAATACTTGCCGAATGCTGGCCGCTGGACGTTGTGAAGGAAGAATACAGAAAGAGACTAAGCGATCCGCAAACGTGGCTGAACAATAGGGAAAAGGACATTGACTCCTTTTCCCTGCCAGACAACGTAAAGATACAGTAATGAAAAAGGGAGCCTTGCGGCTCCCTTTGATTTTAGTCTCTAGTACAGACTATGGTTCAACTGGCTCTTCTGGCTCTGCTGGAGTGGAAGCAGATGGAGTGTACTGATTGACGTTGTATGCTTCCTGGCTGTTGTCGAGAACCGTAATGGTCACGCGGCCAGCAACGAATGCAACGCGGAGGTACAGCTTGTAGGTCTGCTTGCCCCATACTGGCTGCTCGGCGGCATCGGCCCATTCTGCACCAGTGACGGTGAGAACAGTGTCGGTGGCGGCCGTCAGATGAATGTACTTCACGCTGTAGACAGTGGAAGCGGCAGCCGTGAATGCAAGGGTCTGGGCGCCATTGGTGTTGAGCACGATAACCTGGTCGGAATCCTTGGTGATCGTGGTTGTGGAGCTGGCTTCCTTGCTCTCGATGGTGATAGTCTTCTCGCCAACGATTTCGTCAATTTCGGCCTGAAGGGCAGAAACTTCGGATTCAATCGTCTCATTGAGAGCAGAGACTTCGCTTTCAATGGTTGCATTGAGGGCGGAAACTTCGCTGTCAATGCGCTCATTGAGCGTGGAGACGTTGGAAGCAATTACTTCGTTGAGAGTGGAGACTTCGCTGGCAATGCTGGCTTCAAGAGCGGAAACTTCGCTCTCGATGGTTGCATTGAGAGTGGAAACCTCAGAGGTGATGCGAGCGTCAAGCGTTGAGACTTCGCCATCGACATAAGTCTTGACAGCGGAAGCAGACACTGGGGCGCCAGAAGCGCCGGTGGTGCCATTCAGAACGGACTCAACGGAGAGAATGCCGCCGAGGCTGTCCCAGCCGGTGCCGGTCCATGCGTAGTTTACGCCATCCTCGCCGGAATTGCCGTCAATGGCCTGCTTGACGTTGTAGACATCGCCAACAGTGAGGCCTTCAGTGCCAGCGGATGGAAGATCAGCAACGGTGTTGACAGAACCTTTGAAACGATATACGCTTGTTACAGCAGTGTCGGTATATGCTTTTGCAGCTGCAAAAGCATCATATACCGCTTTAGGGGTTGCGGCGGTTTCGCCAGCAACGCCAAGAGCGGCGGCGTCAGTGGAGCTGTAGTCGTTGGAAAGATACACTACGCCAGCATGGCTGTCGGAACCTGGAATAATGGATCCAGTTTCAACGGCATTCAATGCGGCAATGATGTCCTTTGCAACGTACGACCAGGGACGCAGCTTGCCTTCATTGGTAATATTGATGGTAGTAGCCATATGTGCTAACTCAGAGTATGGCAGTATTTAGAAAAATGCTATTTATCCTGGCTCTTGACTTGTCTTGAATCCAGTCCAGCCTTTATGATGCTCTCTATTCTGTCCATTCTGTCCTCTTCCCAGAAGATGTCAAGAACGTTGTAGGACTTGTTCTTGTCCGTGCATTCTCTGCCAAATTCAAAAAGCTTCATTGCGGCTTCATATTCTCCCCTGCTGGCCTGCCACAATGCAAGGAGAACGGCCGTTTCTCTGCATGGCCTTGCGGCAAACGCCATGGCCTTGTACTGTCCCTCTCTCAATGCATCCTTCTTCTCCGCAAACATTCCAGCCAGCTTCACGCATGCATTTGCAATGTTGTTTCTGTAAGCCAGAGTCATCTTTTCAACGGAGAAGTCTTCGGTCAGCTTGAGATACTTCCTGTACTCCCTGATTGCAAGCTCATGCTCATGGGCCACATAAAGTTCATTGGCATAGATGTACTGAACGTGCATCCTGTCGGCCTTGGAAAGCCTTGGCTTTGATGCAAGATAGTCTTCAATGATCTTTCTGTATGATGGACGCTCCTTTTTCGTGTTTCTCAAATGCGCCGTGACAAGGTCATTGACTGTCTGCGTTGAAGTCTTCTTTGGATTCATGTCCAGGCATTCATGAACGGGATACTTCCATTTGACGTCCTTGGCAATGGAATGTATTGATGATCTTTGATGAATGAAATGCTTGCCTGGAATGCCAGACTCTTCGGACAGATCCTCCCATCTCTGATGTATGAGGACCTTCTTCCTTTCATCGGAAAAAAGAACGTCAATCTGCTCTCTCCAGTCCTCCTTGACGAACATTTCATCAATGTCCAGTGCAATTCCAACGTCAATTCCCTTGGGAATCTTCTTCAGGGCCCAGTTTCGCAGAAATGCAAAATCCAGTGGATGATCCTTAGGATAGTCTTCAAAGAGGAGAACTGGCTTTCCATCCTCCTGAAGCTTCTTTATTCTTTTCACTGTAGAATCCGTGGAGCCAGTGTCAACGAACACGAAAACGTCTCCAGGACGCATTGTCTTGGCATGATAGTTGACAAACTCCTCTATCATTCTTTCTTCATTTCTTACAGGAGCATAGAAGGCTAGTTTCATTTAAATTCAGCTATGGTTGTTCTATTTCTATCTAGAGACAAAAAATGTAAATATCGGGCTAGCGGATGAAAATGGAGACAGACATGCATTACGCTCTCAAGGACTATGGTGCAGAAATACAGTGGAATGTTGGTTCTCTTTTCTGTCATGATGATGCCATCATGGACCTTCTTAAATTCTGCCGCAAGTATGGAATTGACCATTCAATCAAGTGGGCCTTTGGCTGCATTCCGTCTTCACTGGCCAGTGCAATGGCTCTGCCAAAACTGCATACGTTCAGCATGGCTAAAGAAACTCTTGAACGCTATCTTTCCTATGAAGTGGCCTGCCGGCTTGCATTGACAAATCCACACGCAACCAAAGGAATGATTGAATCGGACAGAACAGCAAGACAATTGATGGAATTTTTGAATGAAACTTCAAGTTCCATCTGTCCAAATGGAGTAACGCTTTCATCGGACATACTGGCTGAATACGTCCGCGACAAGTATCCAAAATTGAACATCATTCTTTCCACTGTAAGAGTGGCTTATGACGTTGGCTTTGGCAAGGCCTGCGATACAATGGACTGGTATGTTGAGAAGCTGGAAAATCCACTCTATGATGTTGTTGAAGTCAACAATGCGAAGATTCACGAGGATGGCTTCATGGAGAATCTGCCAAGAAAGGACAAGGTGGAACTGATAGCCTGCATAAACTGCATAAGAAACTGTCCATATGCCAAGCACCATTTTGAGAGCGCCCTTGGAGTGATGCAGGACGCCAGCATGGATAAGAATCCAGAGAAATGCAGAATGATGCTCTGCGAAGTGTCCAAGATGTGCATTGCCAACAGAAAGAGAAATCTGGACAAGGCCTCTTCATACACAAGAGAGGAGGTGGAAAGTCTTGCATCTCTTGGATATAGAAGATTTCAATTGTCGGCCAGAATGAATGACGACGAAAGATTCCTGCAGGACGTCAAGCACTACCTGTTCAACTACAATCATCTAAGGTATCTGGAGAATTTGGAATAGATTTGTTTTAGCAGTCTGGTTCCTTTGGCCAGGGAGCGTTTTCAATATTTCCTCCCCAGGGAAATCCATCTTGCTGTGGAATATTCAAAAGAGCAATGCGATAATCGGCCCATTCCTTCTTTTGATCTTCAGTTAAAACATTCCAGTGCATTGGAGACATTTTATCGCATTTGCGTAGACGAATGTCTCGTTCAGTACGAATTGCATCTTCCTGTCGAGCGGCAATTATGTCTGGTGGAAGACCAAGAACGACTTTTCCATTGACAATTCTAGCTGTGCATTCAGCCATATTCCATTCTTCTGAGGTTACAGAAAAATCAAAAAGTCTACCAGTTTTCATCTCATCTTCTGCGGCTTGTAATGATGCCATGTCTCCATAAGCACTTATCTGTTCTTTATTAACTTTAAGATATATTAAACCATCTATTACATTCGGATTTTCTTGAAAAGTTTTCATACAATTCCTCCTTTTAAGGCATTTGTTAATGAATCATATATCAGAATTGAATTAAATCCCTCATTTTTACATACTGGTTCAAACAACCAGTACATTTTTAATATTTTTTCATTAGATACCATTGATTTTAAACGTAAATTATTACGTCTAATACATTCTTCAACTGGACATCTAACAAGAATAATATCTGGTTTGAATGAAAGAACTGAAGTAATATTTTGACGAGATTTTTTTGTATTGAAATTGTCAACAACAATATCAAATCCACCAAACTGCACCATAAGTTGAAAATGTTTAAGTGCAGTTTCCCATTCTTCATTCATTTCTTCATAAGAACCAAATTTTTTAACAATTGAATCAAATTCAAGCACTTTTCCTCCTAAGCTTTTGGCAAGAGATGATTTGCCGGAAGCTGGAAGACCAGATATAAGTGTTATTCTTTCATTCATAATTTAGTACGAACGTAGAAATCCACAAGAATCTAGATTATATGCTCTATACGTTTGACCTTTTTTTACAGGAACAATAATTGTTTGATCGTTTGCACAAGTCCAGCTTCCATAAGAACATGATTGAAGCCAGTAGTCAATTCCATGCACACGAAGTTTTGTTGTTGTTCCACAAGTTTTATATTTTGAATTGCGTCCATACACCCATCCATTAGAATCCGCCGTATACGTTACGCCATTTGATCTGTCTTCCCAACCACCGGTTGGAAGTATATTGAGTCCACCAGCACCACCAACCTTGCTTTGAACCCATGCTGTAGTTGCTATTTTAGTTGAATTATCATCTCCTGCTGGAGTAGGAGCGTATGTAAACCAGTTTCCATTAGCATCATATCCTACTCCAATCTGAGCATTTGGACTAGTAGTTGTGTCTGTTCCTTTATAAACAATCATGTTTATTCTGTTTGTTCTGTCAGATAGATATCCACGTTCAATACCACCAAAAGCAACATTATTGTTGTCAACAAATCTTACTCCATTTTGCCATCTGTTTGATGAAGGTGCTGTTCCCTTAACAGCCCCAGTATCTTTTCTATAGTAGTCTGTAGTAAAATATGTTGCTCCAGTTACAGTGCCGCCTGTCAATGGAAGTTTTGTATTATCTGAAGTAGTAATGGTAATATCCGCTGAACCATTAAAGGCTACTCCATTAATTTTACGAGCTGTTGCTAATGTTGTGGCCGTCTTTGCATTTCCAGTGCATGAACCAGATGAACCAGAACAGTTTCCGGTGATATTGGCCTTGATTGTTGCTGGAAGCTTGATGGTTGCATTTGCGCTTCCATTGAACGACGTTGCTGGTCCTGTATTAGTTGCACTATTATCTGCAACATAGAAATTTCTTGCTGTAGCCAGTGCTGTTGCTGTTGCTGAATTTCCAGAACAGGATGAAGCGGCGCCTTTGAAGGAGTTTGCCGTTAATTCTCCAGTGGCGGCATTCCAAGTCAACGCTTTTGCTGTTGTGTTGGTTCCAGCGCTGACGTTGGCGTTCGTGACACTGTAGAGATATACTAGATCATTGCTACTTGGATATGTGCTGAGTCCGACTCTATAGTTCTTTGTTGGAGCATTCAGCAATGCTCCATAGCTTGTGGTTGTTGCGCTGACTAGAGCCTTTCCTGCCTGAACGCCAGTTACCCATGACGTTCCCGCTGGAGTGGCCGAAATGATGGTCTGCAATGGATGAACGTGATCCTCTCTTGCATATTTCACGCTTGTACCAACGGCACCAGTTCCATCAACCTTAGGAACGGCCGTTGCTGGATAAATGACTGTATCTTTTATTGTCAAATTGTAAGTTGTATCATCTCCTCTTTGAACTTTAAGTATCTGACCAGTTCCTGCCGTGTTGTCTGATATGCTTAATGTCTTGACATAGTTTGCAGAAGTCTTGTCCAGTTTTGTTCCAAGCTTTGTAGTCATTGTGGCCGCAAAATTTGGATCATTTCCAAGAGCAGACTGGATTTCCTTTAATGTGTCAAGTGCGCTTCCAGCGCCACCAATGAGGTCTGATATTTTGCTGTCAACGTATTCCTTGTTGGCAATTTGATTTTGAACGCTGTTGCTTCCTGGAGTTGGAGTTGTTGGAACTCCACTTAAATGTGGAGAATTAAGCGTAGCTGAAACATCCAATCTGCTTTCAAGCTTTCCGATGGCCTTGTTCAGCGTGTCATCTGTAGATATGGCTGCCGTTGAAGTGCCTTTGGAATATCCAGTCATGGCGTTCATGTCGGCTGAAGAATGCTTGTGCCCTACTGGAGAATAGTCTCCAAGCTGCGAGTCTTTAGCGTAGAATGTTGAAATTTCATTGCCATTGGCATCATATCTTGCGCGTTTTGCAGTTCCTTCGAGATTTCCAACTACATTGCCTGTTAGATTGCCAATGAAATGCGTGGCCTGAAGCTCTCCTGGATTTCTGGTGACAAACACCCCAGTGTCAAATGATGTTTGACCTGTATTTGTGTCTGCAATTTCAGTTCCAATAAGATAGAATTTCTTTTCCTTGTTGAGGATGCATTTGACCTTGTCATCAGTGATGGTAACTTTTGTCCATTTGCCATCGCCTCTTAAAAATGACATTCTGTCTGCTGGCTCGGCCTGCGGGACTGTTCCAATTTTGCCAGTCATTACGGCCGTTGCTCCAGCAAATGGAGCAATTCTTTCCTCTACGCTGTCCGTGTACTGCTTGAGAAAGTGGCTTGAGACTGGCCAGAAGGAATCTGCAACAAATCCTTCCTCACAGAAGCTCTCTGGAAGGATTTGAACGTAGTTTTCTGTTCCAAGTCCCTTTTCAATGTATACTTTGGACTTCTTCTTGTCAACTCCACTAGGAATGGGCATTCTAGTTTCCTCTCATTTAATCTTGAATATAGAAAAACACTGCGCCAGCATCTGATTCATGTGGCATTGCTCTAGTAACGACAATGTCGCTTTTCCATGTTCCATCGCCATGTAGAGTGTAGTCTTTTTCTGCACTGGCTGCAGATGGAACAAGTCCTGAAATTCCATTGGAACTGCTTGTCGCTCCAGTGAATATGGCTCCTCCATTCTGAAGCTTTGTTTCAACTTCAGTCAACGACTGGTCAAATCCTTCAAATCTTGAATTGAGCCATTTCTTGAGACAGGAGAATTGAATTTCAGTTCCAGTAAATCCAGCGTCTAGAACAAGGTCTACGCTTTCGGCCATTCTTGGCCATGTGTCCAGATTGACTGCAGGAGCATGGACATGCACTCCATCTGCCGTCTTGCTTAATTCAATTCCAAGCGATGGAAAATAGGCAGGAACGCTGTTCAGTGCAATCCAGTCATCGCTCCATTCCTCTCCATTGTCTGGAATGGCAATTTCATGATCGCTTTCGTGCAGAACAGGCCTGTCATTCCAGTTGGCAAAAAGAAGCGATGCAGAAGCGATGTCCGTTACATCTCTCCAGACATGTCCGACTATTGTTCCAGCGGGATGCTGAACGTCGTTGTATGATATGGCTTCTCTGAGAACAATGTCCCACATTTCTGGCTTTTCTTCAAGACCATATACAAGAATCTGCGAACCCGCAGGATGCTCTGCATATTCAATTGACGCTTCCACAGGATGGATTGGATCTCCAATGTAGACCAGTCGTCCACCCGTGAGCATTGCCGTCTGCTCCTGGTTTACCCAGATTCTGCCTCCCCATGGAACTTCATTTGGAGAATTATCCTTTGCTGGTTCATACAGCATTCTTGTTTTTGCCGATGTTGGCCATGCTTTGATGGTTGATCCTGAAACTGCAATGTCGCCGCTTTCATTTTCGGCCAAATCAAGAGAATATTCCTGAATGGTGTCATCTATGGAAAGAATGAATGACCTGTTGATTGAGGTTTTGCACCCATGTCCACTGTAGTGGACGACAGTCTTGTGCTTTGATGGACTTCCATTTGCTGAACCAGCCTCAATCCACACGTCAACGGAAAATCCATTTGAAAATACGCACGAAAATGTGCTAGTTTTTCCGTTGATCCAGATTGTCTTGTCCGCTGTCCATTCAGTAGTGTTTGAAGAGACGGACGCTGGAATTTTGGCCGACCATGGAGTGCATAGGGAAAGGCCGCAAACGTCTTCAAACGCTGTGTTCAATTCAAATGAACCTTCTTCAATTTCCTCAGGATGCAGCGCAATGAAGAATTGCGTGGCCTGCATCATCCATTCTCCATTGGAATTGCAGAAGGACAGTCCAAAGGAATGATTTTTTCCAACTAGAGACGTTTCGCATTCCACGCTTCCAGCGAGGCTGGTCATTGCATTGCTCCATGTTCCATCTCCCTTGAGGAACATTCCTGCATTTGCAATGAGTGGAGCAGGAACAAATCCCTGTTCGCCGTCTTCATGCATTGCGGCGCCAACAAATGGCTTCAGTACAGAACCGAATCCAAGCTCTGCAAACGGCTTCCAGCCAGAAGCAGTTAAAATGCTGTCAAAATTGCTTGAATCAACTCTTGGAACAAGTCCAGGAACACCATCTGCCGTTCCTTCCACTGGAATGAATGATGGAACGCATATCTTTCCGTCTTCATTGACAGTTAGTCCAGAGCCAGCAATGTCGTCCAGTTTCAGTTCAAATGAAATGGATTTTTTATCTTCAGAAAAATTTGTTGCATCTGTTTCTTTTATGTCAATAACAATTCCTTTATTTCCATTAAATGAAATTTTTGATGGACATAATTTAGAAAAAGAAAATGACTTGTTTCCAGTTTCAATTCCGTTTAATTTTGGATATGCAATTGCGGAAATATCAACTGTACTATCATAAGCTATTTCATTTGTGTTGACAGTTTTAAGAACAAGTTTGCCAGACTCATTTAAATTTTTCCATGCCTGATGTCCGCATACAACAAACTTTAAATCAAAATCATAATTGTGAATATTACCAGTTTGATTGACTCTTTGTAGAAGATTTAAAGATCCATAGATTCCAATTGGCTGAGTTTCATCGTTTAATGAAAACCAGAACATTCCTCCTTCTCCAAGAACAACGTTAGCCCAGTCAATAATAATTGGATTGCCAGCATGTATTCTAGATTCTCTACATTCTTCCTCAGTAATAGTGTTCGAAGAGCTTAGTCTTTCGTGTCCTGAAATTGATAAAACAAGAAAACATTGCTTATTGCTGCATATTCCGAATGGTGCTCCATTCTCGTGAATTGAAAATGAATATGCATCTGTAGTCTTTTCTATTGTTCTAGATTGAATGGCATATTCCTGTTCATATATGATATCAGTAGAACCATATGGAACCGTAGTCAGTCTGATGGATTCAATATTAAACGGAAAGTCTAGATCAGTTCCTTCTTCATCAGAAACAACTAGACTTAAACTTGCATTTTTAATTGTTGTTGGCCATTTGTCAAGCAATAGTTCATCAATCTCTTCGCTTTTGACATAAGGCGACAGCAAATCAGCCAGTTCGACTTTTTTAATGTTTCCATCGCTGTCTTTGGCGACAATGTTTATATTTTCCAATTCCATTCAACTGACCTAAGGTCTACAAAATATTTATTTGCTCTCTTCTTCTTTCATGCTTTATTGATGTAAATATTGAGATGGCTTCATCAAAAAATGAAGGAAATCTACAGCGACTTCGACATGGAGTTCAATCTCAACAGAAAAACTGGAGACATCAACAAGAAAAGAGACATTGAATCAATAAAGCAGTCTCTCTGGTGTCTTTTGCAGACAAACTTCTATGACAGAAAATGGCATCCTGAAATTGGCTCCTACTTTCCAAAGATGCTTTTCAATCAGGCCCATCCTGGATTCTTCTATGTTCTGGAAAATCAGATAAAGGAATTGATACGAATGAATGAACCAAGAGTTGCTGTCACTGACGTAATTGTGTATCACAAGAATCAGGTGGATGAAGAGCGTGGAATAGTCACTGTAGAAATATTCTATTCAACTATAGAACTGGGAAGCCATGTTGCCGTGTTTAAAGTGGAGAGGACGAGATAGCAATGGACAATACGAAAATTTCATACGAAGACATACGTTCCGAGATAAAAAACTATCTCAGCACTCAGGACACCTTCAAGGACTACAACTTTTCCGCTCCTGGAATGTCTGTTCTTCTGGACGCCCTGGCCTACACTTCACACTATCTCGTCAGATATGCCAACTTCAGCATCAATGAATGCTTTCTTGATTCCGCTCAATTGAGACACAACGTCGTGTCTCAGGCCAGACAGATTGGATACATGCCATATCAATGGAAGACGGCCAAGGCCAAAATCATTCTGAAGTACATTCCACCATCAAGCGAAATGTATCAAACCGATCTTAGTGACGTGAAAATTCCAGAAGGAACTACATTCACTGGAGAAAACATTGATGGAATGTCCTTTCTTTTCAGAACAACAGAGCAGGCTGGATTCACAAAAGACAGGTACAACATCTGGAATGCCGAATTGACCATTGCTGAAGGAACAATGACGACGGACATATTCACTCAGGATGAAATGTATGTGTCCAGATACTATCTTCAGAATGAAAAGGCTGATCTGGACTATCTTCAGGTTAGAATCTACAATTCCGAGTCTGATCTTGAAGGACAAATGTGGCAGCCGGCAAGGAGTCTAGTTGACTTTGGTCCAGAAGCGCCTCTCTACTATCTTCAGGAATCGCTTCATGACAACATAGAAGTCTATTTTGGAGATGGCAAGATTTCAAAGCTTCCAGAGCCATACAGCATCATAAAGGTGAAGTATCTTGTCACGCATGGACCAGATGGAAACAACATTGGAGAATTCAAGCTGGCCAGCACCATTGATTCAAGACTGGCGAGTGGAAACTTTCAAGTCATCTGTACGGAAAAGTCCAGTGGCGGAGCAGAGAGGGAAGACATTGAATCCATCAGGCTCAATGCTCCAATGTACTGGCAGGCGCAGGACAGAGCCGTTACAATACAGGACTACAACGCGCTTCTGCTGAACAAGTTTGGTGGATGGCTCAAGGCCGTCATTTCATGGGGTGGAGAGACTGCCGTTCCTCCAAAATATGGCATTGTTGAAATATGCTGTCTTGGCAAGTACAGCGAAATACTGTCTCCAACGCAAAAGGCCCAAATACTGGAATTTCTTGAGAACAAGAATCTTCCAGACATTGACGTTGTTCTCATTGATCCAGATCCAGTGCAAATTGACGTCAGAATTGTGCTGGACTGGTGGAAATGGAAAACAACTGAAACAGGAACCGACATAAAGAACAAGATTGATGAAGCTACAAGAAAATTCTTCATTCAGTATCTTTCCTCGTTCAACGTCAAACTGAAGTATTCAACGCTGCTTATGGCCTTGACTTCCGTTTCCAAGGCCATAGACAATCTTGTCGTTCACATGACGCTCACGAAATACATCACTCCAGACTGGAGGCATACAGCCACATATGCAGTCAACTTCCTCAATCCATTGGAACCAGGTTCAGTTTTGATCGGTCCATGGACTGTTGGTTCTTCAACGTATTCCTGCTGGGACGTTCCACATGTTGACGCGGCAGGAAAAACGGAGCAGATTGGAGTTCTCTACATTGGAAGATCTTCCAGAAATGATTCTTCCAAAAAGGCCATTGGAACTGTAGACTATGACACGGGAGAAGTCATTATGAAGTCCTACAAGTTTGATGATGGAGTGGTCAATTCCATTCCAGTTGCGGCTTCGCCAAGCGTTCTCAACATTTCCACGGCCAGAAATGGAATATTCAAGCTGAATTCAGTGTCCATAGACGCCGAAGAGAGGGTGTAGCATGAACATACTTGCTGAAAGATCATTTCCTTCCTTTTTCAAGGAATATGCTCCAAAGCTTCTGAAGTTCTACAGCGACTGGCTGGACTGGACGGAACTGCCAGGAAACTTCCATTACGAACTCAACCATCTTTCAAGCGAACAGGACATTGATGAATCCATAGAAGCCTACAGAACGCATCTTAAAAGAAAGCTTCTTCCTGAATTTCCAGAACGCACTGCAACTGATCTCAAGCTGCTTCTGAAGAATGTTCTATGGCTGTACAGGGCCAAGTCTTCAAGAAAGGCCTATGACTTCATGTTCCGCATTCTCTTCAATTCTCCAGCAACAATATGGCATCCAAGAGACACAATGCTCAAAACGTCAGATGGCGTATGGGACGTTCCACAGTATGCTGGCATTGTTGAGAATGATGAAGTCAATACAAACTGGCTGATAGACAACTGTCTTGGATGGAGAATGACTGGAAAGGACAGTCGAGCCGAAGCATTTATCGCCGCCGCATCCTCAGGATATTCTGGTTCAATTGAATGCAAGGCTTCAAGCATAAAGGAGCTTGCGAGAGTCTCCTTCTACAGAAACTATGACCATCCTGGCCAGGAACTTCTTGAGAATCTTGGAACAATTGAATGCGATCCTACGCTGAACGCATTTCGCATTGTCAATCCCAACGAAACAACGGAAATGGTTACGGCCGTCTGGTCGATAAACAAGGAAAAAAGAACATACGTTTTTCCTCCAGGCACGTCCGTTATTGAAATAGGAACAAAAAACTTTCTGGAACCACAGGCCGTAGTCAATGGCGATACAAGCAGCTATGATGCCATCAATCTTGAAGCCCTTCATGGTGGTTTGTGGCGCACTGTAGACGTGTCTTATTCAAATGGAGTTCTGGAAGGAAAATTTCAGGATGGCAATGGAAATGAACATTCTGCATTTTCGCTGTCCATTGAATATAATGGCGACATTACATTCGCTTCAAGCGTTCCATTGAGACGCAAGGGAGAGGGAACTGCGGCTGGTCTGCTGGCCACATTCTATGTCAAGTCTCTGCAAAAGATTGTTCGCGGAGGACTGTCTAGAGAATCTATCAAGACAGCACCAGTTCAGCTTCTTTCCCAAGGCTTTGGAACATACTGCATATCTGCAAGAAGTCTTTTGAGTGGTGATGACGTTCTGGCCTTTGATGGGGAGTCCATTTCAATTCTTGAGCTAGTTGCTCATACGGACGTTGCGGCCAACACGGTTGCTGCCGTAGAATATTCATTTGAAGAGCCAGTTTCCAACATTTCTCTGTCTCTTTCCTATGACTTTGCCGCAGGAAAATACATAGTTGAGGCTTCCAAGCCTGTCAGATCTTCAATTGATGCCATATGCCGATTTGGAGAAAAGTCAATCTCAGTTAAAATTCCTGCAAAGCAGACTAGAGTTGAATTTGAAGCCGATCTGCCAGATCCACTGGTGACAGTTGGTTCCAAAAATCTGTTTGGCATTCTGCTGGACGTTCCAACAGCGCATTTTGCTCCTGGAGAAAGAGTGCGTCTTCTCAACCCAGATACTGGAGAAGTTTCTGAAATTGAACCAGTCATTCTCTGGCATGCAGAATCAGAAGGACACTATACTTCAACAAAGGGATTTCTTTCCGACATCAATGCCGTTCAGGACAACCACTACTGGCAGAACTACAGCTATGTCGTTAGAAGCGATGTAGGAATAGGTCAGTGGAGAAACATTGTCAAGACGCTTCTTCATCCAGCCGGTCTTGAAATCTTCGGCGAATTGATGATTGAAGGAACGGAACTGGAAGATGGGAAGGGAATCTACTATCTTGAAGAGCAGACATACCTTAGAAAGTTTGGCCTGTTCTTTGAAAAGATGGTCGCTCTGGCCAAAATGGCCATTGTACGCACGGAATTTATTCTTTCAACGTCAAGACTGGCACAGCGCCATTCAATCACTACGGATCTCTGGCTGCACTGGATTCAAAGCACTGGCGATCTAAGAGCCGACATAAAGGAACTAAAGCGTCTGCTGTTCAATGAAGATGACATAGAAGAGCGCAAGGAGCTTGAACGCCAGATCAATGAACTTGAGGCCACGCTTTCGTCTCCATGGATGGAAGACATAAGGGACTGGTATGACATAAGGCCAGCGGAAATAGATGAAGAACTTAATGCAAACTCGGTTCTCTGGTTCCGCAATGATGGAACGCTGATTAATCCACTCATAGTGGACTGGGTGAGATTTGAATTTACGGAAGACATAGACGAGCCATTTGAGCTTCGTGGAGAGACTGTTCAGCCAAAGACTTCCTCCCTGTGGGGAACAACGCTTCATCCACTGCATCCAATGATTCATGGACGCATTCTTGGCAATGAATACGCATTGACGGATGACCAGGAGGAAATTCCATTTCTCTACATGGCCTTTGTTGGTTCATCTCAGGAATCATCTGGCGTCCGCATCAAGAATCTTGTAATTGGCAATGATGTCTTGAGATATTCCGACATAGCCAGAGTAGACATTCATGAACCGGCCTCGATAAAAGAAACAGATCTTCAGAAGTATGCCAGAAAGTTTCTGCTGGGACAGGATGCGGCATCTTCCTCAAATGGAATAATTCAATGGAAGAACCTGGAAATTCCAGACTTCATCTACGTTGACACGGATGGTGGACTGGTTTTCAACAGGCAGTCGCTCTTGAAAGTTCCAGAAGCGTGGGCTTCCTATCATGACAGAACATATGAGTTTGAACGCAGTGCCTGGAATGATGAAAGGATTTCCATTGTCTCCTATTCTCCATACGACTTTCTCTACAGAATATGGATTGAACGCCTCAATGGAAAAATAGAGTGCTCTATCACGGCCTACAATTCCAAAACTGCTCCAGGCCTTCCATTGAAAAATTCCAACGTCCACATCATTCCTAAAATTGAGTATGATGCCGATGGAAAGGAGATTTCAAGAAAGGAAGATGAAGCCACAACAGAACTTGTTTATGTTCAGGATTCTGGATGGAATGGACCAGCGACGGAAATTTATGCAACAACCAGATCATGGAAGCTTGAATTCAATGATCCTTCAAGGGTTTCAAGCTGGTTTGAAATCAACCTTCCAGAAGTTGTAGACAGCGAACAGCTTCTCTGCTTTGTCAACGGTCTTCTTCAGCCAAAAAGCAGAATTGAAGGCAATGCTGTTTCCATAGACACGGTAAAGGACAACAGCTCAATCACCTATTCTTCAACAAGACTGAACTTCTATGACTTGAGCCTTGAAGAATACATTCTGAATGAAGAGCAGACAGGATACGTTCTGGATGAAAATGGACGTCCAAAGACAAGACTTGTCATGGTGTCCACGAATGAATCGGACAATGTTCCATTTGGAGAAATAACGCTTCAGGACTGGCTTGTAGTCAATGAAGACATGGACAGAATGAAGCTTCCAGACTTCACTCTCGAAGGAATGGTCTTCAACATCATTGGATGTTCCATATCCGATACCTTGTCCTATGCTGAAATATACGTTCTCGCTCCAATTGAAGGTTCAAGAAAGATTCAGTATCCCTGGTTTGGATGGAAAATGGAGGCCGACAGGGATGAAAACGGTCTTGGAGACGTTGACAGCAATGGTCTTCCAGTCTATGTCTGGCCATTCACCTATGACAATGCCAGAATATTCCCATATTCGGCGCACAACGAATCCATTACTTCCATAAGGGATGCAGAACTAAATCCAGACAAGGAAGCCATTCTTCCAAAGATTCACTGGGAAGTCCAGTACCACAACGTAAGTCGTCTCTTGAATGGATTTCAGCGTTCAACGCTTATTTCTGAAACGATTGCGTCTCAGAGACAGTCTGAAACCGTTGATCGGATACTGAATACCTGGTTTGATGACGCTACCAGCAGGCTTCGTACAGACTTCTTCAAGAATGAGCACTGGATGGCGGCAGCAAACTTCAGTTCGACTCTTCTGTTCAATAAAGAAGGCATTCTCATTGATCCCGCTGAAATAGACTGGGCCGACTGTCTGGCGCATGGAACGCAGGAATATGGCTTTCCGCAGAAATGGTGGTCTAGACCACTGCAGGCTGAACAGCCAGCAAGATATGGAACTGTTTCCAATGGTGGCATAACCTGGTCTGGAATTGAAGACTTTGATCCAGAAGGAAGACTTGTCTTCATTGATGGACTGAAGATGCTTGATTCCGACATAGCATCCAATGCACCAGTTTCTTCTGAAATGGATGAAAAAGATGCCATTGCTTTCTCAATGGGAAGAGACTGGTTGATGCAGAATGATGGTCAGACAGGATGGTTCAGTCTCAAAAAAGATTCCACCGGATGGACTGTTCAAGCCAAAGTCAATGGAGAATATGCCAGCGTCGACCATCTGGATCGTCTGCAGGAAATTGATCTTGTCGAATTTGTTGGTCTTTCTCTGGGAAGAAAGCGTGGCACCATATGGTCGGCTGATGGTTCAACATTTGAAATAAAGGGAAGCACTGAAGTTTCTTCAGTGACAGGCGACAAGCGGCGCTTCATCGACCTCACTTTCCTGGACAAGATTGACATCTATCAGCCACAGACAACTCAAAGACTGTATTCAGTAGTCAATAGCTGGATATTTGGTGCAGTAGACAGAATCGTTGACGTAGATCCAAGATTCTTCATGGTGTTCATTGATGGAAAGCATTCTCCAATGGAGTCCCATGAATGGAGATATATCAAGGGATCCTTTTTTGTTGAAGTTGATCCAGAAAAGTCCGTTGAAGTCTACATTGGAAATCCATATTCCCATCTTGCTCCAGACTTTGCAAAGACTGCACCCAATGCAATAGAAGACCTGGTCTTCAACAATCTCCGCATCAATCCAGTTCCAAGACATATGCTGACTTCCACGCTGTGGAGAATGATGGAAGTTGGACACATGCACTTTGGAAAGCAGTCTGTTGTTGAATGGAGCAAGACATTCAGCTTCAAGTCCCTGCAGGCCCTGTCCACATACTGGAGAATGGAAATTCAGACTGCTGCCATGGAACCAGTTTCCATGATGGCCGTGAAGGAAATCAATCGCCAAAGCATGATTTTCTTCAATCCAGTGTGGGGAACAAGATTCAGTACAGAAGTGCAGTGGAAGGAGATTCCTCTCCGCTGGAAGCTTGGCTTCCTCTGGGAAAACAGACTAGAGCATCAGCAGACTGTTGTCAATCTTTCAGAGACGTATGATGACGTTGCACGGTGGGGACAGATGGATCCTTCGGCCTGGGCCGGACTTGATTTCAATCCGCTTTCCAAGACTGGAAAGAGTTCCATTATGTCCTTTGATTCTGATGGAGATCTCATTGATCCATTCGACGTGGATCATCATGAGCATCTCCTCAAGCCATGGACTGTTGGCAACGTTGTTGAAGTGTTGATGCCCTCAGATACAGTGCATATGTCAAGAATCTACTGGCCAATCTATGAAGTTGATCCAGTTGAGCATTCAAGACGCTATGAGGGAGATGATCGTCTTTATCCACCAGACAGTCGTTTCTATGAACTTGTAAGCACTACATTTGAAGCGGCCTATGTCGATGGACTTGCTTTTGACATAGATCAGCATTTTGCAAAGGAAGTTCAGGACGTGCATACTGAAGAGGACGTATATGTCTGGCCAAGACCAGATGTAGTCTTTCCTCTCGGAAGATATGCTGAATTGATGGAAGATGCTGGCTGGGATTCCGTAACTGTTGTTGACATGGATGGAGAGCATCTGCTTCTCACGGATGTTGTTGCGGATGAAGTGCAGGATTCAGAAGGATGGACAACAGGCGTTGCAATTGATGCTGAGCATCCAATGGCAAGAGACGTGCAGACCATTCTTGAGAATGGACCATTTCTAGTTTCTGTTCAGCGTCTGTGTGGCACTGAACTAGTCTTTGTTGATGGAGTGAAGCAGGCCGAAGGAACATTCGCAAGACAGGCCAGAATTGATGGAAGAGTTGTATTTTCAAGCGTTGATCCAGTCAAGGAAGAAGATGTTCCAAAAGGATCAAACGTTGAATATGCTATTGAAATTCTAGATTCGACGTGGAAGGACAATGATGAGCATATTGTTGTCATATACTATCCAAACGTATCATGGGCCGAAAGACATGCAAGTCCAGAACCGTTGATAGAAACGATTCATTCCAGCATTGAGCCTGACTGGAAAGAAAAGTACAATTTTGAAACGTTCGAGGAATACATCAAGTCAAGAATTGTTCTTTTCTGCAATGGTTCTCTTGTACGCATTACAGTCGATTTGCAGATGAATATTTGCATCAATGGGCAGCCATTAGATGAATATGAATGCAGTTCTTATGAACTTTATATTGCAGACTTGTCGAACGTCAACTGCCGCGTTGCAGAATCTCCACTGAATGAAACCGATCAGACATTTAATCTCGACAATCAGCAGCGTAATCCATTTATGGAGACGCATAGGACAAATACGCTTTTCCGCATGGGGGAAGTTCAAACTTTACTCTGCGGAAAGATTGAGTCTATAGAAACCGTAAAGACTGTGGCAATGTCAGACATGGACTGCGTTTCTGACAGCGGTTTAAGCAATGAATCCGTTGTGAAGGACAATAGGGACACGTTAGACCACATATTCTGCTACTGGTCTATTCCGGTAAGATGCTTCTGCAATCCATCTCTGTATGTTGAAACCATATCCAAAGTTGACGTGGTCATGCAGGATGACTATACCTGGAAGGTGCTTGGTCCAGGAGAAAATGTTGATGATCTGGATTTTCTGGCCATTGACGTGCATATGCTTGATGGATCAAATGATGTCAACGTGCTGGTAAATCCAGACAATATTCCACATGTTGTTGATGGAAAGATTGTCTTTGACACAACATATGTGCCACAGTCATGGAATTTCACTTTGTATGCAACAGCAAGAGAGAATCCAGAATGGTTCCTTCCATGTGAACGTCTTACTGCCTCAAACTGGATATTCTACAAGGGGTGGAATCAGCGTCTGGAATTTATCGGACTTGAACCAAATAAGGAAGTCTACATTGTTGAAACATATGACGTATCCATGCCAGGAACATATACCAATACTGATGCAGTATACTGGCTGGAAAAGGAATTCAACAAGAAGTCAACTCTTATTCTAGACAACGAAGGACTGCTTGAACATCCTGAAGGTCTTGAATGGCGCGATGGAGTTCACATATTCCCACATGAAGGAACATGGACGGCCCAGGCCGAAGAAGCGGAATTTCCAGCAGTCATTAATGAACTTGTTCCAGACAACATAAAGAAGAAGCAGATTATGGAACTCTGCATTGATGACGTAATTGGATGCAACGATGGCTTGGATGCTGTTGGAAACTGCTGCATTGACACAATAGTGGCAGTTAATTCCAGAATATATCTTACAAGCGACTGGAGCCATCTGGCTAATAGAGACTACATCTATTGGGAGGAAGGTGAGTTTATAAACTGGATTGCCTGGCTTCAGGACGATGACGTTTTTGATCCACACAAGTGCTTTGTCTTTGTCAATGGCTTCAAGATTCCAGACTGGAAATGGTCATATGATGCCGATCTAAATGCAGTCTATATTCCATATGAAAGACATTATATGATTGAGCGTCTTGGATTTGTCAAGAAAAAGGACATGTATGATGAACGAATACATCAAAACATAGTTCACGCTACATTGATTGATCCAGATTTAAGAACTGTTCAGGAACTTGAAGAAGATGTTCCAGTCATTGTGGAATCCTACTGGACTACATGGAAGGATCGCGAGGGATTCCCAGTGTGGGGTGAAGTTTCAGAGATTCCTGCCGATGATGACACTGAAGTTCTAGTTGACAGGCCAGATCCAAGAGAGGGAATTATATGGCCTATTGCCAGAATATGGAAGTATTTCAATTCCTGCACCAGCGAAGGAATAGATATTCCAGAGTATCTTGGTCATGACTTGTCAAAGTACGTTCTGGCCTGGGTCAATGGAAGAAACGTACAGTGCATTTTTGATGGAACCAGAATATACGTTCCAGGATGCGAAACGGCCGAAACCGTTGAAGTCTATGTCTTTGAACTTCATGATGGCGCCTGGATTGAACGCTTCAATGCCGTTCCAGAATCATTTACTTTGACAAGCAGCTTTAGGGACTTGAAGGTATGCTAGAAAAGATAGTGGAAACAGTTCCATTGCAGGGATGGAAGGTGTTTGACGGGGAGAAAATGTCTCCTGCAAAGGCCCTGCATGTCACAAGACCATTTTGGGTCTGGAAGATCAGGACTGAAACCAGAGAGATTGAATGCGCCGATGATCATTTTCTCTTCTTTGAAGACGGATGCAAGGTCATGGCTTCTGAACTTCAAACTGGAGACCGCATTCAAGTAGATGGCGGCATTGAAGCTGTAGTTTCAATAGAGCAGACAGAACGTATTGAGCAGATGTATGACATGGAAATGGACACCAGCGAACACAAGTGGTCCACTAATGGAATAGTCAGCCACAATACAACAACCTGCACAGCATTCATTCTGCACTACGTTCTATTCAATCCAGACAAGAAGGTTGCAATACTGGCCAACAAGGGAGCCCAGGCCAGAGAAATAATGAGCAGAATTGAACTGGCCTATCTGCATCTTCCAAAATGGCTGCAGTGTGGCGTCAAGACGTGGAACAAGGGTTCAATGGAACTGGCCAATGGAAGCTCAATCATTTCATCAACCACTTCATCGGACTCCATTCGTGGTCAGTCCTATTCCTGCGTTGCAGAAGGAACTCTTGTGACGCTGAAGAATTCGGATGGAAATGCAGTTCAAACTGGAATAGAGCATGCCTTGAAAGAAAAGTTTCAGACGTTCAAGCAGGTTCTCACTCCAACTGGCTTCCAGAAATATGAAGGACTTCGTGCAAGACTGGTTGACAGCATTCTTGAAGTGTCATTTGATGATCGGACAAGATTGAAATGCACAGAAGACCACAGAATACAGCTCGTCGATGGAAAATTCATTGAAGCTTCCTTGCTAGTTCCAGACATGAAGGCCCTTTCTGTCAATGGATGTGTTAAGGTATTGAATATAAAGAAAATTAAACAGAAAACGTGGGTATATGATCTTTTGGACGTTGCAAATGGAAGCGTCTACTGGACTGATGGAATTGCCAGCCACAACTGCGTTCTTATTGATGAATGTCTTGCAGGAAAGGAGACTGTAAAAGTCCGAAGAAAGTCTGACCATCAGGAAATGAATGTTTCTCTTGAGGATTTCTGGAACATGCTCTAGTTGTCTGCTCTAGTTGTCTGGAAGTAAATATGGTGTTAGTTGAAGTTGTCTAACGACTTCAAGCACGATTTCAGATGACGCAGAATGAATATGCTTCCTGCCAGGAAGGTTTGGCAAAATACATAGTTGACAAGGATTCAGCAGACCAGGTGCAGGAGATGTGCATTCGTCTCCAGTCTGCCTCCAGCACATTGAAGAGCGCGCTTCAGGAATGCATCACAGTTTTCGATGAAGTTGAGCAGATGGTCAACTCCAGTTTAGATGAACTGAATGAACCGATAACAATTACAATGGAGTCCGTCTATAACGATGTTGAAGATGAAGTAGATGCTCTTGCAACCATTCTTTCCACAGCAACGCTTGATGGAGCCAGAAGCCTTGGAGAGAATGGCATTGCATGGTTTGCAGAAGGAGAGCCAGTGCTGGTCTCTCTTGATGGAAATCAGATAGCCTGCTGGCATATGGAGAATGACGGCGAAATTGCAACAATCTCTCTTGGCTATCTTGGTGGACCAAGAACGCAGGTTCCTCTATCATCGCTTCAACATAGGGAGCAGGAATAATGCTGTTCCATGCTCTTCTAGCAAACAGGGCAACAGCAGCCAATTCTTCTGGACAGGGTCAGGGTGGAGAGCCTGTTGAAGAGTCATTGACTTTAACTGTTACAGTCACTTCCTCTCCATCAAATGGAGACAAGTACGACATTGGCGACACATTGACTTTCAACGTTGTTCTTAGAAGTGCTGGCTCAAATCTGCCGACTACATTGACCGTCACTGGAATGCCGAACAGAAGCATCACCGTCCCAGGAGGTGGCGCTTCAGCTCAGCAGTACACGAAGACAATCACCAAGGACGACATCAACGCAAGCGGCACTTTGACCATCTCCTGCTCTGCCGTCAGCGGCGAACTGAGCGACAGCGATTCATTCAGCGTTTCTCTGGTTGATCCATATGTCAACATTTCGATGGCCCTCACTGAAGTCAATCCGCTTCAGACGGGAGTGCTGTACGAGGTTGGAGACACAGTTTCGTGGTCATGCGCCATTGCAGGCACTGGCTCTCTCAACGCAACTGGATGCAGTCTTGAAATCTACTGCAACGGCGACCTGATAAGCAGCGACAACAGCTACGACGTAATGGCAGGCGCAACGGACACCATAACTGGAACGCGCACGGTCACTGCGGCCGATGCAGGACTTGGAGAGCTTGCATTCAGCGCCATCCTCAAAGAGCCTGCCGTTGGCGGCGTGGAGAAGCCTGCGTGGAAGTCCTATCTCACTGTAAGCAACATTGACACGGATGTAGATCTGTCGTGGCGCTTCATTGTCAACACAAAGCTGCAGAGCAGTTCCAACGTCAATACTGGCGTTCCGCTGAGGCTGTATGGAATGGCGTCTGGAACTGAATTTGAAGTTGACTGGGGAGACAACAGCACCACGACTTTAACGCCTGCATCCTATACGAATTCAAGCAGCGCGGCATCCCAGCATGCCTATGCAACAGGCGGAACATATACAATCACCATTACGGCTTCGGCTTCTGACTGGAATGCGATGAAATTCATGTCCACATCTGGAAACAATACTTCAACATCAAGCTGGAACGCAAAGACATTGCCGATATTCTGGTTTAGAAACACCGTCACGGAGATTCTAGATCCAATTCCGCCCTGCTCAGGATCAAGGGTGTTCAGCGGTCTCAAGCCTGGAACGTCAGACGAAGGTAAGGCTGGAACAACGTTCAACTACATGTTCTACTCTTCCAAGCTAACGACCATTCCAAACGGACTCTTCTCGCTGAACCAGTATGCAACTTCGTTCATCGGCACCTTCTACAATTCGGCGCTTGCCGCTATTCCAAACACCACGTTCTACGGATGCACTTCAGCGACTTCTTATGACCACTGCTTCTACGGATGCACTGCAATCACAACGGTTTCAAGTGGACTGTTCAACTGGGCGGAAGGTGTATTGGACTTCTCCTATCTGTTCTACGGATGCACGAACCTTCAGACAATGGGAGCAGGACTCTTTGCCAACTCGCCTCTTGTGACTGCGTTCTGGTCATCATGGAAGAAATGCTCCAAACTGCAGGCACTTCCTGCATCCCTGTTTGCATACACGCCGCTTGCAACAAACTTCGAGTCAACGTTCTCAACCTGCAGCAAGATTGCCAGCATAGACGCATCGACATTCGAATCCTGTACAGGCATTACAACATTGCAGCAGTGCTTTGAGAACTGCTCAGCATTGACGACAATTCCATCTGGACTTCTGGCCAACTGTCCGAACATCACCAACTTCAAGTCGGCGTGGTCAAAGGCCACCAAGCTTGCATCAATACCGTCAGACCTGTTCAGCGCCTGCGCAGGCATAACGACCGTAGAAGCCTGCTTCACTGGATGCACAGCGCTCGTAAACTTTGACATCACTTTCATTGCTCCGAACATTGCTACAGTGACAAACTTTGTTCCGGGCAAGTCTGGAGCAGTCAGAAATGTGACCGTTCCTGCCAATTCAACGACAGCAACCAAGTTCAACGGCGTAGCCAGTTCAATGACTCTCACCGTAATTCCGGTTTAACAATAGACTGCATATAGCGAGGAATAAATGCCATGCCTTTGGATCAACTAAAATCAAAAGTAATAGTCAAGACCAGTTCTGGACTGGTTCAAATCAATCCAGAAACCACGATGGAGGCCGTTGACGGACTTTCCACGGAACTCGCATCCGCAGTCCACAAGACTGGAGCCGAATCTGTCGATGGCATCAAGACATTTGAAAAGAATACAATGGCGGAAGCCGTTGCATTGAGTGGAAGCGAAATCAACGTCACTCTCAGCGCATTCTTCACCAAGACAATTTCAGCCGATACAACATTCACTTTCACTGGCGCTCCTAGTGGAAAGACCTGCGCCTTTACCCTGATATTGACTAATGGCGGCGCAGCAAACGTCACATGGCCTAACAACATCAACTGGATGGGTGGACAGGCTCCAACATTGAAGGAGACTGGCATTGACGTTTTGACCTTCTTTACAGTCAATGGCGGCACTGTCTGGATGGAAGTGTCTGGAAGCATCTCTGGTGGCAGTTCTGGAAGCGGAACCATTGCAGACTCCGGAGTTATTGCTGGAACATATGGTCCGTCTGCAAACGTGAGTGGAACCTATAGCGGAACATTTGTCATTCCTGAAATAAGCGTCAACCAGAAAGGACAGGTCACGCAGGTTATCGACAGAGTAGTTACGCTTCCTGCATCGGACAACACGGACATTTCCGTGCAGGTGGTTGAAAACGGATGGACGAAATCCTATCTGCTTGGCGTTGATGCGGCAAACCAAGTCTCTGGCGTTCCTATGAACGTGACTGCGATTGCCGACAAGGATGTGTACATTACGGGAAGCCCCGGCGTCCTTCATGCAACTACGTTTGAAGGTTCGCTGAGCGGCAATGCGACTTCTGCAACGAAGGCAACAAACGACGTAGACAACAATCCAATCAAGACTACATATGCCAAGCTTGCATCTCCTGCCTTGACGGGAACGCCTACTGCTCCTACTGCCGCAACGGGAACGAACACAACGCAGATTGCAACGACTGCATTCGTTCAGGATGCCTTGAGCGGATACACTCCAAGCGGCGGTTCTGGAGCAAAGGAAATTCAGTATTCCACAGTCGAGCCTACCACGTCAACAGTTTCCACACTGGACAACGAGAGCCTCATCTTCTATGAAGAATCTTCAATGTCTGGCAGCTTCAACGGTTCATATGTCGTTCCGGCAAACTATATCGGTGCGACTTCATCCGCATCTGGCGTTGCCGGACTTGTTCCTCCCGCAACCTCCGCCGAAAGGGACTACTATCTCAAGGGTGACGGCACTTGGGCTGCGGCATCTGGTGGAGGAAGCGTTTCAGACTATGTAGGAGCGACTTCATCTGCATCTGGAACGCACGGCCTGGTTCCTGCCGCTACTTCAGCAGAAAGGGACAGCTACCTGAAAGGCGATGGCACTTGGGGAAGCATCTCTCTTCCGTCAACCTACGTTGGCGCGACAGGCAGTGCCAGCGGCACTGCCGGACTTGTTCCCGCCGCAACGTCTTCCGACACGGCAAAGTTCCTGCAGGGAGACGGCACTTGGGCCGCAGGCGTCCATATTGCTGGAAGCGAAACCATATCTGGAGCAAAGACATTTGCACAGGGACCGTATGGAACCACGTCTGCCGTCTCTGCAAGCGAAATCAATCTTGCAGACGGCACAGTGTTCACGAAGACCATTTCAGCCAACACCACGTTCACAATCACTGGAGCTCCATCTGGAACTGCATGCTCCTTCAGCCTTCTGCTGACCAATGGCGGAGCATACACTGTAGCATGGCCTGCATCTATCAAGTGGGCTGGCGGAAACGTGCCGACATTGACCGAATCTGGAGTTGATCTCTTGACGTTCCTTACGCCAGATGGCGGAACGACCTGGTATGGAGTGCTTTCAGTAGGAGGAGCCGCATAATATGATTACCCGCAACATGATGGCTGGCGGAAGCGGTGCGTCAGCAGTATTTGAGTTCAAGTATACCGTCACAACGAATGCAAGCGGCTCAAGCGACAAGAAATCCGCACTGCCAATCAATCTCTATGGGCAGACTGGAGTTGAAATATCTGTGGACTGGGGAGACGGAAATACTTCCGTTCTCAAGCCATCCGACTACACGGCTTCCAGCTCTCTTGCTTCCGTTCACAAATATGCTTCTGCTGGAACGTATCAAATCACTGCTTCCAGTTCCAATTGGAGCAATGCATACCTTCTGTCCTGCTATGCCGATGCAACGATTTCCTCCGCCAACAATGCCAACCAGCCTGTGTACTGGTGGCGCAGAACATTGAAGAGCGTAGATTCTCCTCTGCCTCCTGTCAAGGGCGTAATGCGTCTAGCTTCTGCAAGCGCCACGTCAATGACTGCATCGGACAATGACCTTGGCTTCCTTTTCCACAGATGCGAAAAGATGACAAGCATCCCTGCAAACCTGTTCGAGAATGCAGGGCACATTGAAGAATTCAACTCCACATTCTACAATTGCATTATACTGCCTTCTATTCCTGCTGGACTCTTCGACCCCTGCGTTTCTGCATTGAACTTTAGCGACTGCTTCAGATACTGCACAGCATTGACCAGCATTCCTGTCAGCTTCTTCAAATACTGCACTGCCGCGACAAACATGTATAATGTGTTCAGATTCTGCAACAAGGTCACAAGCGTTCCAGCAGATCTGTTCAGATACAATACGCTTGTTACCAACATGGGCGGAGCATTCAGCAGATGCGATGCATTGAAGAACTTCACGCTGTGCATAGGAAGTCCAAACGTTGCAACGGTAACCGACTTCATTCCGAATGCAAGCGGCGTTACAAGAATTGTCTGCGTTCTTGCCAATTCGACTACCTATACCTCGTTCAATGCCTACAAAAACACTTCAAACAATGTTACAGTGTCTACAAGCAATGCAGACTGCGGCATTGAGGAAGAGGAGATAGACGACGGAACATGGCGGTTTACCGTCAATACGCAAGCCACTTCATCTAGTGAAAGAAAGACGGGCATTCCTTTCAATCTTTACGGACAAACTGGAATTGAGTTGACAGTTGACTGGGGCGACAATACAACTTCTACATTGACGCCATCCGACTATACAGCAAGCAATTCTAGGGCATCTGTTCATGAATATGCAGCTGCTGGAGAATATACTGTAACTGTTGCATCGAATGATTGGGAAAATACATATCTATTATTTTATACTTCTGATGATATATCTTCAGATTCCAACACCAAATATTCTTCATTATATTGGTTTAGAAGAACTTCAACTAGCATTAATACTAAACTTCCACAGATTAAAGGCGTTAATAACGCAGATACGCTAATAGCATACAATAATTCATTATATGGTTTATTTTATAATTTAGGAAAAATAACATCCATTCTAGCCGGACTGTTTGACAATAATACAGCAGTAACAGATTTTAAGAGCTGCTTCGCTGGCTGCACTTCCCTTCAGTCAATTCCATCTGGACTGTTTGACAAGAATACGGTAGTGACTAATTTTCAAAACTGCTTCGCTGGCTGCACTTCCCTTCAGTCAATTCCATCTGGACTGTTTGACAAGAATACGGTAGTGGATAGGTTTGACTACTGCTTCTACAAATGCACTTCCCTTCAGTCAATTCCATCTGGACTGTTTGACAAGAATACAGCAGTGACTAGTTTTGACAGTAGTTTCTGGAACTGCTCTTCCATTCAATCCATTCCATCTGGACTGTTTGACAACAATACGACAGTGACTAATTTTGGCTACTGCTTCTATAGCTGCACTTCCCTTCAGTCAATTCCATCTGGACTGTTTGACAACAATACGGTAGTGAATAGGTTTGTCGGATGTTTCTGGAACTGCACTTCCCTTCAGTCCATTCCATCAGGACTGTTTGACAAGAATACGGCAGTGACTACTTTTAACAGCTGCTTCAATGGCTGTTCTTCCCTTCAATCCATTCCATCAGGACTGTTTAACAAGAATACGGCAGTGACTAATTTTTATAGCTGCTTCAATGACTGCACAAATTTATTGAATTTTCATTTAAAAATTGGTTCTTCTTCTGTCACCAATTTTACCGACTTTATCTCAAATGCTTCCAATGTAGATCGTATTCTCTGCGTTCCTACAAATTCGACTACCTATACTAATGCTTCCAGCTTTGCCAATGCATCTAATGGAGTTATTGTTTCTACTGATTTCATTGAATGCTCGGAAGCGTGGGAATTTACCATTGACACTGAAGCAACGGCATCTGGCGAGAAAAAGACAGGCATTCCATTCAATCTATATGGACAGACTGGAGTTGAACTGCTTGTAGACTGGGGCGACAATACAACGTCTAGATTGACACCATCAGACTATACTGCAAGTGACTCTACTGCATCTGTTCATGAATATGCAGCTGCTGGAGAATATACTGTAACGATTGCTTCTAATGATTGGGAAAATACATATCTATTATTTTACCTTTCTAGTATATCTTCAGATTCCAATAGAAAATATTCTTCCTTATATTGGTTTAGAAGAACAGCAACTAGTATTGATGCTAAACTTCCACAGATTAAAGGCGTTGCAGATGCAGAGACGCTAACAGCATCCAATAATTCATTACAATGTTTATTTTATTATCTAGGAAAATTAACATCCATTCCATCTGGACTGTTTGACAACAATACAGCAGTGACTAGTTTTACCGCATGCTTCTATAATTGCTCTTCCCTTCAGTCCATTCCATCTGGACTGTTTGACAACAATACATTAGTGACTGCTTTTGCTAACTGCTTTGAAAACTGCTCTTCTCTTCAGTCCATTCCATCAGAACTGTTTGACAAGAATACACAGGTGACTACTTTTTACAGCTGCTTTCGAGGATGCACTTTACTTCAGTCCATTCCAGCAGGACTGTTCAACAAGAATACGGCTGTGACTAGTTTTCAATCCTGCTTTTGTGAGTGTAGTTCCCTTCAGTCCATTCCATCAGGACTGTTCAACAAGAATACAGCCGTGACTAGTTTTAAAAACTGCTTTTGTGACTGTAGTTCTCTTCAGTCCATTCCATCTGGACTGTTTGACAAGAATACAGCAGTGACTAGTTTTAATAATTGCTTTCAAAACTGTACTTTCCTTCAGTCCATTCCAGAAGGATTGTTTGACAAAAATACACTTGTAACTGGTTTTCTCGCCTGCTTCTCTGACTGTCGTTCTCTTCAGTCCATTCCATCAGGACTGTTTGACAAGAATACAGCAGTGGATAATTTTATTAGCTGCTTTTATGAATGCTCTTCCCTTCAGTCCATTCCATCAGGACTGTTTGACAAAAATACAAGAGTTACTAGTTTTGATAGTTGCTTCTCTACCTGCTCTTCTCTTCAGTCCATTCCAGAAGGACTGTTTGACAATAATACAAGAGTAACTACGTTTGAATACTGCTTCTATAACTGCCGTTCTCTTCAGTCCATTCCATCAGAACTGTTTAACAAAAATACAGCAGTGACTAATTTTAGTCACTGCTTTCCTGGCTGTGCTTCCCTTCAGTCCATTCCAGCAGAACTGTTTGACAAGAATACAGCAGCGACTGATTTTAGCTACTGCTTCGCCTACTGCTCTTCTCTTGCATCCATTCCATCAAAATTGTTTAACAAAAATACAGCAGCGACTGATTTTGGCGGCTGCTTCTTTAGCTGCACAAATTTATTGAATTTTCATTTAAAAATCAGTTCTTCTTCTGTCGCTACTTTTAGCAATTTTGTTTCTGATGCCTCCAATGTAGATCGCATTCTTTGTGTTCCAGCTAATTCAACCACATATACAAATGCAAGTTCATTTGCAAACAATTCCAATAATGTTATTGTTTCCACGGATGTAATAGACTGTGCTGAAGCGTGGGAATTCACGATTGACACGGAAGCGACAACGGCAGGAGAGAAGAAGACTGGCATTCCGTTCAATCTATATGGACAGACTGGAATTCAATTAATTGTGGACTGGGGCGACAATACAACGTCTACATTGACGCCATCAGACTATACAGCAAGAGATACGTCAGCATCCATTCATGAATATACTACTGCTGGTGAATATAATATTACAATCATTTCAAATGACTGGGAAAATACATATATTTTAGCAAGTCCACTTAGTACATATACAGCCACTCAAGGAAGAACTTTATGGAATACTACACTAACTTCTTTAAATTCTAAACTTCCGTCGGTAAAAGGTGTCTATACATATACATCATCTTCGCCATATCTTACTGCAAATGACAATAGTCTAGATTCTTGTTTTAGATCTTGCAGTAAACTTAATAGTATTTCAAATAATATTTTTGAACAAAATTCACATATAACTAGTTTTTCTTCTTGTTTCTATGGATGTTCCAGTATCACAGCAATTCCATCTAATTTGTTTACTAACTGTTCAAATGTAACTAGTTTTTCTTCTTGTTTCTTAGGGTGCTCCAGTATCACAGCAATTCCATCTAATTTGTTTACTAACTGTTCAAATGTAACTACATTTGATCGTTGCTTTTGGGGCACAAACATTTCATCAATCCCTATAGGATTGTTTGACAACAATACAAAAGCAAACGATTTTTCTTATACATTCTACAAATGTACATCTCTTACAACAGTTCATGGAAATCTTTTCAGCAATACTAAAGCATCAACGTTTTCATACTGTTTTACTGAATGTTCTAGTCTAGTTTCAATTTCTGCAACTCTATTTGCAAATTGCACATCTGCAACATATTTTTCTAATTGTTTTTCAAGATGTACATCTCTTGCATCCATTCCAGCTAACTTATTCAGTTCCTGTACTAACGCCAGTTCATTCGGACAATGCTTTAGCGATTGTACATCTCTTACATCCATTCCGAATGGATTGTTTAACAGCAATGCCAAGGTAACTAAATTTGACTCCTGCTTTGAAAGTTGTTCCAATCTTGCTTCTGTTCCTACTGGATTGTTCGATTATTGTCCAAATGTTACAACTTTTGAAAGATGCTTTTATGAATGTACTCAACTTGCATCCATTCCATCCAATTTATTCAAATACAACACTAAAGTAACTATGTTTGATCAATGCTTTTATGGATGCACGACTATTCAATCTATACCAGCGGGACTTTTTGACACAAATGTTGATGCTGAAAGTTTTGGAGAATGTTTTAGCGGTTGCTCTTCCATTACATCCATTCCAGCTAATTTATTCAAATTCAATACTAAAGTTAAAAACAGATCTTTTTATTCATTTAGTGATGTAATTGTAGGCGGTTTTACATACTGCTTTTATGGATGCTCTTCCATTACATCCATTCCTGCAGGATTGTTTGATACCAATATTGCAGTAACCAACTTTAAATGCTGCTTCTATGGATGCTCTTCCATTACATCCATTCCTGCAGGATTGTTTGACAAAAATGTAAATGTAACATCATTTTATAGTGTTTTTGGATTTTGTTCTACATTAGCATCCATTCCTGCAGGATTGTTTGACAAAAATACAAAGGTCACAGATTTTTATGGATGCTTTAGTGGAACAGCAATAACTGCAATCCCATCTGGACTGTTCGACAAGAATACGGCAGCATCATCATTTAGCTACACTTTTAATAAATGCCGTTCTCTTGCATCTGTTCCAAACGGTTTGTTCAGCAAAAATACCAACGCAACAAAATTTGACTATTGCTTTAATGAATGTAACAGTTTGCTTAATTTCCACCTGAAAATTGGTTCATCTAGTGTTACTACATTTGCAAATTTTATAGCAACTGTTTCATCTGGAACTGCAGCAGACCGTATTCTCTGCGTTCCTGCAAATTCAACTACATACACAAATGCTTCCAGTTTTGCCAATGCTTCCAATGGAGTCATTGTTTCCACAGACTACATCGACTGTGCTGAAGCGTGGGAATTTACCATAGATACTGAAGCTTCAGCATCTGGAGAAAGAAAAACTGGCATTCCATTTTATCTGTATGGACAAACAGGAATTGAACTGCTTGTGGACTGGGGAGACAATACAACGTCTAGATTGACTCCATCAGACTATACAGAAAATAATTCTTCCGCATCGCTTCACGAATATGCATCGGCAGGAGAATACACAGTTACAATCTATTCCACCAACTGGGAAAATACATATTTGCTTGCAACGACCACAGATTTTACATGGTCTTTGACTCCAACACCGTCCAATGAAGATGTTGCCGTATACTGGTTTAGAAGAACAGTAACATCCATTGACACTGCATTGCCGACAGTCAATGGAATCATAATGTACAGCAATGCAAATTTAACTACATCCAACAACAGTTTTGCACATCTTTTTCGAGGATGCACATCATTAACATCCATTCCAGCAGGATTGTTAAGCAATAATATAGACTTGATTAATGTAAACTTTCTATTTGCTCAATGTACGTCATTAACATCCATTCCAACAGGACTGTTTGACAGCAATACAAAAATAGCAAACTTGGGATTTCATCATACTTTTGACGGATGCACGTCATTAACATCCATTCCATCAGGACTGTTTGACAAGAATACATCAACTACAAAATTTGATGGTTGCTTTAGATATTGTACGTCCCTTCAGTCCATTCCTTCTGGACTGTTTGACAAGAATACAAATGCAACAAATTTTATGGAATGCTTTATGTCAACAGGAATTACTTCCATTCCAGCAGGACTGTTTGATAAGAATACAAAAGTGATAACATTTGGAGGATGTTTTTATGGATGTGCTTCTCTTGCATCCATTCCTGCGGGACTGTTTGACAAGAATACGGCAGTTAGAAATAATTCCAACCTAATGAGTGGTTCAGGAACAGGAGAAATACCAAGGTACGGTTTTAATGAATGCTTTAGAAGTTGTTCTTCTCTTGTATCCATTCCAGAAGGACTGTTTAACAACAATACAAATATTATAGATTTTTACCATACTTTTGCAAATTGCACAGCATTAGCAAACATTCCGAATGGACTATTCAAATATCAATCTTCCTTAAAATTTTTAGATGATTGCTTTTACCAATGTACAAGTCTTTTAAACTTTCATTTAATAATATCGTCATCAAATCTCAATTCAATGAACAATTTTATTCCCAATGCCTCCAATGTAGACCGCATTCTCTGCGTTCCTGCCAATTCAACTACCTATACAACAGCAAGTTCCTATGCAAACAGTTCCAACAACATTATTGTTTCTACAGACTTATCCGAGTGCATTAAATTGTGGGAATTCACCATAGACACCGAAGCAACAGCATCCGGAGAGAAAAAGACAGGCATACCATTCAACCTATATGGACAAGATGGAATTGAACTAACTGTAGATTGGGGCGACAATACAACGTCTAGATTGACTTCATCAGATTATGCAGAAAATGATTCTAGAGCATCTGTTCATGAATATACTACGACAGGCGAATATAATATAATGATTGCTTCTAGTAATTGGGAAAATACATATTCCTTTATAATTAATGCTGATATTTCTACGGAATCAAATCAAAATTCATCTTTGTACTGGTTTAGAAGGACGCTTACAAGTCTTGATAATAAGCTTCCACAAATTAAAGGTGTAAAAACTACATCTACAACATATAATAATTCACTACAATATCTATTTGCATTTACTACAAAATTAGTATCCATTCCATCTGGACTGTTTGACAATAATACGGCAGTGACAGATTTTGGTAGATGTTTCATTTCCTGTAATTCTCTTGCATCCATTCCATCTGGACTGTTTGACAATAATACGGCAGTGACAAGTTTTAAATCTTGTTTTTATTATTGTTCTTCTCTTGCATCCATTCCATCTGGACTGTTTGCCAATAATACGGCAGTGACAGATTTTAGTTATTGTCTTTCCAAATGTTATTCCCTTGCATCCATTCCATCTGAACTGTTTGCCAATAATACGGCAGTGACAAATTTTAGTAATTGTTTCTGGGCTTGTACATCTATTGTAACCATTCCATCTGAACTGTTTGCCAATAATACGGCAGTGACAGATTTTAGTTCCTGCTTTTACAGCTGCGACTCCCTGCAGTCCGTTCCATCTGGACTGTTTGACAATAATACAGCAGTGACAACATTTGGTGCCTGTTTTGCCTTTTGCGAATCCCTGCAGTCAATTCCGTCTAATTTGTTCGCAAATAATATAGCAGTAACCAGTTTCTCTTACTGCTATAGCAATTGTTCTGCTCTTACTGATTTTATTCTCAATATCAGATCTTCTATCGTAACAACAGTGAGAGATTTTGTCGATCGTAATTCCAATGCCACCCGCACCATCAACGTCCCTGCCAATTCAGCCACATATACTGCATTTTCCAATGTAGCCTCTTCCCTAGGCCTCACAATCGTAGGAGTATAGCATAATGTACTACAATCCTCATACCCAGGAAATGCTTTCGGATCAGGAACTGAAGAACCTGCTGAACGTTTCCTTTCCCAAAACAACTGAATCCATTGAAGGATGGCTCTACATTCACGAATCCATTCCAGAACCAGAAGAAGGCAGAACGCCGGTCAAGGATTCCATTGAAATCAAGGACGGGCAGGCCGTCCAGACATACAGAATGGAAGACGTTCCAGAAGCGGATTCCGCATCCGAAAATCCAGATTCCATTTCAGACCGCATTGCATCCCTTGAAAGGAAGTTCAATTCTCTCAAGGAATCAATTCCGACAGCAGAATCCCAGCAGGAATCTTCCGAAGACCTTTCAGCGAAAGTCTCCATGCTTGAAAGCTGCATCGAAGAACTGGCGGCAATGATGTCCAATCTTCATGTCTACTGCACCAAGGCCGTAGAAGAAATTAAGGGCGCAAAATAGCCATTCCAGTAGTTTCATTTTCACAAGGGAGACGCAATGCCTCCCTTTTCTCTATTCCCAAGTAAATATGTCTACATTTCTAGACTAAAAACGGGTATCTAACTATGCCAACTCCAATAAAGCAAGGAAAACTCTTCATGAAGGATGCCAGCGGCAGCCTTGTTCAAATCATTCCACAAGCAAATGTGACTGTTCCATCATACACTGGAGCCACGTCTTCCGCCGCAGGCACTGCAGGCCTTGTCCCTGCAGCGCAAAGTTCTGAAAGGGAGAAGTTCCTTCGCGGAGATGGCACGTGGCAGGAAGCATCTGGCGGAACTTCAGCTCCATATCAAGGAGCGACAGCCAGTGCAAGCGGTGTTGCAGGTCTAGTCCCTGCAGCAACGTCTGCCCAGAAGGACAACTATCTCAAAGGCGATGGAACTTGGGGACAAATAACTGTTCCTACCGTATCCAACTATGTCGGAGCCACTGCATCCGCATCTGGCACTGCTGGACTTGTCCCTGCCGCGCAAAGTTCCGAAAGGGAGAAGTTCCTTTGTGGCGATGGAACATGGCAGGAAGCATCTACAGCAAAAGAAATCAAGATTGTTGATGCTGAGCCGACTTCTGCTGACGTTTCAGCTCTGGACAATGAAAGCCTCATTTTCTATGAGCAGAATGTAGCAGGAACGCCTACAATTCCTGTGACAACCACTGGAAATCAGACCATTAATGGCATTAAGACATTCGTTTCAGGCATCTATGGCGGCGTGGTAACATTAACGTCCGGACAAAATGCCTTTGACCTGTCATTGGGAGCCTGCTTCATCAAAACTATTGCATCCAATACGACATTCAGCTTCTCTAATGTGCCCGCAAACGCTTGCTGCTGCATCACTGTGATATTGACCAATGCAGGAAATTATACCGTGACATGGCCTTCCAGCGTGAAATGGACAGGGAATAATACGCCTACATTGACAGAAAATGGAAAGGACGTATTGACATTTATCACAGCAGATGGTGGCACAACCTGGTTCGGCACTACAACTTGTATCGGCGTGACAGCGTAGGGAGGAGAAGATGATAGGTCAGAAGGGGGCAACCTATACCGAAATCATTGAAGAATGGAAGTTCACCGTTAATACAGAAGCATCTCAAATTGGAAATAAATTAACTGGAATTCCAGTTAATTTATACAATCAAAATGATACAGTTTTAGATGTTGATTGGGGTGATGGAAATACATCCCATTTGACTAGTGCAGATTATACATCTACAGATTCTACTGCATCAGTTCATGAATATTCCGAACCAGGAATATATCATATATCAATTAAAATTTCTCCATATAAATCTTTAGAAGTTTTAACACAAAATATTACTTATCTAGGATATAGTTTATATTTTAATGATGTAACTGCATCTAGATTATGGTGGCAAAAAACATTAATTAGTTTAGATGGACCAATTCCTAAACTTAAAAATACTAGAATGTTTAAGAATTATAGTTCATCTGATGTATCTATATCTAATTATACATATGATCCATTATTAGCATTATTTAATTCATGTTATTATTTAACTTCAATTTCAAGTAATTTATTTGATAATTATGTATCAAAAAAATCATTAAGTGAAACTTTTAGTTTATGTACATCTCTTACAAATATTCCAGCCAATTTATTCGAAAAATTAAAAAATATAACACAAATTACAAGAGTATTTAATGGATGTATTTCATTGCAATCAATTCCGCCAGGTTTATTTGATAATAACAAGCAAGTAACTTCGTTTGAAGCTTGTTTTGAAGACTGTCAATCATTACAGTCAATTCCATCTGGTTTATTCAATAATAATAAGCAAGTAACAACTTTTAGATATTGTTTTGAAGATTGTTATGCATTGCAATCAATTCCACCTGGTTTATTTGATAATAATACTAATGTAAGTACATTTGAGTCTATATTTGAATATTGTACTTCATTACAAAATATTCCATCTGATTTATTTAAAAATAATATAAATGTAACATCTTTTCAAAGATGCTTTTGTTTTTGTAAATCTATACAGTCGATTCCATCTGGCTTATTTGATACTAATACAAAAGCTACTGATTTTAGAGCGACTTTCGCTCAATGTGCCATACAATCAATTCCAGAACATTTGTTTGATCATAATACTAAAGCTGTTCATTTTTCTGGAACTTTTAGTGAATGTACTAAATTGCAATCAATTCCATCTGGCTTATTTGACTATAACACTGAAATAACACATTTTGGTATAGATAATTATGTATATGGCATTTTTGCTCATTGCAAATCATTAACATCCATTCCAGAACATTTGTTTGATCATAATACTAAAGTAGTATCATTTGTAGGATGTTTTTTAGGATGCACATCATTAACATCCATTCCAGAACATCTATTTGATTATAATACTGAATTAGAATCTATTGGTGGCTGTTTTGGTGGATGTTCCTCATTAACATCTATTCCAGAACATTTGTTTGATCATAATACTAAAATAACATCAGTTTATTATAGTAGTTATGATGGTTATAATAGTTTAAAATATCCAACATATTGCGGTGGATGTTTTAGTAGATGCACTAAAATACAGTCTATACCAGAACATTTATTTGATAATTTATCTTTACTGACTGATGTTTCTTACTGTTTTTATGGCTGTACTAAACTTACAAGTATTCCGTTAAAGCTTTTTTATAATAATACAGCTATCACTACATTTTATAGATGTTTTTCATACTGTTCCTCACTAGCTACTATACCTCCAGGATTATTCGAGAAAAATGTCGCAGCAACAACATTTCAATATTGTTTTTATGAGTCCACTTCTCTCAAAAATTTTAAGCTTGTTATTGGTTCAGAATTAGTCTCTAATTTTTCTTCTTTTGTCAGTAATGATTCCAATGTTACTAGAATTGTCTGTGTTTCAGAAAATTCTACTACTTATACAACACTTTCAAGCTATGCTCAAATTGGAAATAGTAAAAACAACATTACTGTTTCTATAACAAATCTAAACTGCGTCCAAACTATGGAATACACTGTAGATACTGAAGCAACTATAACGAATGCGGCTACTGCAACTGTTCCAGTATCAGCAATTCAAAACGCTTCAACTAAACTATTAATAGATTGGGGCGACGGTGCCGGCGTTGAATTAACTCCAGCCAATGTCACTGCAGCAAATCTCACGCATACATATTCATCTGCTGGAGAATATCAAATTACTGTAGGTGCAACAAATTGGCTTGATTATGAGTTCCTTGCTGATTCCAGCAGTTCTTCGTCCAATTCACTCATACAGACATTTAGAGAAACTATAGTTTCCATAGATGAACCAATTCCATCAGTAGCAAACAATACATCATTGGACTACTGGTTCTACAACTGCACTCATTTAAACTGCAGCTTCAATCATATCCTCGACAATCTACCTAATGCCGCTAGTGCAATAGCCACATTCAAGAATTGCTCCTCCCTTGCAGTTATTTCTGCAGGAACATTGAGAAAGCAGGAAGCATTGACCAATGCCTCTGAAATGTTTGCAGAATGTACAGCAATAACCTACATTCCATCTGGACTATTGTCTCAATGCAGACAATTGACAAACATCTCCAGCATTTTCAATGGATGCACCAATCTTGCCACCATCCCGAATACATTGCTACTTAACAATACGGCAATATCTAATCAAGCAAATGCCTTCGCTGGATGTGCCAATTCAAGTCCTACTTTCCTAACCAAAGCTCAGTTTGAAACGGCTGGATGCCATGTTGAACTGTTTGATACCGAAGCATCAGAAGATAATGGAAGCAAGGTAGGCATTCCCTACAATTTGTCCATTCAAGATCAATCTTCAACTCAATTGACTGTCGACTGGGGCGATGCAACTATTCAAACCTTAACGGCATCAGACTATACAACCTATGTTTCAGCAAGTTCAATTCATGAATATTCCAACATAGGATTATATTTTGTTTCTGTCTTGTCAAATGACTGGAGCCATACATATCCAGGAGTGTACAATCCATTTCAATATACAATTAAATTGACAGATTCAACTGTTGGAACAGGTACGGAATGCATATATTATAGAAATCAAACCTTGATTGAAGTCGTAACAAAGCTTCCATCAATTCCAAGATTGCTAAGTTTAGAAGATGGTGGTGCTATAGGCTACATGTCAACTAGCCGTGGTTCGTATTATCGTCAATGTTCAAAATTAAAAACTATTCCATCAGATTTGTTTGCCAATAACGCATCTTCAACTAGTTTTAAAACATGTTTTGGATATTGCTCTTCCCTTACATCCATTCCATCAGGACTGTTCGACAGCAATACGGCAGTGACTAGTTTTGAAGGCTGCTTCTATTACTGTACTTCTCTTCAGTCCATTCCACAAGGACTGTTTGCCAACAATACAGCAGTAACGAGTTTTGCCAACTGCTTTCAAAACTGCTCTTCCCTTACATCCATTCCATCAGAACTGTTTGACAACAATACGGCAGTGACTAGTTTTACAGAATGCTTTTCTGACTGTCGTTCCCTTACATCCATTCCATCAGGACTGTTCGACAGCAATACGGCAGTGACTAGTTTTGAAGGCTGCTTCTATTACTGCTCTTCCGTGCAATCCATTTCATCTGGACTTTTCGACAATAATACAGCAGTGACTACATTTTACAACTGCTTTTATAACTGCTCTTCCCTTCAATCCATTCCATCAGGACTGTTCGACAATAATACGGCAGTGACAACCTTTAGCATGACTTTTTATAATTGTTCTTCTCTCACATCCATTCCATCTGGCCTGTTTGACAAGAATACAACAGTAACCAGTTTTTATTACTGTTTTTCTGGCTGTTCTTCCTTCCAATCCATTCCATTAGGCTTGTTTGACAACAATACGGCAGTAACTAGTTTTGCAGGTTGCTTCTATCACTGCACTTCCCTGCAGTCTATTCCATCAGAACTGTTTGACAAGAATACGGTAGTTACTACATTTTATGGTTGCTTTAATGGATGCACTTCCCTTCAATCCATTCCATCTGGACTGTTTGACAAGAATGTGGCAGTGATCAATTTTGAATACTGCTTCTATCAGTGCTCTTCCCTGCAGTCCATTCCATCTGGACTGTTTGACAAGAATACGGCAGTGACTAGTTTTTCATGCTGCTTCAATGGTTGTTCTGCACTCAATGACTTCATTCTTACCATAGGCTCTTCATTGGTTTCATCGGCTTCGTCTTTTGTCACAAAGAAGGCAGGCACCACCCGCACAGTCTATGTCCCTGATTCTTCTACCACTTATACTACATTCAACAATCTTGCATCCACTCTTGGATTGACCATCATAGACGAATAACCATAATCTAACGCCAATTCAAAGGGGGACTCTCGCAGTCCCCTTTTATTTCTACGCCATTCACGGCCATTCCATTGTAAATACACTAGATCCACGCTATAGAAGGACAACCATTATGCCAATCACAGCAACATACGGCAAGCTATACATGAAGGATGCATCTGGAAACCTGATGCAGATCATTCCAGACGCCTCTGCATCCATTCCAGACTACACGGGAGCCACAGCATCCGCCGCAGGAACAGCAGGACTTGTGCCAGCCGCAACAGCCGCAGAACGGAATCTCTATCTCAAAGGAGACGGTTCATGGGGTGAAGGTCCCTACGGAACGGTTGTTGCACTTAGCACCAGCGAAAGCCTCATCGAGCCATCAAGAGGAAGCATTTTCACTAGAACCATTAATTCTACAACTACCTTAACCTTTGACACTGTTCCTACAGGAAAAGCTTGCGTTTTCAACCTCATTCTAATCAATGGTGGAAACTATACTGTGACTTGGCCTTCAAGCGTAAAATGGTCGGGAGGAAATGTTCCATCATTGACTTCCAGCGGAGTTGACGTTTTGACATTCATGACGGCCAATGGTGGAACAACGTGGTATGGCATGGTAGCAGTGCTGGGAGCCGCATAATGTATTCTTCAAGCCAAAAAATGACCACGGAAGCCAGAAAGCTGGAAACGTGGACAATTACAGTCAACACGGAAGCGATTGAAGCTGAAAATCGTATCGCAGCCATTCCTTTAAGCCTCTACAACATTCCATTGACCTTTGTAGAAGTTGACTGGGGCGATGGAACAAAGTCTAACTTGACAAGTGCAGACTATACCAGCACAACTGGTCAACTTGCCTCCATTCACGAATATGAAAATCCAGGAACATATCAAATTTCAATCAGCAGCCGTGAATGGTCGAAGATTCGTCTTCATAGAGTGTACAATCTTTATGCCGACTATATACCAGTGGCAGACAATAAGATAAATTCCAATCTCTACTGGTTTGAAAGAACTTTAATAAGCGTTGATTCTCCGCTTCCTAAAATCAAAGGAACATATGGAAGCACAAACACAAGCACCAGTTCCCTTTCTGGCAACAATGTAAACTATCTATTCTATGGATGTTCTGCTCTAAAGTCCATTCCAGCAGGACTGTTTGACAGCAATCCTCAAATTCAAGGTGCGGCCGACTGCTTTTATGGATGTTCTTCCCTTCAATTCATTCCAGCAGGACTGTTTGACAAGAATACCTTAGTAACATCTTTCACCTCCTGCTTTCAAGGATGCTCTTCTATTCAATCCATTCCAGCAGGACTGTTTGATCATAACACGGTCGCAACAAATTTCAGCTACTGTTTTCGCGAATGCTCTTCCATTCAATCCATTCCAGCAGGACTGTTTGATCATAACGCAGCAACAACAACATTTTCATGCTGCTTTTATGAATGCTCTTCTATTCAATCCATTCCATCTGGACTGTTTGATCATACTCCAAATGTCTCAGACATTAGATGGTGCTTTTATCACTGCACTTCTCTCACATCCATTCCATCTGGACTGTTTGACTATGTTACAAAAGCAACTAGCGGCAAATCTATTTTTTGCAGATGTGCTATTACCTCCATTCCATCTGGACTGTTCGATAATAACACGTTAATCACTGATTTTAGTTTTTGCTTTTGCGACTGCTACAGTCTTGCATCCATTCCTACAGGACTGTTTGATCATAACACGGCAGTAACCTCTTTTACTAACACTTTTCAAAGATGCTCTTCCCTTGCATCCATTCCATCTGGACTGTTTGACAACAATACGGCAGTAACAACATTTGCTAACTGCTTTGACTGCTATGACAGTACCAATGCGGATAGATTTGGTTCAATAACTTCCGTTCCAACAGAACTGTTCAAGTATAATACGCTTGTAACAGATTTTTCGGCAGCATTTCAATATCAAGCACTTACTTCTGTTCCATCAGGATTCTTTGATTATAATGTCAACGCTACTGATTTTTCATATTGCTTTGGAAATTGTCGTTTCCTTCAATCCATTCCATCAGGACTGTTTGACAATAATACGGCAGTAACCACATTTCAAAACTGCTTCGTTAATTGCTATCCACTTCAGTCCATTCCATCAGGACTGTTTGACAATAATACGGCAGTAACTACATTTCAAGGATGCTTTTGGAATTGCTCACATCTTACATCAATTCCATCAGGACTGTTCGACCATAATACAGCAGTGACTAATTTTTACTGCTGCTTCTATGGCTGTTCTTCCCTTCAGTCCATTCCATCAGGACTGTTCGACTATAATACGGTCGTGAGTGACTTTGGCTGGTGTTTTGGATATTGTTCTTCCCTTCAGTCCATTCCATCAGGACTGTTTGACAATAATACGGCAGTAACCACATTTCAAAACACCTTTTATGGATGCTCTTCCCTTGCATCAATTCCAGCTGGACTGTTTGACAATAATACGGCAGTAACCACATTTCGTGCATGCTTTTGTAACTGTTTATCTCTGGCATCTATCCCATCCAAATTGTTTGACAATAATGTTAATGTTACTAGTTTCAGATTCTGTTTTGGCATAGAGACAAGTTCATCATATGGTTCTCTTACATTCATTCCAGAAGGCTTGTTTGATTATAATACAGCGGCAACAGATTTTTACAGTTGCTTTCAACGACAATCAATTACTGCTATTCCAGAACATTTATTTGATCATAATGTTAATGCTACTAATTTTGAATACTGTTTTACCACCTGTAAAAATCTAGTATCCATTCCAGCTGAATTGTTCAAATACAATACAGCGGCAACAACATTTTCTTATTGCTTTTTTGGTTGTCAAATTCTATCCATTCCATCAAATTTGTTTGATTATAACACAGCGGTCATAAGTTTTGAAGGAACATTCCAACAATGTTATAAAATAGAATCCATTCCAGCCGAATTGTTCAAATACAATACAGCGGCAACATCATTTTCTTATTGCTTTTGTGACTGTCGTTCTCTTGCATCTATTCCATCTACTCTATTTTCTACCAATATAAATGCAACATCATTTACAGCTTGTTTTACTAGAACTCCAATAACTTCAATACCATCAAATTTGTTTTCTACCAATACAAAGACAACAAGCTTTTCAACATGTTTTTCTGGATGTCTTTCAATAGAATCTATTCCATCAAATCTGTTTGCAAACAATACAAACGTTACTGACTTTTCCTATGCATTCTATCAAAATTCAATAACTTCAATACCATCCAATTTGTTTTCTACCAACACAAAGGCTGTTAATTTTGAAGCTGTATTCAAACGCTGTCGAAAGCTTGTTGAAATACCATCCAATCTATTTCAATACAATACTTTAGCTACAAATTTCAGCTATGCGTTTTATCAATGCGAAAGCTTGAAGCGCATTCCCAAAAACTTGTTCGCCACCAATACAAGAGCTTTAAATTTTGAATACTGCTTTGCCTACTGCAATCCATTAGACAGAATACCAGAAGGACTGTTTAAAAATAATGTTTCAGCCACAAAATTTATAGGATGCTTTTATAACTGTCCTTCAATCAAGTCCATTCCATCTGGACTGTTTTATGCAAATTCTGCAATTTCAGAGCTTTCGTTCTGTTTTAATAGTTGTCCAAAAGTATCCACAATCAAGATGGCATTCAGCACTGAGGAGATTACCAAATTTAATTCCTTTAGTGATGCATCAACTTCTAAATTCATTTATGTTCCTAGTAATTCAATATCCTATGATACGCTAGATTCAAGCAGATCTACCAATTCAAATCTGTTTATTTCTTCACTGGAATCCTGCATAGATAAATTTACTTTTACCATCAACACGCAAGCCACAACGTCAAATGCCAAGATAGGTACCATACCATTGACCTGGAGCGGAACAAATCCAGTGTTCATTAACTGGGGCGATGGAAATACAATTGAATATGAAGAATACAATTCCAGCTATGTCAGCCATACCTATTCTACAGCTGGAACATATCAAGTTTTCATAGGAATGCCAAGCTTCGCGGCGGCAAATGCTCAATTTGCCTCCAATTCTACATTCACACAGACTGTAGTTTCAATTGATTCTCCACTTCCAGTTCTTAACAGTTCTCTTGAAGGAATGTTTCTTAACTGTATGCATCTAACGTCAGTGCATAGTCATCTTCTTGACAACTATCCAGATGCTACTTCGCTTCAAAATCTTTTCAAAGGCTGTTCATCGCTTGCAGCCATTTCTGCTGGTCTGCTAAGAGAACAAACCAGATTGACAAATGCATCTTCAATGTTTGAAGGATGCTCTTCTATCACGACAATTCCTTCCGGTCTGCTTTCTCTATGCAAGTCGTTGACTACAGCAAATTCCATGTTCAAAAACTGCACGTCTTTAACCTACTATCCGGCGACTCTGCTTTTGAACAACAACTCCATAACAAGCAGAACTGATATGTTCGCTGGATGCACAAACTCAAGTCCGACATTCTATACCAAAACTCAGCTGGAAACAAATGGATACTACGTTGAACTGTATGACAGCGAAGCTCACGAAGACGGAAACAGTAAAATCGGCATTCCATATAATCTAAGTCGTTCTACAGGAACGTTGACTGTTGAATGGGGTGATGGAAGCTCCAATTCAACGCTAACGTCTTCTTTGTATACGGATGCAGACAATTCGGCTTCCATTCATCAATATTCTAGTCCAGGTCTTTATTTTGTTTCAATTCTCGCTGACAACTGGAATAATGTTCATCTAGGAACTTGTAGAGATGATAACGAATCCAACACGTTTACTATAGACAAGTCAAATGCACTTAGTCTGCGAAGAATGTCTTTGATTGAAATAGCAACAAAACTTCCTAAGCATAAGGCAGTGCTGGTAGTTCAAAACAACACTTTTTTTGAAATTTATACCGCATCATTATGTTGTTATTGTCTGCATTGCGAATATCTGCAATATATTCCATCTGGACTGCTTGACAACTATACAACATTGCTTGATCTTAATTATGCCTTTTATTATTGCAAGTCGCTGCATTATATTCCATCTGGACTGCTTGACACGAATGCCGCAAGTCTGAATAGTGCAGCCTTCATGTTTGGATACAGTTCCTTATTTGAAATTCCATCTGGACTGCTTGACAACGCATCAAACATAACATCATTTGGACGATTTGTTCCTGGAACAAAAATAACATCAATCCCAGAACATTTACTTGATGATGCCGTAAACGCAACAGCTTTTGTATTAGCGTTTGGTGACAGCTCCATGTTAAACAATATACCAGAAGAACTGTTTAGATATAATGTTTTGGCAGAAAACTTCAATGCTGTATTTCGTTCAGCATCAGGACTGCTAAAAATTCCTGAAAATCTATTCAAGTATAATATAAATGCTACTAATATGTCAATAGCATTCAATGATACATATGTCTTGTTTATTCCAGAAAATCTTTTCAAATATAATACAGCCATAACAAGTTTCAATATATGCTTTTATTCGTGTGATGCGTTGCGTCGTGTTCCAGAAAATATTTTCAGGTACAATACAGCGGCAACAAACTTTGCTGAATGCTTCTCTGCATGTCCTTTAATGGAATACATTCCAGAAAATATTTTCAGGTACAATACAGCGGCAACAAACTTTGCTGAATGCTTTTATGAGTGTACCAAATTGATTAATTTTACATTGCATATCGGTTCCTCTGTAATTTCTAATGTTTCTTCATTTGTCACTAAGACAATTGACGCAAATCGTATTATCTACGTTCCAAACAACTCGACTACCCACACCACATTCAATAATTCTGCATCAGTTCTTGGCCTTACTGTAATAGGCGAATAGTTTCGTTAAACATACATGCAAACTAGGAGATCTCATATGTACTACAATCCGTCCACAAAAGAAATCCTCTCTTCGCAGGATCTAAAGAATCTGCTCAACGCCTCTTTCCCCGAAACAACGGAGGAAGTGCAAGGCTGGTTTTTGATCGACAAGACTTCCAAATATCCTTCCCTTGAACCAGATCAGTATGCCACTGAAGACTCCATTCAGGAGTTTAATGGCAAATATGTTCAGACTTACGCAGTTCATACTCGTCCAGCCGCCTCATCTTCATCTTTAACTCCAACCGATGAATCCGACCGCGTTGCGCTGCTGGAAAAGGCCGTTAAAGATCTAGCTCAAATGATATCCAATCTTGAGGAATACCGCGTCTGGAAGGAGCGGCAGGAAGCAGGCGAAACCGATCCCGAAAACGAACCAAAAGAAGGAGAATAGACAATGGTAGAATTCTATGTAGCAAAAATCAAGGCTGGCGAAATGACCATCGAGCAGGTTCCAGACCTCTGGAAGCCAGCAGTGGAAGCAAGGCTTAAAAACGCCTAGAATGACAGACAAAAGGGGATGCAATTGCATCCCCTTTTTCTTTGTAAATATGCTAGTCTGTCATCAAAAACATAGGAAGCCAGCAAAATGGATGCAAAGCAGTCAAAAATCATTGTAAGAGACAATGACGGAAGTCTCATTCAAATCCTTCCAGAAGTGAAGGTGTCTAACGTCATAGACTCCAGTTCCTCCCTTCCAGTCACAAGTTCGGCCGTAGCCAATTATGGCCAGCAGATTCTTTCTGAAATAGTCAAGGAAGTCCAGTATTCTTCCGTTGAACCAACAACGGCCAATACGGCCGATCTGGACAATGGAAGCTTCATATTCTGGGAACAGACTTCTGAAGACATGGTTCCCTGGACTCCAGTATACACTTCCGGTACGCAAACAATAACTGGAGAAAAGACCTTTACATCAACTATATCTGGCTCTATTGATGGCAATGCCACTACGGCTACTAGGGCTTCTCAGGATGCATTGGGAAATGACATTGCATCAACTTATGCAGCAAAGAGCGAAATGCCTACAGTGTATGCAGGGGCAACATCTTCAAGCAATGGAACGGCAGGTCTTGTTCCATCAGCTTCAATTGCAGATCGAAACAAGTACCTCAAGGGAGATGGAACATGGGCCGAATTGACGCTTCCTTCTGTCTATCAGGGAGCAACAGCGTCTTCTAATGGAATCTCTGGTCTTGTTCCAGCGGCCAAAATTGCAGACCGGAACAAGTACCTCAAGGGAGATGGAACATGGGCCGAATTAACGCTTCCTTCGGACTATGTTGGTGCAACTTCATCTGCAAATGGCGTTCATGGTCTTGTGCCAGCGGCAAATTCAAGTCAAAGAAAATATTTCTTCTGCGCTGATGGCTCATGGAGCAACATCAATTTTGGAGATACTATCGCTTTAAGTGGAAGTCAAATTAATCCAAACGAAGGAAATGTCTTTACAAAAACAATAACTGCGGCAACAACTTTCACTATTGCATCTATTCCACAAAACAAGGCTTCCCTGTTCAATCTTATTCTAGTAAATGGTGGTTCAAAAACAATTGTGTGGCCATCGCACGTCAAATGGTCCGATGGAATTCCACCAGCCTTGTCATCTTCAGGAACAGACGTTTTAACGTTTTTAACTCCGGATGGAGGAATCACATGGTATGGAACTCCAGCATTAATAGGAGCAATGTAAATGTTGACGCATTCTCAAAAAATGATGCTGGAAAACGTCAAAGAAGAAAGCTGGTCATATACGGTCAATACTCAAGCCTTGAATAGTGGAGCCAAAACATCGGCCATTCCATTCAATTTATACAATCTAAAAGCATCCATTATAGTCAACTGGGGAGATGGAACAGTTCAAAAACTTCTTCCATCCGATTATACCAATACTTCTTCCGATGCTTCCATTCACGAATATGCAAGTCCAGGAATTTATACCATAACAGTAAAGTCAAAATACTTTCCAAGAATTCCCATAGATGCATACACTTATGGAGAAAATGAAGGAAGCGGCGATTTTAATCCAATCTGCATTCATCTTCAGCATTTTCACAACACACTGGTGGCAGTCAATACCAAATTTCCGCATATAGCTGGAGAATACGTCTATAAGTTAAAAGATACAAAAAGAGAATATTCAGTTGGTGGAACATATGGCGTCTGGGATGGTTCCTCCTACTACAACGGAATATTTCGAGGATTTCCATTCTGCTTTTACCACTGCGAGGCTTTGACAACGCTTCCAAACAATCTGTTTGAAAACAAGTCTGGAATTGATACATTCTATCGAACGTTCAAATACTGCACCAGTTTGCAGTCTCTACCATCTGGATTGTTTGACGGACAAACGTCAGCCACTTCATTTAGCGGATGCTTTCAAAACTGTACACAATTAACAGCAGTTCCAGACACTCTACTAAAAAATAATGCAAATGTCACATCATGTGACAGCATGTTTAGCAACTGCACTTCATTGCAAACTATTGGAAGCATTTTTTCCTATGCATCGAATTTATCATCTATAAGATACTGCTTTGAAAACTGCACTTCTCTAACATCAATTTCCTCAGCATTGTTTCCTAGCAATTCCAAAATAACATCCTTCTACGGCTGCTTTGAAAAATGCAGTTCATTAACATCTATTCCTTCAACATTATTTCAAAACCAGTCAAAAGCGTCTAATTTCTCCTTCTGCTTTTATAATTGCAATTCACTTCAGTCCATTCCATCAAATCTATTCTCTAATTGTCCGTTGGCTTCAGATTTTTCCTACTGCTTCGACCAATGCAGCTCATTAACGGCCATTCCATCAGAACTGTTCAGCAATAATCCAGAGGCTTCCGATTTTGGAGACTGTTTCAATGCATGTCGACTACTAACATCAATTCCGGCAAATCTTTTTTCCAATAATCCTAAAGTTACTAATTTCGGAAGTACGTTTTCAAATACAGGAATAACTTCGATTCCATCATCTCTATTCGCAAACAATACGCTATGCACATCATTCAACTACACATTTGGGAATTGCAGTAGTTTGGAAGCAATTCCATCTGGACTGTTTGCCAATAATACGGCTGCAACCAATTTTGGCTACTGCTTTATTAGATGTTCCAAAGTTGCTTCCATTCCGTCAAATCTCTTTAGTGCAAACATCAATGCAACTAATTTTTCAGACTGTTTTAACTTTTGCGAAGGCTTAACCTCAATTCCAGAAAATCTTTTTGCAAACTGCACAAAAGCGGAAACTTTTACAAACTGCTTCTACTGCTGTTCAAAATTAACAACCATTCCAGGCAATTTATTCAAGTATAATACTTCCGCAACACGCTTTAAGAACTGTTTTTTTATGTATACAGCACAATACGATTCTTTAGGTGATTTTACAATTCACATAGGTTCTCCAAACGTAAGCGTTGCCACTACATTTGTAAGACTAAAGTCTGGAACTACAAGAAAAATTTACGTTCCTTCCAATTCTACGACACAAGCAACATTCAATGCCGTGGCTACTGATCTGGGGATCACTGTCATAGGAGAGTAACATATGTACTATAATCCAAAAACAAAAGAAATTATATCACATAACGAATTAAAATGCAGGCTGCATGCTTCCATACCAGAACTTGAAGAGGAAGTCGGCGAATGGCATTTGATTCATAATGGAGATGCTCCAACTATACAGAATGGACAATCAATAGTTCCAGATGAAATCAAGCTGCAGAATGGAAAATACGTTCAAACTTGGAAATCTGCAGGAAAAATTCAAGAATCTTCTTCTGTGATGCTTGAAGATAGAATTAGTGCCATTGAATCTGGTCTAATTGAAATTGCAAAACTTATGTCCGAAGGGAGATCATAATGATACAATTCTACATGATGCAGATTAAACTTGGAAAATTAACTATTGAAGACGTGCCAGAAAAATGGCGCGAAGAAGTTAGACGCCTAATAACAACTTTATAGTGCATTTCTTGCTTGCATATTATGCAAGTCAACAAGTATAAAAAAGGCGGCTTATAAGCCGCCTTTTCTCTTCTATAATATATGCACTTTTACAAGCTTTATGTTTTCCTTGTCTGAACTTTCCAAAGCAATGGCCCAGGCTTCATATACTTTGTCTTTGGAGTTCATTGCTCTTAGAACTCCATTGGAAGAACCAGCAACAAGACTGTCTCCTTTCTTCACATTTCCTTCCACCTTGGTCTTCACTCTTCCTTTCGTGCAGATTGGATATGAAATGTCCGTTTGCGTTCCTACACACATGGCATAGTCGGTTGTCACCACTCCGAGAGGACGTTTTCTTTCTGAAGTCACTTTTGCATACATCTCTTCATCAGAATCAAAGTCCAGTGACACTACATCGCCGTTTTCCATAGTTTCACTGCATGGATACCATTCGGCATAGTGCTCGGTTTCTACATTGAAACTCTTCGACTTCATCCGCCCATTCCAGGACAGAACGTCTCCAATGCATTCAAACCATCCAGCCTGCATCTGTCCAATGCCATGCATGAATACAAGTTTTGAGCCTTTTGAAAGAACAATTCCGGTGCAGTCCTTTATCTGTCCACTTAAAGGTTTACTTCCATCAAAGTCAAGACCAAATATCTTGACTGGACTGCTGAATTTTACGGCCGAACTGGCACATCCTGAATATGTTTTTCCATTCATTTCTCCTTCGGAGAAGAAAACTTTGTCTGTTCTTAAACCATAGGGAAATTCGGCCAGTCCACGCTCAGTGTCCAGTTTCATTGGACAGGCCCTGCCGTAAATGCTCACGCTTGAAGGAGTTGCTCCAATGGTGGCATTTCCACCTAGCATAATCATTGAAGGAAGTTCAGCGGCCTTGTCTCCAACAGTAATTGAACCAAGAATCAAACCTTTTTCTGAAGCATATATGCTTTCGGTTCTTCCATTGCCCTTGAGAACAATCATGTCGGACAAAGAAAGACTTCTGGCCGAAACTCCACCACTAATTGATGCATTGCAGTTGAATGCCGCTGTTCCCGTTACAGAAAGAGAAGATGTTGACAGAACTCCATCAATCTTTAGCGAGTCAATTTTTTCAATTTTTTCTATGGCCTCATCTTCAATTACAGGTTCCCAGGAAATTTTTCCATTAATGCTTGTAAGAACGGCCTTTTCATTTGAACCTTGAAGAAGACTGGAAATTCTTCCAAGAATCTTGTTCAGCTTGTACCGCCAGGACGTTAGTCCTTCTTCCTTTTTCAGGAGTTCTTCCATTCTACATCTTCCCCATCAGCTTGTGCTCTATTAATGTGTATATGATGTATCCAAGAAAGGTCAGGATTGCTATAAAGTTTGGAGCAACCCTAATGATTCTCTCAAACATAGTTTCTTGATTTTCTGGCTTTGCAGCGGCCTTCTCCATTGCATTTCCACGTTTGGAAAGATTGTCCAAGGTATTTGACATGGAATGAAGGGTGGCTTCATGAGATTCCTGACGATTCAATGAATTCTTGATATTGTTCTCTATTTCATAAATTGTACGCATTAGCGTATGATGCCGGTCATCTTCCGTTCTGTCGCTGCTTTTGACTGCATCCATGACATCGCGGTATTTCTCTGATATGTCTTTCATCTTTGTCAAAATATCATGCATGGAGTCCTGCATTGACTGAACGGAATACTTGAGACTTCCAACGTCTCCAACATGGCCATCCACTCGATCAATTGATGCACTAATGGAATTGATGGCTTTTGTAAATCCATCAAGGTCCTTTTCCATTGCAGAAATGGAAGCCTTCAGTCCAGCGACTTCTGACTGCATCATTGGAATAGCCTTTATCAATTCCATCAAGTCTTTAGATTCAATGTCCATATTGATTATTTCTTGAAGTATGGTTCCACAAGAATTTCAAGCTTCCTTGCGTACGACTTCCATTCCTTTAGTGTATTGACATATGCTTCAGCCACTTCCTGCGAAGTTGAATTTTTTGTTATTTTAGCCACATAGTCTTTTGGCGGCGTTGGCCTAGTAAACTCTGGCGTCTTTAGTATCGGAACTTCAACCTGTACAGGCTTGTCTACATAGACAATCTTCTCCTGCTGCTTGGCGCAGGAGCAGAGCGATAGTCCAAGAACTAGAATGCAGAGGACTGTTCCTTTAGCCATTCCATTGCCTCCTCTGATGATGGTGATTTCTCCGGATCTGGAGAAATTCTCATATGAATATAGTCTTCCTTTTGATTGTTCAGCTTTTCAACTTCTGTATTGAGTTGATTCACCTGCATCTCAAAAGAGATGGATTCGCTCTTGAACTTCTCTATCTTGACATTCTGCTCGTCAATCTGCTTTTCCAAGGCATCAACATTCTTGATGGAAACATCATATAATTCAGTAAGAAGCTGATTCTTGACAACCAGTCGTTTATTGTCATTGTACAGGCCATAGCTGACGGCCGACATCACCAAGGCCCATATGGCAAAAACGATCATGGCGATAATAGACAGCATCTTCATTCCATCATTTGTTGAGCGTTAATATTTAACTTCTTTCTTAGAAGAACGAAGCTATGTCCACCTTCGGAACTATGTCTAGACCACAGGCTGTGAATACGTCTTCAACTGGCTTGTAGAATATCTTTTCATAGTGCGTCTGCACGTCTACATATTCCTTTAAACCAAATTCTTCTGGAATGTCATCAATGAAGCCAATGACTGTCCAGTGCTTTGGATTTTCTTTCAGATATGCGTACTTCATCTTGTCGCCAGACTTGATCTTTTGATACTTCTTTTCCAGCTTCAGTTCATCTACCAAAGCGTTGTGATACATTGCGGCCTTGGCATTGATGGGACAGCCTCCATTTCTGGTCTTTCCTGATTCTGCATCAAACCATTCGCCTTCCCAAGGAAGATTTGTCTCTGGATTCAGATACTTTTCAATGTCCGAAACGCCTTTCTGAAATGAAATCTCTGAAATTGGCTTTGCAAAGAACATCTCCTTAAACTCGGCGATGGTCTTTCTTGCACGTTCAACGCCTTCGGCCGTCAAGTCATGCAGAACCTTATTAAACCACGGCTTGACAAACTCTGGACAGGAAGAAGTCACCGAAAAGAGTCCCATTATCTTTTCATGCGGCTCCCCGTTGTTTGCAGTGTATCTAAATCCTTCCATGTCATCCAGCAGGAGATAGTACCGCTTCTTTGCAATCCATATGCCGCAGTTTCCTGTATGGTCATTTGGAACTGCAATGGCCTCTCTGTCCATATGCAGTCCACCGTCCTCTTCTCCATTGATCTCCTGCTTCACCTTGTCAAACAATGGAGTAAGACAGTCGGACTCCATCTTCTGACAGAACTTGTCCAGAAAGTCGGCCTTGGCCTGTCTGTCTGCATCTGGCTTTATCTTTAGAAAGACGTTCAAGGCATCATTCAGGTCAAAGTAGTTGGAGTTATGAACAAGAATGTTATTGGCAAAAAACATGTGATTTTCTGTTTCAAGATCATAAACATCATTTTCAATGACGCCAAGGTCTTCAACTTCCCAACAATCTGTTTTTATCATCTAATTTTCTCCATCTTTGGATAATATCTGACACCAATGTGTCAATAATCTTATCCTTGTTGTTTTTATAGTCAGATTCCCACACAACTTGAATAGTATATCCTTCATTTGTTATCTCATCAAGTCGTTTTTTATCCTCCACCCATTTTTCTTTCGGAAGAACTTGTTCTTTTCCTTTATATGAAACAAGTTCATCTGACTTATACTTCAATGGATTTAGATGCCAATAATCGCCATAAAACTCAATCACATATTTTAATTTATCAATATAAAAATCAAAATAATATGTGTTATTATTTTGAGTTATAATATAGTATTCATTAAAATGGTAATATACATTTTTCTGTATTTTCTCTGGAAGAGATGCTTGAATGGCATCAAACAGTTCCAACGAAATATTAGAAAACTTATTGACCATTAGATTTCTATGCTTTTCTTTACATTCTAGATATTTTTGTTTTCCTAATTCTTCTCCATATATTCGAATAAAATTATCCAAAGTCATAGATTTGCGTTTATTCACATCTTTATAATACTTTTCTCCTTCGATTTCACCATATTTTTCTTGAAAATATTTCAATGAACAACCTGCATCTTTTTGCTTCTCAACATAACTATTAAATCGTTCTGTTCCTTCCTCAACACCATATTTGGAAATCATATTTTCCAATGTAGTTGCTCGTAACTTATTATATTCTAAAAACTCTTTCTTTGACATTCCGTATTTTTTGCGTTTATATTCAAAAGTATTAGTATAAGATTGCTTTTCGCAATATGCTTTCCATCGTTTTAATCCTTCTTCTTTACCATAATATGCCATCATTTTATCTTCGGTAATCGCTTTATCTGAATAATGATTTTTAATCCAATCGAATCGTCTTTTCCAATCTTTAAAATCATGAACGCTCATAAAATAATATATGCATCGTTTAAATGCTGGCATAGGCATACAGTCCGTATGCAAATACATTTTATATAAATTAGTGTATTTTAGTTTTGAACCATATTTTGTTGATATAAAATATGGTTTTTTATTATTGTAGACACATTTTCTCCTTTTTGGTTGTTTTGAAAATCCACATGGAGAACAACTATTCCATTGAACATAAAATTCATCAAATGTTATTTTCATTTACAATAATTTTGTCACCAGCCTGCAAATCTTTGACACTTCCTTCAACTATATTTCCATTCCGTTCAAACATAATTGAATGATCTTCTGTAACAACAATTTCAGTTCCTTCAACTTTTAACTTATACATACGTTTTTTTACCCTATGCTTCATGACATAAATCACTTTTGTTTTTTCGACACAACCATTGTTGTATGTATCAATAAAATAATCAGATGTTAATTTCTTAATACATTTGTCTGTAGAAGTACATTCTATATTTCCCGTTGAAGTTTCAAAGAACTTACTTACTGATAACTGTTGATTATTGATATATAATATGCTGTTGCCGTCGATACTATCCGTATCCGAATACACACGATAATCTTCAGCCTTTTTGTTCTTCAGCACGCCATTCAACCAGTCATTGGTTTCCTTGGCCGACTTGTTTATCATGGCCTGTCCAGCAAGCGTGATTGCACGAGCAATGCGAACATCATTGTGAAGAAAGTAGGCGTTGCCAATTGCGCCATAGCAGGAGTTCAGCAGAATTTTCTTGGCCTGCTGCGACAGATTGAATACTACAGACTTGGCCTTGGATTCATGATAAAGCTGAATCAGTTCTTCATTGGACATTTTTGAAAGTTCTTCAGTCATGCGCTCTCCTGACGTAAATATTTTGTCTCTTGTTCAACAAATGAAATCTTTTAAAGACTATATTCTTTCCTCTTCATCCTGTCAATCTCTTGCAGAAGCCAAAAGACCTCAGCTGGTTGGATATGAATGGAGAACGAAGCAGGGAATACGCTTTTCTGCAAGGGAAGAAGGAATGGTCGAAGCAAAAGTTTCCGACTGGGACAATGCTCTCATTTCTGAACTGTCCAAAAAGAAGATTGTCCACATATACTGGATTCAGGGAGAAGATGGCAAGGCCAGACCATACGGCAAGACTAGCGCCTTGAAGACACTTGGAATGTATGAACCACAGTTGAAAAAGTCCATAAAGCCATATGTTGACAAGATTAATCTTGACCGATACAACATGGAAGCCTATCTTGATGAATACACGAAAAGGGCCAAGTCCAGCACTCCAGACACCTCTTCTGAAGGAATGTCGGCTGTAAGTCAAAATGCATCAAAAGTGTATTCATTTGCAAGACACTGCATTTCCAGAGACAATGGTCGAATGAGCGAAAACGCAGTGTTTACTAGAATAGACAAATGCTATGTCTGCTTCATTGTTGGAATGAATGCCAAAACTGATCCTTCCAGAGTAAACGCAGTTGGAACGCTTCAAGACAAGGGATATCCTATTATTGACTGGAAGGAAATGAAAAATCTTGCAAAAATGTAGGAGGCTGACAAAGCAGCCTCCAAATTCAGTCTATTTTCTAGCCACATCCCTTTGTTGGATATGGAAGAGATGCGTTGTAGGCCTTCCATTCAGCAAAGCCTCTGTCTGTCAAATGCCAGTAGAAGTCATTGTCTCCATACAGTATGAAGCCTTTTTCCATTAATTGGTTGAATAGGGCCATTTCATTTGCATCACAGTAGATTTCATTGATGGCATAGTTGAAGGCCTTTTCAGTGTCTGTATTTGCCATGTGGTTGAAGGAACCAATCAACTTCTTTTCTTCCATGTTGAGGCACATAATGCTTTCTCCTTGTGAATGTCTCATAAAGATTTGGTTCTTTTCCATTCACAAAGACAGTCTAGCATAGAAAATCCAGCCTGTCAAGATTCTACCGAAGCCAGCTGAGATTTTCACGAGAATCATCTCCCCAGTTGTTTCCAGAGAAAAGTGGAATTGGCGCAAGGCTTTCCTCAATGGCCTTTGCAGACAGTTCACTCATTTCCGAAGTCACTGAACGGTCATACTTTCTGGCAAACTCATTGGTTGTAGAATAGTAGCAGAAGTTTACCAAGGTCATTATCCTGTCATCATGATAGCCTGGAGCAGCTTCATATGAATCGCCCATTCTCTGAAAATGCTCCAGTTCTGCCAGCGTGTCCTTGTCTCTAATAACAAGTTTTTCCGTAGTACACATGTCTTTTAAGGTATTGCATCCGATAATTTTTGTTTTTGTTGTTGTTCTCTGACCAAGAGTCGGCCTTCCATTGCCATGAAGCTTGTAAGTCTTGAATATGTTGTCATACTCCAGATCGTAGTTGAGCATATGGAGAACAACATGCCCAATATCATTGGATTCTACCAGCACTTCTGCATTATTGTACTTTGAAGCAATGGAAAATATCATTGAAGGAAAGGCATAGTAGTCTATCTTGTTTGAGGCGAAAATGGCCGAAAGAAGAAACGTATCTGTAGTTACGTCAATGATGCTTATGACGCTGTAGTCCTTTCCGACACCAGCAGAAACGTCAACGGAGCAGACATAGGAATGTCCGTTCTCTGGCTTGGCATATATCTTGACTGATTCTGAAGATTCCAGTGGTTCCTGCAGCTTCGTTTCAAGACGTTTCAATGTGGAAGTCGGAATGAGAGAGTTTTCATCAACGTCGAAGTTGTTTCCATATTCAATCTCAAACTGCTCTTCAGTCATGGTCTTGAGCATGTCCTGATGCCACTTTTCATCTCTTCCTGGAACGTCCCACCAGTTGACTTCCACTGGATACATGTTTGAAAGTCCAGCCTTGGCCCTTGTCCACATGTCATACATGTGGTTTCTTCCATTTGGTGTGCTGACTATCATCAGCTTGGTTGAAGAACCAGAAGAAATGGTGGGAAACGTAGACTTGAAGAAGTCATCCCACTTGTTCTTGGCAATGAAGGCGCAGTTTGAGACTTCAACATTGGAAGCAGTGTAGTGGTGTCCATCCTCCACTTCAAGCAGGTCATAAAGATCCTGCTCTCCAGCCCACTGGACGTCCACTACACGCTTTTCACTCAATATGTCTCCAGGAATGACTTCATATGCATGAATGAACCGGCCATTTTCATAAAACTTATGGCTTCTGGAACATTCAATGCTTGTTTCATCATGGAAGCATATTCTTAGAGAGTCCTTTCTTGTCTTTCGTATGCCATGAAAAGGCTTCCATCCATTGGAAGTCCATACTTCATAGTCTTCTGTAAGCTTTCTTTCTGAAGAAGACATTTTAGATTATTCTGCACTTTCAGACATGGATCTAACAAGCTCTCTTTGAAGCTTCGACAGTGGTGGAAGCTTGCTTATGTCTATTTCCTTCGCATTCCTGCGCCTGTCGCCCATCATGACAATCACTCGCAAACCCCTATAGCCCATTGAAGCATTTGCTCTGTCAGCATCATTTCTAATCAAAAGATACACGCAGTGACTGCTTTTGACTATTTCATCTACAGTCATTGCAAGAAAAGATACAGGACACATAAATGTCCTAATGCCATTCTTGTCGTCTTTAAATTCCAGTGGAGTCGTCGTGAAGGTTTTCTGCACGATGAATCCAGAACCAAGAATGTCGCTTCCAAAGCAGACGTCCTTGATTATCTTTGGATCCGTTATTTTTACCTTTATTTCGGAGCCTTTGTCCAGCTTCCAGCTATATCTTTCTTCTTTGGAAGTCTTTCCTCTCTTTGAGGTGACAACAGTCTGCTTTTCCTTTGCGTAGCTGATTTGAGCCATCAAGTCCAAACGTTCAAAGATGTCTTTTGCCACTGGTCCAAAATAGGTGTCTGAAGACTCCCATATTTCAGCATTGTCCTTCTTGATGCTTATCGGCACTTCAATGCCATTCTTTGTAATCAGCTTGATGTCGGCCTTCTTTCTGTCCTGCGTTTCCTTTCCCACGCCCTTGCAGTTGACTACATCATTGACAGTGAATGGAGCCTTGTGTCCAGCTTTAGCGGTGAATACAATGTTGATTGGAGTCCCGCTCATGTCCTTTTCATCTTTTGCTCCAGTAAGCTGCCTTACTGCAAGAACCATTCTGTCTTCGTTGTCCAGTCCAGCACTTACTTTGGTCAAGGTTCCATCGCTGGACTTCTTTGCTGGCTTGGCCAGAATCTTTATGCAGTCGCCATCAAAATAGCAGGATATTTGACTGCCTTTTGTTCCAGTTTCAAGCTTGAATGAAATGTCTGCTGGAGCCTGCGCTCCTTGAGAAATGCATTTAGGGAGCAAATCCTGAAGATATGCTCCCCTTTTGCCTCTGTCTCTGTCTGGAGTATACACGACAATGGTGCTTCCATTTCTGGCTTCAGTTGAACATCCAATGGAATCCAGCACCTTTTTTATAAAGTCATAGACTGTCGTCTTTATATTGCTTTTTTCGGTAATAAAATCCTTAAAAGTTTTCATTTAATAAATGCTTTATATTTTTACTTAGCTATATAGTCTTTTAATGACAGTTTCCATTCTTTGCCTGGCCACTGGATTGGCCGAATGCACCACCACTTTCTTTGGCAGATTGAAGTCTGGATTGAAGTGCTTCATTTCCTCCAGCCAGTCCAAGACCTTTCGTCCCTCTAGGACATCTGCACCAAGATCGTTGTCCAGAGACACGACCTCTACAGTCTCTCCTCTTTCCTGACACTTCACAAGCAGGCCTATTGTCTCATCAACCTGATGCGTTCTGGTCCATCCTGAAGGCTCCTGACGACAGTCATCCAGAAAAATCTTCATTCAAAGTCTCCTATGGTCAATGGCTTCTCCAGTTCATAGCTGGAATATAGGCTCTCCTGAACATACCGCTTCTCCTTTGCATCTCCATGGTTTGCATTGAATGAGGTTGAAAGACACTTCTCAGAAAGAAAATGGCTTTTGTAGAGATGCTTCGGAAGTTCTGCAACAGTGCTTCCATTGGCCTTTCCATCATAGGACATAAGCCACTTGCATGGCAGTCGTTCAACATAGGCGTAATATGCCGCATTGTCAAATCCGCCAAGATACATGCTGTCCTTTGTCATGGCATATGGAGGATCCATATAGATGAAGTCATTGGCTTCAACTGGAACATCTTTATATGACTTGTTCAGAAACTCTACATTCTGCACCAGACTAGAGCATTGAAAAATCAGCTTGGACAGTTCATCTGGGTGCATTCCAGGACGCGAGAAATGGCATGGAGAGTTGTATTCTCCCTTCGAGTTGAACCTCACCAGTCCATTGTTGCTGGTGCGGGTGAGAAAGAGAAAGTGTGAGGCTCTGGACTGATCTTCATTGAAGGCCTTTCTTGCTTTGTTGAAATACTGCTTTCTGTGGCCTATGTCTCTTGAATTGAACTCCAGCCACATCTCTTTGTAGTCTTTTATTAATTCCACTGAACGATCTCTGCACGTCTGCCAAAGATTGATCAATGGGAAGCAGAGGTCATTGGCCACACAGGAAGCGTTTGGATGCTTCTGAAGATAAGTCAAAAGCACAATGCCAGAACCGAGAAACATCTCGACATATCTGCCAGAGATGTTTCTCGGCATTAACGAAACTATCCAGTCGGCCTGATACCGCTTGGATCCTGTCCATTTAATAAAGGAAAACATTAATCTTCTTTGCTGTCTAGACGCGAAACATAAGGGTACCACCAGCTTCGATGAATGCACCACGCTCAAAGTCTTGAAGCACATAGGCCGCAGACTTTTCAACCTCAATTTCACCACTGTAGTCTGTGCTAACAAAGCCAAGATCAACTAGAGCCTGAAGGTCTTCGGCTATGCTGTCCCAGTCTTTAATGGTCAACGGTCTGTCCCCTAAAGAAAGACTGTTGAGGAGACAAATCTGACTTGGAGCAAGATTGACAGTCATTTTCCGCCTCCTTCTAGTACCATTCAAGGTAGTACATGACCTGAAGACGCCTGGAATTGGGATCTCCACACTTGTTCATCGGACGGAGAATCTTCTGAAGAGAGTTGAGAGCATTCACAACAATGAAGTCCTCCAGCATGGGAGCCTCTTCCTTGTGGAAGCCGTAGATGTTCTTGCGGCCGTACCACTTGCGTTCCCCATTTTCTCCATGATGGCACTCAAGAATGCCATACAGGGCTCTGGCGATGAACACGGGATCAAGTTCAAACTGCTCTTCAGCCTCTCCGAGGATGGGACGCTTGCGGGAAGCTATGTTCACTGCGGTCATCTTGATGGTAGTCATGACTGTTTTCTCCTTGATTGTTTGGAGGAGAACCTCATGGCCCTCTTCCCTCTTGACAGCTACAGATTATCCTAGGCCGCGGTCAGTGTCAAGCAAAAAGTTTGCTCTCCTCAAACTTTTTAGGAGAGCCATCCTTCAGGATAAAGCCACTCAGGCTTGCAGTCTATGTTCCCGACATTTGGCTTGGACGGAGAGACCTCAATCAGGCCGTTCTCCTTGATCTCTATCACGACACCAGTGAACGTTTCAAACGTGCCGTCCTGTTGAGGCACCTGAACCGTAACCTGATCACCGAGATTCCATGCGTTCATTTGCTTCCTCCTTGTCTCTTGACAGATACAGAATAAACAAAAAAGGAGGCTCTGTCAAGCCTCCTCCTCAAAAATTTTAGATTTTTACTATTTCCAGTCCTTGGCGTCCTGTGGTATGTACTTGCCTATGATGTCAGATAGGACTCTGCTGTCCCGTCTGACTGTCTGAGACAGAACTGAGTCGATGTCAAGCAAAGGCCTGCCAGCATCTTTAACCTTCAAGGCAGTGTAGAACTTCAATGCTATGGTGGATTTTCCCTTGGCATTCTTTCCCTTGAAGTCGAAGACGTTGTCCACGTTCCTCTTGTTGGGAACAACCCATATCTCTCCATCCATCAGGTCAGAGAACTTCTCGAAGTTTGTGACGATCTCCCTCATGGTGTCCGAAGCGCCAACATGAGTCTGCTTCAGAATGTCCTGCGGAACCTTTCTGTCCCTTTCCTGGTTCTGCATGGAAGCAATCTCGAAGTCATTCAGAATCCATACCAGATGAATGTTCTTCTTCTCCCATCCATAGAACTGAAGAAGCCTGCAAAGTTCAAACATCTTCTTTTCATCCTTGAGAGTGACGTCGAACACTACATTAGGCTTGTGAAGGTTCTTTTCTGGCTTTGGAGTGCCATCAGGCCAGACATCTCCATTGCTGAGAAAGAACTGATTGATGACTTTCTTGTCGTACTTGTTGTCCGAGACAAACTTGTGTATCAAGGCCACGTCATCTGGATTGCCAAGATTGATCTGCTTCAGGTTTTTTCCAGTCTGCTTGAGAAATGCATCGGCCATGGACTTTGGACGCATCTTGATGATGTCATTCTTTAACTTGTCTACGTCAAACACTCTGGCGTTGGGAATGTTGAGGATGTTGTTCAACACCATTCCTTTTCCAGAGTTATGAACAATGATGTCAGATTTAGTTCCAATGACATAGCTGTGAGCCCTTTCAACGACCAAGTCATAGACATCTTCATTCCAGTCTATGTATTCCTTTTTTATAACTTTCATTTATATTTCTCCATAAACTGTTTAAACTTTTTCATTTTTGACTCAACTATACGCAAATTTCCATTTTCAATATCATTCAAAACAATTTCTTTTGGAGGTTTAGGAATAGATTTTGCAGGAACAAGAATAATTTTATATTCTGGATACATTTCTTTTAAAGCTTTCAATTTAAGTTTTGTTTCATCATTATCCAACATATAGTCACATTTTATCTCATAGATTGTATCACCAATAATAAAATCTGGTCGATAAGTTTTTCCCTCTTTCCAAACAACTTTAAATTTATCTTCGGCTGAATGTATGTCTTCACTTTCATGAAGTTTAATAAAACAATATTCAGAAAAGCTTCTAAAATAAAAGTCTTTATAATAACCACTATATGCTGCACCAGATCTTAATGGAGATTTATGACCGTACATTCCATTTTTTGTTCCACAACAGGTAGAACGTGCTATACGATCTTTAACAATTGCTTTTGCATCATCTATACTAATATTATGACGAAGAGCGCATATTTGTGGATCTCTAGTATTGTATCGTACTTTTCTAATCTGTTCAATTTCTTCATCAGATTTATGATTAATTTGTTTTAAATGCTCTTTTGACGAAGATGCAATTTTTAAATTATATTCCTTTTGCTTAATAATTGCTTCATCATAAGATAATCCATATTTTAACCAATAATCTAAAGATAATTTTTCTGCTGATTTTTCTGCATATTGCTTTTGTACTTGATTTACTTTAATCAATGCTTCTTCATTAGTAAATCCTTTATTGATCCAATATTCAACACATCTATTAGAACGACTTTTTTGAATATTAGAAACTATTATTTTTGCTTCTTCTTCAGAATGACCACATTCAATATAATATCCATAGTTTAAAAATTTACTTGATGGTTTACATTGATAATTAACTTTCAACACTTCATTAAGTGCTTTAGTGCATTCTTTAATAAGTTTATTATCGTTAAACGATTTGTTTATATTATTAATAATAAAAATATTCAAAGCAGTTAAAGATAAATCTCCAAATTGAATAAACATTGGATTAGACAACGCATATAAATGTGTTATTTCTTTAATAATATCTTTTACATCAATACTATCAAATATAATATTTTCTGGTTTATTGCGATGTCTATAAATTATCATTGCTATAAATCCTTAGCTTGCACCCATTTTCCATCAACCAGAAATTCGTGATCTTCCGTGCAAATGACTTCCTCGCCATTGTCAAAAGTCAATCGCATCATTCTTTTTACAGGTGGAAATACATTGACCTTTAGAACTGGATTCCATTCAAGCTGTCCAGTTTCTTCATTCCACGATTCAACTATGTCTCCTTCTGCAACATCCTTTATTGCCTTGTGGCCAGAAGAAGTTTTGACCATAGTAGTGGCGGCAAAGCATCCCGCACCACCAGACAAGATAACTGCTTGATTTTCTTTAGGCATTGCGCTTTTAGCACCAACATTCAAGGCCTTTTCAAACAGCTTATTCTCATTAAGCCACTCAATATATCCTTTCATTGATTAATTTCTATGCTATGGAGATCATTCAATATTTACAAGGGAGAAGCATATGCTTCTCCCTCTTCATTCTACTTTGACTTGTATGCTTTCCATGCTTCAAGCAGGTCTTCCTTCAGCGGTATCTTTCCCCTACACTTGGCGTTCTGGAGTCTGCCTTCAGGACAGTAGCCAAGCACCTTGCAGGATGGTCCTGCTCCTTCTATCAGGTCAGGATAGGCTTCCTTCGCCAGATGGCACATTTTGGTCGCCAGATCTCTTATCTCGGCCTGTGCATTCTGGCACATCCGTATTTTCAGCCAGTCCCTTAAGGCATGAACATTCATCCCTATGATGGCCTTGAATTCCGTAGCCTGTGGCTTGAAATACCGCAGATCCTCCTCTGGAAGTCCAGCTTCAAGACCACTCTCATACCATTGCTCGGAGATGCTGGCCAGGTCGCGTCCAGACAGCGCCACTTTTTCTCCCTTCACGTCTACAGTGAACTTTCTGTCCAGCACATTGTCTGGAGCAACAATTGAAAAAGTCCTCTTCCCATGCAGTTCAGCTCGTCCAGACTTGATGAGATAGGATGCAAGACGCTTGCGTACAAGCTGCACTTCGCATACTCTGGAATAGCCTTCAACTCCAAAAAGAAGAAGATCAAATTCTGTCGCCGCATAGTGTCCAGACTCCAGAATGTTTCTAACAATCTTTGGATCATAGTCCGACTGTATGATCTCCTCTACAGGCCTCTCAGAACGGACAAACCTCGCGGCAATGTCTGTCCAGACCTTGCCTCCCTTGTTAAGCAGATAAACCTTTCCTTCTCCAACCTGGCCTACTTTCATATGCACTCCTGTTTCCTTCTACGCATGCAGAGTTTCAATCTTGAGATATGGATTTTTTCTTTCTTCAAGCATGAATGTCCTTTCTGTCTTTGTTCCTTCCTTAATCAACACTACAGTTCCAGCATTCTTCAAGAACGTTGCGTTTGATGGAACAAAATAAGAAGCGTCTGCAACATAGGAGGAAGCAATGTACAGTTTCATGCTGTCAAAGGCATTGATGCATCCATCAAAACATTTCTTGAACGTAATGACATTTTCGCACCATGCAAACAAAGTAACTGGCACTACAAAAAGATTAATGCATCCCTGAAATGTTGATTCAAATTCTTCCGCTTCCTTGCATCCTCTGAATATATCTGCCGCAATTTCATCAAGAGAAATGCAGTTCATAAATGATGCATTGAAGTATGCGGCATTTGGACATTTCGAGAACAGTCCTTTCGGAAGGCTCTTTATTCCTTTGCAGTCCTTGAACACTGCATCAAAGTTTTCAGCCGCATGCGTATTTTGAAACAGCGTATCCGACACTGTGGCAAGCTTTTCGCATCCTTCAAAGCATTCGCCAAAATCTGTGGCCTTGCCTGCAGATAGAAACACGACACCACTCAATGCCAGCAGAGAAGAGCAGTTTTTAAAGCATCCGAAAAAGTTTTCGGCATTGCTGCAGTCTACAAATGGAGCTTCGACCGTTTCAAGTTGAGTGCAGTTGGCAAAGCAGTAGGAAAAATCCTTTCCATTTGTTCCAGAAAAGATTCTTGATGGAGCGACTTCAATTTCATGGCATCCATTGAAGCAGAAGCTAAAGTTTTCTGCTTCTGGAGAATCTCCAAAGAGTTTTACATTGGGAATCTCTTTTATTCTGGTTCTACTAAAGCAGGACTTATAGGACTTGGCCGCTTTGCATCCCTTGAACAGTCCTTCAGGAATGTAGTTCAGATTGGAACCTCTAAACAGTCCAGTAAAATTTTCTGCCGATGTGCAGTCTCCAAACATTTCTTCATATAGAGGAAATTGAACTTTAAACTCCACTTCTTCAAAGCATGATGCAAAAGACTTTGCAGAGCCTTGTTTAGAAAAGAGAGAATATGGAATAGAACACTTGATAATGCATCCTTGAAATGCTCCTTTGAAGGACGAAGCCTCAATGTTTGAGAAGAAGTCGTGTGGAATTTCTTCTATCTTTCCAAAGAAGCACATGGAATGCTCAAGCGAGTTGGGAGCTTCGGTTGTTTCAAAGTCGCGTACAATAAAATTGTCATCTGCATCGCATGGAAGTTCTGTCCAGTCATACACCAGCATTCCAGCCACTTTAGGAAGTGGAGTTAAAAATCTCCATGTACAGTGTCTAGCCTTGCTGACGGCATTCTGTGGAGCAAGTCGGCTTAAAATTTCTACAGATGAATCAATCGCGACCATCCATACTTTCGACCAGTCATCACACCTAATCACAATCCTGTGCCAGGTTTTTGATTCTGGATATCTGTGCTCTGCAAGAAACAGTCTTCCTTTTGAAAGAGTTTCTGCTTCTCCACCCCAGTCTACTTCAAGGCCTTCCTCTTCAAGGCATCGGAACGGAAGGGCGACAAAGCCATTTTCATCACATAGAACGTCTATAGCAAATTCATTGCTGGCAAATTCTTCAGACATAAAAAGGTCCTCCTATGCTGGCATTTCAGAAAGAGCATACCAACATTTAGAGGACCTGTCAAGAGGATTTATCTCTGCTAGTCGTGTCTCATAATTTTTAGAATTGACTCCCAGAGTGCTCTGAGCGTAGCCTTGACAAATGACTTTTCTTCAACAGTAATTCCAAGCTTTTCGCTTTTTAGTGTAAGCATTTTTGCAGTAGAAGACAATCGCTGCGCTACAACTGTAATTTCAGCATCTTCCTTCTTTTCAATAAAAAGATAGGCCGTGTCTACCGTTCTTGAAGAAATTTCGATGGTAGCCTTTTTTAAATTCTTGCAGCCATAAAAACAGTGGCTGAATCGTCTTGCATATATGGCATTGGCAAACAGCTCCCTTCCAACGCTTCTGAGATGGTTGCATCCATAAAAGCATCCAGAAAAGTCCACAGCATAGATGGAGTCCTTGAACAGCTTTCCAGGCACGTCCTCGATGTCACACCAGCTGAATACGTAGGAATAGGAAGAGACATACTTCTTGTCGGCAAACAGGTCTTCTGGAACATGCTTCAATCCGCTCTTGGAAAAGGTGGATCTAAAGTGCAGCACTCTCGGACACCACTTGAAGAGGTTTTCTGGAACGCTTGTCACGCATATGCAATTTTCGAAGGTGGAGGAGAATCCAACTACGTTTGGACATCTGGAGAACAGTCTCTCTGGAATGCTTTGAAGGGAAATGCAGTTCTGAAATGCTTCGGAAAACAGTTCGGCCGAGCAAGATCCACTGAAAAGGTTTTCTGGAATGGACCGCAGGCCAAGGCAGTCCTTGAACACGCCTCTAAATCCCTGCGCCTTGAACGAGTCCTTGAACAGATCGCTTGGGATAGTCTTCAATTCATAGCATCCAAAGAAGCAGAAGGCATAGGACAGAACAGTGGAGCATCCCTTGAACATCTCATTATGAAGCTCTTCAAGCTTGCTGCATCCATAGAAGCAGTAGGAGAAGCTGATGGAATGCTTGTTGCTGGAGAACAGCTTTGGATGAATCTTTCTTAAGGAGCTGCAGTGAATGAAGAGGAACGAGAAGTTTTCATTCAATTTTATTCCATTGCATCCAGTTGCGGGATTGGACAGAGTGAACTGAATGGATCCCTTCATTCGCGGCAGCGGAGTTGGAAGCTCCACCAAAGTCTGCTTGAAGTATCGCATGCATTCTGTTTTCTCGTTGAACAGGGAAGGAATGCAGTTGAATATGGCATCCTGGCAGTCAAGCGTAGAGATGTATACATCCGACCAGGAGTATGGAGATTCGACATAGATGGAGATTTTATATTCTCCAGGAGCAGGATATTCATGGACGGAAGCAAGGGCATCAGAATCGGAATACTTGTCGGCCGACAGGATGGAATGCGTCTTGTCTCCCCACATTACAATCAATGTGGCTTCCTGCTTTTGGAGGTGGAATGGAATTCCAGTCTTGACGTTGTCTTCTCCAGCAAGCCTTGTGTCTACAATGAACTCAAGCATTTCCTTGACCATTTGCATTTCAGTTTCCTCCGTGGAAAAGTCCAAAAGGAAGCGACAAGAAAGAAAGGGAGCAGGACACAACAGTCCCACCCCCTTATATGCTATAAAGCTTAATATTTAAAGAAATGCTACTTTTTCTCGGATAGAATGGTTGCTTCGTCAAATGACTTGTCAAGCCACAGCCTTGCAGAAGTAGGCATTGGAGGAATCTTGACATCGGCGGCAGATACGCCAGCCATTTGAGGATCGCCTTTCAGCTTGATTGGATGGATAAGCTCCTTTGCAACTCTGGCCACTGCATCCGCGATGGTCTTTTCAAGACCAGCAAATTCGCAGGCATGATTGAAGGAATAGATTTCAATAGCATAAGGAAGAACGTCTGCACTCTTTCCAAAGTTTCTATAGATAGAGGCCACTTCATAGCGGCCATCAAGAATGAGAGACACTTTGTTGGCATACTTCTTGAATATTTCCCATCTGAATACATGTTCTGCAGCCTCAGAAACAACTTCCGAGCTTGGATTCTTGTATCCTTTTTCCAGCCATTCCTTGACATCGTCTGGCATGGCAGGAAAGTTCAATGCGTTGGCACTGTAGTCCATTTTTTTGTAGGATTCGGCACTCTTCAACAGTTCTTCAAGGGTGGCGTATTCCAGTTTAAGATGTGACTTATTCTCCATGGAATAGGCATACATCTTCATGCAGTATGGCTTTTCCTTAATCCATTCCTTAAAAAACTTGGAATTTGCTGGATCAGGAATTCTTTTGCACACTTTAATGTAGTTTTTCCTGCGGCGTCTTAAAACAACTTCGCCTTCGTTCTTTCCCTTGATCCATTCAAAATAGTCCTTGGGAATGGAAGACGTTGCAGTTTCCCATTCATCTGAAGATTCCGAAACGCTTTCATTAGACATTTCAATTCCATCATCTTCGGACTTTTCTGGTCCACGCTTGAGCCAGCGACGGATATTGGAAGGACATGCTGGAATCAAGGCACCTTCCAGCTTGTCATTGAGCAGTTCCTGCGCCATGGCAAAGGCGTCCACAAACTTGCTCTTCTGACATCCCATGGAAGACTTGTCCTTTGGATCTGTCATTACGGTGTAGTTCTTTCCATCAAAGTCAATTCCAAGAATGGACTTTCTGCCACGCTTCAGAAGAATGCATCTGTCCACATGTGGATCAATGGCCCAGTGAAGAGGTTCTGCCGTAGTGGCTCCAGCTTCAAAAATATATTCGTTGAATGTATTCATCTTGCAAGATATTGTTTTGATATTTACAATCGTTATATGTTTTTAACGTATGGTTCGCCAATCCAGTCAATCATGGTTTTTGATGGCTTGGGAACGACAATGTCTTTCGGCTTTGCCGCCCTGTCAAGACACAGAAATGGATTTTTGCCTGTTTTCAGTTCAGAGACAAGAACCTTTGTCATGTCAGACTGAATATTCTTTAAATCCTTGACTGGAAGAACAGCCTTTGCATCCATTCCAGAAACGCTTCTATGGGCGCAGACAAAATAGGAAGTTTCATCCGTTGCTGGAGCAAGAAGAACTCCGTTTCTTGAAATCTGCTTGGCATATTCTGAAATGGAGAGACTGTACTGATTGGCCATCATGGATGCATTGACAACAGAACCAATAAATTCAATAGCCTGCTTCTTTGCTCTGGCTATTTGCGTCTTGCTTAGACGTCCAGACTCCATGTCTGCTTTCAGTTTCTGCCTAGTCTCTTTAGACTGGCAGTTAAGAAACTCTCCTTTAAGAAGAATAGTGAAAGGATCGCTTTTTTCCCATTTCAGAACAGGCATTCCAATGAAAAGGTCATTCTTCTCAACCTCTTCCCCTAGAATATATTCCTTAAACGTATTCATATCTACTTTTCCCCTGTAATGTCTTTTTCCAGCCAGTCCTTGATAGTGCCAGGCATTGAAGCAGGAAATGCAAGACCATCGGCGCTGCGATCCTGTTCTTTGCATCTTTGCGCTACCATCAAAGCATCTTCCAGCGTCTTGAAATCCCAATGCGGCCTTTTGAAGGATGCAGAAACCTTTAGTCCATAACTAAGTTCCAAGCGATAGAAGGCATCTCCGATAGATGAGGCAGGAAACTTTTTCAACGTGAAATAAGACTTGTTTCCACGCCTAACAACAACAGCACCGACTCGATTTCCCTTTTTCCACTGCATGTCGCTGTAATTGCCTTCACTGGCCAGCTTCTTCCATGCTCTAATCCATTCTTCAAACTGAGATGGAGAAATTTGACGATTTTCCGAAGAAATGCCCAAAGTTCTTATTTTAGACCACGGATTGTCTATACTATCTTCAGTTAGATGATTTTTAATGTATTCCTTGAACGTATTCATACACTTTTCCTAATTTTCAACTCTTTCAAGCCAATTCTTCACTTCCATCTTCATTGGTTCCACTTCATATAGATCAAAGTTTGCTGTAGTCAGCATATGCTCTATAAAAGTCATTGCATCATTGAACGTTCTGCAGGCATTTGCGCCTCCAGATGAAAGTGAAACCATATAAGGTCTGTCAGTTTTGCGACCTACAATCTTGTTCAGCACATACAAGACTTTTTGACCGCATTTCAGCTTGACATAGTTTGGATTTTTCCTGTCTATGCTCCACTTGGCCTTTCTTTTGGAAGATTTAACTGGTTTACCAAGAATATAGTCGTTGAATGTGTTCATTTAAGCATCCTTGACTAGAATACGCATTTTTCAAGCCAGTCTTGAACATCCTTAGACATAGGCTCTACAATGTACTTTTCAAGGATTGCATAGGCGAACATCTTGTCAATATGGGCCATAGCATCCTTCAATGTTGGGAAGAGCTTACCAGGATTTTTCCGCGTGGTAGAGTAAATCATTTTGACGGAGTATGGTTCAATCATGTTTTGATACTTGCACATTCTGAAAAGCATCTTGGTTCCAGCCTTCAGAATAATCTCTCCACGACGCTTCTTGTCAATGATCCACTTGGCCTTTTGTGGTCCATCAGTGATTCCTGCTTCATTTACATAGTCTGCAAACGATTTCATCAAACAATCTCCTACTAGATTTTCATCATTCCCCTGATTTTGTCAAAGGAAGCCCTGTAGACTGCCCCTTCAGATGATTTCATGTATTTCGTGCAGAGACGACCAGCGGGATCAAGATTGTTCTTGGCTTCGCGTCCCTTTACAAGAGCCACATGAACCCATGAAACTCTTCCATTTCTGTCAATGCCTTCTGCAATGAGTTCCGTGTATGGAAGATTGTTGTAGATGTACTCAAAAATAGTCTTGAGGGACACCTTTCCAGATGGAATTTGAATGTCGGCGGCGCATCCATGAGAATGCCAGGATGACGGAGAACCACCAATTGCGCGATTTAATGCGGGAGAACGATATCCTGAAGTTACTCTGATGGCAACTCCAAAATGATCTCTAAGAGGCTGAAGAACGTTCTTTACCAGATGCGTTAGATTTTCTTCAATTTCCTTTGAAGGACGATTGTCAATTCTTCTAGATTCTGCCGTAGCGGAACGATACATTTCTTCGAGAGTGAAATTCTCGGTAATTTGCTTTGCCATATAATCTCCACCCAGAAGCACCGACAGAACAACGACGGAGAATGCTCCACCCATCGGCGTCTTCAGGATGCACTGCAAAATATTTAACTTCGCCACGTCAGGACTCCTTGTCAGAAAATGTCCTTTTCTCCTCAAACATGAAGAAAATAGCAGATTTCTGTGGTCCTGTCAACCCATCCCTATATCTGCCAATCTAGGGTTTTATGATAACTATCTGCATCGGCGACAGCGTTATTTGTCCACACTGAACATTTGACAATTCCGTAATGGCTAGCGGTCTCTTATCGCAGAGAACGTTTGGTGCTCCATTCGATACAACTGTTGGATGGGCCGATTCCCATTCAGGAACATAATGCACAAACCATGGATCTCCCATATGAAGAGGATACAGTTTTCCAAACATTACTGTTCCTGGAAGATTAGTGGCTGTAACTGTTTTTGGAATTCCATGCACATGCGTTGCCGTTGCACCTGGAACTGCTGGATTTGAAGGCATATGAGATGTTTTATGTTCGATTATTTACATTTTATAAAACAGTCGTCTATCTTCAATCATTGTAAATATCAAGACATTTTGCAGAAGCCATGCCTGACGCAGGAAATAATTCAACCAAATCTAGATTGAGCGAATTCATTAAAGGATGCACTCAATTGAAGGAAATATATGCCGTCACTCCACTTGACTATACAAACATTATGGGGGAATGGTGGCAGAGAATTAATGATCTTATATACACGCTCGGATTAACCGAAACGCATGATACTCCAGTTACTATTGCATGGACTACTCCAATTCCTGGGCGAAAGAGATCTCCATTCTTTGAAGAGGAGATCGCCACGAAAAAGCCAGATGGAACAGATGTTCCAGAAAACTCAAGAGTTTCAAAGGTTGGTGGAACTGGCACAACGTTTGATGGCACAGAAACGAAAAGAATAAAGGCCCACAAGTTTGGTCTTGTACAGAGCATAGACAAGCTGCTTCAAAGAAATATCAATACCTGGGGAAGTCTTTATTCCTACTTTTACAACAAGACTCATAATCCAGATAATACGCTAAAAACTGGTACAAGCATTGGAGAACCAGCCGATCTGGCCGAAATGCTATTCGGTGCAAGAGATAGAACCGATGCAGATACAGATGACATATTTGGACGAGCCTGTCGCAATCTGCATGGAGATTCACAAGGACTGGCTAATTCATTGATGCATGTCATAGAAGACATTTTTAGTTCAGCCTTCTATGACTGGCTGGACAAATTGTCTCCTGTTCAAGGAAGTCGTCCAATTGGAGGACTGCGGCAGTTTTTCTTTAATGGCAATGCAAATTTTTCAGAAGTATGGGATAGATTTACAACTGGTGGACTGGCTACAGAAACAGTCAAAATAATCGACCGCATTGGTCTTCCATTTTATGAGTGGCTAACAGACACTAATAAAAGATGCATGGTTGAATCTACAACTAAACGACAGCAGCTTTGGAGACGCTTAAATGGAAACTGGGCCAGATTAAATCAAACGAGATATGACTATAAAGGCCATTCTCAAAATGAGTATAATCTTCCAGTTCCTACATACAATTCCAAGCAGTATCTCTATCCATCAACACTAACGTCAACTACTGCACAGCAGGCTGAAAATCCTTCATCTACTGCAGCAATAAAGACTGTTTCTGGCAATTCCAGCGTTACAACAATGGAATCGCTTATCAAGCAGGAATTCATCAAGTATGCCTTAAATGGCGGAGGAGGAAATCCATCTCCAATAAGAACAATGGTTCCTTCACCAAAGGAAGGAGATGCCGCATGCATTGCTGTAAAACTGAATGTCAACTCTGGATTCTTTGATTCGGAATTTGAATGCAGCAAGACCGGCCTTTTTGCATATTCTGGAAATTCCTGGAGTCTTATTGAAGCAACATACGATACAATTGTTCCAGGAATTTATCAGGACGTAACATATTCAGTTTCTTCCAGCGAATCTGCATCTAAAACAAAAACGTGTCTTCTTGAAGAAAGCAAGAATGACAGCTGGAAAATATCTTCATCTGATCCAAGTCCAGTAGACATTGGAGATCTTCTATTTGGAGATCTGGCAGTCAACGAAACAATGTGCAGCATCTGGAAAAGAATGTCTACAGGCTCCTTGCTAAAGGAAACAATTCTTCTTAAAGATGCCATTGGAGAAGATCTTATTGACTTGTTTAATTCAGCTCCAGTATGCGTTGATGAAGATGAACCAAAATCTGGTCCACACAATCTAAAGGAACTTTTATTTGGTTCCATGGCACCAGAGGAACTTTGCAGAGGACTGAAAAGTCTCGTAGGAAATTCCATATTTGAAGAAATAAAAAATATAACGGACTTTCTTGGAGAATCCTATGTTCAATACATAGAACGTCAGAATGATCCAGTTCCAGAACCGACTCCACTTATTCCAATTGATCCAGCAACAAATCCAATGAACGTCATCCACATGATGGATGAAGGAATGATGCTGTTTGGAGCAAAAAGCAAGCGAAATCCAGCAGATCAGGCCTGGCAGGCCGACTATATGGTAAAAGGCGTATACGTCTGCGAATCAACTGAAGATGCTGAAGTTACCATTGCCGCTCTGAATTCTAAAAACATCAAGGATGCCATTGTCTATGACATCAAAAATGACATTCGCTGGGAAGCAAATGCAAGCGGACAGTATGTATCTACAAGCAATGCACATTGCATCAACGAAATATACGAAACAATTGGTCACGGACGCATTGCTTCCAATGAATTCACTGGAAAAATATACTATATTCGCGGCGACAAAAAGCAGCTTAATCATATAGCAACTACTGCATCAAAACTTGGTCTCTCCACAATCGGTTCTGGAATTGTTCCGATTTATCTCAATAAAGGCGTTGCAACGGCATCAACATCAACAGTTGGTTCCGGAATAAAGCCAGTATATCTCAACAATGGAGCAATTAGTGTTTCAAATTCAACAGTTGGTTCAGGAATAAAGCCAGTATATCTGACAGGTGGAACAATAACTGCATCTACATCCACAGTCGGTTCAGAAACCGAACCCATATATCTGACTGGAGGAACACTGACAAAGACCACAACAACAGTTGGTTCCGGAACAGAGCCTATATTCCTAAGTTCAGGAAAACTTACAAAATCAACGTCCAATGTTGGCAATGCCAAAAATCCAGTATATCTAAGTGGTGGAAAGATAACAGCATCTGGAGATACAGTTGGAAGTGCAAAGAAACCGATATATCTCAATGCAGGAACATTAACTGCATCTGGAGATACAGTTGGTTCTACAACGCAGTTAATGTACATGAATGGTGGAACATTGACTGCTTCAAATGCAAATGTTGGCGGAGCACATCAGTTGACATATCTAAATTCTGGAGCAATTACTGCTGGAGCGACAATACGCTATGGAACAGGTGATCCGTCTGGTGGCAATGATGGCGACATATACTTCAAGTACATCAACTAGGAGAATATTATGCCAGCATATGTAAAGGTTTCAAATGCATATAAAACTGTCAACTCTGAATACGACTGCTATATAAAAGTCAATGGAGCATGGAAAATTTGTGATCAAATTTATGTAAAGGTTGATGGAGCATGGAAAATATGCTATACAAAAACTCGTCCTGCAACTAAATGGGGAATAATTCATAGAGATGATGGAACAAATTATCTTTCAAGTGTACCGGTTGGAAGCGTTATAACGATTTGCTTCAATGCAAAAGTTTGGATAGCAGCTGGCGATAGTGGAGTACAAGGAACAGTTCTAAGAAATTCGATGTTTGTGAAAGCATATGGAGCATATGCATCTGGAAATAATGTCTGGCTTTATAATCAAAATAATTATGGTGATCTCTATTATGTTGACATAGATAGACGATATCAAAAATGGGTATCATTGCAGTATACTGCCACATCATCAAATCCTTCATTTGAAATTACCTGGCCAAGACAAGGTAGTTCATATAGTGGTCTTAGTCAATGGGGATTTAACATTCAAGATGACAGAATTGAATATACAGAAAGAACCTAATATAGAAGGATAATGTTATAAAGAGAGGGTGAGCCGAACCAATAGACTAACTCTAAATTTCGGAAGCTTTTATGGCTACGCATATTAAAGTCTCATATTCCCAGAAAACTATAAATTCCGCTAGCGATTGCTACATCAAAGTTGATGGAGCATGGAAAAGATACTTCCAACAAATTATTCAAACACAAAAAAACTGCACACATAGACTATCTACTACTGTAAATATCTCTACTATGTCAAATTATAAAATGAAATCATTTTCTACATATCTTGCTGAATCCGCAGACAGAGAATATACCAAGTTTCTTTCCGACATGTCGGCCGTTCAGTATGTCACTGACAGAACTTCGCTCTATATTGATGAAGTTGATGACCTCATCTATGCAGGCAAGCCCATTGGCAAGTTCTTCACCAAAATGGACAAGCATGTCGCCAATATGGTGGCCTTTGCCAAGAAAGACCACGCTGGACGCTGGCAGATTGAATGCAGGCAGGCCTTGAAAATGGCCGACAGATATGAAATGATCAAGGGAAGATACATGATATATTCCAAAAATCTAATGGATGTTCTTTCCTGCATTTCAAAAGGTGACAGTCAGGAAGAGGCGATCAAGAAACTTGTGGCCTTTGCAAAGAAGCACAAGTATTACAACATGGAACAGGGAAAATTTACCGTTCCATTCTTTGACGACGTCAACGAAAAAGACATTCTCCGTCAAATTGACACCTACAAGGGAATGGTGAAACTTAATGGAGGCGTCAACTTCAATATCATCTTTGCCAATGGCAAAGTAAAGAACTTCTACTTTTAGGAGAATCCATGACTTCATTCCAGAAATGGCTCACAGAAGCCCTAGTACATGATCCAACAGCCTCTGCCAGAGCCTTGAAGGCCTGGATGAAGAGCAACCATCCAGAAACATTCTGGAAGGAAAAGTCTGAAAATGACTTGATTGAACTGTTTGCCGCTGGAGACAAGCTGGCCTCCGAAATGCAGACAAATGTCAACAATCCAAACGAAAAAATCCTTGAAATCCTTAATGACTATGAGCGAAAGAAATCCTTTGCTCTTCACTGGTTTGGAATCCTTCAGAATCTGAGGGAAGTCCTTGAAATTGGAGAAACTATTGACACCGCTGTCAATGATCTGGCCAAGATGCTTCAGTCTGAAGACTTTATCGAATGGAGGGAGGATGAAAACGCTCCCAAGGAAAGCATCTTTAAGACGCAGATGGACAAGTCCATGCTAATGGACATCTATCTCAAGAAAAAGAAGGATGATGGCACTTCAAGAATTAATATCTCCTGCTCCATGGCGGGAAAACTTCGAGCCAAGTTCAAGGATGGAAAATTGGTTTCATTCAAGATAAAGTAAAAATATAGGGAGCCAAAAGGCTCCCTTCTTATTTCTAGAATGTCTTTTCCTTTGGCTCTATGTGCATGGAATCCATGGAGCAGTCAAATCCATTTGCCGCGTATATCTTGTATCGTTCGGCATAATGCTTCAAGGCATAGTTCTGAACTATGTTCACTCTGGCCCTATAGGACATGTCATCCACTATGTCTATCAGTTCAACGCTCTTTTTCGTGGCTGACACTCTAAGACCACGTCCAATACTCTGAATTGTGGTGATGTAGGACTTGATTGGAGCGGCAAACATCACGAAATGAAGGTTCTTGATTGATACGCCAGTGCCGACCAGCTGATAGTTTGCGACAAGCACTGCATCCTTTTCCTGCTCAAGCAACGGCTTTAAGTCTTCAAAAGACTTGAACTTCTCTTCATTTCTCTGAAAATGGCCAGAATGGACAAGATATATGTTTCTTTCGGGAGCCATACGTTTTAATGCTTCAAAGATTGCTTCTCCATGGGCAATCTTTCTGTAGAGCATCAAGCCAGTTTCGTTTCTGTTCAAAGCCATTCCTGCTATGGCATCCGTTCTCTCCTGCAGCTCCTCAAAATACTTGCATTGATTTGCATAGTCCAGCAGCTTGAATGACCTTCCCCATCCATCAGGATAAATCAGTTTCATTATGCTTATCTTCAGCTGAGCCACTATTTTCTTGTCCATCAATTCAATCGTGGTGACAATCTGTCTCGGCTCTCCAAAAAGTCCACGAATGAGCATTTCATTTATCTGCTCATTGGCCAGAGTTCCAGTCCATCCTGTACGAATTCCAACGTCCTTTGCTGAAGTCATTACAGCCTGAATCGCACGACCACTGCCTCGATGGCAGTTTGAAACTACTGCACCATTAACAATATAGTTGTGATCATTTTTTACAGAAAGATTATATACCGTATTGGGTTTTTCAATCTCTTTAACAGCTAGAAGTCTCATTTTTAACTCCAAATTGCTTTATTAGTTTTTGCTGTGTGGAGTAGTCAAATTCCTCTAAACTATTCAATTCATATACAATATTTCTAATGTCATTTTCATCGACAACCCATAATTTATATTCATTGTTGATGCACCATGTCTTTAAAGCGTTTAATTTGGCTTGTTCTTTGCTATTACGCTCTAGAATGCTAGATGGCTTTATTTCTACAGCGATTTTATCTTGCTCATTAATGAAATCAACAATATAAATGTGATTTTCATTATCAAAGGTATACGGAATCCTTAATTTTTCATACTGATAAGTTTCATGATATTTGCAATAAAACACTGCTTCCCATGAAGAACGAAATACCTTTCCTCTGTATGTTACATCAAAATGTGTATATCTATTGTTTGTATTGGGTGTAAACTCTCCTTTTAAAATCTTTTCTTTCATTCTATCCGATACGATTTTCTTATATTCTTGAGAATGTAACACACCATACATTGGATTTTTTGTTCCAAGCTTGCATTCTCTATGACGCTGTCGTTCAATATCACTAAACGGCACTTTTCTTTTATAATGCTTTCCTTTATTCCAAGGATCTTTTCCTAAGCATGTTCTCGGATCTAATTGTCCTGTTGCTATTCGATGTTTTAATAATTCAGAATTATTCTTATAGTTGACTTTCTTTCTAATTTCTTCATATCGTTCATTAAAATCTCCATTTACAATATAGTCAACACTTTCTCTCCACATTTCAGTTTTTAAATGTGTAATTATCTTTAAAAACTTTTGTTTTTCTGTTCCAGTCAGTTTTAATCCATTGTTTAATTCGATTCTTTCGCGATTGATAAATTCGATTCTTGTGTATTGATTGTTACTTTCTAAAATTGCATTAGAAGATTCTTTAATTTTGCTATATGGTCGATGGTGCGACATGCTCTACAATTTCATCATCTCCATTTAATTCATCTGCTCGCTTCCATCCTCTTTTTGTTAAAAACTTGTGATTTGCTGTGCATTGAATGATAGTTCCATTATCAAACAACAATTCAAGCATTTTTTCTTTCATTGAAACATACAGATTTTTATGTACAGATTCAACAATATCTTCTTTAAAAATCTTTTTATCTTCAGAATAGTTTAAGATTTTATCTCCAACGACAATATCTTTTATTTTTTTACAAGAACCATCAGCCATTGCTACTAACGATTCTCCATCAAAACACTCATCCAAGCATATGCAGTCAAACTGGTTCATGTACTTCTTGTCGCTTTTCCAGATGCTGTACAGAGACTGCCAGGTTGATATGCAGATTTGAGTGTCATCCTTGAGATCCTTGTCTTTTCCACCATATATCAACTGAAGCTTCGGCATCCATGACTCAAGTTCTCCCTTTTCATTGGTGGCATAGTCCTTGATATCATTCGCAAACTGCTCCACAAGTCCCTTTGTTGGCACGACAATGATGCAAGTCTTTCCCTGCTGAACAAGATAGAGGCATTCCATTGTAATGGACAGCGACTTGCCGAATGAAGTGGGACAGAGATTGATGCATCGTCTGCTTTCCAGTGCGCGTCTGGTTGCTTCAATTTGATCGTCTCTTGGGAATATCTCCTTTCCTCCAGAGAAAAACCTTGTGGCGTCCAGAAATGACTGAAAGTGCGCCTCATTGAATCCCATGTCTACAAAGCATCTGGCCACTTCAGAGTCCACTTTGAACTCGATGCCAAGCTCCTTGGCCGTCTTGAGAACATGTCTTGTCAAGCCAAGGGGAAATGCTCCAGTAGAGGCATCCATAAGATGAATCTGTCCATCCCACATGCCATTCTTGAATGCTGGCATAAACCTGTAGTTTTCTGGATAGTAGCTCAGAGCATTGTATATGAGACTTAATTCCTTGTCCTCATCATATTCCATCCTGGCATAGGACTCATTCATCTTATGGATTCCAATCACTCTACGCTCCCAATGGATGACGACAGAACGTGCCATCCTCAAAAAATTTGGCTAGATCAAGTTCTCTGGCCGTTTCAAGAAATTCTACCTGCTCCATGTTGAGATAGAAGGTTCTGTCACATTGACTAGCCAATGGATTTCCGAAGTAGAGAGCAAATATTCCCTTGCGATGCTCTCGCAGTTCCACATTCCATCCAGGAAAGTTCATTCTGATGTTGGCCTCAATGCCATCAAGCCATTTGCGATATTCCCTGTATATTAAATTCATTTTTTATTCCATATTAAAAATATTTGCCTATGTTGCAGAAGCGCCAGATTCCCAGGCCATATGCTTCAAGATAATGTTCATTGAAAAACTCTGCTTGTCAAGCGCCGCAATGACCTGTTCCACAAGCTTCAGCTTGGCCTTCTGCTTTTTGTACATTTTTTCGGCTTCCTTGTATGTAGGATCTCCCTTGACGTATATCTCTATGGATTTTTTCTCTATTTTCTGATCAAATTCATACATATAAAAATGAAACTTGTCGCGGTACATCTCATTCAGACGTTCTTCCGTTTCCGCTAAGATGCATTCCTCATCATAAAGATATCTGGCCCATTTAGCCTTTTTCAGGCCTAAAATTCTGGCACAGTCTTCCAGTTTTGTTACGTCAATTTGAAGATCATTCAAGGCTTCGGCTTCATATTCTTCAACAGTCATTCAATGCTCCCTCAACTCTGTGCAGAAATGCATACTATCTATTTTTTAAATGTCTGTCAAGCATTAAAATATCACCAGGAAAGAAGCCATTATGGAACTCATTTGTGAAAAGGACTGCAGGACATGTCTCAAGGAAAACTGTCTCATGAGAAGATGTCCTCCAACTATGGTCATTGGAACTCCAGATCGGCCAATACTGAAGGAAGAAAGTCCAAAGCCAAATTTTGACTGGACAGAAGGACCTAAAGCCAATCTAGTTGAATGACATGAAAATGGGGAGCATATGCTCCCCATTCACGTTTTAGCCGGTAATCAGTCCGCCAGTCGGAACAGAAAGTCCAGTGGCCTGTCCAATGTATGATGCGGCCAGACTTTCTGGGGCGTCAGCAAAAAGCATTACAAATCGTTTTCCTATTGGATATTCAGTTTCACTAAACTGCATGGTTGCAAGACTCCAGGGAAAAACGGAAACCTTTCCAGCATTTGTAGAAAGAGTTGGAGCAATGCAGAAAGGATTTTTAACTACATAGCAGTCTTCCTTCTCCTCAACCAAATCACAAATGATCTCCTCGGATGACACCAGCTTCATTATTTTTACGTTAGCCATAAAGCACCTCCTTGACTATGAAAAATTAGGACTTCCTTTTTGTCCTTTTAGATTTGGACTTGTCTCGCATTCCAATAATGTCTCGAACATACTTTGGATTCTTGGCATTTACGCATCCATTGTAGTATTTCAAGGCTTTTGAGACATTTCCTCTGGACTTGTCCATATAGTGCCTGAACACAATGCAGCCGATCTGCACTCCCTTGTCTATGGTATCAAGATCCGAGTGCCTGATTCCTGCACTGGCCATTCTCTGTCTATGATATCTAGGAATAGTCTGCATTGGACCAATTGCTCCCTGATATCGGCATTTTTCATTGAATTTGCTTTCCTTCCAGATAATTGACGCTACAGTTACTGGACAGAGATCATATTCCCTGGACCATTTGAGAATGCTGTCCAGATACTTTTGACGCTTTGCATCAGACAGCTTTGGATAGGCATGATCCATGACATTGTGAACTCCAGCAACATCGTTTGTCGAAGCCGCAAAAGCCACTCCTCTGTCGCAGAAATTCCGGCATATGAAATCTCCAATAAAGAAGAGCAGAAATGATCCTATCACAATCAATAGAATCCAGGAAAGACACTTTATGCAGCGTTTAGGCTTCTCAACAGTCTTTCCTGCTTCAAAATTATCGGTTGAAAGATTATCCATCTATACTCCATTATTGAATGCAGCACGAGACTTTGATGTTCTCTTGTGCCTGGCCCAATTCAATGCTGGAGGAACTCTTTCTGAAAGTGGAAGATGGCTCGACATGGTTGTCGGTCCATGTTATGATTGGCTCTTTGTTCCACGGAGGAATGGAGGGCCATGTAGGCACTGACGGCAGTGTTGGAAATGTAGGACTGTATGGAGTCTGACGCCCCTTCTCCTTCAATTCATACATCTCCACCTTGCCTTTCAGCCACATGTTCTCATTTTTCAGCCTTTCATTTTCAGACTTCAAGTCATCAATGATTTTGGCCATAGAGTCAATGGCTGTTTTCAAAGCATCAATAGTTTTGCTCATGGTGCATTTCTCCTATAGGTATTTACACGAAAATGACCTTCTAAACATTGTAGAGGGTGCATCTGCATCCATTCATCAACGACAGTTCCCTGAAGCACTGGGTGATTGGATGATTCCATACGTCATCAATGAAAAATCTGGCCTTGCACACGTCAATCGGCTTTATGATTCCTTCGGAGAAAGAGCAGGGATAGCCCATTCCGTCTACGTTGATGTAGTAGGACATCCTGCCAGATTCGCACATGTCGCAGTAGGACTCAGTCCATTCAAGACCATTGTCCTTGGCATAGGACAGATACTTGGATGCAGAGCAGGAGTCAAATCCGAAGGAAATGCCAAGTTTCCTGCACTTCTCTACAACCTGATTGAACTCTTCGCTGGAAAGCCTGTGAAAACGCTCTCCCCTTCCTTTTCTTTTCAAGGAAAGAAAGACAATGGCATAAAGATCCTTGAGACGTGGATCCGTTGCAATGCAGTCAATGACTTCAAACGTCCTTGCAAGCGTCTCCTTGGACAGCATGCAGTGAATATTGACATGCTTTAGTCCATATCTGTGAAGTGCCTCAACAGAGCCAAAGCAGCATTCCTTGTCTCCATACCAGGAAACAGCCACAGCACCACAGACTGAAGCCAGCTTCTCCGCAGTTTCATCAGAAATGTCGGCAACAGTGACATTAGGAATGAATCCCATCTTTCTGGAGAGACTGAATATGCTGTACCATTCTGGATTGCCAACAAGGGAAGCGTCTGCACCATAGGCAATCTGCGTTAGTCCTTTGGGAAGCTTGTCCAGAATGTTTCTAGCCATGTCCAGAGACATGGACTTCCCTTCTGGATGATTGGCCTTGTAGCAAAATGGACACGGATTGGACTTCAGAGCGGCATCCTTCTTCCTGCCATGGACAGTTCCAATTCCATAGCATGAAGTCGTTATTTCCATGTCAAGAATCATGGGAAATGGGGCGCACTCAGGATCATTCTCTAAATTGCATCCCCAGTAGGCCGTCTCTCCACTTTTTTTGTCAAAAATGGAGTTGAATTCATCAGAAAATACGGCCTTTGCCTTGTCTGTCTCAACCATTCTGAACATAGAATGCATCCTTTTACTTGTGGGTTTAAGACTGTTTTCTCTTTAAAGGCTTTAAAACAAGAGACTTCAGCAATGGAAATGCATTTTCAAGTATTCTCTTTGCTGGTTCATACTTTTTTGTCAAGCGGGCACGATCTTGTGTAGAAAGATTGGCTAAACGCCTAGGACTAGTATTATGAAGCAAATCTGCATACTTGACTATCATGGCCGACTTGCTTGCCGAAGCCACAATCTCCTTGATATACTCCATATAGCTCAACTTTGGGTCTCTTGTCAAGATGCCGACAACCTTGGCCACGTCCTTTCCGTATCTAGCTTCAACTTCTTTGATAGAAGCATGGCCATCTTCAACAACATCATGCAGAAGGGCTGAAACAACGGCCAGCTTGACATTCACGCCTGCCTGCTTGGCTAGTGACTTGACACGAATGGCAACGGCCATCGGATGCGTCCAGTATGGAACGCCAATCTTGTCTACATCTCCTTCATGCAAAGTTGTCATCCACTCAATGGCATCGGCATATTCTTCCATAAGCTCATTCTTTATGGTCTCTGGATTTTTTCTTGCAGACTTTTTTTGTTCTTCCTTGGGTTCTTCCTTGGGTTCTTCCTTGGATTCTTCCTTGGATTCTTCCTTGGGTTCTTCCTTGGGTTCTTCCTTGGGTTCTTCCTTGGGTTCTTCCTTTTCTACAGAAAGAACAGCATCTTGACTCTGCTCAAGATTTTCCTCTATAGATTCTTCAGTCTTTTTCTTTCTTCTAGCCATAAGTTCCTCCTCTTATTTTTTTAGAGTCTACATCATCATTTAAAACCTGTCAATAAAAAAGCCTCCCCAAAGGGAGGCTGTCTCAAAAAAATTTCTAGACTTTACCGCAGCTGCTTGTTTAGTTGATCCAAATCCTGTTTGGCTTTAGCAAAAGCATTTTTCTTGCGTTTTGCAGAAGCAGAAGCTTGAATAGCGGCACGAATAATGCCAAGAACAATCGGAATTCCAAGACCAAGAGCGGCCTTTACCATGATTGCAGTCCAAAAACCATAATTGGCGCAAATGAGCAGATCAACAATGCTTTCATCAACTGGCTCTTCATCTTCATCTACGCATTCAGATTGAATTTCCTTTGAAGCCGCAGGATCAAGCTTAAAAGTCTTAAAGGAAGCCTCAAGTTCATTTTTCAATGTTCTCTTGTCTATGTCCTTTCCTTTCCATCTGGAAAGAATCTTTTCAAGAGTGGCCATTCTGTTTGGACCGATGAGAATGGCCAGTTTTTCCATGGCTTTCTGGAAAAGCTTGTCAAACATTCCCTCATCAATACGACATGATTCATCATGCTCTTGAAGATATTCCTTGAATGTTTTCATTATTTTTTCACCTCTTTCTGCAAATCTGTAAGTACCTTGGCCAGAATTGAAGGATCATTCTCCTTGCAGGCTCTGCCAAGACATCCAGCCCAGAAAGGAAACTGCTTTTCGGCCCAGCTGCAGTCATCTGGAATGTCAGAACTCCAGAGAGCCTTCATAAGATCTTTCTTAGCCGTTTTATAGTCGGCAGGCGATTCATTTCCATATCCACTCACAACGTCTATGACAGCCTGCAGTCCTTCATCGCCAATGAGAGAAGCCATCTTCCTCATTACTGGTTCAATGAATCCACCTATATTGATTTCGCCAAAGTCGGCCTCTTCCTTAATTGATCCAACATTTGACTCCATCTTTTTGTCGTAGCAGTATTCTAAAAATGATTTCATTGCACTTAGCCTCTAGAAATATTTATTTTACTTTTTCAAAACGAATTTTATTTCCTATGCGTCTTTTTTGTGGTTCAAGACGTTCAATCTTTTTTGAATGTCTTGGTTCAAGTTCTGGTTCATATGAAACAGGATTTTGAAGATTGAGATTCCATATATTTGGTTCTGGTTGTGCCAGTTCAGCGGATTCCTTTCTAATTTCTTCATTGTCTCCATTGGGATATTGATATGTTTGATTGAATGTATTGAGAAAGTCAATATCTTCATTTCCAGTATTGAACGTTTCCTGACCTACATTGAAGAGCTGCATTTCAATCTTGTACATTGTTGGACATCCCTTCATAAACTTGTGAAGTCTTCCAGAAACCCATTTAATTTCAAAAAGCTGCTTTGTCAAATTATATCTAAACAGATCTCCTGGAAGAGGAAATTTTCTGTCCTTGTCGCCAAGTCTTGCAATCTCTTCATTCAGTCTGTCGTAGGCAATATGTATTGCAATTGTATCAAGCTGTGAGAATCCATACATCTCAACAGCCCAGGAATTTTCTGGACCATCACCATCCTCAGGAAAGAACTCAATAGGAAAGCAGTAGTCATATGATGCACCAATGTCTTCTCCAAACAATTTGTCTACTGTATTATGTCCTTTAAGAATGTAAAGGCCTTTGTAGCCAAACATCTGAATTTGCTCTTCCTGGAGCCGCTTGACTATTTCCTGTTCATTTGAAGTGTCATAATTCTCATTATTAAAGGAAAGATATGGATTAAGTCCACGAAGACACCTTGACGCATGCGGATCATACACTTCAGGCGTTTTTGGTTTTCTTCTGGAAGCTGGTATATCTGTTCTTAGATACTTGGATACATAAACGTCACTCATTGAACAGCAGAAGAATGAAATTATTTACAAAACAAACAGACAAAAACTAAATATAACAAATCATCTATTTTGCAAAATGGCACTTAATACCACTTTAGTTGAAAACTTCGTTGCCAATATTGGCCAGGAAAACAACGTTCTTCCTGTTGACGATCTTGGTCTCTCCAAAACCATTTCCAAAAAGTTCGCCAAAATGCTTGGCAACGTAAAATCCACCTCAGCAACCATTGATGGCAATGAGTATGTGCTTACTGGAGCAGGCGCCTGCGCCATGCTTCAGACTCTTGATGAAGGCAAAGGCCTTGAGCCATCCTACAATGGCGCCGCTCTTGATATCAATACGGACGTTGAGAAGCCAACTGTCGTCATTGGTGGCACATTTGAATCCAAAGCCACCACAACGCAGATTGTAGATGGCCAGGAAGTGCAGATTCCTGCCGCTTCCGCTCAGACTGTCACCGGCAAGAGCATTTCCCTTTATGATGCCAATATTTCAGACAAGGTCGCTGTCACTCTCAAGTCAGATGGTCCAATCGTTGCCGAAGGCGTCGTTCTTGACAACCGCGATGGAAGCATTGCAAAAGTCAACAACAGCAGCAACAGTGCACTGAAGGTTTATGGATGCAATCCAAAGTCTGTTGCCATGAAGGACGTCAAAGTGTATGCCAATAGAGCCGATGCTAACAATCTGGTTGGCGTCAACTATCTCTACAATGGCCTTGAAGTTTGGGGCGGAACCGACACCAAGAACATTGTGTTTGAAAACTGCCAGCTTCTTGGCAAGTTCACCAACAATGCCATCAATGTTTATGGATGCGCCAACAATTCCGTCATCACCGTGAAGAACTGCTGGTTCGACACTGTGTCAAATGTACTTCGTCTTTCCAACATCACCAATGCCACCAACGTCACCATTAACTTCGAGAACTGCGTGATTGAGCATTGGGAAGGCGAGACTGCCACTGCCGAGTCCAAGAATGACTGGGCTGGCCTCTGCATCTGCCAGGACTACACTTCAAAGAGTGCAGCCGAAGCCGACACCAACAATCTCTTTGCTCCTGCAAAAATCAAGATCAACATCAAGAATTGCCGTGGACCAAAGGGACCAATTCAGTTTGCTGAAGGCGAGACTGCCGCAGACTACTGCCAGACTGGCATCGGCACTCAGCTCTGCTATGTCTACCGCGACAAGGGTGGCCTTGTAGCATATGATGCCGCCAAATATCCAACTCTCAATGTTGAATACGCTGCAGCTCCTACCGTTCAAAAAGCATCCATTCCTGCTGAATAGTATTGCGGCGTAAATAGCATAGAAATGACATTGGGAGGGCAGAAACTGCCCTCCCTTTTCAATATAAAGCCATGGCTCCAAAAAATCAAATACAGTTCGGAAAGAAGAAAGGAAAGGGACGACTGATGGCTCCTTCATATGTGGAGCCAAAAATGTGTGAAGGAAATGTGGAATGCGCCGCAACAGAAGAAGACACTTCATGGTTGAGCGAGAATGACATTATGGACATCTCGGCCGCTTCAATTTCCAACTTCTACTGCGTCTTTGAGAACATTCCCAACATAGTCTACTTTCTCCAGAAGTTCAATCTTCCTGGTGTCACGGCCAAGAACATCAACATTGAACGTCCACAGGGAGCAGACAAGCTTCCAGTCTTTGCCCATTCAATGACCTATGAAGACTTGATGCTTTCATTCATAATGGATGAAAATTTCACCTCATACTTCACCTTATACAAATGGATGTTTGAGAATCAATACAGATTCTACAATGAAGACTGCTACACCAGAATGATGCTGGTCATTCTCAACAATGCCAAAGTTCCAATCATCAGAATGATGTTTCATTCGGTTCTTCCAACATCCATAGACACTGTTCCATTTGAAAGCCAATCAGCCGAACCAATCATTTGGACCTCTACATTGACATACTACTCCTATAAAGTGGACTATCTATCACAGGATCTTCACATTCCCTTTGAATATCCATCATTCATGTTTTCAAAAAACCAAAGACTTCAGGCCAGAGAAGACAGAAAGACGGTGGAATATCCACATCATCCATTTGCACACTGCTGGAAATAGATAAAAGGGAGGGCAAAAGCCCTCCCCGTTTTTATTCATTTTCCAATGGAGCAACTGGAGCAACTACACATTTCAAATCTTGATTTCTTAATGCAAAGTCAAGCAGCTGCTTCAAAAAAAGACAGCATGAGAACCAGTTGTATTCATCCAATGCTCCACAAGGGATGATTTTGAACTTCATTTTAGCTTCATCACAGAAATCCTTCCATTTTAGGGAAGGATTCCATTCTCTGGCCATCCATTTCATTGCTTCAACTTTCTGCGTTCGACTCCATTTCGTCTCGTTTGTGAGCATTGAGGCCTTGTAAGCCGCCAATGCAATCTTCATTTCTGCATTCAGAGGCATGGGAGTTCTGTCTATTCTTTCATCAATCAATTCATTTGCCATCATTTCCCTTCCTCTTGGACTAAGAAATGATTCCTTGATGCTTCTCCATGAAACGTCAAGCACATAGGCATCCTGGATGTTTCCTTCAGAATCCACTGCAACAAGCTGCGCTTCCATCTATTTCTCCTTTTTCTTTCTTCCTTTTGTCTTCTTTGGCTTGTATCTTTCAGGATCCAGAGTTTCCAGCAGATGCATCAATTTCTCCCTTGGAATGGCATGGATGTTCTTTCGCATCTCCTTTTCTGTGCAGTGAAAGTATTCAGCCAGCAGAACAATGGGCTCCTTCTCCTCTTCAACTCTAGTCTTCTTTGTCCATCCATATCTCTTCTTCTTTATAACCAGATTTTTGAGAAATCTCCACTGCATTTCATCTGGAAGCTGCCAGTGCTTGTTAAGTTCATTGGCAAAGAATATGCAGTCTGGATGCTCGGACATGATTCTCAATATCATGAAATTTGACCATTGAGGAGGCATCTCTCCCTTCTGCTCAACCCATTTCTCAATCAATGTCCCATGGCTGAAGATGTCATTGGCCATATCAAAGATAGACAACTGCGGCTCTACGTTTTCCTCCAGTTCTTCCTGTGCATTTGGATCTATTTCACAGAGGTCTTCATATTTGTCGTCATCCATTCTAGCCTCCAATTGTGTTCATCAGCTCCACAAGCAAGGCCATGGTGTTTATCTGCTGATTCATTACATGGCTGGAATATTCCTGATATGCGGCCAGCTGGATAATGCATTCGGACTGATGCTCTGGCTTGACATAGTCGTTCATTCTGTTATAGAGAGCCGCAAATATGTCTTCTGGACTGTCTATGGAATCTGCAACCCACTGCTTGCATTTTGTGAACTCGCTGGCCAGAATGAGAGGATAAAGCTGATCCGCAATGTCATTCTTTGTTCCTGCAGTCAAAATACCTTCATCTATTGCCCCATTTCCAGTGGCATAGGACTGAAGTTCATTCAATATGCGTCTGAAGTCTGGATGCCATTTTGCAATAAACATGCCAAGCACCTTGGCATCATACTTGATCTTGTTGTCATCCAGAATATGCTTGCAACGCTTCATTGTTGCCGCCATCATCTGCGGCTTCTCCGTCTTCTTCTGGGAAAAGTCGAAGCAGGCGCATCTGGACTTCAAGGCTGGAATAATCTTTTCTGGATAGTTGGCCGTGAAGATAAACCTAGTGGTAAGAGCATATTTTTCTATAATCGGCCTGAAAGATTTCTGAGCCGCGGCAGACAGTCCATCAGCTTCATCGCATATGATTATCTTGACGGATTCCTGATTTCCCAACGACATTGTGCTTGCAAATGGTACAACCTGCGTTTCAATCATGGCCTTGCCATTGTCTGTTGAACAGTCAACAAACATGGAATCTGCATTCAATTCCTTGACCATCACCTTCGCGAGAGTTGTTTTGCCAGTGCCCTGAAAGCCAGTTAGCATCAGGTTTGGCATCTCCTTCTTTTCAACATAGCCTTTGAATATCTTCATCATGGCCTTTGGAAGAATGCATTCCTCAAGACATGATGGACGGTACTTTTCAAACCAGAGGGAAATGTCTTCACTCATATTACTCTCCTTAAAAAATCAATCATAAAGTGTTGAAATATACGCAAAATCAACACTTTATGATTGATGCTATCATAGACGGACTAGTGCCGTCAAGATCAATTTTCAGACTCTTCATCTATTATGCCAGACTCTACAAGAAATTTACTGTCTGAGTCCGACATTGAAAGAACATAGAGAAGATTCTTCACCATTTCATACACAACAACATCCTTGCATGAAGCAGATATGCTTCCAATTTCAACAAATGGATTCTCCTCCGTTCCAAAATTCCATGAGGCGCTGGCTTTCCTGGTCTTTGGATCAATGAATATGTCATCTATTCCATCAGGCATAGGAAGTTTTGAAACAAATTCTTCAATCCATCCTTCAAGAACCTTCTTCAAGTCAACCTTGACATAGGCCTGTGCTTCCACAGAAAACTCAACGCTCATGACTTGCCTCCTAGTCCCATTTCAGATAGTGATTCAGTATTTCAACGTTTCGATTCTTTCTTGAATCATCAGCATAAACGCGCCTGGCAAATTCAACAATTGGATTCTTCTTTATCCATTCATTGATTTCGTTCCAGGCCAAATCGTTCTTGAGTGTCTGAATCAGATCCTTCCGCTCTTCATCCACATAGAATGAATGCTCTCCTTCAATCATTTTATATGGAAGTCTGCTAAGTCCACTCATTTTCGAGGACAGCGTATTCTTGACGTGACTCCATGTCATTATGGCCTTTGAAATGGCACTTTCTGGATGCTTTGGAGCAATTGTAATGGAAAAGTCGCAAGCGTCTTCAAGTCTTGAAAATCCAAAACTGTCTCCCAATGACTCAATTACCATCCATTTCAGAAAGTCAATATATTCAACACCACACTCCTTTAGTATGTTCATGATTGTCTTTACAGCCTGTAGTTTTTCCAGAGGCTTGAATCCACTATTCAGTAGCTTCTGGTAGGAGACCTCATTCAGCAGAATCCATTTGCTGGGACGCTTTAGTTTTGAAGGACAGATACATCCAATGAATGAAAGAAATGGAATCTGCCAGTTGTTGTACTTTTCGGAAACCGATATTCCATTTGTAACGACAACAATCGCTCCACAAGACATTAGAGATTCAATTTCATCTCTTGTCATCCATTCTTCTTTTAGATTTGAACGAATCTGCTGAAGCACTTCAGTTCCATCTATTCCACATGCACCTCTTTGATAGCCAAAGGCATCCATGTTCACTCTAGCCTTTACCTGCTCTTTACGAGCAGAATATGCAATGGCATCAACATTCTTCTTCTTTTTTGCAATGTGGATGTCAATGCATCTTTCATCCTTTGGACAGCCATACGCTTCAACTATCTTCTTTCTCATTTCCGCATCATCAATGGCATACATGTGGATTAAGAGACGAGTAGTTGATTTTTCAATGATTTCCTTTGCCTTTTCCTTCATTGCGGCAAAGGTGGCATCCTTGTTGAAGAAAATCAGCTTAAAATCAATATTGTCTTCTATCAGCAGTTCCCAAAGACAGGCTTCGTTGTTTCCGGATACGTCAATCAATGACTTGGCATTTGTTTTTAGAGTAGATACAAGGGTGTTTTCACTTCTTCCACACGCTAGAATTGACTTGACTATCTTGTTGATGGATATAATTCCATATCTTGAAGATGACATTGTGGCTTCATATCCACGAAGACCATTTTCAAGCATTGGCCATACAGCGTCTCTTTCAACAATGAATATCGGAAGATATTTTCCGCCACAATTCGTCTTTACGTCATACTTTTCAATAGCTTCAACAGTTCCCCTTCCAGAGGCTATCCATTCCTTGAAAGCCGAGAAATTGAATTTCTTTTCCTTCCATTTATAGAAGGTTTCAAATCTCGAAACCTTGCATTCTTCATTGATGTCGGAAAATATTTCATTCCAGACTTTTGAAATAAACTTCTTCCAGGTCTCTATGATGGTTGTTTTAGTTTTTTCTGTAAAGGCCAGATCTTCTCGGGAAGCAGAAAGATCTATGTCCGTTCCAGAAATATTCAATATGCAGATGGAATTTAAAAAGGGAAGCGTAATGTATCCAATACGTCCACAATTCATTCCCATGTAGTCGGAATTATCTGAAGATTCCCAGGCCAATCTATAGATGGAATTATTCACATGGCCATAAAGCACGGACCAGTTGTGCCATCCACTCCATCCACTCCTGGAATATCCACGATTATCCGTAGAATATATCTTTCCGTATTCATTTTCATATACTGGAATATTCTTCTTCCATGGTCCTCCATTCGGAACAACGTCATAGAAAGGATACTGAATATTGCACTCATTCCTGAAAATCTCGGCATCTTCAGCGTTCTTTACGCCGATTTCAATCAACATTCCAGAAGGTTCGTCCGACACTCCACTTTCAATCTTCTTTATGCAGGGAGAACCGTCTCCACTTAGAAAGCAGATGTATTTCGACATCAATCTAGAGTTCCACGAAGTTACCGTGAAAATATCGGCATAGGCAAATGGAGACTTGGAGCCGATGCCAAATCCACCAATCTGACTATTGTCTGAACGCTTGGATGAAGAACCGTAGGAAGTGTAAAGAGCGTATATGTCCTCTTCACATAGACCAGGACCATAGTCCCTAATGGAGAAGACGCTTTCATCCTTTCTGAAAAGTCCATCAAGTCCAGGAAGACATACCTGAAAGGGAACATTCTCCTTTCCAACCATTCTATGGGCGTCCAGAGCATTGGCCGACAGTTCACGCACAATGCTTCCAATCTTGTTTGAATAGAGATTGTCGGACAGTATGCGGCAGATTACTCTAGGATCACCTAGTGTATATTCCTTGACATCATTAATGTTGGATTCAAAACTAGCGTTGTTTGAAAAAACCTGCATTGCAAAATCCCTTTGCTTTATGGTTTGCGTTTCTAGCGACTGCATCCATTTTCATGAACGTTTCAAATGCTTCAGAAATGAAGGAGTCGATTTCTTCCTTTTCAATCTCCTCAGGAGACTGATTCAAGACTTCGGCAAAGGCCTCATTAAACGAAAGCCCCCTTGCCGAAGTCTTTGCAGAATAGCAAATTTCCTGGTGCATGTCAACTGCCATTCGCCTTCTCCAGACAAATTACGCCATGCCAGTCCATGACTGTAACTTCTGTGCAGTTCATGTACATTCGTCCAGAAAACGGGCAGTAGAGCAGAGAATTCTTGTCATCTATTCCTCTAACTGGACAGGCGCAGAAGTCCTTAAGCTTATGCGAATTTCCATAGTTTCTGCACATCTTGGCAAGAATTTCATGTTCATCATCATCTTCCTTGCATCCCGAAGCATGTATCGGAACAACTATTTTCAGCATATGACCTACCTTACTGCAACTTTAAAATTGGAACGGAAGAAGAGGGAACGATGCTCTGCGGAAGACGCCCATCCCACTTTTCGGCCTGAAGCATTCTAATATAGTCTGGATTGGCCTTCATTGCGTCAGACTTTGCACGGATGGCCTCTGCCTCTGCCTTGCCTACCAGTTCAATTGACTTTGCATTGGCTTCAGCCTGTGCAATCTTTGCATCGGCCTCGCCCTGCGCCTTTGCACGAAGCATGTCGGCATTGATCTTTTCCCGCTCAAGATTCTGCTTGACCTTCTGAACTTCAACCTCGGCCTTCATTCTCTCTTCAACGGATTTTTCATAAGAATCCGAGAAGTCAATGTTTTCAAGCTGCACAGACTCTATAATAATGCCGATTGGAGCAAACTTGGTTTCAAGGGCCTTGCATATTTCCTTTGAAAGCTCCTCTCTAGCTTGAACAATTGAAACGGCGTTGTACTTGCCAAAAACGTCCTTTGAAACGGAAAGAAGCTGAGGAAGAATCAGCTTCTCGTCATACTCCATGCCAGCATTGGCATAGATATTTCCAACGCTTGCTGGACTCAAGTGGAAATTGAGGGAAATCTTGACTTCCGCTCCCTGTATGTCTTTGGAATAGACGGCCGTCTTCAATGTCCACTTGATGGTGCGAACAGCCATTTTCTTGACTGTGTCCACAAATGGAATTTTGAAATGCAGACCAGAATCCTCAACGTCAACAACTTTTCCAAAACGCAGAAGAACGCCCCTCTCTCCCTGCTCGATAGTGTAGAATGAACCAGAAATCAAGCCAATGGCCAGCAGGCCTCCACAGAGTTTCAGTCCAGCCTTCAATGGATTCAGTCTAATTTCCTTCATTGCATCTCCTCCTTTAAAAATGAGCGAACAGACTTCCCGCTCCTGCCAGCAAGTCTAGTCTATGCGGAGAAATCTGTCAAGAAAAATTTTTCGCAACATTAAATATATGCTGCCCTAGGGTTGAGAGCCTCCCGAGGTCCCACCTCCTGCCTCGGGAGGCGTACCTCCTCTCCTAGACGGGAGGGACTTGTGTCCCTCCCGTTTTCTATGGTCTTAAACTTATAGATATGAACTATTTCCGTCGCTAAAGAATGGAAACTTCCTGCTCTGATGTCGCCCAGAGGATTTTACGGAAGTTCTATTCCAACCATATATCCTTCAGGTCTGACTGCATCATGTCTAGCAGGCGTCACTTTTGTGCGTTCCGTACATAGACATCTATTGACGATGCACAGTTACTTATATGCGATGAAGCCAATTCATCGGTCATTCTTCAGCAACGACCGCTTTCTTGGCTAGCATTGTAAATATTTCAGTACACTTTCCCTAGCTAGGACAAGAAATATGGCAACATACTACGAAAAGCAGCTGAATGGAAAATATCAGGTAAAGATGGAACTTCCCCTTGCCTTCAAGGAACTTCTCTGGAGAATTGAATATTTTAGACGCAATAGAAGTTCCTGGCATCTTCTGGTAGATTCATTCAAGCCATCCACAACAAATGCTCAGGAAGACGAGAACATTAAGCGCAACACGACAAAAGCCATTAGAGAATTAACTGCATTCTATGAATCGGCTTCAACGCTTGATGGAACTCTCTTCAAAGCTTCCAATTCTCCATTGTTTACTCTTGGAAAAACGCCATACTGGCCATCTGAAAATGTTCCTACTGTACAAGGATCAACCACAAAACATCCAGTATACAATCATCTCCTTTCATCGGAGAAGGGACTTCAGACTCCTATCAACAACGCATCAACCAAAATAAAGAGCGGACTAACTCTTTCAGCCCAAGACGCCCTTAGAGTGCAGTCTGCTGATCCATTCATTATGCAGAATGCAAATGGTTCTGTAGCTTCTGGTTCGCATGGATCAGTCAGTGCAGAAAACATTGTCCAGGACATCAGTTTGATGGTTGAAAGCGCCAAAACTATATTCAATTCCTATGGCGTTCCATATACTACTGTTCGTGGTGAAGACTGCTCCAGATGGCTGTTCAATGCTCGCAATACGGCAATGAAGGCCATTGCCCTTGTAGTGCAGGAATGTCCATGGCTTATTCAGGCCATCAATAGATTTGACTTCTTCACTACGGCAGTCATAGGCCAAATCACTGGAATAAAGCCAGCAGGAAACTACATTCACCTCTATGGCCATCTGGAATCAGCAGATGATACTCTTGAAGACAGTCCAAGACACCATCTTACGCCATTATGGTCAAACAAGTCCAATATATCAGAATATACCCTTGCCGATCTTCCAAAGCAGGGCACATTCAACATCACATACTACAACAATTCTGGCAATGCAGGAACGCCTCAGAATCTTCTTGGCATCTACTGCAATGACACTTACGAGCCAAACGCCTTTTCAACCAACAATCCATTCTAGTCAACTAATATGCACAAAAAAGGCGGGAAATTCCCGCCTTTTTTCTTATCTTGAATTACGGCATGTTTGCTACATTGTCGGCCAATTGATCATTGTCCACTATGTCAAGAATGATTCTTCCACCAATCCATGTGGCTAGAATGTAGAGATGCATCTGTGGATCTCCCCATTCTGGAGAATTAATGTCGTTGGCCCATTCAGCATTTCTAATGCCAAGCGTAATCCTAGTCTCTCCAATATTTTCAATGTATATCTTCTTTTGCGTGAAGTACAGCTTGTCAACTTCGCCATCAATCCATACCTTCTCAAAGTCAAGTTCTAGATTTTCTTCCGCAAGAATATAGAGAACCTGATCAGACAGCGGAGAAACTGGAACTATTCCATCATCGTAGTCAACGCTGTAAAGTGGCTCCAGACGAAATGAATCCATTACATATGGCAGACTGTTCCATGCTGTTGTGCCATCTCCAGCTTTTACACGTCCATATTCATCTACGCCGAATTCTCCCTCCAGAAGCACTGGATTGATTGTTTTCCAGTTGTAGGAAGAATCATACCTATTCTTAACTCTTGTAGTTAGTTTTTTCATCAATAACTCCTAGACTGCCGACAATATTGGCTTTTTCAGAAATAAATGTTCGGCAACGCTTTTTGCCACCATTTCTCCAGCACTTTTCCAGATAGACTTGTACTGTCTAATATGTTTAGACAGAAAGTCCTGTGCTTCCTTGCTGTTCTTTAATCCCTCTTCATCAATAGGACTTCTTCGAGCCAAAGTGCCTAATGGAAGCACCACGCCACCTATGTCCGATGTAGTGACAGACGCTACTCCTATTCCGCTGGAAGTCATTGCTTCCAGCACATCTTCTATGTATGTAGATTCTTCAACAATAGATTCCAAGGTGGTCAAGAGATTCATGTAGTCAGCAAAACTAGGCAGGCTCATTTTTTATAAGCAGCATCAAAATATTTATTTCCCTGAAGAAAACGCGGATATGGCCGAACGGAGTGAGGCCATATCCATCACAGAATGCGTCAGCATTCTGTGATCAAATCCATCTATGAAATTTCTTCAATGTTCTGCATCATGGCCACTTCGTGGCCATGTGGTGGCTTCACTGCGTTCAGCCACCACATCTTCTTTACAGCTTTCCATAAAAATTTCTCTCTTCCTCTCTATTAAGATCAATTAGAGGTGCTTCTACAATGATTCTAGCATCTTGCCTTTTAGAGAGAATATTTTTTCTCTTTTCTCTCTATTAAGATCAATTAGAGGTGCTTCTTCCATTATTTCAAGAGGTTGCACCTTTTCCGCTCTCTGTGCAACTTTCTGTCCGGAACAAATAAAACTATTGACAGACAGCAGCGATGAAATGCAAACTTGACTGAGGTTGTGGACCAGTCCACGAATGCTTGACAAAATCCTAGACGTATGAGAAAGTTGCTAAGGAGGGCATTCATGCCGAAGGAAAAGAGACCATTGATGGAGAGACTTCCATACAAGTCGTCTCCAATGGACATGGAAATGGAAAGCATATATGATGGAGATTCGCTTGGGTGGGAAGACGCTCCTTCAAGCAGATGGCCAACTTCACTGGCCAGTTCTCTAGACAGGGAACCAAATCGTCCATCAAACCGATTCAAGATTGTTTTAATGAACGCAGTAGCCAAGAGACTACTTGACGCCCATATGTAGCAGGGGACATATTAATGTCTAGTGTCGTTGCATCGTTAGTTCAGCATCATGATGCTGAACTTTGGACAATTGAAAGTCTTCGGAAGAAGCTTTCCGCATTGGAAGAATCTCCGAGTAAGGCCTTTCTTCCTTCCGAGAAAGACTGGCTTATGTCGGTAGAAAAATGGAAAAACGATATTCCAGAGGGATGGCGTCCACAGTCATTTTTTGATCCATTAATGGAGGGAGACGTTGGTGAAAGTGGATGTACAAGAATATTCATCTGCCCTGAAATATTCATGGAAAAGGAATGTCTTTATGAAGATTTGAAGCGGGTTCTGGATTCTCATGGATATACAAAAACGTGGCAGCAGTGGAAGATAAAAAATGCAATTGTATCCATGGCCATGGTTTCAACCATTGCCTTGGCCTTGGCCTGCAGGGAACCATCATTTATAGATGCTCCATTTTCTCTTGGAAACTGTCTTCCTAGAAGCATACTGTTTCCATTCAGTGGACTTGAGGGAAAGGGATGCAGGCATCTCATAAAGGATTCAAGACTTTTATCCGAATATAATGCCAGCAGCTACAACACTTTGGCGTTTATTGAAAAATCACAGGAAATGACTCCAAAGGAAAGATGGTCTAATGGAAACATATCTGGTTCATATGTTAGAGTGCATGAAAAAGTAAACAACATTACAAAGACGGTTTTGAGATTTGACGGCATTTCAAATGTCTGGAAGCAGGAAAAGCACTGGATAGGAAGAAAGAATCTTTATACGGCCACATCTGCAATGAAATGGCTGGTTCATAGGGCTAGACTTGGGCAGATTCGTTTTATTGAACTTGATGCAAGAGTTTTAAAGGAATGGTTCATTCAATGCTATGTCAATCATTCCAATGGAAAATTAAAGAAGGGACTAAAAATCAATGCAAGAAAGGATTTTCCTGAAGTATGGAAGGAATGGACTGGTCTTAGGCCATTGAATGATTCCACTGCTCCAGTTGAAAAATATTCATCATTTTCCGAAGCTTTCAAAATTCATGGACAAGACATTGCCGAAGAAAGGCTTTTCTGGACTACGCATATAGAAAAAATAGCAAGAGGTCTCTTCATTGGATCTAAAAGAGGAATGACTCTTCAAGAAATGCACGAAAGCGAATTTAATGGACATCAAAGGGTAGATTTGCCTCTCATTCTCATTGAGGAAAAGCCAAAGCCACAGTTCATTGGAACGTCGGAAATGCAGATCAACGTTGAGTTTGATCCAGATGGCATTGAAAATGCATTGAATGATTTAGAAAGACCATTGAATTCTCAAATTGCTGGTCAGCTTGAGGGAATGCTGGCTAATGGACTGAAGGATGAAGGCAGAAGATGGATGCGACTTCATTTTAGAAGAAGAACGCATGGAAGATTCTATGGCTATGGAAACTGCGTTCAAATGTTTCCAAAATGGCTTAGAAAAAAGGTTTTCCCATCCTATTCTTCAATAGATCTCAACTGTGCGGTATTTTCAATAATGAAGAGCCTGCTGGATTCGTACGGCTATTCAGAGAATACTCCAGAAATAGATGCAATGGTCAAGGACAAGGATTCCTACAGAAAGTCTCTTGTTGATGAAAGCCATGACATTTCATTGGAAAATGTCAAGGACTTCTTGACAATGATTGGATATGGATGCACAATGAACATTGATCGGATTGTCAATGCCGCTGAATGGAATTGGCTTGTTGAGACTTATGGAATAATGCCAACTCTGTATGACACCTATCATTATTCTCCTGGTTCGGCTCTTGTGGCTGGAATAAGCGATCCAATAAGATTGATGCAGATTGCGTCCTGGGCTTCAAATGAAAGAGTGACGGCGCTCTGGAATGAAATGCAGAATGGTGGAAATTTTCTGTTTGGAAAAATGAAGAAATATGCAGGAGGACGTCCTGTACTTGTCAATTCGTGGGGAGAGGAGATGGACATAAAGTCCAGAAGAGTTACCTTTGGACAGAAGCTGGCCCATATATATCAAGGGGCTGAATCCATGCTTTTATGGAACATAATGAATGGTCTTGAAATGGAAGGCATGCCTGTTAGGGAAACAAAATATGGATTTGGCGTTCCTATGCATGACGGATTTGGTCTGCATAAAGACATTGCCACGAAAGATGCGGTGCATTTTGTAGAAAGATACGTTTCCAGCAATGTTGGCTGGAATTTAAAATACTGCTGCGAATAGGAGGAACAATGGAATTTACGGCAAAAGATGTCAAGGAAAGACTTCAAGTCTGCCTTATTGAAGGAAGGAAGGGAAAAATTCCAGTGAAGGCGCATGTCGATGATGCCGGTTTTGATTTTTTTGCACCAGAGGACATGGATGAAGTGACACTTCTTCCAGGAAAGGACTATCTCGTTCAAACTGGAGTAAGAGTTGGAGTGCCAAAGGGATGGGCTCTTCTGGGCGTGAACAAGTCTGGAGTTGCAACTAAAAAGAAACTCACTCTTGGTGCAAAGCTTGTTGATTCTGGATACACTGGCGAACTTGGCATTCATCTTGTCAACATTGGAGATGCGCCAGCGAAAATATGTCCTGGCGACAAAATCGCTCAGTTTATGCTTATTCCAATCGGAATGACAGAAATTGAAGAGATGACGGAAGAAGAATACTGGAGGAGAAACAATGACAGAGAAAGAGGCAGCAACGGCTTTGGATCTACTGGAGAAAAGTAGATCAATGTGGACAAAGGATGAACTTCCATATGAAGAAGTTAAGGAAATTCCTCCAGGACTTGAAGACTGCAAGGTATATCACATAGACGTAATGTGCTGGTTTGGCGGAACGCCATATCAATTCAAGATAACTACTCTTCTGAACGATCAGGAAGCATGTGCCGCATACAATAGAATGGCAGAAATCATGTACAACATTGCAAAGAACAATCATACATCATTTTCAATAAAGCTTCGTGGCGCTGATGGAAGAATAATTTCCAGGGTGTTTACTGGCGTTGTCTTCCTTGAGCACGACATTCCCATGTTCAAGGAAGTGGCAGAAGATGAAACGGTAGAAGAATAGCATTTAGATAGGCTCCAGCATATAAAATAAATATTTTGACTGCATAGACGAAGAAGAGCAAAAGGAATGAATGAACAAACAAGAGCGTTGATTGAAGACAAGTTGACTGCAGCCAGAATGCTGGAGCCTATCAAGATAAGCGACACTGTTCACTCTTGGCTCAACATGTTGAACAGAATTATTGACGTATGCAACATTGTTGACCATCCTGCGGTTGCTCCAAATGATCCAACATATTCAAACGTGTTTGGATTTATGGAGTCCACCGACAAGAAATATCTTGATGGAGTCAAATGGGGAGTTCTTCCGGACTATGATGCTGAAGAAGTGGACATGAACGTTCGCGAGATTTCAGCCGACAGCGTAGTCAAAAAGGCAGTCTTTACAACATCGGATGCATCTATTTCAACCAGCACTGGAGAAGTCAAGGTAACAAAGAACTCTCCAGATGTGCAGTGCGTTGATGCTAGAAGTGACGTTCTTATTACTCTTGCCGCCAGTCCAGATCCATCATGGTTTTCTGAAAAGCTGATATCAATTAAGGCCTTGCAGGAAATGCATGTTTCCTATGCTGGAAATGATTTTAGCTTTGTGAACAATTCCATTTATCCAAATGTGGAATGGTCTGACATTGGCAGTCCAAAAAGCACCCTTCTTCTTCCTGGCACTTTCATTGTCTATCGTGCAACATTCATTCATTCCAGAATACTGCTTGAAATCGTAGAGAATACGCAGATTATTGACAACTACAAGGCGGCCTCGGCAAAAGCCGTTGATTCAAGCCTCAATGGCGATCTTGTTTATGACGCTTCTCCAGCCACTCTGTCTCTGCTTACGCAAATGATTAATGAAGAGCCGGATACGGAAAGAATCTTGTATCTTAATCAAGATGGTGTTGTTGGAATTGAGTATGATGAAAACAGATGCGCCGCGGCCTTGAAGGTCAAGGCCGAAATTGCTTCCAATGCAGAGTGGTCTTCTGTTGTGCTGTCATGTCAGGCCATGGGAGCATCTGGACTGCTTGAAGCCGCATCCACACAGCTGCAGGATGGACGCCATGTTGTTCAGATATGGTCAAATGACAGAACAATGGTTTCTAAAATTGACTATGCCTTGAACAAGTCGGCAAATCTCATATCCATTCTTGGTGCAAGCACAATATCAATGAAGAGTGGACGTGTCTATGATGAATGATATTCTGCTTAATGAAGTTTATGACTATGAGTTTAAGGCCAGATGGAATCATGGAACAAGATTTATTATCAATTCAGCCTGGCAAGGTGGACTTCCATACAGTCAAAATTTGACAAATACAAAGTTTCTTAGAAGGGCCATGAAGGATGAATTAGATCTAGACATACTGAAAATTACGGGAAAGTACGCTGAAAATCTTGAAGAGATTGAATGCATGGTGTCCTTTCCTTCAGATGACATAGATTTGGAAATGTTGAAACGCTTTTTCTACTATTATGGAAGAAAATACAAGCAGAACTGCATTATTTTCGTAGATGAACATGATACCATATGGACTCTTCCAACTCGTCCAACTTCAACGTTTGGCATGATAGGTAGAATGATAAAGGGAAAGAAGTTTGTCTATCAAAAATTTCCAGAACTTGTATCCAAGTTTCTTCAAAAGACCTATGAAATGGACAGAGTGAAAATTCCAACAGACTAAAAATTTCTGCTTGCCTTTTTCTGTCAAATGGATTATATTTTCATTAATGGAGGAAACAGATGGCAGGAAAGCGAGTATCACATAATTATGTTAATAATAAGGAATTTTATGAAGAGATTGTAAAGTGGCGCGAATCTGGTCAGGAAAAGATACCAGACAAGATAGCACTGGCTATCATGAGAATATGCGAAAATCTGGCCAGATCTGGCAGATTTGCTGGATATACCTGGAAGCAGGAAATGATTTCGGATGCAATTCTGGCCTGCATACAATTCTGTCGCAATTTTAATCCAGAAAAGTCACAGAATCCATTTGCGTTCTATACGCAGATTGCATACAATGCCTTTGTGGCCAGAATCAAAACTGAAAAGGAAAAACTGAATACCCATCTGGAATATCGAAGGCAGCTTGAAGTTCTCTATGACATTCCAATTGAAACGGATGATGAAGAAAATTCAAAATACAATGCCATCAATGCCAGAAACAAGTCCTATATGGACACGATAGCAAAGGGACCAAAGAAGGCTCCTTTCTATAGAAAGGGATATTCAAAGGCTCAAAGAGAGAAGCTGGAAGAAGCCAAGAAGAACAGGCCTAAAACTATTGAAGACTTCCTAAATGAAGGAGATAATGCCGATGGATCAATGGAAAAGAGCGAGTGATGGATCATTGATCAATGATGATGAAGTTGGATATGGAAATGCAAAGAAGAGACTGCTTCTCAAAAACAAGAGAAAGGAAGAAAAGGATGTAATATTTTCCAGACTGAATGAGATTGAGCAGAGAATGGACAAAATGGAGCAGAGAATTGAATCTTTGGGAATGGCCTTGAATTCTCTTATTGCAATCTGCAAAAACATGACTGGGAATGGCCATAGAATGATGTAGTTCTTTGGACATCGGGAGGATGAATGATACTGGTTGACTATTCTGGTTCAATGTTCAGTGCATTGCATGTTGAACTGGCCAGAAATCCAGGCGCAAAATGCGACATAAAGTTTCTTCGGCATTGTCTTTTGAATCAGCTTCGTTCCTATTACAAAAAGTTCAAGGAAGACTATGGAGAAATGGTCATATGTCTTGAAGGTGGTTCATGCTGGAGAAAGGAAATATTTCCAAACTACAAGGCTGGAAGAGCCAAGGCTAGAATTGATTCTGGAATAGACTGGGAAGAAGTCTTCAAAAACATGAATCAGATTACAGATGAACTTAGGGAAGTTACTCCATGGAAGTTCATGCAGATTAGAGGACTTGAGGCTGATGACGTTATTGCCATTCTGGCCAGAAACATGGAAAAGATTGGCCATGTAAATCTTTTTGAAGACGTTGAAAAGACAATTATTGTGTCTAATGACAAGGACTATGCCCAGCTTCAGAAGCTTCCGTGGATTTCACAGTATCTTCCACGCAAGGGAACAACATCGAAGGAAATGGATCCTGAACATGCCTTGATAGACTTGATAGTGCATGGAGACAAGGCTGATGGAATTCCAAACATCAATTCAAATATAAACTCCTTTGTTGATGGAGCCAGACAGAAGCCAGTGTCTAGAGACCTTATGAGTGGCATATTTTCTTCTGGAACTGCATTTCTTACAGAAAGTCAGAAGACTAGATATAAGGAGAACGAAACGCTTATTTCTTTTGACTGCATTCCAGAAGAATATGTTGAGAAAGTTCTAGATGTATGGAAGGAAAGCAGGCCAAAGGGTGGCGGAATGAAGCTGTTCACATATCTGGCCAAAAATGGGCTGAAGGAGCAGCTTGCAAGAATTGATGACTTTAAATTGTAGTGCAAGCCTTAATTGGCTAGTTAGGAGATGAGGAATATGGAAAAGGATGAAATAAAGTACAGCCTTCTGGAAATTATGGAAGGTCCAAAACGCATCAACAGCATTTCGCATACGCTGGTGTTTGACTATCTGCTTGAAGCGTCTCAAGAGCAGGACAGATTTGAGGCCTTCATGCGCGTTCTGCTTAGAAATGCCTGGTGGGCCTACTATGGCATATGCATCATGGCTTCCGACATTATTCCATCGGATGAACTGCTTGCGGAGGAAAGAAACAATCTCAAGGATCTCAAGTATCGTCACGGTTCAATCAATGAATTGACCATTCTCAATATGTTCATGTCCTATTTTGACCGTGGTCTTTTCTCCGAGAAAAAGCATCGTGAATATTTTGTAAGATACATGGCCGAAACGCTTTCCCAGGATGAATATGAATTTGCTGTCAACTGCGTATTCAAGAAGTATGCTAAGGAAATTCTTCCATGCCTGAAGAAGATGTACGAGAATGGACATCTGGCCAGGGAAGTTCATTCTCTGTTTTCCTTCGCAATGAATCACAAGCATGACAAGGTGCTCAAGTTCACCAAGACCTGTCTTCCAGTGAAGAAGCTTAAAATGTACTGGAAGATAGGAAATATTATTTTTGACAAGAAAAAAATGCTTGACAAAAAGAAGGCCAGTGTTATATTAGATTTTATAAAGAAGACTAGCCAACCATCGCTGAATTTTGCTGGCATCGACTATCCTCAGATTTGCGAGATTTGGGTTGAAGATGAACTCCCAGTGATGGTAGTCACAATTGAAAAGGCCTTTATTCTCAAGCGTCCTGAACTGTTTGATGACAAGAGATTCATAAGTCTTTTCAATGCTGGCTACAAGAATTTCCTATGCGTCCAAGGTTCAAGAGTGGTATCATACATATGCGAGGAAAATGGCTTTCTGAAGTTTCACAAATTCAAGGCCACAAAGGTAAAGCATGTCAAGATGCCTCTGCTCATTCTTGGAATGAGCGTAAACGTTGTCATTCTGGAAGATGCAAAGGGAAAGGAAGTAACGGCTCTTGCTCCTACTGATGCAGTCATTGCTCCAGATACGGAAGTCAAGCTGGCGGAATTCAACGATACATACTATGTCTTCCAAAATCAATAGATTGAAGGAGAACAGTCATGATTGAGAAAAGAGTTTTTGAAAACGTAGCCGAGTATGAAAAGTTCAACAAGATGTATAATGACTACCTTAGCAAAGGTCTTGATTCTACCAAGGCGCTTAATCTTACTAGAGAAGCCTTCTGCCCATCCAGAAAAATGAGCGATGAATGCAGAAAGATGTATGATGACTACATTTTCAAATATGGTCTCAGTCCAGAAGATGCCTACATTCTTGCTTCCAGAAAGAATGTGGAAAAGTCTGTAGAATCAAAAAAGGAAGACAAAAAGGACAATATTCCTGCTGTTAATTCGTTTTTTGATGATTGGGTATCTCCAGTGAGAGACTGGAAGGACATGTTGCGTCCATTCAATAGATTTTTTGAAGATTCTTTGTTCAAGGATTTTGGCATGCCTTGCTGGATTGACTGGCGCAATTCTTCCAAAAAGTCCAGCAGTGAAAAATGTCAGTGCGGATGTGAAACAAAGAAGAAGGAAGAGAAAGAAAAAACTCCAGCAAGAAAATGCACTGGATGTGACATCGTTAATGATGAGATTAAAAAGGTTTTAGATTTCTTCCCTAAGGATCAGGTAAATGACAAAACAACTAAAGTGGATATTGTCAAGAATGACCCCAACGACTACGAATTTAAAATTGATCACACTTCTGCTGATGGAAGCAGTCATTTCCACTGCACGAAGAAGTTCTACAAAAGCGTATAAATCAAACTAATAGGAGGAGCATTATGGAAGAAGTTAAAGATTCTGCTGTTGAAGAGATTCAAGAAAATGTCGTTAAAGAACCCCAGGAAACCGAAACGACCTCTGAAGCCAAAGAAGCCCAGGAAGCCGTTGAAACCCAGGCCGGCATAGAAACTCCTGAAGAAAAGAATCCATTTCTTGACTATATGAGAAATGCTTTTGCGAAGGAGCATATTGATGAGTTTATGTCTACGCTGACTGATGATCAAAAAAGCTTTATCTACGTTTTCTGTTCTGGCTTTGAAACGGCAATTGGTCGCCACATTGTGGGCGTCTACAACAGCGAATACATTGAGGGATACCATTTCACTAAGGAGGTGCTTGATTCCCTTAGAATTGTTATCAAGCCTGTAGACGTGAAAGATTCGGATCTCAAGTTCACCATTGTTGCACAGCTCATTTAAGACAATGCAAGTCTAGGAGAGCAGAAGGCGGTCTGGATTCAACCAAGCCGCCTTCTTCTTGTCCAATTTTTTGCTTGACTCTTCCATGAAGGCATGCTAAAAATTATTCGGTTGCGAAAAGAGGCAGATTTCTCAAATAATAGGTTGAGGCTTGTCTTTATGACTTTAGCGACAATCATTATTTTTCTTGTCATGTTTCTTGCAGGAGCAATTTTAAGTCCTCTTGCTATACTGTTTTTTTCTGTATTTTCTCTGCTTGATTTTCTTTTTTCATTAATGATGGAAAAATGCGGGTTTAAGGAATGATGACTTCAATCATATTATTCTTGATGATGCTTTTTTCTGGATCTGCTCTAACCGCTTCGGTCATTCATAGAATTTTGGCTTATGCCGCTAGAGATGATGAAAAAAGTTCAAGTCACATTGCACTTTCAAGAGGTCTATTCAGAACTGGAATCGTTGTGGCCTTCTGTGCGGCAATGCTTAATTTTATTTGGAGTTGACGCAAATGGATAAAAAGTCTGATGTAAAAATCAAGGTCTGCATTGGTCTTGATAACAGTGAAAATTGCTTGTATCTTGATGCCAAATTGAATATGGTCTTTTTGGCTAAAACTTGTCGAGAGGATGTAAAGAAAGGTGGTGGATGTCCTGTTGGAAATATAGTACAGTGTCCATTTAAATGGAAATCCTACACAGACAAGCATAAAGGCGAACGTCCTATATGGTGTGAGGACGTTCGTGTTGAAGACTGGATGGAACTTTTTGAAATTCTTGATAGAGAAACTAGCGAGGTGCATTGACAATGAGCGAAGGCATTGAAATGAGACTGTCATTTTGGCCATCTGGAATTATTGGAGCAAAGGCCAGAGTTTTTGACATGCTTGTGGAACCTGCTGAACTGGCCAGTCTATGCACTGATCCTAAGGCGCACTGTCCTGTTGGATGCTTTTCATGCCCCTTTGGCGAGGAAAAGAAATGTGCAGAAGTGACTGTTGAAGAATGGAATCAGTTCTTTTTTGACAAGGAAGAAGTTAAGGAAGAACCTTCAACTTGAAGGACCTTTTTCAATAGACTGGCTGGAAAACTGAAGCAGGAATGAAACATGCCAGTCTATATTGTAGTCAACAGAGATGCATTGATGAAACAGATTGCCGCAACTGGCGTTTTCAATCCATTTCTTCTGAAGCGGGCCTTTGATGAAGAAAAGCCTTTTTCCATAGATGAAGAGATTGACATTGAAGGAAGAAAGGGAACAGTTCGACACGTTTTAGACCGAGATGGAGAAGTTCTGCTTGAAGCCAAAATGGATGGTTTATTTTCTGCATCAATCCGGCTAAATGGGAGCAGTCTTTTCATCAATGATTTCAAAGGGTTGGCTGATGCTTTGGGTGCGTCTTGCCGGCTTGCGAAAAGCATTGAAGATTTCTCTTGACACCTTTGGCGTCCTATGCTAGAAATGAACCTGTCAAGAGAAAACGGCATCCAACATTAAACCAAGGAGCAATTCCATGAAGATTGATCACAAGAACCACACTTGTTCCCAAAACAAGGCTTTTATCCGCGACATTCTTCACAATGGTCCGGCAAAGGTTGTCTTTACTAAGAAGGATGGCACCATTCGTGAAATGATTTGCACTCTTGAACGTCGTGTTCTAGAAGAAAAGGATGTCGAGCTCAAAAATTCTGGCCGTCGTGCCAATGATGAGGTTCTGAATGTGTATGACCTTGAAAAGGATGACTGGCGCGCCTTTCGCATTGACAACGTACATACCATTGAAGCATGCGTCTTTGATGGCTAGGGAACTGCATTAAATGCAGAATGTGGGGATGTAGCCAAGCTGGTTAAGGCAACGGACTTTGACTCCGTCACTCGGCTGTTCAAATCAGCCCATCCCTGCCAGACATTTTTTAGGAGAAGGCAATGGACAAAGACAAGTATCAGGTTGATGGAACTGTGATAACGCCTGCAAAAAGCCAGAGGCCTGTTGATCTTGCTAATTTTGATTCTGCCGATGATCTCGTTGACTTCATGCAGGCCATGTGCAACGACGTATCGGAAGAAGACGAAGCAATTCTGCGGGCACTCTACAAGAAAATAAAGGAGGCGGGCAAGTAATGGAAGAATATACCTACATGTCTACTGGCAGCATGCTGTTTGTGTGTGGAGAAGGAAGAACCTGGCTTATTGGCGATTCTGATTCCGAAAAGCGTGAAAAAATTCTTGAACTTATCAAGAAAAAGGCTCCTTGGAAGGACTTGAAGGAAGTCCTTAACGTGAAGAATAATGAAGAAATTCGCGAGTGGTGCGAAAAGGCCAATATTGAAGGTTCTGGCATCAGCTTCGGAAGCGACACCATCTACATTGACGGGGAACCGATATATGGCTCTCTCTGCAGGCAGATACAGTCCATGCATGATGAAGGACTGCCTCTTGATCCAATGGTGAATTTCGTGCGGAAGATGAGGGAAAATCCTTCCTATCGCATTAGAAATCAGCTTTGGGCTTTCATTGAAGCATGTCAGGAGGAAGGTGGATTCACAATCGCCGAAGATGGCGATATCATGGCCTACAAGGTAGTTTCTGGCAATTTCAAGGATAAGCATACTGGCAAGTTTGACAATTCCATTGGAGCTATAGTGGAAATGCCACGCAATGAAGTTGATGATGATCCCAACAACACCTGCTCTTCTGGACTTCACTTCTGCGCCTATTCCTATGTCAAGTCTTTTTCTGGTCTAGGCGACAGGCTTGTTCTGGTCAAGATTAATCCGGCTGACGTTGTTTCCATTCCGAATGACTATGGCAATGCGAAGGCCAGATGCTGCCGCTACAAGGTCGTTTCGGAAATCAATGCTCCTCTGGAAAGAACCGTCTGGAAGGATGAAGAATTTACTCCTGAAATTGGCGTTGGAGACTTGATTAAAGCCAATCTTGAGGAATATGACTTTGAAAATTCCGATGAAGAGAATGTCATTGGTCGCGTGATTGTAGTTGATTCCAATGATGAAATTGGATATCCATACAAGATCCGCTTCTTTGATGGGTATGAACCTGTTGAATGGTGGATCAAGAAGGATCATCTGCTTGAGCGTATTTCCGATGGAAATGAGCCTGAAAGGAAATTTGAATCTGGAGAGTATGCGGAACTCTACAACGGAAACGTTGTTCAGGTGATGGCTTTTGACTACGGTTCCAATGTCTATGTCGTGAAGTATCTCGATGAAGATGGAGACGTTTGTCAGACTGAAGTGTTTGGGTTCGATCTTTCTCCAACCAGCAGGAAAATCAACTGGAACACTGAAAAGACTAGTGAATCTGCCGAAAAAGACAGTGTAGAAGAACTGGATGATCTTGTAAGGGAGTTCTTCAAAGTCATTGGAAAGGGAATAAACGATGAAGATGAAGATGAAGCCAAGACATTTGTAAGGAACTGGTTCGCTTCGTCCACTCCCAGCATGATAATGGCCTTTCTTGAAAAGCAGTATAGGGACATTGTTGATGCCAATGTCCGCATGATGTTCATGAACAAGAACTTTGACGTGAAGAACATCATGAAAAGAATTGAGGAATGGTACATGATGGAATACGAAGGGCGAATTAGCGAAAAGCGGATATGGGAAAAGGTCAAGACGGTCATTGACATATGGATGAACAAGGACTAAATTAGTCTAGAGGTTGAAGGAGGAGCTATTGCTCCTCCTCTTCTTTTATGGAGGCCATATGGTGTATGGAGGAATAGACTATTCAATCAACTGTCCAGCCTTGTGCATTTATGATGACGATGATGGTCCATTTGAACACAAGACATGCAGATACTGGTTCAACCAGAACAACGTTTCAAAGAAGGAAGAACTGCTGAGAAAGGAATGGGACGTTCCCAATGTATTTCCTCAAACGCAGTTTAATATTGAATGTCCAGAAGAACGCTATTTTGTTCTGGCCGACTGGTTCATTTCCATTATGGTGCTTGAGGACGTTAAGGTTGTTGCCATGGAGGACTATGCCCTTGGAGCGTCTGGTCTGGTTTTCAACATAGCAGAATGCACTGGAACGTTAAAAACTTTGATGCATTCCATAGGAATAGAGTTTCACAAGTATCCTCCAACGACTGTAAAGAAGACTTTCGCTGGAAAAGGCAATGCAGATAAGGATGCAATGGTTGAGGCCTATAGGCAGAAGTATGACATGGACATGGCTGGTCTTCTGCATAGAAAAAATTCATCCAGTCCAGTTTCCGACGTTGTTGATTCCCATGCAATGCTCTATCATCATTTTAAAGTAAATAATTTGATCTAAAGGCTGAAAATGAAATCATTCAAAGATTGGCTTATTGAAGCCATTATGGATCCAAAAACAGCGTTGAAAATTTTTGGTCTTTCCGAATTTCCAAAGACTGCAACTGAATTAAGAAACTTGCATAAGAAGCTTGCCTTGACAAACCATCCTGATCGTGGTGGAAGTCTTGAAAAGATGAAGGACATCAATGCGGCTAACGACGTATTGAAGCAGTGGATTGGCAAGTCCGTCAAGAGCATTGCTAGAAGTGGAACAAGGACCAGCGCATCTCAAACATATAGGCAGGCTGGAGAAACGTTTAAAACCTCAAGAGCCAGAGCCAATGCAAATCGTGACGAATTTGAGAAGGACATTCTCAAGACGCATGGACCAATATATAGAGCGATTGCGGCTTTTCTTGAAAAACTTCCTACTTTTGTATTCGCAAAGCACTTTTCAGAGGTATTGGGTATAAAATTTGAACATACGCTTACAAAAATATCCACTGTTGAAGAAATTGTTAAAATGAAGGATCATGCCAAGGAGCCTTGGATTCGCTATGTCTTTACAGACAAGTCTGGAATGGAAGTTTTTGGCATTGAATTAACTGGCGATACGGATCACATGGCCTGGCGCATGCGTAATACTTCCAATGGATTTGAAAATTCAAAGAATTTTGACTTTGAATGGGCAATCGCCGTTGATTTCTATAAAGGCAGGGCTTCAAACAAGAAAGTTGTTTTAAGAAAGAAAAAATATAAAAGTGTAGACCTTTCCATTTTAAAGGATCCAAAAAAGCTGCTTTCTCCATCAAAGATAAAGACAGCATATTACGGAATTCCAATGAAGTAGTTGGATTGCATATGAAAGATTCTAGACAGTGGATGAATGAGGCAAAGGTAGGAATATGAAAAGCTTTAAAGAGTGGCTTGAAGAAGCCATAATGGATCCAATGACCGCACTGAAAATCTTTGGACTCTCGGAGTTTCCAAAAACGGCCATTGAACTGCGTCAGCTTCACAAGAAGCTTGCATTGACAAACCATCCAGACAGAGGTGGCAGCCTTGAAAAGATGCAGGACATTAATGCCGCGAATGACGTTCTCAAGCAATATATTGGCAAGTCTGTCAAGACTGTTGCTGGCGCTTCAGCAGGAACTGGAAGCATGCGTGGAAATGCACAGGCCTATAGACAGGCTGGTCAGACGTTTAAAACTTCAAGGGCTGCAAGAGATGCCAATAGAGAGACATTTAGACAGGACATTCTCAAGACTCGTGGTCCAATTTATGAGGCCATTCTGAAATGTCTCAAGAAAATAGACTTTTTTGGATGCGTTTCTCATTTGACAAACTTTTTTGGAGAGCCATTCACTCATATTGAAAAGGCCTCTACTGTGGTTGACGTGATCAACATGAAATCTTACTGGAAGGAGACCTGGGTTTCCCATTTGTTTGTAAACAAGTCTCGAACCATTGTTTTTGAAGTAGCCTTGACTGGCGACAGCGATCATATGGCATGGTTGATGCGTCATCATCCAAATGGATTCAACAACTCGAAGACTTTTGACTTTGAATGGGCAATAGCAGTCAATGCCTACATTGGCAAGGTCGCTCAGAAGAAGGTCATCAGCCGCACAGTGAAGTACAGACGTGCCGATTTGACTAAGATTTTGAGAGATGCTACAAAGATATTTCCAGTGACTAAACTAAAGAAGTTCAAGTCATAAAACTTTAATATTTTTTCGCTTGACAGGCCTAGCAGAAAATGCTAGGCTTTTTCATCTTGTGAGATGTGAGATACCAGATTATGATGGATCCATACACCTACTATAGGACTGAAGAGTGGAAATACCGTCTTCCGTTGAATTTGGCCTTTAACACATGCAATGAACTGACTAAGGTAATATTTTCCGAACAGTAGGAGAAGAAATGGAAATACTGCTTTGTTCAATATCTGCGGCTGTAGGAGCCTGTACCGCCGCAGTCTTTTTTGCCGCTGGCGTAAAAACTCTCCGAAAAGACATAGATCATGCTGAACTGGAAGCAAAAAGTCTGTATGCAAACGCCAATAATTTCATTCATGATATTGAAGAAAAATTAAGAGAATCTGCCATCCAGAAGAGATCTAAATTTTTAAAACTGGATGAGGAGATTGATGCTCTGAAAGAGGAAAATGTTCTAAACAGAATAAGATGGACGGCAACTACAGAGCGTCTGGACGCACAGGGAGCTCGTGTCCTTGAGCTTGAGCATAGGCTTCAGGTCAGTCTGCCAAAACTCTGCGAGGAGCAGGAGGAGCAGGAGGAGCAGGAGGAGCAGAGGGGTTGACATTTTCCGCTGGGTATGGCATAACTACCATATCGTCTTGAGGGAAGGAGGTTTAAATGAGTTCAATCGACATTAAAACGAATGAAGTCATTCTTGTGAGGGATTCCAGAAATGAACAATGGAAGACGACTGTCTTTAAAACGTTTGACACTTCCTGGGTAAATCAAATTAAATGCGTAGACAGCATGGGAAACGAGTGGAATGAATGGGTTTCTCTCAAGTGGCATGAAAATCTTCAGGACACTTCGCTTCCAGCCGATGGCTGGAAGAAAGGCGACATGTGCTGCTACAGAGATCTTGATGGCTTGAAGAAGATTGGATTCTACTATGGTACGACAGATGATGGAAGCGTAGAGATATGCACAATTCCTCCAAGTTTCATAGAGCGTGAGGAAGAGAAAAAGCATGTCTTTCTTATTCCGGAAGCCGATATTTCCAGACCAGAAAGCGAATGGTCCTGGTGGACTCCAAAATTCTATACAGAACCAGAAAATCCCAATCCATACAATTCAAGGGTTGTTCCGTGCGCCGCAACTGGATTTTCCTGTTCAATGAAGGAGGATATGGCATAATGCAGACTGGAGATCTTGTTCTCGTTAGAGACCACAGCAATTCTACTTGGGATCTTACCATTTTCGGGTATGAAGATGACAATGAACCCACAAGTCCGTTCAAGTGCATTAACGGCATCAGCTGGAAATACTGCATTCCGTACAATGGAAATGAAGCTCTTCTTGGCACTAGAGGCATTGAGGCTAAATTCAAGCCTGGACAGCCTGTATTTGTGAGAAATTCAGAAAATGAAGAGTGGAAGATTCGATACTGGCTTCACAGTACCGAAGGAATTAGGCACTGCACCACAAAAAGGCTTGTTTCAGCCGAGAAGATTGCTTCAGAGCCAGAAAGTCTTAATTCCTACGAAACGGAAATCTGGAGCGAATGCCAGCCGATTGAAAACGTTCTCGGAAAGCCATTTCTTGACACCTACAAAAAATATGCCTAGCGGGGTTGACAGCCCTTTCGGAATAGGCTAAAGTGCTCTTATCAATTCTCGTTCAAGGAGGAACAGCATGATGAATACCTTCGCCCAGAACTTTGCCGAAGAGGCCACCAAGACCTTCACCGAAAATGGTGCAGTTTGTCTTAATACAACCACGGACGCAAATCTCGACTTTTTCTCCATGGCTGGTGGCATGCGAGGAGATCCGCGCATTGAGGAGCTGTATGCCAAGGCTCTCAATGAGGACCTTCCTCTTGCAGTCAAGAATCTCTTTTTTCTGCGTGACGTGCGAAACGGCATGGGCGAACGCTCTTCCTTCGTGAGGTGCTTCAAGTTTCTTCTGAATAAGATTGATGATGAAGAAGTGGTTGAGTCCCTCTTCAAGGAGATTGGAGAGTATGGCCGCTGGTCCGACCTCTTTTCCATCATGCACGATGCAAAGCCTGAATGGTTTGACGTGGCCTGCAGGGTGGTCAAGAATCAGATCAAGGAAGACTGGGATCTCATGGAAGAGGAAAAGAGCATTTCCCTGCTTGCAAAGTGGTTTCCTCTGGCCAACAACAGGCACAATCCAGAGGCCATCCGTCATGCCAGACGCATTTCTGAAGCCTGCTGTGGCTCCGATAGGAATGCTCGCAAGTTGATCGTTCCTCTCCGCAAGTATATCAATGTTGTGGAGCAGAAGATCTCCGAAGGCAAGTGGGATGAAGTGGAATACTCCAAGCTTCCCTCTGGTGCTGGTCTCAAGTATCGTCAGGCCTTCTGGAAGCATGACGGCGAGAGGTATGGGGCATTCATTGAGAATGTTTCCAAGGGAAAGGAGAAGATCAACTCTGGCACTCTGATGCCATACGATCTTGTACGCAAGGAATGCAATGTAAATGCAAGGGATTCTGTCGTTGAAGAGATGTGGAAGGCTCTTCCCGACTGGACAAATGGTACTTCCTCTCTCGTGGTTGCAGACGTGTCTGGCTCCATGTATGGCACCTATTGCACAAGCATGGCTAACAACTCTTCCAAGCCTGTACCCATCTTTGTTTCCACGTCTCTTGCAATGTACTTTGCTGAGAAGGCCAAGGGACCTTTCAAGAACTGCGTGATTACATTCTCTCAGCATCCAGAATGTCTCAAGCTGGATCCTGAAGATTCGCTCTACAGCCGTTTCTTGAAGATGGAAAGGCATGGTGGTCTTAACACCAACATCGAGAAGATGTTCAAGCTCTACATTTCTCTGGCACAGGACTCCAATCCAGAGGACTGTCCGAAGAATCTGGTCATCATCTCCGACATGGAGTTTGATGAGATAGAGAATCCAGAGGAGTGGTGGTATTCCAATACTCGGGAAGAGGCCAAGAAGAAGCTGGATGCAAGGAAGAAGACTCTCTTCCACAAGATTGACCTTCTCTTCAAGAAGACCAAGGTTGAGCGTCCTACGCTGGTGTTCTGGAATGTCAACTCCAGACAGGCCAACGTTCCTGTGTCCAGAGATGAATATGGCACCATTCTTGTGTCTGGATTTAGTCCGACTCTCTTCCAGTACATCGTTGGTGGCGACATCAATCCGATGAAGTTCATGCTCAAGACGCTTTCCAACTATAACTGCATTCTTGAACGTGCTGGAATTGGGAATGTCTAGTCAAGAGGATGTTGATGGATTTCTTGGCGAGATGAAAAAACATCTTGCCAAGGCCATTGAAGTTCATCCACGCTTCAAAGGCCTTGAATGCATTGCCGCCGAATTTGCTGACGTTGTGAAGGCAATGGAAGAAGGAAATCAAAAGGAGGTCCAGCGGCAATGCATTCATCTGGCCGTAGTTGCTCTAAGGCAGTATCTTGCTTCGCAAAAGGAGGTCAGGATGAAACCTACCTAGTACAAGATTTTTCACTCATAAATACCTTTGCTTGATTGAAGTGCAATATCTTTAACCGAGCAGGACAATGAACAACATATCATTATAGGAGATTTGCATAATGAAACGCATTTTTAGTGTTCTGGCCATCGTGGCCACTCTTGTTTTCACTTCCGTGGCCGCTCAGGCCGAGAACTACTGCTGGGAAAAGAATGCTCAGCCTGCCGCAGTTTCTGCTGAACCTGCTTCCAACGTATGGGGCTTCTACATTGCACCAAAAGTCGGCGTGACTTTCCAGATGCAGGATGACGTGCGTGGCGCACTCACGCAGTCCTGGCGTCACGGCTACACCAACCAGTGGAACACTGGTCTCTCCGTAGGCTACAATTTCCGTCCGAAGTATGACCTTCCCTTCCGTCTGGAAGTTGAATATCTCTACACTGGCAACACCAAGATCAATCTTGATCGCACTTCCGTTGACTTTGACAGCCACACTGTCTTCTTCAACGCCGCATATGACTTTGACACTGTTCCCTATGTGAAGCCCTACATCACCGCTGGCCTTGGCGCCAACTGGTTCTCTGGCACTCACAGCGCCACGACCTTCGCTTGGAATGCTGGTGGCGGCTTCTATGTTCCCGTTACTGAAAACTTCGGCATTGACCTGTCTGCCCGCTATGTTGACCTTGGCCGCATTGAAAAGCGCCACACCAAGGCCGAGATTCGCGGCATTGACACTCAGCTTGCCTTCCGCTTTACTTTCTAGTCTGAACGTCAGCAGATAGAAAGATGCACTGAAAGGCTCCCAACGGGAAGGGAGCCTTTCTTTTTATTCAAGGAGAGCGAATGAAATTGACTATTGGAAGTCTGCATCCTGGAAGCCACACTACAGATGATGCATTGCTTGATCAGTTGCAGGAATTAAGTCAAAAACTGAATGAAGAAACTGATCGACTGCTTGATTCCATTTCAGCAGATGTTGAAGACAAAGAAGAGAAAGAGGAATCTACTGAACCAGGAAAGCATTTTGGCGTAGTTTATGCAAGAGATTTAGACACAGGCAGAGTGATTGGATACTTGAAGTATATTCCTTCAGAAAGCGTATTTCGCATTGAGGAACTGTATGTTGACAAAAATTTCAGGCGCAAATGCATTGGATACAGTTTAATGAAGGAGTTCTATAAAATCTGCCGCGAAAGGAATGCATTGAAAATCAATCTTGGATGCGTGGCTGCAAACAGCGAAGGAATGGCCTTCTATGCCAGCGAAGGCTACAAGATTTCAGATGCAACTTACATTCTTGCAGGCAATGAAAAGAATGCGAAGCGTCTGCCCATTCGATGCAGGGAGTTTGATGAAGCCAGCTGGAATCGCATCTGGAATGAAATGACTCTCTATCTGGACAAAAGCGTCAATCTTCCAGAAGAGATTGAAATGGTCCGCGAATGGTATGACAACAGAAAAATGTTCAGGCCATTTTCAATCTGCTCCTTTGAAAAGTTTGAATGCGTTGTCTTTGCTCATTGCAGGGATTCGGAACTGTACATTCCAGCGTTCAACATGAATCCAGATGACTTGAACAAGGACATTCTTGATGGACTAGCTGCATCGCTTCTTCAGTATGCCAAGAAGATGAAGATGAAGCAGGTCTGCATAGCAGACATTCATCTTCCCGCAAATTTAGACAAGATTAGTGATCAATGGAAGAAGATTGGATGTACATGCTGCAAAATGACTTCCGACTTGAAGCCACAAGTTTCAAACCTGAAAATCTAGATTTTGCTTGACAAAAACTCTAGCATGAAGCATGCTTGACATGCAGTTTAAGGAGGTAGAGAAAATGACGAGCTGGACAGAACATCTTCCTGATGAAAATGGATACTACTGGATATGGACAGGAAAGCATCTTGAAATTGGATGTCTTGAAGTTCATCCAGAAGGTCCAGTAAAGACGCTGACATCCTGCAGCGGCGTCAAGGCACCAGTCTTCAACAACAGGCTGTTCAATGGATGGCAGATTGGAGATCGCATAGAAAAGCCTATGGAGCCAGAAGCATGCTAGGCCTTGAAATATTCATTTCTCCCAGAAAGCATGAATATTCCGAAATAGCAGACATATATCTCAAGGAGATAATGGACACCACAAATCAGATTGACTGGAGTGGATACAGAGGATGGATACTCTGCAAGGAGCATTTTGGCGTTCACTGGAAATGGGAACGCTATTGGAGGATATGGGGTGGCAACTATCCCAATGGATGGTTGAGCGAGATTGCATATATGGACTGGGGCATTCTCACTCATGCAAACTTTGATGACGTTCCTTGGATAACAGTAGCAAAACGACAGATGCCCAGCAGAAAACTGTCATGGGATTTCTGGTGGTGGCTTAAAAAGCGCAAGGTGTACACATAAGTAAGCGATGGAGATATGACAATCAATGGACTGCAAGGACTTCGTCATTTTGATACTTTCTCATGAACGTCCAGAATTTTTAAAGAGTCATACATGGCATATTCTGGACAAGGTCAAGTCCAAGGCCAGAAGAGTTGTTGTTCTGTCTGATGACGACAAAACCATTCCTGAATATGAAACAATGTATGGAAAGGAGAATATAGCAGTTTTCAGCAAAGTAGAAATTGAAAGAAAGTATGACATAGACACGATAGACTGCTACTGGGGAAAAAGTCTTACAAGAAAGGCCACAGTATGGGCCAGAAATGCTCAATTTGAGATTGCGAGAAGTCTTGGATACAGATGGTTCATTGTACTGGATGATGACTACAGAGAAATTGTCATGCGGAAGAAGATGATCCGCAATGATGACAAGACCGAGTTTTTCCCTACGTTCAAGGAACTTATTTTCGCTCCTTCCGATGAACATGGGTCAATATTTGACAAGTGCTGTGTCAAGTATTTCAATGTTCTCAATTCAGCGCCATGGATGCATGTGACGGCCACGGCCCAGTGTGGAGACTTTGTTGGTGGAATAAATTCAATTTTTACCAGGATACCGTACCGATGGAAGGCAATGAACGTCTTTTTCTGTGATACGGAAAAGGAGTACCGATACTACGGAAAATTGAATGATGACGTTAATGGATACATTCTGAATGGAAAACTTGGCCAAATGTCCTTGACCATGATGCAGGTGGTAATAAATCAGGAGCCAACGCAGAAATCTGCTGGTGGAATAACTGATATCTACAAGACATTTGGAACTTATATCAAGAGCTTGACTTCTGTAGTTGCATGTCCATCATCGGTATCAGTTTCATGCATGGGTTCAGTTGTTCCTAGGGTGCATCATCTTATTAAATGGTCCACTACCTGTCCAATGGTTGTGGACGAATCTCTGTGCAGAGAAAAACCTCTTGACTTTCAGTCGGAATGCATGCATAATAAAACTGTTCCCAGCGGGAAGAAAAAATACAGGATTATGGACAGACAGTGTGAGGTTGTTGAAAGCATGTCTCTTGAAGAAGCGTCAATCAATGACTTCTGCTGAGGAAGAGGGTAAATGGAAGAAAAGTATACTACAAAATTTGCAATTCCTCCTTTTGAACCATCTGACGCCGACTATTCTCTAAACGATTGCGTTGACGTGGACAATTATGTTGAACTTTTAAACTATATCAACAGTTCCTTGAAAAAAGGAGAAATTTCAAAGTCGGAAGCAACGTTTTTGAAGCTGTGTGCGTCCAGATGGATCAAGTTTCATTATGGAAAGACTGCTCAATGGTATGCAACAAAAGCCAGTTCAGCAATGAAGCATTTGCTGGAAAAGTCGGCAATGGTTCTCATTGATTTGGACAAGGCCGTTGAATATGGAGTAGTCAAAGGTGCTGGACATATAGACAAGGTGCTAAAGCGTGACATTTCGGACAGAAGCATTGAGGAGTACAGCAAAGATGAGACCACAAAGTCCTAAAGACTATGTTATATTGATTCTGTCCTATACTCGTCCTGAATTTCTAAAGACTCATACTTGGGCGCTTCTGGATGAGGTCAATTCTCATGCAAAGCGTGTAGTTGTCCTTTCAGATGATGATCCAACCATTCGCGAATACAGAAAGACGTTTGGAGATGACTCCATCTATGTCTTCAGCAAGGAAGAAGCGGAAAAGCGATATGACATGGATCTTGTGGACTGCTACTGGGGAAAAAGCCTTTCAAGAAAGGCTACAGTATGGGCCAGAAATGAACAGTTCCGCATTGCAAGAGAACTTGGATACCGATGGTTCATTGTTCTGGATGACGACTACGTTGACGTGGTCATGCGTAGGGCCATGATAAAGAAGAGCACTGGAGAAGCATTCTTTCCAAGAATCAGGGCCGCCCTTTTTGCTCGTGAAGAAAGCGAAGGACTGTCTGTTTTTGATCATTGCTGTCTCAAGTATTTCCATCTTCTCAATTCTGCTCCATGGCTGTACATTACGGCCTTTTCACAGATTGGAGACTTCATCGGCGGCGTTGGTTCAGTCATGGCCAGATATTCCTACCGATGGAAGGCCATGAACGTCTTTTTTGGAGACACCAGAAAGGAATACAGATATTATGGACGGTTCAATGATGACGTGAATGCCTACATTCTGAATGGAAAGCGTGGTCAGCTTTCGTTGACTCTTGACATGCCATCAATAGACCAGACTCCAACTCAACAGGCCAGTGGTGGAATTACAGACATGTATCGGACTTTTGGTACATATGTCAAAAGCATTCCTTCTGCTGTTCTATGTCCGTCTTCCGTGTCCGTATCGTGCATGGGCGTAACCTTTAGAAGGGTTCATCATTGCGTCAACTGGACCTATACCTGTCCTCTTGTGGTTGATGATTCCTTCTGCAGGAAGGTTCCTTTAGTCTACGAAACTGAATGCATGAATGACACTTCATTTCTTGAAGTGGAAGATAGAAAATTCAGTTTTTTAGATGAAAAATGTGAAATAGTTGAAGACGCCACATTCAGTTCCTCTTCTATAGACAACTTTTTCTAGGAGAATGAGATGGAAATGGATATTGAAATGAAGGAAGCCCCTTTGAAAAGGGAGGCAAAAATTCCGAAATATGAACCAACCGATGAAAGCGTTGAGATGGATGACTGCATAGATGCAGGACACTATCTGGAACTCGTCAGGGAAATAAACGTCTATCTGCAAAAAGGAAGCATTTCCGAAGAAGAGGCCAAGTTTCTGAAGCTCTGCGCCACAAGATGGATCAAGTTCAACTATCCAAAAGTGGCGCAATGGTATGCTGTTGAGGCTTCTCCAGCAGTTCAGAGGCATCTTGAACGTTCAGCAATGGTTCTGATAGACAAGGACAAAAAGTTTGAAAACGCTGTTGTTGACGCCAGAGAATATTTTGACAAGATTCTCAAGAGATATGTCACAGAGCATTCCAGAGATTTGTATACGCATATAGACATAGAAAAGTCAGACATGGTTGATGAAGAGGCGCTTGCAAGACTTAATTCCATGCCAGCGTCCTCTTCAACATTGAAGCGGCACGGCCAGGCTGGCCGGCGCGTCCGGCAGTCGCGAAAAAAATGATCGAAATCGCTTGACATCTGGCCAGGCCTTTGATAGTCTGTATTCGTCAGTTGAGAGAACCCCATCCCCTCCATGAGGAGGAAAGGAGCCAATATGTTCGGATACAACCACCTCGATCCCAAGGCCTTTGACCCCTCTCGCATTCCGGCCATTTTTGGCGCTCCTGAAGAGGGAACCGTATCCAAGAAGTACAACACCGTTCCCACTCACGAAGTCGTGCATCTGATGCAGGACTTAGGCTGGAATCCCGTTTCGGCCAATCAGGTGAAGCCTCGCAAGAATAATCCGGACGTTGTTCGCCATGTGGTTGTCTTTCAGGCCGAAAATGCTAAAGAGAATGAAAATGGCGTGACTGGGCAGGTAGTGCTTGTCAATTCCCATGATGCCAAGTCGTCCTACAAGCTCTACTATGGTCTCTATCGCTTTGTGTGCGCCAATGGCCTCATGGTTGGCGATGAGTTTGCCCAGGCCAGAATCCGTCACATGGGACGCGACTCCCTCTTTGAAAACATTGCCGAAGCAACCAAAAACTTTGTGGCGCATGGCACCCAAGTGAATGATCAGATTGACCAGTGGCGCGGCATTCACATGGACTATCTCAGCCAGGTCAATTTTGCAGAAGCGGCTCTCAAGCTTCACTTCATTGAAAGCTCCCGCTCCTATCTCAAGCCTTCCGACTTTCTGGAAGCGAGAAACAACGAGGATCACAACAACGACTCTCTCTGGAGCACCTTTAACAAGGTGCAGGAGAACATCTTCAAGGGTGGCGTGGCTGGCCGTTCTCCCAAGCGCCGCTTTCACACAAGAGGAATCTCTTCCATTGGACAGAGCATTAGCTTCAACCGCGGTCTCTGGGATCTTGCTGCCGAATGGGCAGATCGTCTTGCATAGACTTCGCTAGCATCGCGTATTAAATGCTGGAGGAGGGCCGCATTGACCCTCCTCCTTTTTGCATTAGGAGGATACATATGGAAAATGAACTTGAAATGCTGTCAAAAAACTTGACAAAGGAATATGCGGCTAATTCAGACTATGAAACTGAAGCAGACCTGCAAAGAAAAGACAGCAGGGTTGTGGCCATTCCAGAGATTGAATGGAAGAACAGCATCCTGCAGGGATACTTCCTGGCCTATCTTTTCAATCTTGGTCTGGAATTCTTTCCGGAGTATGAGAAAGCCAAGGAAAGCGCACTTAAAGCCTATGAAATGACCTTCAACATAGCGAATCGTACAAAAGACAAGCTAGAAAAAAAGTCTGAAGAGAAATCCAAGATTATACAGTAACATATTGATTTCATTGACACGGCTTATTTTTATAGTCTCTAAAAATTACACTCTAATTTGTAAATAGGCCGTTACTAACTTCCAGTTTCTCGGAGGACTGATAATGTACTTTCGCATTTCTTGGGACACAGACTTCGACACTTTGATGATGCATCTCTGGTCGAAATATGGAAAGGAGCTGTTCACGCTTGATGGAATAGGAGAGCAGATGGACTTGAACAAGTTCAGCAAGAACTTCTTCAACTCCAATGGTCCATCAGCCGACGTGTCTGTTGATGCAAATGCCAATGTCGTGGCAAAGACTGGCATTGAGTACAACTTTGAACTTCCAAAGCCACTGAAACGCTACAACAGCTACTTTCTGCTGTGGAAGGAGCTGAAGAAGGCCTATGGTCTTGAAACGGCAAATGACATCATTGAAGCTCAGTTGACTGGCGACATCTATATCAACGACTTTACGGATATTGCCAGTCCGTATTCATACCATCCTGGAACAACTATTCTTGTCAAAGATGGCAAAAAAGTTAGAATGATGACTTTGGAACAGTTATTCTTTGAAAACATGGCTTATGTTGTAAAAAAGGAGGACTGGGAAGAAGCCGACTTGAAGCCATTGGAACTGGAAGTCTATGAAGACAGAAAATGGGTTGCTCTTGAACGAGTAGTTCGTCACAAGAACAAAAAGAAGATGTACCGCTTTGAAACGAAGAAAGGTACTGTTTTTAGCGTAACCGAGGATCATCCCTGCATTCTTGCTGATGGAAGCGAAAAGTTTGCTTCCGATGTTGAAATTGGTGATGAAATCCTTGGATGTGACGTTGCATCAGCTGATGTTGTGCAAAATGCAATGGATGTTGACTTCAATAGAGCCTATCTTACTGGAGCCTTGATTGGCGATGGTTCCCTTAATCCAACAACGCTTACTCTCCATCAAAAGAACATTCTTGAAAGTTCCTACATGGAGCATATAGAAAAACTTTATGACAACATTACAACTGGAAAGGTTGATGATGTAGATTCAGTTCGTTCTGTAGATTTTGGTCATAGGGAAGATGCACTCTGGCATGCCGTCAACATTGGCACTCGTGCATTCAACAAAAGACTTCCAAGCGACTGTCTGATTTGGAAAACTGATGCCTTAAAGGCTCTTGTTGCTGGTTTGATTGATACTGATGGAACGGTAAACAAGCATACTGGCGTTGTGGACATTCGCGTGATTAGTCTTGGGATGGTGCAGCAAATTGCAGAAATTGCAACTAGAATCGGAATGAATCGTGTTCGCACTTCATGCGTTGCTCCAGCAAGAGGAAATACTCGTATTGACCAGCTGCAGCCAATGTACAGAGTTTCATTTTCTATTCCAGATGAAAATGACTCCATTGTTGACATGTCCTACAAGCTAAAGGATCATGTTGACGTGCTGTTCAAGAAACGTGCAGTTGATGGTCGTTTTGAAACAATGCATGTTTTAAAGAAGGAAGAAGTTGATTTCAACGACAAGTATGTCTATGACATCACCACTTCCAGTGGCAGATTCTATACCAATGGAATAATTGGCCACAACTGCTTTAACTACAGCACAAATGACATTGCATTCAATGGATTGGACAGCATTTCTAAACGAATTAGAGTATTTCCACCAAAATCACTCGATACTTTCCTACGACAGGTTGAGCAGTTTGTTGTAGTAGCCGCAAATTCCACTCTTGGAGCCACTGGCTTCGCTGATCTTCTGTTGGTTGCTTCCCGCTATGTAGACCTTCTGCTTGAAAATGGAATGGATGGCCATACAGTGATTGGCAACCCAGAGCAGTACATCAAGGAGAGATTGACTGCATTTGTCTACACGGTCAACTGGGAGTTTAGAGGAAATCAGTCCGCATTCACAAATATATCCCTCTATGATGACACCTTCCTTGACTCCCTCTGCCCAGACTACAATGCCAAGAAAGAGACTGTGAAGCTTCTTCAGAAGATATATGTTGAAGTGATGAATGAGGAGCTGGCCAGAAGTCCAATCACGTTCCCTGTAACTACAGCCTGTTTCTGCAAGGAGGAAGACGGCTCTATCAAGGACAAGGAGTTCCTCAACTTTATTGCCAATGCAAATCTTGAATACGGCTGGATCAACATATACAACGGAGACACGTCCACATTGTCTTCCTGCTGTCGTCTGCGCTCAAACAAGGACAATCCATACTTTAACTCCTTTGGCGCAGGTTCAACCAAGATTGGCTCTCTTGGCGTGGTGACTGCAAATCTTCCTCGCATTGCATACAAGGCCAAGGGAGATGTAGACAAGTTCATGGAAGGTCTTGAGGAAATCTATGCTGTTGCCGCAAAGATCAATGCCTGCAAGCGTCGGCTGGTACGAAAACGCATTGAACTTGGTGCCGCTCCTCTCTACACCCAAGGCTACATGGATCTCAGTAAGCAGTACAGCACATTTGGAGTTGTTGGAATCAATGAAGCCGTTCAATTGCTTGGCAAGGACATTCTCACGGAAGAAGGACAGAATCTTGTTCTAAGGATTCTCAAAAACATCAACAAATGGATCGACCGCGCCGAAGCTCAGTACAAGGCTCCCCACAATGTAGAGCAGGTTCCTGCAGAGACTTCCGCAATCAAGCTGGCCAGCAAGGACAAGATGCTTGGCTATGACATTGGCGTTCCATTATACAGCAATCAGTTCATTCCACTCATTGTCAAGGCCGACATGCTTGACAGACTGAAGCTGCAGGGACTCTTTGATCGTCACCTCTCTGGTGGAGCCATTGCCCACATCAATGTTGGCGAGAAGATAAAGGATCCTAAGGTGATGGTCTCCCTGATGGAGTATGCGGCCAAATGTGGCGTTGTCTACTGGGCCATCAACTATCTGCTCAATTGCTGTGAAGAAAAGCACCTCTGGGTTGGTGGAGAAACCTGTCCTACCTGCGGAAGGCCTTGCGTCAATCATATGACAAGGGTGGTTGGATTTTTGACCACGGTTGCCAACTGGCATCCTGTAAGAAGGACATTTGACTTCCCACAGAGGCAGTTCTATACTGATGAAGTGGAGCATGAAGCCATTGAATCTGCAAAGGAAAAGGATGTAGCCTAGAATCTAGAATAAAATGAATGAAAGGGGAGAAGCATTTCTTCTCCCCTTTTGAGTTTCATATGGAGGCAGGCATGAGAATTGCTGGAACTGAAATAAATCTGGCCTTCAAGGCCTTTGAAGTATACGTTTCTGGATGCAAGGCTCCACACTGCAAGGGATGCCACAATGCAGAACTATGGACGTTCAACGTTGGAGACTGCTGGAATGCCGAGAAGGGAAAGACTCTGGAAGACAAGGCCTCTGAACTTCATTCGGTAGGACTTGCAGACTATGTGTGGATACTGGGTGGAGAGCCGCTTGATCAAAATCTGGATGACCTTCAGGACTTGATTAGAAGAATGATTCATGCTGGACTGAAGACTGTTCTCTGGACGCACTACTATTCCATTCCAGAAGAGATTGCATCTTTAATTGACTATGTTAAGGTTGGTCCGTACATAGAAGGAAAAGAATCATATAATGAGCCAGTGTTTGGAGTGAAGCTGGCCAATCCAGAACAGAAGATATATTCTATTGAGGACTACAGAAATGTCGAAAGAAATGGTTAATGAATTGACATGTCTTGCTCAGTATTCTGATATCAACTGCGGGTATCCATCTCTTCTTGAATTGAAATGGAAGGAAATGGCCAAGGAAGACTTGCAGGAGGCGCAGAAATCTCTCATTGAATTTGTTAAAGGAAAAACTAAATTCAATAGGGAAGCGCATCTGGCCCAGGCTCTGTATGTTCTGGCCAGTCTGCCATATGAAGAAGGAAAGTTTGGTCTTGAACTGGTTGAAGAAGGACTGAAGTCGGACAGCATCTGGTGCAATGAATGCGCCCTTAGTGTGCTGGAACAGTGGGAAAATCTTGAAGTAGCCGAGAAGATGCTTGCTGATTTTCATTCCGAAGAAAAATGGCTTCAGGAATACAGGGACAAGGTTTTGGAATACATGAAAAAATTACAGAAGGAGACTATCTAATGAAATGCATATTTGAACCAGGTCCGAGTGGAGATGGAATTCATCTTGAAGATGGATTTCATGAAGTTGAAGAAACGTATGTTGACTTTTCCAGCTATTCCGTTGAAGAAATAGATGAAGCAATTGCCGTTACCAGAGGTGGATCGGCCATCATTCGCGACTGCGTATTTCAGGGAGCAGAAAAGCTGGCCTTGATCGGTGGTGGAGATGAAGAATGGAGGTCTAAAGAGGAAGGAAAGACTGTTGTCTTTCTAAACTGCATTTTCAGAGATGGTTCAAGAAGAATGCCTGAAGTGCAGTGTGGAATGAAGTGTCTTCTAGTAAACTGCACCATAGAAAACTGGTGCGAACCTTCAAGGCAGCCAAAGAATCCAGCAAAGGCCAGAGGATTTGGAGCATGGGCGCATGATGGTGGTGAAATAATTGCCGTAAAGTGTACGTTCAATCAGAAGCCATTCTGGAAGGGACTTCCATTGATGATCTTTGACGTTCTGGGACATCTTGGCAATGCCATCAATGAATCTGGAATAAAGGCCATTTTCAACTGGCGTTCATGGATTCCAGGCATAATGCGTGGATTGACTGCATCTGATGGCGGGAAAACGTATGCCTTCAGATGCGACAAAAACCGCAAATGGATTCGCATTGAGGGAGAAATGGATGAAGATGCGTTCTGGAAGCTGGAAGACGTTAGAATGATTCTTGAATCCAGTCCATCAGTGAAAGAGTATTTCAACAAAATAGGAATAGACGAGACAAGAAATGAAGCTGTTGAATGAATGGATTGCTGAATCTTCCGAAGTGCTTGAGGTTCCTGATGGAGAAAGCGTGACTTCTCTGCCTGTAAAGCATTTCGTGTCTCTTGTGGACAAGAAGGGAAGAAAGAAGATTGTAAGGGCCTTGACTAATCTTGAAGTGTGGTTCATCAGGAAAAAGCCAGAACTTTCAGCCTGGGCCAAGGACATGAAGGCGCAGCTGGCCAAGGCGCTTGATGGTTGACTTTTTTTAGTGTTTGATCTAGACTTGTTTATGCTTTAGAAGCGTTCTGGTCGAACTGGTCAGTGTTTGGACTGCAAGTGAATGGAGGACATTCGATGAAGAATCTGTCTAAAATCAAGGAGTTTCTATTTGGACAGCCGTCTAGAAAGCATGACATTGAAGCCGCATGGAGAAAGGCAGCTTCTGAACTTGAATCTTTCTATTCCAAAAAAATATCTGCACTTGAACAGAAAAAGATGAACGAGATTGGCTTTCCATCTGATGCGCCAAAAACGATTGATGAAAAAAAGCATAGACTTGAATCCATTGATGCCGAGATTAAGAGCATAACTGAAGAAATGTATGCCGAGGACGACAGACTTTTCTTTAAAATGCTTGATGATGTCAATAAAGATGCATATGCAAGTGCAACGTGTTTAGGAAGAATTTGGCTGTGGATGTACTGGCATGCGTAGGGAGGCAGACTGTCATGAATGCAGTTGAAATGATGGAATGGATTTTTGGCTGTCCATGGAACGAAAAGGCCGAAAAGTCAATACGAGATCAAAAAATATCGGCGGAGAATGCGAAGTATGGTCAGTTGACTAGCATTGCCTATGAAGAAACATTAAGAGAAATGGCCACCATTTCCAATAGGCGTCTGGAGGAAGGTTCAACTGGATCCATGCCAGTTGAAATGGCCGATGCTCTTATGATAAAACTGGCTGTGCTTGGACTTGATCGAGACAGAGAAATAGCCAGAATCAATGAAACGTTTGAATCTAGAAGAAGGGAAATGTCTGTCAAGTCAAAATGGTTCATTCCACGTCTCTGGCATGAATGGAGAAGCAAATGAAAAATGTCTTAACATACGCATCAATTGTAATTTTCTCTTGTGCGTTTCTTTTTGGACCAATAATGGCCAATAATGCAGATGCAAGACGAGTCAGTTCAAAATCTGCTGTTCGCATGCTTTCTCGAAGTAGAACCGTCAAGCCTTTAGTTGACGGTTCTACATTTATGGGTTCAATGGCTGGTACTGCTGGTGGAATAGCCGCTGGCGAAATGCTATATGATGCATTGAAGAATGAAAGCGAAAAAGAGAATCGAATTCCTGTTAATGAAAATCCTTTGATGCAGAAGCCAGACAACGCTGGCAGGGGATGTGGATGCCAGGGAAATTGATTGGCCTAATAGGCGCTCCTGGATCCGGAAAGACTACATGCGCCGCATGGCTGTTTGTTCAAATGCGTCTTTCTGGTTTAAACTGCGAAATGGCTTCAGAATTTGCAAAGGATCTTTTTTGGGATGAATCCAATGCCTGGAAGGATCAGCTCTATGTCTTTGCAAATCAATGGAGAATGATTGACAGGATTCTTTGCAGAACGGACTATGTAGTCTGCGACAGTCCTCCAATTTTGTCTTTGTTCTACAATAGACCACATTCGGATGCATTTGTGCGGCTTGTTTTGGAAAAATGCAGTCAGTTTGACACTTCTTTGTTTTTGCTGAAGCGTTCTGTTCCATATGACTGCAATGGAAGAAGGGAAACGGAAGAGGAGGCAGATCGGCTTCATGATGAAATGTCTGAATGGCTTGACTTGCATGGAATTAAGCATGAACTTGTAGAATCCACTGTTGATGGATGGAATCAGATATTAAGGAGTCTAAAAAATGCAGGACAAAACGCAAATAGTATCCTCCAAGCTTGAACGCATTGATGAAATGCTGTCCATGCTTGAAAAGACTGTTCAGGACAACAGCGTTGTATTCAGCATGCCTAAGGCTTCTGGACTGATAAAGAGATGTCAGGATCGAATGATGCACATCTTGTCCATTCTTGAAGAGAAGAATGTAGAGTTCTGGCTTGACAAAAATTCCTTGCTTGCGGCATGTCGAACTGGATATCTTCTTCCATGGGAGACAAAAGTCTATATTGGAATGCTCGATACAGCGTGGACCGATTTGTGTCAATCCGATATCCTTGACGAAACGGATATTGTAGTTGAAAATGACATTCTAACTTTGTCTGGAAATCTAGGTTTGGACGCTGTGAAGCCAGAAGTGAATGTATGCATCTGGACAGAAATAGATGGAAGAATGTATGGTGATAATTTGGACATTCCAAAGGAAGTCATTTATCCATTGAAGAAAATGAATTTGTCTGACACGGCATTCAATGCGCCGCATGACTCGTGGGGACTAATGCAGGCTGAATTCGGCGATGACTGGAGAAAGGTGGTCTAGCCTCTTGACAGGAGTCACAGTCTGTGGCATAATGCTTGAAGAAAATCAGCAAGGAGGTTTTCATGGATGATTTCAGCATTAAGTCCAGCTGGAGCATTAGTGATCTAGCCAGACCTACCGTGAAGAAATGGATTCGCATTCCTGTAATAGAGAAGTTCAGTCCCTCGGCCATGGCCTGGAGATGCAACGACGAAGCCTTGGACTGTCCGTTTGACGTTCTCGAAGGCGATGGATTTGTTCAGTGTCCCTTCAACAAGGAATGCACTCAAGTGACTACCGAAGACTGGAATTCTCTGCTGGAGACCAAAGTTTCCAGAGGCGTTCCTCTCGCTGGACTGTCTAGATACCTGAAAAAGCAGGATTGAGATTTTTCTTGACATTTCTGGGCGGAGATAGTAGATATCTGTCTGCCAAAACAAAGGAGGCCATGGATGAACCTGAAAGCCAAGTTTTCTGATTTCGTGACGGACGCCCAGAATGCTGGTCTTGAACTCGGCAGGATATATGACATAGAAGAATGGAATGCAATTACCGAGGGAATGAAAGGCTGGATGATAGGAGCATGGAAAAAGTCTCCCGAAGCCAAGCCTTCCATCCGAAACTGCATTGAAGGCTATATGCTCCGCTACATTGTCAGCGGCAAGGTGACGAAACAGGAAGCCTATGCCGTTCTAGACGCTGTGGCGCCTGGAGCAACGCCTCCCAAGCTTGAAGATGCTGGATATGAAGTCTACATTCCAGATGTCTCTTCTTCCTTTGTTGAGACTGGACGCAACTGGCGCCTTGTGGACAAGATTGTGTCGGAGAAGAGATTTTTTCCCGTCTACATCTATGGCATCTCTGGTCTTGGCAAAACTTTTCAGATAGAGCAGGCCTGCGCCAAGCATAAAAGACCGTTCTTCCGCGTACAGGTGACTAAGGATTCCACTTCGGAAGACCTTGTTGGCTCCTATTCTCTCATAGATGGCAATACCGTCTGGGTGGATGGTCCCATTTTGAAGGCCTATCGTTCTGGTGGAATACTGCTTCTGGATGAAATCGACCTCAATCCTTCATTGATGGTTCTGCAGGGAGTGCTTGAAAACAAGCCTCTCTATGTCTTTCAAACTGGAGAACTTGTGAAGCCTGCGCCTGGATTTCAGGTTTTTGCCACTGGAAACACGAAGGGAGATGGCTCTTCCTATGAGTATGTCGGCACTACGACCTTGAACAAGGCCTTTCTGGAACGCTTTGACTGGATCATTGAGCAGAAGATTCCTTCAATCAAGACTGAAAGTCGCATCATTAAACGCTGGCTGAAGGTGATGAACATCGAAATGCCTGAAGCACTGCTGGAGACTTTCTTCAAGTTTATTGACATCGTCTGGAAGTCCTGGCAGTCTGGAGATGGTTCCATCTTCCTTTCCACCAGACGCATTCAGTCCATAATCAAGGGATGGACTGTCTGTGAATCCATTGAATACGCAATCGAGCTGGCTCTGGCGCACTATTCGGATGAAGAGGCCAAGGCGCTTGTCAACGCCTGGAAGGCCATTGCTCCAGCAGAAAAGCCTGTGCCTGATGATGAGCAGACGCTTGACAAAAACGCCTAGATAGGCTAGTTTCTTTCCTGTCTGGCAGGAGCCGGCAAAGGAGCAACCATTGTTTGATGAAGCGAAGCGTTGGGAGACCTACTCCACCATTCTGGCCACCAAGGGCATAGAAGTCGTCTATTCTCCAGACGCTCCTACGGCCAGCTACAATCTTGCAACCAGACAGATTGTTCTTCCCATGTGGGACTGTCTCAATGAAGCAACTACGCAGGCGCTTGCAAGCCATGAAATTGGACATGCCAAGTTCTCAAACTATGACATGGACAACTTCAAGGAACTGGTTGAACGCTACAAGGACCTCTTCAATGTAGTTGAAGACGCTCGCATCGAGCGTTTGATGAAGAAGGAGTTCCAGGGACTTGAAGCGATATTCAAGGAGGGATACTTTAATCTTGCCACGGCGAAAGTCTTTCCTCTGGATGGCATTGAAGATGCAAATCTTGTGGAAAGACTCAACATCTTTGCAAAGTTTGGTTTCATGGTTGAAGTTCCTTTCAGAAACCACAAGGAATCGGCCTTTGCATATCGGCTTCTGAATCTCTCCACCAAGGCTGATGTCATTGATCTTTGTGAAGACATTCTGGAATATCTCAAGGAAAGAAGTCTAGAAGTCAACCTTCAAATGCAGAAGACGCTTGATGAATGTTCTGATGGCGATTCTGAATCTAGTGAAGATGAAGATGCGTCAGAGGATAGTCTGTCTGGCGAGGAAAGTTCCAGTCAAAGCAACAGCGAATCTGATGATGCTCTCGGAGAGGGCTCTAGGAGCGGTCAGGGTGACGAGGAGGCATTTGGCTTAGATGACCTAGGGGAAGAGTTGACGGACAGCAGGATGCACGTCCTGGAGCGTTCCCTGCGTGAACGCTTTAAGAAAGAGCATGTCATGCCAAATGGCATGGTGATTCAGCCGCTGGTTCTCTTTTCAAAAGAGATTCTAGACATTTGCTATGAAGATCTCTCCGCTGGTGGTCTGGACTGGCGCAAGATCAATGGCAAGGACATCAAAGCAAGATCCAGGAAAAACAAGGAGATAATAGAAAAGTGCGCCGCTGAAATGGCTTCAATCTTTGCTCAGAAGAAGAGCGCCATTGAAAACGCCACCAGAAAAAGACTGCATAGTGGTCGTCTTGACACGAAAAAACTGGCCAGGCATAGCGTTTCCGATGCCATATTCAAAACGACCGAACGTCTTGCCGAGGGAAAAAGCCATGGAGTTGTTCTGCTTCTGGACTGTTCTGAATCCATGACCAGAAACAAAAACGTCCAGACTGCTTCCTGCATTCAGGCTGGAATACTTGGGCGCTTCTGCCAGTTGTCTGGAATTCCGTTCAGCATTTTGATATTTGGAGCAAACACCTACTATGGATGGAGTTCCTTGACCGAAAAGACCGTGTTCAAGGTTGCGGATTCTTCAACCTTTGATCTGGACTTCTTTCTCGCGTTGAGTGAAATCAATTCTTCATTGGTTCTGAACGTCAGAAGCGCCAATGGAGAAAGATGCTCCTTAAGATATGGTGGATGCACTCCAATCATTCAGGCCATGATGGCGGCGAGAAATGAAGTGCTGAACATGCGTTCATCTGGCATTGAAAAGGTTTCAGTCATTGTATCCACCGATGGAGCATACACCAAGGAAGTGTACACCCGCTATGGACGAGTGGACTTTAGAATTGGCATAACTCACATGCTTCTGGATGGAAAGTCCTTTGACGTAAAGGACTTTGATGACATTAGTCAAAACAGGGCTCAGAGCGTTCATGACTGGGGTTTTGAACTGATTGCTGGATATCTTAAAAAGGAGACTGGTGCATCAATCATATTTTCGTCTATTGCTTCAGAGTACCATATGCTGTGTTCAAGACGCTACTGGAAGGAAATAGCGGAAAGAAATGCAAATGGGCAGTCTACGCACGACATGCATCGTGGCACCTATTTTGAGCCATACTACTTCAAGCGGATGTTTCTTCTGAATCAGTCAAATGATACGAAATTTGACCGGCCGTGCATTGCAAGACGGCTGAAGGGAGATGCGCTGATAGACCAGTACATCATGATGAATTCGGACCTAATGGTTCCTGAAAAGACTGCATCAAAGGACTTCAAGGGTCTTGACAGCGAAGGCCTAGTCCAGAAGGTTGGATCCGTTGGTCGCACTCTTGCTTCATACAAGGCCTTCGCTAGAGCGTTTGTTGAATTTTTCTCCTAGCAGACGTTGACAGAAGGAGGCCTTTGATGTAAACTAGCACTTATAAATTGACATTGAGAGCACATTGCTTGTGTTCGTATTCAAGGAGGCAGCAAACATGAAAATTTCCGAAGACACTCTAAAGATGCTCAAATGGATGTCCACAGTCAATGGTGGAATTAAGATTGATCCTGGCAATGAAATCTATTCCAAAGCGGAATCGCAGGCCATGGCCTGCAAATGCGAAATCGCAGAAACGTTTGAAAAGCCATTTGTCACTACAAATCTTCAAAAGTTTCTTTCTCTTGTGGACTTGATTGATGATCCAGACTTTGAGTTTAATGATGATTCGGTAATTATCACTTCTGGTGATGGAAAAAACAAGGTAAGATTCCTGCAGTCCAATCCTGCTCTAGTCAACCAGAGCAACAAAGTTCCCCGCGATCAGGAAGGTGTCGCTCTTGAGTTTAGGCTTCATTCCGAAGATCTTCAAAAAGTGTTCAACTCGGCCAAAGTTCTCTGCGTTTCGGACATAACGCTTCATACCAGCGATGGAAACATATACATGACTGTTTCCAACAAGTCCATGAACAATTCTTCCGACTATGTAGACATTAAGGTTGGCACTGTTGCGGACGAGGACCTGAATGTTTCCTTTGCATTCAAGAAGCAGAATTTAAAGCTTATTTCCGACTATGACTACGAAACTACAGTCTATTCCGTTGGTCTTGCCAAATTCGTGGCCAAGTTTGATGACAAGAACAAGCCTTACGAGAAGTTTGACGTGTATGTTGTCACCACTCCAGAAACCAACTAGGAGAAGCAATGCATAAGATGGCTTTTATTTCTCAGCCAATGAATGGAAAGACTGTAGAAAGAATAGAAGAGGAAAGGCAGAAGCTGAAGGAAAATCTCATGGAAATGGGATATGAGGTTGTTGATTCAGTTTTTAAAGACTTTCCTGTCGCTGCTGAAGAGTATAAAAGCGTTCCGCTAGCCTATTTGGCCAAGTCTCTGGATATTCTTGCTAAATGCGATGGAATTGCCTTTGCTTCAGGATGGGCCAACGCTCGTGGATGCAGAATAGAGCATGAATGTGCCCTAGCCTATGATATCCCAATTTTGATTGAATAGGAGAACGTCTATGAATCATGCCCTAGTTGATACACTGGCTATATGGACTGCCTATTTCTGGCAGTGGATGGTGCAGTGTGAAGACTGGATAGATGCGTGGATCTGCTGCAAATTCAACTAAATCAAAAGGGGAGACATGTTGTCTCCCCTTGTTTTTTGAAACATTCTTCTATGGAAGAAGATTTACAACCTGAACGTCCAGTCCTGGAACAATATGGGAATTGTGCTTCTGCTCTATTAGTATTCTGCTTCCAAATTGATAGGCCTTGAGCATTAACGTTTCTCCAACCTCATAGCCCCAGTCTGGCGCTTCAAGGGAATTCATCCACACTATGTCATCTGGCCATGTGATTCTTGCATTCTGCGAACCAGAAACGAAAAGGAGACTCTTTTCGGCGTATGCCGTTCTTCCTTCAGAAGATGCATTCTGAAGGTTAAAGTCTATTGTGCATGGAGACAGCACTTCAATTGTCTGCGCCTTTTCGGAGGCCATATTGATCGCAACAATGCTGTTTGACGTTTCATAGGATGAAGTATTGAGCGTCGTTTCTCTTGAAAGAATGGACCAGTTTACAATTCCTTCATTTGATATTGGATTTTGCGTGAAAATAGCGGAATCTCCCTTTCCAAGAATGACTGGATGAAGCGAACCGCTAATGGTATGAAGATTATCTGGAGCAATGGTCAATAGATAGTCGCTTTCGTTTGTCACGGCCACTCTGAAATGTGGACGACAGTTGTTCAGTTCCAGCGTTGCTGGTGCTAAGGCATCGCGGAATACATATGCTCCATACTCCATTTTGGAAGCATTGATGACTAGGTCTTCAGAGAAGAAATATGTTCCAAGACCGTATATCTTGTCCTGAATGTCTTCAATGTCTTCTTCTGTCGTAGTAACTCTTGACTCCAGAGAATGAATGCCCTCAAAGGCATTGCTGATCTGACGGTCAATGGTTTCTATTCTTTCATCAATGTTGAAACTGTCTACATAGGCAATGGAATTGTCGTAGGCGCTTTGAACTGCTGATGGAGTTGCGGCAAATCCATCATCCACTCCCATTGAAGGAGATCTTGTGTCTGTCAGTTTTAGATGGCCGTAAAGGAAGGAATTTCCCTTTCCATACGTTTCTTCTGAAGATGCGTGATATATTGGAGCCTTTCCTGAATTGGATTCAACCAGTTCATCAATCTGTTCCTGAAGATCAACGCGAAGTTCCTGAAGGGATGCATAGAAGGATTCTTCCAGATTGTCAACTCGCGTTGTAAAGTCAGACAATGCTGCTGCAATCGCCTTTGGAGTTGCGGCCGTTCCTGAAGAAACATCCAGGGCTTCGTTTGGACTGTCTGTAAGTTTTACATGGCCATAAAGCAGTTCTGTTCCAACTCCATACGCTGTTCCTTCCGTTGCGTGGATGATTGGCGCCTTTGTTTCTAGAATGTCATAGATTTCAAGTTCTTCATCTATGATGCCATTGATTTCTTCCAGCCAGACGCGGAAAATGGTGGAATTTGTAAGATGCTGTGGAACGGTCAGTTTAGACATTGGCTATAGGTTGACAAGATATTTACAAACGTGCCGAAAGGGCAGATTTTCGCTTGACAGAGGAGGAAACCTTTGATAGACTGTTTCTGTCAACGGGGGCGGAGGCCTTTTCAACGCTTGAAGGAGCAAGCCATGACTATCAAGGAATTCTATGAAGCTGGTGGTCCCATGGTGGGCGAATCCACCTATGAACATATAGAAGACATCTATACTGCCTACAACAGGTTCAAGGACAAGATTCAGATAGCCAATTTCTGCCGCGAACATGGAGCGGAAGGAATTAAGGCCTTAATGGAGCCTCTTGAAGAGTATCGCACCCTGAAAAGGGAGGACGAGGACATTCAGGAGGAGATTGCTGAACTTCGCGAAAAGATTCAGAAACTGAAGGAACAGCGGGAAAGCATTCTCATTAAGAAAAACAGGCTTGCACTGCGGTGTGATCTTTCCTGTCACTGGATGCAGTGGTCATAGAATTTTCGCTTGACAGGTCTTGTCGGTTCTGCTAGTCTTGAAGCGTCAAGAGAGTTATGAGGCTCTCTGTAGAGGACAAAGGAGGCAGTGATGTCTATGCTGGAAAACAATCGCAAGGTGGCCGCCAGAGATGGCGATGAGTGGTTTGCAGGTACATACAAGGGTGTCTGGTTCGACTTTGATAAGACTAGCGGCAAGGTCATTCTCAAGCACAAGGTGGCCAGAGGAAATCGCGACTACATATGTGCAGTCGTTGATGAGGTAGTGCCTCTGGAGGACTATGATGGTCCTCTTTCCCACAGTGCCTACTACGATGATGCAGTTTCCTACAACGGCTAGCAAAGGAGAAAGAAATATGGAGTTTCAGAAAGGACAAGTGGTTCTTGCAATGAATGAAGCCGACGAATGGGTTGTCGGCATATACAATGGTGTTGAGATTGACGCTGAAGGAAGCGCCGTTGTGAATGTGGCCTGCGGTACTAGAAACATTAAGGCCAAAAGGGTGAAGCCTGTTCAGGAGGCCTATCCTGAAGCCAATCTCGGTGGCTCAATTCAGCCCCGCTATCCGATTGGGACAAATGTCTGGTACATCAACACTAATGGGAAGCTTCACAAAGCCTGTGTTATGGCAGTTGAGCCGACTGCATATTCATATCATCTGCTGGATGACAAGGAAGTGGTTGATTCTATGTCTGAAATGCAGCTTGTCATTGCAGTTGATCAGGCCATGAATGACTATGCAGAAGAGATAGAGAAACGAGAAAGCGGAAAATAGAAGGCAATGCAAAGAGGAGGCCTAGGCCTCCTCTTTGCATTTTTGTAATTATAAACTAAAAATCAGGTTTTTCTGGCCAGACAATATTGCTCGGCCATCCTGTTTGTAATGTAATATCTCTTAATGCCTGTCTATACTGTTTAACCTGTTCAAGTTTTTCTTTATCAATAGGATAATCTGCTAAAACAGCCACATCTGATTCTTGAAGCAGTTTATTTCTTTTTGCTCTATATTCATTTTCTTCCCATTCTTTTGGTGGTGTTTTGGGTGCTGTTCCAATTTTCCAAAAAGTTCCATCCCATGCTTCTTCAACATCAGCTTGAATAAATCCATGAGATTTTGCCCATTCAATGTCATCGCCTTCAAATACAGAAATTGTCATTCCATTTTCATGAAATCCTTCTACATATTTCAGCATTGATATTATTACCCCCTCGGACAGAAATAGAATTGCCATGTTCCATTTGATGTTATTGCAATAGTTGTACCACTTTTTAATGGATAATATACAGTATTAAACATTGTATTGAATTGATTTGCAAGAACACCACCTGCAATAATTTTTCCTGACGAATTTGTTAAACGAACTTCAAATCCTTGTACAGCCGTATCCCGATTCGGCGCATACACTCTTAGTGCTCCATCAGAAGAAGGTGTATATGTCGTCCAACTGTTAGTAGCAACAGAAATTGCTGTTTGTGTATTATAGTTAATATAATATGGTTTTGCTTCGCTAGATATTCCATCTAATTTTTTCTTATCTGCCGCCGTCATAAGACCATGTGCAGACTGTGTAGCGTCGGAATATGTAGTATTGTTGTCATTTCCCCATGCGGCCGTTCCATCTGCACTCCATCTTAATATCTGACCAGAACTTCCTCCAGATGGAATGTGCTTGTTTCCAGACGTTGTTGGATGCGTATAGACCGTGTCTGTGTTTGGATTATTCACCCATTTTGCCGTTCCATCGGCACTCCATCCAAGAAACTGTCCAGAACTTCCTCCAGATGGAATGTGCTTGTTTCCAGACGTGGTTGGATGGGTATAGACCGTGTTGTTATCCTGCTGCGTGAACGTACCTGTAGTTCCATCAAGACATGTGTAGGTGAATGTAGTTCCACTTCTGGTAATTCCCTTGATGGCTTTGCTTTGATCTATATTGACTACATTGCTTATTCCTAGAACGCTTTTTGCGTTTGCTACGGATGCATATCCACCTTTGCCCCAGGAATCCGTTATCACAAGAAAATGCTGGGCACTTGTACCAACGTTTTCGTTGGTTAGATTTTTCAATGCGGCGAGTCGAGTTGTAGCACCAGTGCCACCATTGGCAATGGCAACAGTTCCAGTAACATTGGCAGACGTTCCAGAGCAGTTTCCAGTAATGCTGGCTTTGATTGTTCCTGGAAGTTTCAATGTAGCATTACCTGCTCCATTGACAGACACTGCCGCACCAGTGTTTGTTCCATCTGAATCGGATATGTATAGATTTCTTGCCGTTCCCCAACTGGAAGTCGTGATGTTGCCAGAACCATCAAAACTTGTTCCATTGATTGTTCTGGCTGTCTGAAGTTTTGTTGCACTGTCTGCATTTCCCTTGCAGGGACCATTAAATGTTCCTGTAACGTCTCCAGTCAATTTACCAACAAATTCCGTTGCAGTGACTTTTGAAAGACCAGACATTTCGCCGGCGCTGTTCAATGTGACTGTCTTGGCATTGGACCATGTATTTCCATTTGGCTTGAAATAGATGTTTCCATCTGCAACCAGATAGAGATTCTCGCTTGCATTTCCTGCCAGTTCATTCAATTGAGCCGTGCAGGACTCTCCAGCGCCAAGAACAGTGTTTCCAGAGCCGCCAACGCCAAGATTGATGCCATATCCAGCATTGTCTGAATTGGCATGAAGAACCTGCGCCGTCCTTGTAGTTGCCGAATTTGTGTCCTTGACAGTCATGTCCAGTCCAACTTGATTGAGAATCGGCTTTGCTGAAAATGTCTTTGCTCCAGTGATATTCTGTGCTGTAGCCAGTGTGACGTATGTTGCAGTGATTGTGTTGCCTGCTCCATCCTTTCCGGCCTGAATGTTGGCTACTGTTGTTTGACCTGTACCACCATTGGCTACTGGAAGAACTCCAAGCTTGCTGAATCCATCTGCATTCATGTTCTGAAAGCTGATACGCAGTTTTCCATTTGCCGTATCTGCAACAATTCCTCCACCATTGTCGCAGAGAGGAACAATGTCAGATGGCTTCAATTTGGAAAAGTCAACATCTATCTTTCCGCTTGATGAATCTATTGAAATGGCGCTGTTTGGCTTGACAATTGCAAGAGTGATTTCTTCCACTTTGCTTGGCGGAATATTTGAAAAGTCAACGTATCCTCTTTGGGTGTTTTCGTTCCATCCAAGTCCACCATCTTCGGAAGTGAATGCATATTGAATGCTGTTTTTTGCTGTATCTACAGCATTGTCTATTGCATTGGCTATACCAATGTTGGTAACTGGAAATGTTGAATTGCGGTTGGCGAAATCCACTTCATCATCAATGATTATTTCTGGATATACGGCAGTCAGCGTTCCATCGCGCTCTCTTGATATCAGCTTTCCGTATTTTGTATTCATATTGCGTTACCTTCTATGGTTCATCTATAGGTTCTGTATCAGGACTTGGTTCAGGATTAGGTTCAGGTTCTGGCTCTGGATCGGGATATGTATCCAGTTCTGATGGAGCATCAACTGAATTTGATGGCTCCCATGTAAAGTCAAATGGATCTGGAAGACCATCATCATCTTCCTCTTCTATTATTCCAGAAACTAGTTTTTCTCTAAGTGCATTTACAAGAGCTTCCTTAAAGGAAACTAAGGTGTCATAGACAAATTTTGTTGTTGCTATCCTTGTAGATGAATCACCAACTGGAGGATTTGGAGCAAACGTCTTTGCATGTCCTTCTGTATCGACTGAAATTCCCATGGAGGCGAAAGTGTTTGCATCTGGTGCTGAAGCGACTGCCGCCTTAAGAATAACTGTTGATTCTCCAGTAGTTTCATATCTGTGAACAATCGAACCAAGAGGATGTCCAATTCTGTCGCTAATTTCAATGCCAGATTCAATTCTGTTTTCTGGAGGAACACCCTTCGATGCTGTAGTGCTGCTTAGTTCCAGAACTGGAGCTGAATTATAGACAGTCACATCGGAAAGAAATCTCTTTTTGCCAGAAACGTCCTGGTCTTCATATAGAAGAACTGCCGCGTCCTTGACAAATTGCGTTGATGCCGCCAGATTTCCAAATTCTTCAACGTCTGGAGTTGGAACAATTGGAGAAGTTGTGAAGGTTTTCTGACCAGTGATTTCCTGTTCTTCATCAACGGAAATGGATGCAATCTTTACAAATTCCGTTGTTGCAATTCTTGTTGAGTGATCTCCCAATGGAGGAGTTGGAGCATATGCTGGTCCATAAATTCTAGTGCTTCCATCTGGAAGAAATTCTGCGGCCTTGGTGTAGTTGATTCCTTCATTGATGCATCCAGAATAGAAGGAAATTTTGGAGTCAGAAGTGATGATTACGGATTCATCATTTGCAAAGTCTATTCCATCAGCCGAAAAAAGCGTTGGAAGTGCAAGCAAGGATTCGCCAGAACCAATCCATGTGCAGCCAGTATTTGAACCAAACATCAGGGCTCCACTATAGGGTTCATCCGTCTGGGAACCAGCAACAACATGCATTGGTTTCAAGTCATAGTCCATTCCATTGGCCTTGAATGACACTTCAAGTGCAGTCTGCGTTTCTCCGTCAGAAAGATCTGTCGCGCTTAGATCAATCTTTACTGGACTTATGAACGTTTTCTGTCCAACAACAGTTTCTTCTCCTTCTATATGCAGACAGCGTTCATCATTTGAATCTACAATGGCCTGCACTTTTGACGCTTCAACAATAGCCTTGTCATTTTCATCTAAAGAAAGAAGCGAGGAAGGATCATCTGATATTGCTAACGATGGAGCAACTAGATTTGAAACGTTGATGTTTCTTCCAAATGAAAACTGCTTTGGATAAACTATTGCTCCAAGAATTGATCCTGCCTCAATGCTGGTCAGAAACTTGATTTGACTGGATGTCTGGCCTTCTTCTCCAACTTCTTCATAGTCTACGTCTGGATACATCATATATCCAGAAACGGTAATTCGCAGCTGATGTGATCCAACTCCATATGAAAGAGGAAGATTGTATATTTCATCCTTTTCTATGTCATTTCCTATGGTGACTACTTTAACTTCTGGAGTGGCGCTGTATTCCTGTTCATAGTCATGAATGTTGGTGTTTGAAGATATTACCAGACTGACAAGCTTTCGTAGAATCAGTCTGGTATACAATTCCAGTCCATCTTCATTCAGATATGGAACTGCAAGATACACTTCATTTTCGTCTGGCATTGCTTGACAAGATCAATCATAATATTTACAATGTCTTTATGATGTTAAAAGAAAAGGAGGCCATTAAATGGCCTCCTTCAAACAGTTAAACTGTATATGCTTCTAGACTAGGCGCTTGCTCCACCACAGTCAAGAACGAGGATTTCATCATTGAGAGGAGCGCCTTCAGTGGCGGCTTCGGAATTGCTGATAACAGCATTGAAATCAACGCCTGAAGCCGTTGCACTAATGCTGGAAACCTGTTCCTGAAGAGCAACAATAGCCGCATCGTGGGCCTGATCTGCACGTTCAGACTCTTCCTTGAGAGCAACAATGCTGGAGGCAATTTCGTCTTCAAGTTCCTGATGCTTGCTTTCTGCTGAAGTCTTGAAATTTTCAAGGTCTGTGGCAAGAGAAACCATTGCGGTGTTTCTTGCTTCTACTTCATCCGCAAGAGCGGTTTCAAGATCGGCAACCTTGGTGACAAGACCAACCTTCTCGTCTGTTCCATCGCCAAAGACTTCCTGCTCAACGGCCAGACCACGGTCGCCAAAGAATGCGCTGGAAGAAGTAGTTCCAAGAGCAAGATCGCCAGCAATGGCAACAAACTGCGTACCAGACCAGCGGTAGCTCTTGCTGCTCATTACGTCAACGTAGATGACGGAAGTGCTTGGAGCCTCTTTTTCGGCAACGGGAGCAAAATTGTATGTAATTCCACCGACTTCAGTGCTGACGCCGCTGAGATTTGCGTTTGGATCTGGAGTTCCAGCAGTAATGAGCTTCAGCGTCTTTGTAGTGCCAGAATCTTCACCAATGCCAAAGAAACCGATGATCTTGCCATTTTCGTCATGCGTAAGAGCATAGGTAACATCGGAATCAACATTGTTGATTGCAATGATACCTTCGAGAACGTCATCAACGAATGCAGGAAGAGCGGCGCTGTTGATCTTGCCATCAACATAGATGGCTTCTGGAATTGCAGAAAGCTTTACAGTGCGCTTGGTGACTTCACCAGTCTGATCGTCTCTGGTAATGTCGAGAACGCCATCAAGATCAGCACGATTTTCTGCAATTAGAGATGCGTTTTGTGCAACAGCATCCTTGACATCATTAAGATCGCCATCAACTGCACCCTGAAGGGCCACAATTGCTGCATCATGAGCGGCATCCTTTGCGTCCATGTCATTCTTCAGAGCAACAATGGAAGCATTCAAGCCAGCAATTTCATCGGCATTGCTGAGTTCGGCCCATTCGCGAACCTTTGTGCCATCTACATCCTTTTCAACTAGGCAGTAGAGCTGATCATCTACGACAGCAAGCTGGCCAACTTTAAGGCCTTCTGCATCTGCGGCAGGAAGCGTTGCAGGAAAGTCAATGACGGCAGTGCTTTCCTTGTCAACAACAAAGGAAAGTTCATTCCAAGTATGAAGTCCATCACCGATTTTAATGCGATTTTGTTCATCTATTGCAAGTTCGCCTTTGAGAAGCACTAGACTTGAAGCTTCCCAGTTTTCAGTGGTATCCCATTTTTGGGCGATTCTAGTTCTAAGCTTTTTGTTCAGATTTTCATTTGCCATGTTAATGCACCTTCTAAAAATGGATTTTTTTGTCACCACTATGGATGACAGTTGCAGTTGCAGCCACAGCCAGAACTGGACTGGGTCTGCTGAATGGAATAGTCGGAGGCTCCACCACAGTCGATGAAGTCATATGGAGTTTCAAAGCGCACATAGGCAGAACCAGTCCACCTATAGCATTCATTTGTTGTGGAATCTACATAGAGGTTCTTCACGTTTCCAAGAAGAGGAAAGCAAAGACGATTTTCAAAGGAAAGAAGCTCTGGAATGGCCTCTTTTCCAACAACTTCATAGCCAGTATTAAGTTCGCCAATCCACCAGAATCCATCCTGGATTCTTGGTGTAAGTCCATCTTTTCCAATCGCGGAAACGCCAGTGTCTTCTCCGTTGATGAACCAGTGATAGGTTTCATTGTCAATATATGGAGTATATCCACGTTCTCCCTGTGGTCCTGGCGCACCAGTTGCACTCACTCCAGTATTTTCTTCTCCAATGCACCAGTAGCCTTCTGCATTGATGTATGGAGTCTGACCTGGAAGACCAGCGGCCAGGATGCCAGTGTCTATGTCTCCAAGCATCCAATGACCATTCTGCGAATTGATTGACGGAGTGATTCCATCCTTTCCAGGAGGTCCTTGAATGCCTTCTCTGTTAATTACTTTGACTACTCTGTGCTTTACGCAATGCGTAGTCTTGTTGCTGGTAATGTCTATGTAGTTCATTGATTAGTGGCTCCTGCATCCAGCCGATGAGGCCACGTCGATTACGCCTTCCATGATGCGATAGACTTCATTTCCTGGGGAAACTAGGTCCAGCTGATATGAATATTGCTCGACATGCCCAATTTCATCAGTTGATGTCCATATTCTGCTGGTTTCATATGGAGACATGTGAATCTTCATCATTCCTTCTCTGCAGCAGGAGATAGAAACGTTCAATGTGAACGTCTGACCAGTTGAGCATCCAGCTTTCATTCTGGCCGAATATCCAGTCAAATTCATTGGAACTCTGTCGCAGTCCTTGTATTCCAGATCAAGATCCACCGATGCTCCCTTTTGAATGGAAAAGTCATATCTCGCAGCCTGGGATGAATCCTGATACAGAACATCCATGTCTCTGCAGCAATCATATTTGTATCTCATTGCAACACCTTTATTGATGCTCAGTATGTTTGTGGCTTTAGGAAGATAACCCTGTCCAGAAACCACTAGTCTTGAAGCGTTCATGGTAGCTCCGTTTCCGATGTTTCGATTCCATGAATCTTTTCATGAAGTCCTTCTGATGATATGTTTCTTTCTATATTAATCCCAGGACGAGCAAGATTTGCTTCGATAACGTCCGCAACAACGTCCTGTACAACCGACATTTCCGATGTTCTTGGCGGCAGAACATTGGCATACACAGTAAATGAAAGATCCCAGTTTATCAGACGGTTTTCAAGCATCGTTTGATAGTTGTCGCCTTTGGACACTGATCCAAGAACTATTTTTACGTCATTTATCAGATTTATTCCAAAGGATTCCTTCATTTTTATAGACACCTCTGGAGCAAACATTGGAAGTATTTGATCCAGAATCTGTATGGAATCGTCCATGTTCTTGGCCCATATTGTCAAAGTGAACTCAAAACTGTATGCTACAGGACTTCTAGACTTGACAACGGTACCATTAGAAGATATGCTTCTGCCATGGATAGGAATATTTACGTTCATTCCCCTGTCTGGCGCGGCCGCGAGGCCTGTCATTTCAAATGACATTCTGGGAAGTTTTACGTTGACTTCTGATGCGGCATCTGGCATTCTCATTGACTCATCTATCCAGAGGGAGTATGCTTCCTTTGCTGAATAGGCAATGGGAACAAGGGTGGAGGTTGATTCATCAATGCTTCCATCCCTTTTGTACTTTCGTACATGAAGATTTGAAAAGACTGATCCAAAGACAACAGATACGTTCCTGACAGCGGAATGCGAATAAATTTCTTTGGATGAAAGTCTGCCTGCCATGCCGATTTTAAAGTCTTGAATATTTAATCCGACAGCGGCAGATTCAATGGAGGAAATCTTGGGAAAGCAATACATCAATGTTGACAGACTTGGTGGATACATGGTCATTAGAGAACTAGTTGATGGAAAGGAATCTCTAAGAAAGGAAAAAATCCATCCATGTGCGTTCAAGGCTACTTCAAAAAATACTGAATGGCTTGACTTTCGTGGAGAATGCCATGTTGATGAACACTGGTTCGACTCCACTGGAGACTTGAATCGTTTTTTGGAAGAGAACAAGGAATGGGAAGATGAGATATATGGATGTAACGATCTAGTCATTCAATACATCTGGAATGAGAACTATGATGAAAAGGATACATCAAAACTAAAGATTTCCTTTCTTGACATTGAGGTATGCACTCGTCAAAAAGTTGGAGACGAATGGATTGATGGTGGCTTTCCCGAAGCGAAGGATGCCAGATTTCCAATCAATGCCATATGCGACTACAGGTCTGATGACAAGACATACCATGTCTTCACAACGGCTCCTGGATGGACAAAGAAAGATTCCCAATTGAAGTATGCCGAAGAGGTAGAATACGTCTATTGCAAAAATGAAGTTGAACTTCTAAGAAAATGGCTTAGTTTCTGGATGGCCAATTATCCACATATCGTCACTGGCTGGAACGTCAAGCTGTTTGACATTCCATACATTGTCAATAGACTAAACAATCTGTTTGGCGAGAAGGCGGCAAAGAATGCCCTGTCTCCATGGAAGGCCATCAACGCAAGAGTCGAAAAGACTACATTTGGTGGAAGCATTGGCTATTATGACATAGTTGGAATATCAATTCTTGACTATCTGGATCTTTACAAGAAATACAGGTTTGTTCCAAGAGAAAAATATACGCTGGACTACATCTCCAGATGCGAAAATCCAGAAGACGTGAAGCTTCGCTTTGAAGGAACGCACGGCTCTCTCTACTATGATGATCCAAAGTTCTTTGTAGACTACAACATTCAGGACGTCCGATGCGTAGTATGCTTTGAAAGGGACCTGCAGTTCATTTCCCTTGCCGCGTATCTGTCCTATTTCTCTGGAATCAACTTTGAAGACTCCTTTTCTCCAGTGAAAGTGTGGGAAACTTTAATTTACAGGCATGGAATGGAAAACCACAAGGTTGTTCCCTGGAAGTTCAAGGACAGAGAAATACACAAGGAGCATTATGAAGGAGCCTATGTTCATTCTCCAGTTCCTGGACTGAAGAAATGCATTGCTTCGTTTGACTTTACTTCCCTGTATCCATCAATAATGCGTCTCTGGAATACTGGAGATGACGTTCACAAGAAGGGAGAGGAAAGAACCAAACTGAAGAGCGAATTGATGGAAATTCTTCAAACTTCATCGGAATGCAGGCCGATGTTTGAAGAAATATCCAAAACTGGCATATTCAATGAGTTTTATATTAACAATGACATGCCAGAAACTGTAGTCAAGTGGCTGAAGAAAAAGGGAGTTTCACTTTCAACCAATTGCGAATTCTTTGACGTGACTAGAAAGTCCATCATTATAGAACTAATTTCAACGCTGTTCAAAGAAAGAAAGGCCGACAAGAAGGAAGCCTTCAAGTACAAGCATCTGGCGCAGGATGCAAAGGATGAACTGGCCAAAAGGGGAATCATGATATGAAGATATTGATTCTTGGAGATCTCCATATTGGAGTGAGAAACTCCAATCCAGTCCTGTTCAAAATGATGAAGGACTTCTTTTTCAATATGCTTTTTCCATACATCAAGGAGAATGGAATAAGGCATGTTCTTCAGCTTGGAGACGTCCACGACAGAAGAAAGTCAATTGATTTCATGGTTGCCGACTGGATAACGAACCACTTTTTCAAATGGTTTGAAGAGAATGAAGTGGACTTCATATCGCTTGTTGGCAACCATGACTCCTACTACAAGAATACAATATCCATCGACGGAATGTCTCAATTGTCCGACAGGCTGAAGCATGTTCGGATAGTCAAGGAACCAACTTCATTTGATTTTGATGAACAGAAGTTTCTAATGATTCCCTGGGTATGTGACGAGAACAGGGAGACCTGCGCCAAGGCCGTTGCCGAGAATGCAGATTCAGAAACGTTTCTGCTTGGACACTTCGAACTCGCTGGCTTTGAAATGGTGAGAGGATTCAAGTCCGAAACAGACTGCATTAACAGGGAAGACGTAAGAAAGTATCGTAAGGTATTCTCTGGCCATTATCATTTGACTTCAGAACACGACAACATCATCTATGTTGGCACTCCCTATGAACTGAACTGGAATGACTATGGAGACAGGAAAAGATTTTTTGTCTACGACACAGAAGACAGGTCCATTGAGGAAGTTTTTACTAAATGCTCCATACACAAGAAAATATCGGTCAACTCCAAGACAGCAAAGAATGACTTTGGAGACTGTAGTGGAAAATTCATAAAAATTTCAATAGATCCAGACGTGAAGCCGAAGGAAGTGGAAAAGATTCTCTCAAGAATTTCGGAATCTGGAGCACAGACGGTGCAGGTCATTGCCTCTGTCCAAAAAGATGAAGAAGTTGAGACAGTTATCGAAGACATTGACAATCCCATCAAAATGGTGTCTAATGACATATCATTAAGGTGGAAGGATGAACCCGAAAAGGAGAAGGCCGCACAGATGCTCCTGCAGAAAATCTGGAAGCAGGCCGAGGAAATGAGAAAATGATAGTCTTCAAGAAAGTGAGGATGAAAAATTTCCTTTCAGTAGGACCAAAATGGGTGGAGTTGACTCTTGACACTCATGGAGTGACTTCTGTCTCTGGAGAGAATGGAGCCGCAAAATCGGCTGTCTGCATAGACTCGATATACTATGCCCTTTATGGCAAGTCTTTCCGACATGCAAACATTCCCCGCATGATTAACTCCGTAACAAAGAAGGAAATGGTAGTTGAACTTGAATTTGAAAACATGGGCAATTCATGCAAGGTTGTAAGAGGAGCAAAGCCTGGCCTGTTTGAGATATGGGTAAATGGAAAATTGAAGGAGCAAAGCGCCTCTGTCAAGGACTATCAGGCCTATCTTTCCAAGCATCTGCTCAAGATGGATGAAAAGACTTTCAGGCAGATTGTGGTCATTGGTTCCAGCTCCTATGTTCCATTCATGTCTCTTTCTGCTGGAGACAGAAGGACTGTAGTCGAGCAATTGCTGTCTCTGGACATGTTTGAGGCGCTGAATGATGTGGCCAAGCAGGAAATGCGAGTTATAGATGACCGAATGTATCGTTTGGAAGCCAAAAAGTCTGAAGTTGAAGTCAAGATTTCAATGCAGAAAAAGCACAATGAGGACAGCGTTCAGCGAATGCTTCAGCAAGTAATGGATTATGAGCGGAATATTGAGGAATTAAAGCAGAAAAGAAGTGGAATAGAGCAGTCGTTAAAGAAGGCCATGTCCAGTCTTGACAAAAGGAAATATGAGGAAGCAAGAGAGAAGCTGTCAAAATTGGATGAAGCCATCAGAAAAAGTTCTGAATGGAAGGCCAAAAAGATGGTAAAGGACAATGAACGGAGAAAAATGCTCAAGTTTTTCAACGAAAACTGCACATGTCCTACATGCTTTCAGGAATTAAACAAGTCCTTTGTTGATGGAAAGATCGCTGAACTGAATGAAGCAAACAGCATTTTTCAAAAAGACATGGAAACTTTTGAGAAGAATCTTGCTGGAATAAAGGAGCAAAGAGACTCCCTTGCCTCCTGGGTTTCCGACGTGGCTAGAAAATCTTCGGAAATCAACAGACTGGCTTCAGAAAAGGATGCCGTTTCCAGCAACATTTCTTTTGTTGAGAGGCAGAAGTTCAACGTAGAGCAGAGCATTGATGAAGAAAAGAGACTGGCGGCTGGAGACACGATAGAACTTGAAACGGAAATGGAGGAAGTGCAGAAGGAAATCACGTCCCTCAAGGATGAAATGGAGATACTGGAGTTCTTTTTGATGGAGTTCAAGGACACTGGCGTCAAGGCCAGAGTTGTTTCAAGCCATCTTGCATTGATCAATCAGCTTGTTGGCAAGTATCTCAAGATTGTTGGATTTGAAATAGGCTTTCAGTTTGATGAAATGTTCAATGAATCCATCTCTACCAAGGGGATGGAATCGTTTGAATACTCCAACTATTCCGAAGGCGAGAAGCTGCGAATCAACTGTGCCATTCTGTTCAGCTTCAGAGAACTAGCCAAGATACGCTCCTGCGTTTCAACCAACATTCTTGTTCTGGACGAATTTGATCAGGGAACGCTGGATGAAGATGGCTTTACGTCCGTAGTAAACATATTAAAGTCCTGCGAAAATCAGAACATCTTCATCATATCCCATTCCACGTCTGAATTTGACCAGATTTCAGATAGAAGCCTTGTGGCAAGAAAGGTGAATGGGTTCTCGGAAATTTTTGAAAACTAGGAGGAAGCATGGGATTTTTCAGTGAAATTAAGGAGATGGCAAAAGCAGTCAATGAGGCTCTGCGGCCAAAGACAATCGTTGACCATGTGCATGAACGCATTAAGGCGCTGGATGAAGAGATGCAGTCTGGAAGAAGGTTCATTTCCATAAAAAGAATATGGAACTGGATGAAGGAAAATGAGAGGATGCGTCTCTGCAACTATGACCGTCTTAATGAACGCCTGCAGGAAGAATTGAAAAATATGGACGAGAAAAAGAAAGATGAGGACAACTATGATGTTCTTGGAAGAAAGTTTCCAACTGAAGATGAGCAGAAGGAGACAGACACGCTGTTTGAAGAAGTTAATGAAAGCATAAAGAAAGCCAGAGAGAGCGTAAAGAAAGTTGAAGATGCCCTTGCATCACCCAAAATACCAATGAAAAAAGATGTTCACTATTATGGAGAGGCTTATCTTCTGAACCACTACGCCAAGACTCCAGAAGTCAATGATGTGGTAGTCGTTAGAAAAGACAATGGAATTTGGATCGTTTCCACTGTTCAGGCCGTTGAGGGAAATGCAGTCTGGTGTGAAGGCGACTGGCATGAGGAGCATATTCCATATAGATTCAACGAAGAACTAGTTGGAACTGCAAAGACTCCAAAGAATCCAGCATCTTTGAGATGGGGAGACAAGGTATGGGTGGCCGATGATCTGAATGACAAGCCAGAACTTTCAATCTTCATTGGCTTCAATCCAGATGGAGAAAGCGATTTAAGATGGTTAACTCTTTCATCCGCAAAAAACTGTCTGGAATCATTTTCGGACCAGAAAAAGTGGCCTCCATTTGGACACTGGAAGTACATGTGGATGGCTGAGGACAATGCAGAATGATATGGACATCCTGCTATGGCCACTGGAGATGGTTTCCAGAAGGATGCATAAGAGCGGCAGTCTCCCTGCAGGTTCCAAAGGAAAGTTCATTTGACATTCATATCAAGCCATTTGCTCCAACGTGGGAGCTTGTCCAGCTTGGCAAGTCAAAGGAAGACAAGATTAGATGGACAAGGGAGTATCTTGCACTGCTTGATTCTCGGGAATCAGCTTCTATTGCCGCCCAGAAGCTGAAGGAAATGTCATTGAAAGGAAGAAAGATTGTGCTGCTATGCTGGGAAGCAGATCATCTTGACTGCCACAGACGACTTCTGGCCAAATGGATTGAAGTTGGATGGGGAATGGAAATACCAGAGTTGCAGAAGAACAATGCCATAATGGAGGAAGAATAGTGTTCAAGCAAAATGACCTAGTTGAAATACGCACATTTGATGCAAATGGATATGAATACTGGAGACAGGCCAGCTATGAATGCAAGCTGAACATTGATGATGAGCCAGTTCTTCTGCATTCCGTCATTCTCAATGATGATTCCAGAAGACGCATTCTGGTCTATACAGAAAACATCAGAAAGGTGGCCTGCTAGAAGGAGGATATACAGATGACATTTGATGAAAACGAACTTGTTCTGGTCCGTCGTCCAGAAACAAAAATCAGCGATTTGAAATGGAAGGCCGCATCTTTTGAACGCACTTATGAGTCCAATGGAAAGAAAAAGCATCTTTGCACTGGTACATGGTGGCTTGACTGCATTCCATACCATTTGAATGAAGAACTGCTTGGAACGACAGACGAACCAAAGGACATCGAATCCCTGCGATGGGGAGACCGCGTTCAAGTATGGCACTGCACCGATGGCTGGGTTGATGGCGTATTCAACAGACTTGATTATGATACGATCTATCCATGGAGCGTTATTCTAAGATCAAAGCCTGGATCAGGATCAAGCATCGAAGTTTATAGTGGAAGAATGCTGAAAATTGTTCCTAAAACATAGTGTTGTAAAAATTGAAATATTAATCAAATATTAGTAAATGGGCCATCTGTTATGGATGGTCTTTTTAATGGCCATTATGGATAGAATGTTTGGCACAGTTGCATTCGGCATTCCTCTTGACTTTTATCCTCAATGGACGGAAATGCTTGAGAGGCATCGAAAGCACAATCTATTCAAAAAAGATGGTGCAATTGTCGCTCTTGGAGGCCTGACATGGGAGAAATTCAGGGATGAGACAAAGGACAAGCCATTGATGAAGAAGATTGAAGCAGTCAACAATCTATGGAACAGGAGACCATGGAAAGATGACACAAGAAACTGGGGCATGAAAGACAAATGGGCCACACCTCTTGAATTCTGCTACAAAGGCGGAGACTGCGAAGACTATGCCATTGCAAAGATGCTGACTTTGAAGGAACTTGGAGTTGACTGTCCCATGCGTCTTGTTATCGGAATCAAAGATGGAGTTGGACATGCAGTTCTTGCAGTTAAAATTGAGAATATGCTGTATATTCTTGACAATAATTCCAACGTAGTAATTCCATACTACTTCTACAAGAATTTCGAACCAAAGAATTCTTTGACCGAAAGCCAGGCCTGGGCGCATTTAAAGCACCTGTCATCTAAAGATCTAGTGCATCATTGACTTATGGGCTGGGATTCGCTAGCGAATCCCAGCTAATTTAAAAACCTTAGTCTTAAACCGATCAAATAGTTTTATAAATCTAGAAAAGCAAATGAAATCCTTTTTAGAATATCTCAAAGAAGATGGTCCTGGACATGGACCAGGACCCCACGGACCAATGGGTGGACATCATGGTCCTGCTTCAATGCCTCATGGTGGTCCTGCTGGAGGCCTTGGTTTTGGTTTTGGATCTGCAATGCCTCGGCCTCGACCAGCAGTCATTGCTCCACCAATTGTCCCAGGATATGGTCTTTCCTTTCTAACTCCTCTCAACACCACATGGTGGACTACGCCAGTATGGAATCTGTATTCCAGCAGATGGCCTACTGATCCATATGGACGTCTCATCAACCAGAATTTGACATTTGCCGACCTTGCAAAGGCTCTTGACTTGGCCATCAGTCCATATGATGCCATCGGAACGGACAATCCAAAGGTGGTAAAAAAGATTCTCAAGCTTCTCGCAAAGCTTCTTGGAAAGACTTATGATGAAGTCCGCACCTATCAGCCACAATCTGGGCTCTTTACAGATCATGATGCACAAATCGACGAATTAAGTCAAAAGCTAGGCGTTCTGCTGGCGCCAATAGCAGACAGGCTGTAGAAGAAAGTTGAAGAGGCGGACTGACCGCCTCTTTTTGATTGTAAATATTCAGTTGGCATAGACAAAAATCATGGCCAGAAAGCCTGCAGAAAAGAAGTACAAGCACTACAACAGAATAACCTGCTACGAAGATTTTGTAGACTACTGTCTCAGAAGGCTTGGAGCGCCTGTAGTCAATGTTGAAGTCACTCCAGAGCAGATTCAGGACAGGGTTTCGGACGGAATTCAATACATGCTTGAATACGATCTAGAATCGGTCTGCAATCAGTGGTGGATCCATCAATGCACTAAGGAAGACGTGCAGAATGGCTATCTTACAATTCCGATGGATGTTTTGGACGTGATGGAAGTGCTTGTCAATGGAACTGGTTCCGCTTTTCAGTCTGATGGCGATGGAAAGGTCTATTCTTCAAGCCTTGTCAACTTTGGCTACATGGACAATCCTCAGTGGCAATGGTTCAACAACTACTGGTATTATGGCAACATGTTCTCTGGTGGGCAGACAATGTTCTATTATGAAGTGTCAATGCAGTACATTCAGATGCTTCAGACGTTGATGACTGCAAAAGTTGAGTATGCCTATAGAAGAAGACAAAGAAAGCTGTGGTTTTTAAGCCGTCCATATCATGAAGGAGAGTTTGTTGCCCTGTATGGAACAAAAATGCTTGATCCAGAGAAGGATGACTGCATCTGGGACTCAGACTTCATGAAGAAGTATGTACCAGTGCTGATTGGAGAGCAGTGGGGCGTCAACTTGTCCAAATTCGGCAACGTGCCCTCCGCCGGTGGCCTTACCATCAACGGAGAAGAAATCAGACAGCGGTATGCCGAACAGAGGAAGGAGCTGGAGGAAGAGCACGAGCAAAAGTTCAGAGAACCTCCCCTTCCATTTTTTGCGAACTAACTTATTGAAAATAAAGCAGATATATTTTTTATAAAAAACTTGACATTTTTTGCGTCCCTAGTGTATAAGTATCTTGTTGAGAGCGTTTAGAGAGGGTTGCTCCTCTAAGGAAAACCCTTCCGAAAATCTCTTGACATTTTCTTCCTCCTGTGAAACAATAAAGGTGTTTGAGGAAATGGCTCATTGCGAGCCTGGCAGAGGTCAAAAAGGGACTTGGGTCCATCATTCATATTCAACCATAAGGATTTTCAATGGGCAGCACTTATTTTTCCGTTAAAACCGTGAATGCGAAATACTACGTTTCTGGAGAAAATGGACATTATGTTTATCAGTCCAAACAGGCCAATGGCCATGCAAGTGATGAGATGCTTCGTACAGTCAAATCAATCGCAGATACTAATGTTTGCAATGAATACAATGGAAAGACTTACACGTCATTCTTTTCCAGAGGGGCTGGGAAAAAACTCTACATAAATTTTCCAGGACCTGGCATCATCAATGATTTTAAACGCAAAGAACTAATGAAGAAACTGGCCAAAGCTTTAAAGGCCAAGAAGATTGACGTTGATGTAGACAAATGCACAATTGGAAACATCAGGATTTTCTTTGAAGATTTTAGTAAATGCGTCCGATTCAGGCTGACGAACGTCATAGATCAAGCAAAAGAGATTGCAGAAACCAGACTGGTTGCAGTTAATCCCCCTGTCAAGATGACCAAGAAGGAATGGGCCAGAAAAGGTTTTGAAAACGAAGAAAATTGCTGCAAGCTTTTAAAGAAGGCCATGGATCATTTTCCTATAAAGGACAAGCCAATTCACATTCGGGTTTCGGAAATGAATGGAACCAATGAAATTGAATACGATGGCTTGGAAGGCTTCTTTCATGTTGGAACAGGAAAGGCATGGGATCTTGCCGATATTCGTCTGGATTTGAGTGGTAGACGCCAAGCGTGTCTTTCCTTGAAACTTCCTATTGCACAGGAATGGAATGGACAGAAAGCCGACTACATGACAAATCCACACTTGAGGTATTTCTTCAATTACCTCATAATGAATCCGGAATTGTTTAATGTCGTTTCCAATAACCAAATCAAGAAAAAACGCAAGAATGTGACGTACTGGCAAGCGACATTTGCTGGTGGAATAAAAGGAATTGCCATGCCTGTTCCCAAAGAATTCATTTCTCGAATGGTGTTTGGAAGGGATGGCGACACAAAGTGCAGCGCCGTCATTGTTCATGAGTTCTCTCCAGAAGATGAAAAGAACATTGTCTATGAAGATCTTCCAAACTGCTACAGAATCACGATAAAGGTTCAGGAATTAATTCTTTCTGATGATGACGTGATAGGAACTGATCGTGAACCGTGGTTTTTCATCAGAAAGAGGACAAGCGACAGCGTTCTGTGTGACGGCGACAGCTACCATGGAATATACTACTGTGTCGTAACTCGTTCCAGAGTATTTTCCAAGAAAAATGGAGATTTATCGGACAAAGTAATGGACACCATTTATGTTCCAGAATGGATGTTCTTTGGTGGATGCTAGCACAGCCATAGTCCGACTTTTCTTCCTTTCATTTCATCTTTAAGCCATTTCTCGGCATAGACGAGAACCTTGGCCTCCCTAAGAGGGTTCAGAGGGATTCCATCAATGTCCTTCTGAACCTTCTTTGTTTTTCTCCACTCTCGGCAAAGCTCAACCCTCCATTCTGGAAGGCATCTTGTCTCTCCTATCCGGTCTATGTCCTGCTCTCCTATAATGCGTTGAATGGCGGCCTTGCCATTCAACCCGTCCGTCTGCACCGCGATGACTTTTCCTATTCTTGCTCCATTTTCTATGGCCAGTATTGCTCCAGAAGCAAGAATGCCATTGCCGCAGGGAACAATGAGAATGTCTATTTCTGGTGCATTTTCTGCCTGCCGCATTGAGTCAACTACATGCAGCTTCCAGGATTCCCTAATGGCCTGCCAGGCATCCATAGCCTTGCCAGTAGTCTGCACTGGCTGAACTCCAGATTCTCCAAGAGCATTTTTGAAAGCCTTTCTCTCAAACTGGCTTTTAGTCAAGACTGCCATTGCCTTCACTTCTGCAATTTTTGATGCAATGCCAACGTCCAGTATGTCTTTGGGTGTTTTTGGCTTTATCCATACGCAGCCAGAATGCTCTTCCATTATCTCATTTCTGAAAGCATTCAACGCTATGGCGATTCTTCTGGCATTTGAACCTGCTGGAGGCCTGTCTGAAGACATGCTCCACAAGTCGTCCCGCTTCAGCCAGAATCCTCCCCTCTGCTCCCACGGGGTTCTTTCCTTAAGACAGTCCATCCATTCTCCACAGAAGTTCAAAATGTAAATATTTTTATATCCATTCTCATTTAATGCCGAAGCCTGTACTGAAAAGGAAGGTTCCTTGGGTTCAGGGACGATTTGCTCCAAGAAATCCAGCAAAGTACATAGGAAATCCATCAAACATAGTATACAGAAGCTCCTGGGAAAGAAGTTTCCTTCACTGGTGTGACATGACAAATCAGGTTGTAAGATGGTCTTCAGAAGAACTTGTCATTCCATATCAGTCGCCTATAGATGGACAAACGCATCGGTACTTTGTTGATTTCGTAGTGTGGATGGCTACTCCAAATGGAGTTCAAAAATATGCAGTTGAAATAAAGCCACGGAACGAATGCGTTCCGCCAAAGCCACCAAAAAGAAAGAGCCTCAATGAAGCATATCTTAAAAGACTTCAAACGTATGAAGTGAATCAGGCCAAATGGAAGCATGCCAAGGCCTGGTGCGAAAGTCATGGATTCAAGTTTATTGTCTTGACTGAAAATGAACTTTGCAAGAAGGACAAGAGATGATAAGCTATACCCATCATATTCTACACATGAGGCAGGCCGCTTCAAGAATAGAACATCCTCAAGGCACTTTATACAAGCAGATTGCAAAGTTCATAAAGGATTTAAAAAAAGGAAAAAGAACGCATCGTGCGGCCTGGGGACGAGTGCTGTCATTCATGTATACGGCCAAATTTGCCAAGGTGCTTCCATACTACGACAGATATCCAATGGCCTTAATCATTAAAGCCAATGTAAAAAAGGGATATTTTGATGGATTTAATCTTCATTATATCGATCCACACTATAGAACGCTCTTCCTTCGTGGAATTATGCACATCTATCTAGAAGGACCAAATAGATTTCTAATGAAGGAATTTCAGGAAGCTACTTCTCGTCTTATTAAACGCATTGCACGACCATGCGTTCATAGATATAGATTTGATCATGTTAGAAATATGCAATTTCTTACTATACCTGGTTTGCTTCCAGAGCATTTTAATGGGGTAAAAGACCAAACGTTCATGAAAGCTGGTCTTCAAAGAGTTTGGAGAGAATCCATGCTTGCCATTGTGCGTGGAGCAAAATGGAAATTAAGAAGGGATACATTGAAAAAGGCTAAAGCCGCAGCCAAAAGACATATGAAAGCGCATAAGACAGCAAAAAAATCTTCTACTCCACCAAAACCAAGAAGAGGAACTCCAGTTAGAGAATCAGCAACGGCAAAAAATTCAAAAGCTTCAACTGGAAAAAGATACGGAAGGAAAAGAAAATGAGCAATATAACTCATCTTGAAAGAGATACAAGAGAAGGCATCAAATCAATTATGGCCTTCAAGAAAAGAATGCAGCATATTCTTCTCAACAACAGATATACTGCTACTTTTGGAGGAGGAAAATTTTGGAATCAATATTCAAGATATGTTCAATACATGGTATCCCAAGTAACAATTCCAAACTGGACAATAGACAATGAAAAAATCTATATGGGTGGCACAAACATGAATGTTCCCAATGGATTTGAACAGAACAATCTTGAATTAACGCTATACAACACTGGTCCAGAACTATATGTCATGGAACTGTGGCTGCGTGAAACCTATAATCAAAAAACAAGAACGTATGGATATTTTGATGATGTAAAAAGTGATCTTGAAATTATTCAATATTCTACAAATGGAAATATAGCACAGACTTTTATTTTTTATGACTGCACAATTTTTCAAATAAATGGCATATCCTACAGTTATGAGCCAGCAACAGCTCCACAAACATTTTCTATTTCATTAAACTACTTTGGTTTTGACTTGAAAACCGAAGACTGGTTGACGGGTGGAGCAATTGAAAACAATTACATGAATATGGCCGATACTAGAACCATTTCATCAGAAAAAATGCAAATTTTAAGACAAAGTTCAAAAGATGCTGGAGTTCCCACTGGTGGTGGAATTAACGAAAAGAAAGAGGCAATGGAAAAGGCTGAAAAAAGAGGAATGGGAGCGCATCTAAGAAAACTAGCACGTTCATAAGATATATTATAAGTAGAATAAGATTTATTCTGAATAAAAGGAGGAAACAGCAATGCTGCCAAAAATACTGCCACTGCTTAAAGAAATTGAACTTCCTGTATCAAAATATCATGCTTCTGTTCAGGCCTTTACAGTAAAGGAAGAGAAAAATCTTCTGCTTTCCAAAGATCTTGGAGACATGATTCTTGAGAACAGTCTTATGAAGCTGATTGAGTTGAAAACCACGTTTAAGGAAAGTGAAGCGAAGGTTGAAGACCTGTGTGTCTGTGACATTGTTATACTGCTTATTGAAATTCTATCCTTGAGCAAAACTTCAACGCGGGATCTTGCCTTTGTCTGCAGCAATATGGTTGGTCCAAAGGACAATCAGCATGAATGTGGAACGAAAATATCAATGACAGTTGACATTTCAGACTATAGAATTGAAGGTGAGTCTGAAAATGGAAAAATCGTGCATCTTACTGATGAAATTGGCGTAGAACTGCAATATCCAAGATATGCAGTCATTGCTCCCTTGCAGGCCAAAGATGAATTGACAAGCGAGGACTACATTGACGTATACGTTGACTGCATTAAGGCCATCTATCAGGGCGATGAAATGTTTACAGACTTTACAAAAGAAGAAGCCTATGAATGGTTCAACTCTCTTCCTGGTGAATATCTCAAGACATTCATTGAATTTGTTGAAAAAATGCCAAGCGTTGTTCTCGACTATGACGTTGTTTGTCCTACTTGCGGCAACAAGCGTTCGTTCCATGCAGTGAACGCAATGGATTTTTTTACCTCGTCTACGGTGCGGAACGCATAGGAAAAAATGGCGAATCCACACTGATTTCGTTGTATAAAACCTGCTTTCTTCTTCAACAGTATAGAGGCTTTACATTCTCCGACATATATGACATGTATCCATTTGAACTGGAAATCATATATGGCTTAATAGTTATGGACAACGAGGAAAGAAAATTGAAGGAAAATCTGGAAAAGTCCAGACACCGATAATTTCATCAAAAGGTGGCTTCTGCCACCTTTTTCTTGACATATGAAAGCATCTGTGCTATCTTGTCTGTATCAATAGAAACTATCGGCTAAAGCGAAGGAGCTGTCAATGGAATCTCCATGGATGCAGGAGCAATACATTGAAGAAGTAGGAAAGTCTCTTGAAGGATTCAGAAAGGTCAGAGATGGACTCTACAATTGCAAATGCCCCATATGTGGCGATTCAGCCACCAACGCCTTTAAGCGTAGAGGATATTTTATTCGCCATTCTGAAGAAAAGGGATGGTCTTTTTACTGTCATAACTGTGGAGCATCTTTTGGAATTCAAAAGTTTCTCAAGACGATTGATGAAGAACTGCATAGAAGATACTGTCTTGAAGCCTTCAAGGCCGAAAAAAATCTGTCATTCAAGCCAAAAAGAAAGGAATCAAGAAACATTGAAGCTCCATCTGCAATGGAGCAAAAGTTTCTCTGCCATCCATTAACCAGAAAATGCTCTGAACTTGACAAGGAGCATGATGCCGTCAAGTATCTTGAAGGTCGAAAAATTGACAGGGAAATGATGTCTCATGTTCTTTGGACAGACAATTTTCCCCTGCTGGTAAAAACAGTCATTGGACCAAAGTACGACAAGTCAACTCTTATTGAAAAGGGAATTCTCTTCCCTGTAAGAGACTTCAATCTCAATCTTGCTGGATGGCAGATTAGAGACATTTATTCCAAAGACAAAAAGTTTCGCTTCTCGACATGCACAATAGATGGTTCCTCTGGAGAACTCTGCTTTGTACCAAGAAAACTGGACAAAACAAAGCCTGTTTTTGTCGTTGAAGGATGCATTGATTCGCTGTTTCTTCACAATTCCATTGCTCGTCTGCAAGCCGCACTCTGGAAGTTTCAAAGTTCTGAAATGGAATGCATTTATTTCAATGATCAGGAACGACGGAACAAGCAGGTTGCAGGAGAAATTGCTAAATGCGTAAGCAAGGGACTGCGGACAGTTCTGCTGGATTCTAGATATGAAGGAATGGATGTCAACGACATGGTGATTGATGGCATGAAGCCTATTGACATTGAGCGTCTTTTTGTTGAAAATTCCTGGAAGGGCCTGACTGCAAAAGTCAAGCATTCAAAATGGATTAATGGATAATGCTGCATGGAGTGAGATAAAATGAAAAATATCGAAAAACCCGACAGACGCTTGACAGTAGAGTCCCTTCTTGATAGGATTAACTTGCTTGAGAGACAGGTCAAGTGGCTGTGCAATGAGATTCCTCGCATAGGAAGCGAATATGAAGAGGATTTCGTGGCCTGGTCATACTGTCCATCAAGGGAAGTGGCATTAGGATGCCTATACAAGATGCAGGCTCCAGATTCGGTCTGTGCTGAATGCTGGAACAGAGCAAGTTTGGTGGCAGTATCGGAAAATCAACAATCTAGCCAGTCCGAAAAGGACTAAGGAAAACTTATGGACAATACTTCTGGAATCGTTGTGGCCCTCTCTGGTTTCAAGCGTTCTGGCAAGGATACCGTTGCAGACCTTCTGGTGAAGAAGGTCGAAGCGGTCAAGGAAAATCTTGGAATTGAAAAAATTCTCAAGACTTCATTTGCAGAGCCTTTCAAGGAAATGGCGCGTCTAGTGCTTGACATCAGAGAAGAAGACATTGAAGACAAGGAAGCTCCAATCAAGTATACCAAACGCTGGTTTGGCGAGGACCTCTCCTGGAGGCAGATTCTCATTAAGCTTGGTGAAGGAATGAAGGAAGTCATCTCTCCCAATGTGTGGACTTTAGCTCTTGAAAATCGGATCTATAATGGACTTCATTCCTGCACCAGTGGAAATTTTCTTGCCATCATTCCTGACGTTAGATATTCCCAGGAACTGAAGCTCATTCACAAGCTTCGCAAGATGCACTGGAGGGTGTTCCACTATGGCATCTTCCGCAGGGAAGCCATTCCCGACTGGTGGAAGCTTGGCCTCACTCCTGAAACCAAAGAGGAAAGAGCCATTATCGAGAAGGACTTCGGCATTGATCATTCGGAATATGAAGTTCTCCAGAAGAATCCGAAGCTTGATGGTGCAATCTACAATGATGGCTCTCTTGAAGAACTTGAACTTGAAGTCGAGCAAATACTAAGACGCATCATGCTTTCCGACATTAAGGAGGGCTAGAATGAGACAGAATCCCTGCAGCATCTGCAAAAATTTCAAAAAATTCAATACTGGTGCTGTTTCTTGCTATGGAGTGCGAAATCCAGAGTTTTATTGGCCTGAAAACATACACGAAATGCTGGCGCATTGTCCTCTTGGATGGAGGGCCAAAAAGTCTGGAAAGGATGACTTTGACTTCTACAGAGACTACAGCAACGTCCACAAGCTGGGCTAGGAGAATGAATGGGAACTCTATTAGACAAGCTCAATAAGGCAGGAAAAGTAAAAACGGCTTCAATACTCAAAGATTCCATATACTTCACTACCAATGAGACCTGCAGGACAGACCTTCCAATTCTGAACATTGCATTTTCTGGCGATTTGGAAGGTGGATTGACGCCTGGCGTTACTGTTCTGGCTGGAGCCAGCAAATCCTTCAAGTCAATGCTGGCGCTATACTCGATGAAGGCCTATCTGGACAAGTATTCCGATGCAGTTGGCCTCTTCTATGACTCGGAATTTGGCACTCCTTCCGACTATTTGGCTTCCATTGGCATAGATGTTGAACGGGTGGTGCATATTCCTGTCACCAACATTGAAGAACTGAAATTCGATCTTGTTTCCAGACTGGAATCAGTTGAACGTGGAGACCATGTATTCATGATGGTTGACTCCATTGGCAATCTCGCTTCCAAGAAGGAATATGAGAATGCAATGGCAGAAAACTCTTCAAAGGACATGACTAGAGCGCAGGAAATAAAAAGCCTGTTCCGCATCACTACGCCTCACATAACGATGAAGAATCTATCATGTCTGATTATAGCACATACTTACAAAGAGATGGGTTGTCTTAAATACTCCACAAGAGTTGTGACTGCATCCGGCATTAAGCAAATCTGTGATGTATTGATTGGGGATAAGGTTCTTACTCCAAACGGCTATAAAGAAGTTTTAGATGTCGTTAATCCAGAACGTATTCCAATTGAAGACAAAACATACTACGAAATTGAGTGTGAAGATGGAACATTAATTCACTGTACTGGAAACCATAAATTTCTTTGCGATGGCGAATGGATAAGAGCAGATAACCTTAATGTTGGGTGTTCATTGACGGAAATAAGCAATGAAAACCTACAAACTAATGCTGAAACAACATAATGTAACTGGTTTGAAGTATCTTTGCATTACTTCTAAACAAAATCCATACAAGTATAAAGGTTCTGGACACTATTGGCTAAAGCACTTGTCTGAATATGGAGATGATATAACTACTATCATTCTTGAAGAAACCGACAATAAAGAGGAACTTGCTGAATATGGAAAGTATTACAGTAAACTTTTTAATGTGGTTTCAGACAAGTGCTTTGCCAATCTTATCGAAGAACATGGATATTGTTGGCCAGAACATCCATTTGAACACATGGATAAAATTGAATACCAAAAAGCGATGAAACGTAAATCTGATTCACTTAAAAAAACTTGGGCGTCTAAAAGTGATGAAGATAAACTTATTGTGTCTGATAAATTACGAAATAAATGGGCGTCTAAAAGTGATGAAGAAAAGGAACATTTTAAAGAAGTTGTAAAACATAGTTGGGATTCAGAAGAACGACACGAAAACCAATCAAACATTCTAAAATCTCTATGGAAAGAACGTAAACAAGATGAAGCATATATGGCAGCATTTAGACAAAAATGCCATGATATGCAAACAGTTAATCTAACAGAAGAAGAACGTAAAATACGTTCTCAAAAGATTTCAAATGGAAGACTGAATATGTCTCCCGAAGCAAAGGAAATTAGAAAGGAGAAGATAATTCAATGTTATAATGAAAATCCAGAAAAATACAAGGAACATTTTGAAAAAATGTCCAAAGAGCATAAAGGTTCTGGAAATCCAATGGCAAAACGTGTTGAATATAAAGGAAAAATATATTCAAAAGGAGAATTTGAAACACAATTTGGAAAATTTGAGGAATATGAAAATGATCCTCAGTTTAAAAAACTGTTTACTGAACAAACTGAATATCAAACCTTGACTTGTCCTTATTGTGGAAAAACTTGTAATGGATATCCAAATGCTTTTTTGCGATGGCATATGGATAACTGCAAGCATAAGCCAAAGGAGGCTAACAATGAAAATCAAAGCGATTAGAAAAATAAAACCATTTCCATTATATGATCTAACAGTTGCTGATGAACATTGTTTTACATTAGAAAACGGAGTAATAACACACAACTCCATATATCCCAAGGACGTTATTTCTGGTGGATGCGTTGTTCCCAAGACGCTCATTGCAACTGACCAGGGACTGAAGGCTATAGAGCATGTCAAGAAAGGAATGAAGGTTCGTTCCCATGAAGGATGGAAGGAAGTTCTGAATGTCTGGACTCCAGAAACCCTTGAGAATGGCCATCCAACAGTCTATCGTCTGGTGTTTTCCGATGGATTCAAGCTGACCTGCTCTGGAGATCACAAGCTGCTTTCCACTGCAAATGAATGGATTGCCGCAAAGGACATGATGGACGAAAATGAAGAGCCAAAGCAGCTGATGTTCCGAGGACTGGATGGCACGAAGCTTCGTCTTGTGGACATTGTTGAACTTGGGGAAAAGGACGTCTATGATCTTGAAGTTGAGGACGCCCATTCCTATATGCATCCAAATGGTCTTATTTCCCACAATTCAGGCGTAATGTATTCCTGCAACACGGCCTTCATCATTACAAAGTCTCAGATAAAGGAAGGTTCCGATCTTGCTGGATACACATACACCATTCATATTGAAAAGTCCCGCTATGTCCGCGAAAAGGCCAAGCTTCCCTTTGACGTGACATATAATGGAGGCATAAACAAATGGTCTGGACTTCTGCAACTGGCTATTGATGGAGGCTTTGTTGTCAAGCCTTCCAATGGATGGTATCAAAAAGTAGGCGAGGAGAAGAAATACCGTCAAAAAGACACCAACTGTGATGAATTCTTTGGAAGCATTCTTGCGGATCAGAAGTTCAAGGACTACATCAAAGCCAGATATCAGCTTGGAGCTGCATCTCCAGACAATGAAATGGTTGATCCAGAAACTGGAGAAGTTCTGAATGCTTCAGACGATGAAGATTAGATAAACTGCTGGGCGGGGAAACCCGCCCATTTTTAGATTGACAACTATTTCAATAGGATGTACAAATGATTGAGCGTTTCAAGGCTGGAGACTGCATTCGGCACTTCAAGCGGGAAGAGCATTCCGAAGGTCTGAACTATCTCTACATATATCTCGGAATTGCATGGCATACGGAGAGTGGAGAACCTCTGGCAGTATACAAGGCCTTGTATGGAGAACAGAATCTTTATGCCAGACCACTTGAAATGTTCAATGAGTCAATGGAAAATGGAAGGTCTCGGTTTGAGAAGGCCACACTTGAAGACCTTGAAGCAGTCAAAAATGCAATTTCTTCGGAAATGCTTGAGAGGCATTGATGGAACAGGTTGAAGAAAAGGTCATACTAAAGAATCTAGTTCTGAATGAGGAGTTTTTCAAGAAAGCGTTTCCATTTCTGGACGCTTCCATGTTTCAGGAGCCTCCAACAAAAAGAGTATTCAAGCACATATCTCGGTACGTCAAGAAATATGGAAGAAGATGCAGTCCTGACATCATTGCCGTGATGGAAGACAGGGACAAGGACGTTTCTGAAAAGGATCACAAGGACGTTGAAGAGATAATATCCTTTTTCAAGGATGGAGAAGTAACTCAGGACATTGAATGGCTTTCAAAGGCCACTGAAAACTGGATACAGCGTCAGATATACTACAATGCCCTGCTGGAAGGTGCAGAGAAATTTGGCGAAAAGGGACCAGATCCACTGATTCCAGACAAGCTGCAGAAGGCCTTTTCCGTCACTTTTGACGCCAACATTGGCATGGCCTTTGATGATGCGGCTGAAAGATGGGAACTGTACAATGCCGATGAAAACAGAATACCATTCCTTCTGGAGTCAATGAACTTCATTACCAAGGGCGGAGTGACGAAAAAGACGCTGAACTGCTTAATGTCTTCCAACACTGGCGGGTTCAAGTCTGGTGCCATGTGCTCCTTTGCCTGTGACTACATCAGGCAGGGATACAATTGTCTTTATCTGTCTTTTGAAATGTCTGAAGACAAGGTTCTGGAAAGAATAGACGCCAACATGCTGGACATTCCAATTGATGGACTGAAGAATCTAAAGAAGGATGACTTCGTTGGAAAAGTTGATGCTCTAGTGAAGAAAACGCATGGAAAACTGATTGTCAAGCAGTATCCCACTTCGCAGTGCAACGTGGGACACATCAGATATCTTCTGGACGAACTGAAGGCCAAGAAGAACTTCGTTCCTGATGTGGTGTTCTTCGACTATCTTGGCATCATGACTTCATTGAGATACAAGGGAGATTCCAAGGCTCCAGACCATATGGTGCTGAAGGCCATATCAGAGGAAATTCGTGGTCTCTGCGTTGAGAAGGACATTGTTGGCTGGACGGCCATGCAGTCCAACAGACAGGGCTATTCGGAAGGCGAGTCTCTTGGACTGGATTCAATCAGTGCATCATATGCCGTTGCATATGGATGTGATCTAATTCTTGCATTGATCACCACTCCACAGGATGATGCCGAAGCAAGACTCGTGGTGAAGCAGCTGAAAAACCGATACTTTGACATCAATCAGAAGAAGATGTTTCGTCTTTCCGTAAACAAGGAAAAGATGAAACTGGCAGACTACATTAATCCAAAGACTGGAGAGGGAGACATGGACATGCCTATTGCAGAGAGCGCAAGAAAGGACAATGAAGAAGCCGAAAGAAGCGTATTCTCTTCCAATCTTTCCAGAAACCACAGAAGAAAAAAGATAGACACCAGTAACTTCAAGTTCTAGGATGCAGTGAATGCTTACTCTAGACAAAAATCTCTACAAGAGATGGATTGCCATTGGACAGTTTCTAGACACAGCCCTTTGGCAGTTCATTTTTCTGTATACGCAGCTTCATCTGGCGAGAACAATTACAGACGAAAATCGTGCGCTTGTCGGGATTTTTGAGTGCGCCCTGGGTTTTGTTTCATTGACTGTTCTTAGACAGAGATGGGTAATCAATCTGGCCACGAGAAGGCTTGTTGTCATTCAGCTTGTGGACATGTTGGCTTCCATAGCAACCCGCTTTCTTGTCATAGCATTTCCAGCAACCTACATGTCTACTGTTGCAATGCGAAATGCCTTGTTAAGCAAACTAGAGTTTGCGGCCTTTCAGGATCTAGAAAACAAGATATTTTCTGGAGAGGAAAGAACTGATCTGTCTCTTATTGTTCAGCAGGCCAATATGGCTGGCGCTCTTGTTGGTGCTGGAATCAGCTGGATGATTGTTGGAGTGTCCATTCAAACCATCTGCATGCTGGCCTGCATTTTCTGCATTTTCTCATATTCCTATGACATTGCATTGGGATATGGACTGAAGCGTGTGGTGGCGAAAGAAACCGGAAAAATCGGCCAAACGCTTGACAGGAAGGCCTAGATTTGCTAGAGTGTCTTTGAAAGCGCCAAGGAGGACAAAGCATGCCATATCACTGGACGGCGAGGCTCACGAAAGCGGAAATCGAGGTGGTCAAAAAGTTTGCCTGCTCTCAGGAATGGATGGAAGCCTTTGAGGGAGAAGAGAACGCTGGAGACTTGGACGCTTCTGGCGCCCCTGTCCTTCTAGAAAAAGACATTTTCAGTTCTGAAGAAAAAGAGGCTCTCTGCTCTCTTGAAGGAAACGCATATGTCTGGCCGATAGGAGATGGAAAATGGACTCTTGATGAGTATGGTCTTCCCATATGGCTGGCTTTAAAGGAAATTAAGTCTTCATGCACTATTATACCTGTAAATTAGGAGCTGAAAAAATGATTCCTTTTGCATCTTGTTTTCAAATGGACATTCTGTCCAAGTTCTACTGGTCAAAAAAGTATGAAGACAGTCATCCTAATGCTGGAGGAACGGCCTGCATGTGTCTTGAAGATGACATGCTTGGTTCAGCAGAGAAAGATGAAATTGAAAACATGGCTCTTGAAGGTCTTTGCTGGAAGGAATCTCTTCCCCTTGGGGACATCTGGCATCTTACTCCACGTGGTGCCGTTGAAATAGCACTCAATGAAAAATAGGAGGCAGTAGTGGAAGAAAAGGAATCTGAACCACTTTGGGAATGGATCAAGGAATACAATTCCCATACTGGTCAAATGCTGAAAATCGGCATAATGGTTGGAGTTCCCATTAATGGCTTAAACGGAGAAAAGCAGTGGAATGCCGACTATGCCATTTGCAATTTTGAACTTGACTCATTTGATGAGGAGCGCGGAAAGAACATAGCCTACAATAGAGCCATTTGGGCCAGACCAAAAAGAGCCAGTCAGCCTGTCTCTGGTCAAAACATCCACGTTGGTTATCATGACATTGATTTGTCCTACAGGTTCAAGGAATTTTGCAAAAGATGCAAACGATACTTTAAAGACAGGCAGCCTATTGCCAAGGCCAAAAAGATTTTATCAACATGCTAGATTTTGACTAGCATTTGGCAAAATTTCATAAAAACCATTCAACTATAAAAGGAGTACATATGAAGGGCATCAACATTTCCACTCTCGAAGGCAATCCAATCAAGGAATGGATTAAGGTTTATGACTATCGTACAGAACGCAACATTACTGTAGGCGTTATGGTTGGCTGTCGCGTTGATGGAGAAAACGGTGAAAAGCTTTTCAATGCCGACTATTCAATTATCAACTCCGAATACGACATCTTCGATCCAGATACGGCAGTCAAAATTGCGTATGGTCGTGCAAGAAAGGCGCGTCCCCGACGGGCAAAAAAGAATGTTGTTGATCGGGACTGTGGCTGGAATGGAAGTGGCGTTAGTCTTGTGGAAGTATTCACAGATTTTATTGAACGGTGTCAGCGATACTACAAGGACTGCCGACCGACTGCAAAGGCCAGTGCATTCTACTGCGCCGCTGAATCCAAAGAAAACTAGACAAAGCAAGGATGGCCAAAAGCCCTCCTTTTAAAAATTCTATGGAAAATATAATCAACTTTATGACGTTTTGTGGATGCATAGCAATTGTCATTCTAGCAATATGGGGAACTCTGCTTGGAATTCAAATAGTGATTGAAACTCTAAAAGTCGGACACATAAGTGGAATTGATGCGACAATACTTATGATATCTCTTTCTTCCATCCTTCTAGCTGTTGTAAGCGTTTCAAACTACTGGGAAAAAATTGAACAGGATGCTGTTCATCGCAATGGTGTTGAATCTAAAATTCGACAGAACGAAAAAGACTTTGACAAGAAAATGGACAGTCTAATGCAGGATAACTGGAAGAAAGTTGAATAGAAGGTCATAAATACTGTAAGACACTATTCTACCATGAGCGTCACTGAAATTACTCTACTGAACAATAATGGAAAAGTCAAAGACTGGCGCAAGATTGCAGCTGATACTGTCAATGCGTTGAATAATACGGTCGTTCACAATACTACGGACGAAATAATTGGTGGTATCAAGACATTTACGCAGACCATCAATGGCACGTCGGACAAGGCAGTAAAGGACGCTGATGGAAATACAATTTCAACCACATATCTCAAAAGCGTCAATACTCCAAAAATTGAAACAACCTATGTTGAACCAACTTCAAGTTCAACAGAAAATCTTCCGGCAGGAAGCGTAATCTTATGGATGGAAAATTCAGAAGAACCGGAAGTAAATCCAGAACCATAGAAATCATAATATTATTCGGCAAGGAAACTGCTGTTCTTTAGCAACAGCAGTTTCCTTGTTGTCTCCGTACTTTAGATCGATTTTGCTAAATAAATTTGTGATTGCTCTTCTAGCGTCAATGCTTGCCTATAAAGCGTCCCATCTTGAAGAGATGGTTGTTACTGTTAATTCAGTCTATACGTCACAGGATGACTGTTGTGGTCTGGATAAAGGCAAGAGGCAGGAAAGAAGATCCTTGCCGAAAACATCCTGCTTCGTACCCAGAAATGGGTACCTATGCAGGCAGGCTGCCATCAACCAGCCAATCGTGGATGGAGTCAATAACGATTTCAGTCTGCAAGCTTCCGCCTTTTAGCGGCGGAAGCAGTTGATAAGAATAATATCAAAAGAGAGACGCTTTTGAAGCGTCTCTCTTTTTTTATCTGCTTTTTTTCCAGCCAGCACTGCCTTTCGTAATGTTCTGAAGTTCTATTTTCCATCTTCCAGTATAGAATTTTTTGCATGGAGAGAGTGAAGCCTTTTCGCCTTCTGAACCAAAATGATAAATTGACAGTTTGCAGTCCACGACATTTTCCTTCCAGTTTGCCACGCAAGACAGTGATCTTCTGGCTAAAGAACTTACATTGACTTCCTCTTCAAGAATATCTGCGGCCAGCGTTCCCAGCCAGTTGAGATTTTTCTTTTCAAACGTTTTTGTCCAGTTCATTGTCGCTGGACTAATGACATTTCTTCCTCGATTGAGATCAATTGCAACGCTTTTCATTTCCTCTACCATTGGATCATATTCAATCTCCTTGACCCGCTTTGACACTTCATCAAACGTTTTTTTAAAGACAGTCCAGTCCATGCGACTTCCAGATATTCTAGCAACATGCTTAATCTTTGCCGCGGCCCTTGCCGCTGGTCCACTTGAATTTGTATACATATGCTTGGAAAAGTCATTGAAAATTTCCTTCAGTCGCTTGTCAGATGGCTTTCCTTCAGCATCAAGCACGTCCATAATAGACTGCATGCTTCCAGGAATGGATATGCATTCCTCCTTGCACTGCTTAATCAAGTCCTTCATCAATGACTTTTTTACTGGTGGTCCAAATCTTCCAATTGGTTCATTTCTTTTGAAAAGAATAAATCCATTGTCAATAAACATTACGCTTGTCTGTGGATTAGCCGACATCGCCGACACGGCGGCCGCGACTGGAAGAAAATTTTTTTCAATAATTTTCAATTGAATTGGAGTTAATGTTGTCTTCAATATAATGCTTTTTTCTGAAAGCGACTGCGCCAATGCCAGTATTCCACTCAATAATGGCACGGCCGTCAGATAGTTTTTCATGCCAGCATGAATATCTTTTAATAGAATATTCAATGAATACTTCGCTTTTTTTCTTATTTTCAAATCTTTTGCAGTAAAGGAATTTACATTTATAATTTTAGACTTTTTAGGTTGAAGAGTGCCGCTTTTCTGCACGTTTGAAGATTTTTCCTTTACAATAAAGCATATGCCTACTTTTGCGTAGTATAGACCCTTTATAGCGATTTTAGCCTTATTTTTATCCTTAATCGAATCCAGCTGCTTCTTTAGTGATGTTGGATTCAATGTAAAGACAGCAATTGCATTCTTGTTGAACTGTGCGCCTTTTGAAAATCTAAGCCATTTTAAAGTCTTTATTCTGTTAATAGTTGTTCCTATCAAAGACTTTGACTTTACGCATCCAACAAGAGTTGCAATTGATTCTTTTGAATTTTCAGTTTTATCTCCAGCAATGAGTTTTTCCTGAAAAAATTTGGACAATTCTTTATTGACCAATAGAAAGAATTCCTTTTTCAAGTCCTTGATGTAGGATTGCTCCAAAGACTTGTAGGAACCCCTTCTATTGGCGAGATTTTTTATTGCCTTAATTTCCATCGCCTATATGGAGACAGCCTGCATTACGCCTTTGTATATTGCTTCTGCTATTCTATCCTGAATGTCTGGATCAAACAGTTTTTCGCATTCAGTTTCATTGGAAATAAATCCCGTTTCGACAAGAATTGCTGAAGCTTTCGTGTGCTTCAAAACATACAGATTTGGACGCTCTTTGACACCCCTGTCCTTCCATCCAAGTTCCTTGACAAGAGAAGCCTGTACGGCCGCGGCCACTTTTTTTGTTGTCGCTCCCACGTTGTCGTATCTAAGCGTTTCAATTCCCTGCGCCTTCTTGGATTCAGCCGAGTTGAGATGAATTGAAATAAACAGACCAGCTTTGGACTTGTTGGATATTTCGCATCTTTTTTCAAGCGTCAATCCTGGAGCACCACCAGTTCTAGTATAGACCACGTCGTGGCCATTTTCTTCAAACTTTTCACCAAGCATCTTGGCAATGGAAAGAGCGGCAACGGACTCCATCCTCTCACCATTCATTGCGCCTGGATCTCCTTCTGTACCAACGGCCTTGGAATGGCCTGGATCAATGCATATCTTCATCTAAATTTGATTTTATCTATTCTACTATTTTAGTGAAACTGATGACGCTTTTGTAAATATTCAAATATTTTATTGTCAAATGGCAGATTTTGTCAAATGCGCCGCAACAACTCTGGAATTTGAAGGAGTTTCTCCAGCATCTGAATATACAGAAGACAATGGCGTTCCATCAAAATATGGAATTACAGTTGAACTTGCAAGAAAAGCCGCAGATCCAGACACGTTCGACAAGAACAGCGATGGAAAAATAACTTCCAAAGACATTAAGAAAATTGACTTTGAAGATGCCATTGCGGCCTACAAGAAAATATACTGGGACGTATGGAATCTTGAAACTCTTGATGATCAGAAGGCCGCGTTGATATTCGACGCATCAATGAATCATGGCCACAAAATAGCCGCGAAAATCATTCAAAAGGCCTTAATTGAAATGGGATTTGACAATGTTGTGGCAGATGGAGTATATGGTCCACAGACTAGAAATTCCATAGCCGATGCATCAACAGAAGAATTTGTTGATCTCTATTTCAAGCATAGAAAAAACTACTACAACGCTCTTGTCAACGCCTATCCAGATCAGGAAAAGAACTATTCCGCATGGATGGAAAGACTGGAAGCACTTAAAGATGCCATTAGCAGCATGTAGGAGAACTGAAATATGCTTAATTTTACAATTAGTGCCGAACTTCTGTATATAGGAATAATGACAGCAACATTCATTCTGTTTCTGCTTGTGTTTGGCATCTCCATTGCGAGGCACAAGAACAGAACGAGATTCTACACCTTGATTATCAAGCCAGATGGAAATCTTTCCAAAGTTGGAATATCATTCATTTTTCTATGGATAGTAGTCCTTTTTCAAGTAGCGGCAGGCAAGGAAATCACTGGATACTTTGTTGAACTGCTTGGAGTAATCTTTGCCGCTGAACTTGGAGAGCGATACATGGACAGCAAACTGTCCATTAGCGGAAAAAGTCTAGACATTCTCAAAGGAAAACTTTCGGAAAATGATGAATCAAAGAAGACTCCAAAAGCAGATGAAGATGTAGATTTCTAGGGAGAACGCTGTATGGCATCGGAATCCACACAGACATACAAGCATCGCAATTTCAGCGATCTTCTAAGCTACTATGCCATGCTTATGAAGAATGCAATGCTTGAAACAACTAGAGGCCTTGGAGAATATTCTCCATTTCTTCCGAAGGAATGGGTTTCCACAACCTATGATGAATTTGGATATTCACAGACAATTACCACTCCAAATCCTGGATACGCCTTTGGACAGTCAATTCTTAATAGTTTTCAGTCTACACGAAATGCAATTAGAGATTCTTTGATGACCCTCTTCATCAATTATGATGATGAAGAAATTATGTGGCAGAAAGACCTTAATTTCAATCTAATCAATTCCTACGCTTCGGCAAGTCAGAGTCTTCAATGGTACAATAAGGACACGGAAGAGTTTGTAGACATGCCAGAATACTGGTTCACTAGAGGATGCTGGTATGAAATGCTTCCGATGTGTACAAAGGGCGACTACATAAAAGCCTGGCATGCAAACGTCATTGAAGCAGTAGAAGCAGTAAAGACGTGCCGCCGCGACTTTCAGAAATTTGAATTGATACTTCCTGATCCATATGATGAATATGGCACATATTCCACTACTAGTCAAGGATATTCCTACTATAGAAATACATCATCATACAGAAATCGAAGCAATTCATTTTCATATGGATCAATGCGTACGGACTATTCAACAAGCGCCACAACCCAGGCCTTCATTGCTGGATTCTGGAGCAGCATGGTTGGCAACGAAAACAGGCTTTCTGCATTAAAGAACAGAGTTGAAGGACTTCTTTCTCCAATCTGGCGGTTTGGCAAGCCAACTACCATTCCAGAGCAGAACGCTTCTACGGCTAAATTGAAATATGTTACATATCTTGCTTCCGACATTCAAATGAGCTATTCCTTGGGAAAAACATCCATAACGACAGCCTCTCAGCTTTCAAGCAAATGTGGAACATATGATCCAAAGGCGGCCAATCTTCAGATTTCAAAATAAGGAGGAACAATGAAACTCTCTTCTGCATTCGATCCAGCACTGTTAATGAATGGATGCACAGGCAAGACAAGCCATGCAATGGATGAAGTCGCGGCAATCACGGAAGACAGAATGTCCTATATGGACAAGTCTGGAAGCATGAAAGGAATTGAAAATCGTCAGGACATGTCTGACGTGGTCTGGTCTGGCATATTCAATCTTTCCGATGAGCATGGCGTCAATACCATTGCATATGGATCCAGTGGAACAATATACGGATGCTACAACTATGACAATCTCAACGTTGCATCCTATTCCAAGTCCTATGCTGGAAATGACATTATGGATGCCGCATATGCAGTAGGAGAAACAGTCAAAACTGATGGCGATGGTGGAGATGCTTCATCTGTTGGAGGATCCAGTTCATTTGGAGTCATGATTGGCATTTCAAAAGATCATCTCTACATATACACCGAAACTAAAAATGCCGAAGGAACCGTTTCAAAGACATGGTCGCTTGCTGAATTCAGTTCAACTGGTGGAACAGCACTAGACGAAGAAAATCTTGAAATATACAGAATATTCTCCGCTGGAAGAATGTTCTTCGTGACGACAAATCAAGGCGTTATATGCTTTAGTGCGTCTGATGTCAATCTTTCCTCCTTTAGAATTGACATTTGGGAATTTCTGCCAGCATTTCCTCCAGCATCAATGCTTTCATATGAAGATGATGAAAGTTCCCTTAATGCGGCACGGACCGCCGCTGTTAAAAACATTCAGTTTATTAGACTAAAAGAATTTGAATTTGCAGAACGCAATGAAAAAATTTCAGCATATGCTGTTGCCTGGACAATCGGAGCATCAAGTGATTTGATGTCCTGTGTGCTTTTACAACGCATAGAAAGTCAATGGAAATCAATTCCATTATTTTCAAACAAAAATGGTACTCTTAGCGATATTATTCCATTGTCGCAGGTATCTTTTCCCTGTGACGTAAAAACAAGCATTCCCGTTTCATATCCTTCTACTCCAGATGGTGAAACTGTAAAATGGATCAACAAGGAATCCATATCCATTCTTCCAAAAAGAGTTGTTGAAGGTTCAAACGAATATACTATAGTCTCCAACGTTTCTGGAATTCCAGTTAATGAGTTGAAAATGAAAACTCAAAATGGCTATACAATTTTGGCCACAAACGCGCTGGTTTCTGAAAACGAAATGGTTGACAATAGACCAGATGAATATATTGATGATTCATTTATTCCAAATCTGTATTCCTATATTTCCACATCAAGAAAGTGGAAATATGAAAAACCATTTGCCATTCTTGATGCTTCTGAACCTCTTCCAAAGCATCTAACTGCAAATGGACTTTACTGGGTTGCAAAGTCCAATAATAATGGAGAATTTTATTCCAGATGGATTGAAAATTATGAAGTAAGAAAAAATCCAGGAAGCGTAGATCCAGCAGCAGTTGCTATGCAAAAGGATCCAGACTTTAATCTTTCGGAAGAAACAATTCAGTTGTTTAATGATCAAGAAGAACCAGCGAGAATCGCCTTTAATGCAGAAAACGTTCTTCAAAATAAAATTATTGTTAAAAAATTCGTAGCCATAGAAAGAACTCCAGAAAATTCAACAGGCTATCAATTCAGCGACATTGAAAACTCCACTTCATCCACTACCTATTATTGCAGATGGAATCAAACATCTTCAAGATGGAACAGCACTTTTGTATCTCAAGATGGATATCCCACCGTTCCCAGTCTTGTAGATTATCGCAGCTATTCTTCTTCATTTTCCAGCGTTGGTACAGTTGAACGTGTTTATGGATATACAGCCTATGCCAGCAATTCACTTCCATCCCTAGTGTATCTTGATCAAGATCAGATATTCTATGGTTCTTCTTCGTTTTCTTCTAATGTTCTTTCTTTTGAGTTTAGAGTCAATCCAGATTCAACTACTGATTTTTTCAATAGAATAATTCACTTTAGGGCTGGCTTCTATGTAATAGACAAACCAGAAATAAATTTTACAGAAATTGAAAAAATATCAACAAATGATGAACAGAAGCAGTTCAAAATTGCACTTCTATATGAAGGAGAATCCACAAGTCCAGATGATCTGGCTTACGCCATACTCTACTACAGCACTTCAACAGATCTTCCATCCAAATTTCAATTAGTAGAAACAAATGAATTGAATGACTTGGAAGACATTACCTTTCCTACATCATTTGACTACGACAGCATAGAAAAGATAAAGGTGTCTGCAATACCTAGACGCGCAATCCTTAGCACTCTTTATCCAGCAAACGTGCAAATTCAGACATCATCCACAAAAGTATACGTTTCAAATCAATCTGGATCGTTGACTGAAGTGGATTCATATCTTCTTTCAGACTTTGAATACACCCTAACATCAATTTCAAGGAATGGATGTCTTTATAGACTGTCTAACGCTTCACAATCTTCAACAGAAAAGAACGCTTCACGACGCATTGTATATTCTTCTACAGGAATCCTTTCAAGCGATACAAACGATGACACAGGAGAAATCAAGGGAAATTGGATAACATGCAAGCTTGCATTTGCAAATGCCATAGATGCATACAAATTTTCTATTTCTGATATAGACAAGGAAAGATTAAATTCATTAATTCCAGATGAAAACTATTCCAAGCATGTGCTTGAATGCATGCATTCCTATAAAGTAGACAACACAACAATAAATCGTGCATATCCAGCCGGTCTTGTTAAAATGACAAGAAATGGAAACAATTTGGTGAAATTATCATTTTCAAAGAATTGGGATGATTCAATTCAAACTGTACCTATTCCTTGGAATGGAATAGGTACATTTAAACCAAAAATCAATAATGGTCAAGACAACTTCATTATTGAAATTCCATGTACAAAAACATTTCTTGCTTATAGTCTTGACGCAAACAACAATTCAGTTTACGAATCACTTACTAAGGAAGTTACATTAACTCTTGAAATTTCCGAAGTCTCTGTAGTTGACATGCAAAACTGGAATGGTCAATATAGAGAATATTTTCAAGATACTGAACGGTTGACAAATTCAGAATGGCATTATATTCCTCTTTCATCAACATGTCTTGCATTCACAACAGAAGAAGCAATATCTGGTCAACCTCTTCAAGAATGTCCTCAATCCGAATGCACGGAACAGGCTGAAGCAATCAAAATTGAATTTAATGGAAAATATGGATGCAAAATTCCATTTGATTCAGCAATTCCAGCAATATCATACGAAATTGGACAAATTGCTTCATCTTCTGATCCATCATGCTATGTTGTTGGAGATACAAGAATATGGTCTTTAACCGGAGAAAATGGTCTTCTTCAAGAGAGATATTCCATTTCCTGTCTCAACTTTGGAAGAGAAATATCCCAATTTCATCAATATGCAGCATTGACAGAAGAAGAGGGAATTATAAGAACATTCTCTTTAGAAGAAGATGGAAATGAACTATGGCTTAGTGTTTCGGAAGAAAATACTGGTAGGATGCTTGAAGAATGGAACAATAATCTATTCATTTCAAGTCCAGTAGATGAAAACACGCCTATTTTTGTTCTTATTGATGGTTCCATAAAAATGTTTTTTATGGAACCATCCACCGATCCAGAAAATGAAAGTTCTAATCCGTCAAGATATCATCTAAGAGAAGTTAAAGCTTCGGATGCCACAAATGCATCTGAATTGGGACAACTAGCATCAATATTCATTCAGCATCACGAAAGCAAAATTCTTCATGCCTTTTTTAATGAAACCATATTCTCAATTCCAAATGTCAATTTTCTCTGCACAATGAAATATGATGCAGAAAATAAAGTTGAAGTTATTGAACAAAGCGAAAATTCAATTAATGCATTAGCAAATTTCAATATTGACAGAATAAATTCTCCTCTAAGATTTGCTGTTCTTAAAGAAAGTTTAGTTGAAGTATTCAATCTTCAATTCACCATTGAAGAGAAAAATCTTGTTCCTGTCGTTAGAAGCGTATCTTCTGCATTCAAGTATATGAAAGCATCGGAAGCCCTCAAAAAGGACTTGATGGTTGCATCTGGAAATACCTGGAAAAAGTTTTCAGTTAATTCGGAAGGAAAATATCTTTTTGGAAGTACCGTTTCAATAGGAAGCATTCCATATGTTCAATATTCTGAATTGAAGCAAATACGTCTCAATTCATCTCCAGCGAGAAAACTTGTACAATGGAATGCAAATTCTCTTTCGTCTGAATCATTCTCGCTGTATGTTCAATCAACAGATCCAGAAAATTTATGGCATCCTTCTTCCATTAATTATGATTCTTCAAGAACATATCTAATCTCATCCACTGGTGGCTGGCCAGAATTCTATCCATCAATTGGAAACATATACACAGTTACCGAACCACATCTTACAGGTTCTGGAACACGATACGGCGTAGGAAACTATATCTATGTGGGTGATGGTTCAACAATTGAACAGTGCTACGCAAAACTTCCCTATATGGACAATCTTGTCCACAGCACAGGACTTTCATGGACGCTATGGATGAACAACCAAAAACAGACATTTATTATGATTATTGGTTCATCATCTGGTGCTTCATTTGGAAAGCTGGCAAGAGTTTCAGTCGCATCTGATGGAACTTTAATTATTGAATCTCAATTTAATTCCAATTTTGACTCTAAACCATCACAATCATTCAGAATTGGCTTGGCTGAAGCATTTCCACATTCAAACTGCATATACAGCGCCGCTGTGGATTCATCCGCTTCAAAGCAGGAAGTATACGCCACAATAACATTGGGAAGTTTTAAAATCGCTCTTCTAGAATATGGAGACTTTTTAATTCCTAGACTAACTGGATTATTCACTTCCGGTCAATCTAGCATATTTGGAATTAGCGATGCCATTGTCAATATAGACATGTCAGAAAATGTCAACATCTATTCAATTATGGATGAATTGCAGCTTGCTAGTGGCACGTCCATAATTGGCTTGACAACAAGAGTGAATCCAGGAAGCAAGACGGCCTCATATCCATCATGGACATGGGAAGCCTCTCTTGTTCCATACTCAATTCAGATAGAACAGTACGAAAAGGTGTTTGTTGTTGCCGCAGCTGGCATGACTACTTGCAGACAAGTCAACAATGGAATGGATGTTCGCATAGACAAGAAATACCTGTACGCAAAGTCTCTTTCAAAGGGAAGCATAACAAATTCCTCCAGTGGAAGAAACGGAGACTCGGCCCTTCCAAGAGTATATCCACCTCTTAATGATGAAAGCACGGAAAATGCAGAAAAAGAATATGTAGTTTATGATGAATATGGCTTCTATGTCAAATCTTCTGGAATATATGGAGGAGATTCAACAGGCGACACAAATGTTCCAAAAGATCTGTCTGGAACAGATGCAATGTCTTCCATGAGCAAAATTATTGGCATGACAACGTTCAAAGCCTATAATTTTCCAATTGTTGTTGGACTATATGAAAAAGGTGGTCTTATTCTCTATTATGGAACAAGATGCTTTGATCGTTCCATACTTGGAACAAAAAGATTTGTCTATAATGCAGACACAGACATTGAAGATTCATTCGCTTCATATGTCAATCAAAGAATGCTGGAAACGTATGGAAGCAACGAGATCAATACAAAGCGGATTCTGCTGGCCTATCTGAAGGGCACAGACAACATATCAAGGGCCATCCAGCTGTATGCTCCAGAATATTCTGGAAATTCAGCAATTTTTGCGGCCATGAATGCAAAAATACAAGGAAATGCAGTTCCATCTAATCTCTCCGAAGAAGAGAAGAATGCAATTGCAAAAATTGAAATGGCCATCATTAGAGAAGAGGAGCGCAGTCTCGCCGAAAACGAAGCCGATGAGAACTTTATCAAATCCTATGAATACTCCGTAAACAACAGCACAGAATCTCAATGGATCAATATTCCAATATATGTTCGCAGAGGAAATGAATACGTTGAAGTTGACGAGACTTTAACTTCATTGACTTCTGCTATGGCAGGAGGAAGAATAAGACTCTCTGTTGGTTCAACAACCGGAAACGTCTATTGGAGAGACTTGAATCCTCTTCATGCAGACAAGTACATATCCTATATTCCAACTGGACTTCTGTCACAAAAAGAACAAAATGAAATAGCGCAAATTGAAGAAGATCCAGAAAATGCTGAACTTAAAAAGTTTCTTTTTGGAAATTCAGTTGAAAATGGAGCGGGAGCTCAGAATGTAATAGTCGGATGGACAGACTGGATATGGACATACAATGGTTCAAATCCAGTGTCTGGCCATACGGAATACATAGCAAGACAGTCCAGCGAATGCATTTCCGACAATGGTTCCACAAAATGGCTTATCGCCAATGGAAAAGACATAGGCATGGAACTGACTGATGCCGAAGCGTCCATGGTTCAAAATCCATCAACATATGCTCCATATGTCCGCAGACGTTCATGGAAATGGGTTCTTGGTGGAAAGCAGACTTCCTTTTCAGTCTATGCAAATGAACCAGAAGTTAGAATGATAGATGGACGTCCAGTATGGTATTTCAATGGACAGTCCACTGGAATCACTGCTGTTCCTGGAGTATATCCAAAAATTGTCATCAACAATAACGTCAAGTCCTGGATGATTGGTGAAGAACTTAGTGGAATTATTGGCCCTGTCATTGAAAATGGACGTCCATACATAAACAATCGTACATGGATGATCCAAGAGTATGGGAAATCTTCTCCAACTGAAATTTTCACTCTGGACTCCAAAGACATTATTGTTCAAACAATGGAAAAGGAAAAGGCCATAGATTTTTGGGCCATAAATGGAAGACCAGTTAATAATTTTTCAACTTCAGAGAACATAACTCCAATAACGAAGTTTTCGACAGACTATCGTCCATGCTGGAAATTCAAGAATGTAATGGATTCAACTGAAAACGGCGCATTTAAAAGCAGTCTATCAACTCCATACAGTTCAAAAACAGGTGGATGTCCATTCATTCTTGAACCACAGTGCATAGGAGTAATCAATACTGTAAATGAAACTCCAATATGGAAGTCTACAGCAAAAAATTCCTTCAACGAAAGCTGTGTTGAATGTGACATGTTCTTTGTTGAACCAATAGGAACAACAAACAGAGCCTATGTAAGAACAGTTGAAAACACCAAATCTTTGGAAGTTTCTGGAACTCTTGCTGAAGGAGAAACTCTTCAAAATCTCAAATTCTTCATCGGCATGTCTGGAAAAGAATGGTGGCTTCTTCCTGAACCAGATGGAAGTGGTTCACAGAAGAGCCGAATTGGTCCATACGTTTCTGACGCCACTCCACAGTCTAGAATTGGAACCAGATGGAAATGCAATAGAATTGTAGACAATTCTGTAAAGGAATGGGACAGTTTTGATGCTCCACAAAATTCAAAGGTAGAGGAAGATTTTGTTGAGGAAATAAATCAAGAAACTGGTGCGACAGAAACTGTCAAATGCTGGTTCATCAATGGCATCAATACTGGGTTAAAGTGTGGACACTACACAAAACCAAAGCTGAAATGCTCAATATGGCAGTGGTCGTTGTCTTCCGATCTTCATCCAATCATTCGCGAAAGCGGGACATGTCCATATAAGAAGCGTCCAGAATACTGCATGTGGTTTAATGGTCTCAATGTTGGAAAAATTCAGAACATTGGAAGTCCGCAGCTGTTTACAGGAAAATCCGAATCAACTCTGCACTGGTTTGTTGATGGTGTTGATACCGGCATTAAATGCCTTCCAGAATACACAAGCACTGTTTCTGCAATTCCTCCTTCAACCGCAAGTGGAAGATGGAAGTTTGAATGGCGCGTTAAAGATGCTGATTCCCTAAACGACGTTCTTGTGGCTACAACTTCTTCATGTGCCAATCCCATCACAAAGGAAGTTGCAAATTCCTGGTGGATGAAGGACAAGAATGGAAATCTAGTAGACACGAAAATCAATGCAATGGATCCATTGCGCGGAAAGGGACTCGAAAGCGATGGAATTGCTTCAAGAATGGTTTCAGAAACCTACTGGAATGAAGAAAAGAAAAAATATGAAACTGTTGGTCCACAAAGAAGATCATGGACTCCGCTAGCATCTCTTTTCGTTGATGCCTATTCTGAAGTTTCCTATGGCGTTCTAGAGTCGATCAAAAATCCCTGGTCAACCGAAAATCCAGATATAATGAAGAAAGGAATGGTTTGGGAAATGATTTCTTCCAAAGACCTCTTTGGAACTTCAGGCGTCTATATTGCAGAATCAAAGAGCACTTCATGGGATTCCTATGAAGAGGGAGATGGAGCAGGAAATGCTTCTGCATACGCATTTGACGTATACATTGGATGGAAGAGAAATGAAGACAGAAACGATCTTTATGATTCCTATTGCGCCATCCGCTCAATTGAGACTGGAGCAGTCACAAAATGGACAGTCTATGCAAAGGACTGGAAGTTTGAACATCTTGAACTGGTAGTCAAATCGAATGGAAAACTCAACAATATTGTTATTCTGGCTTCAAAAGGCTGGATTGCATCCACAAATTCAATTTCATATGCCAATGAAGGGAAGGACATTAAGGCCATAGTATGGAACAGTCCTGTAAATCCTGTAGCTGATGTTTTGAATGAAATTGAAAAAATCGTTCAGTTCAAGTGGAATTCGTGGGATTCAAACGAAATATCTGAATTTGCGGCTGTTGGTTCATATGGAGTATATGTCTATTCTCCAGACTGCATAAGATTCACAGCTTCAATTCCATACGGAGACAATGCCGAACTTATTGAAATTGTATGGAATCCAAAGAATTCCGAATTCAAGATATGGGGAGTTGATGTTGCTCTTGATGATGATTTCAGTACGTCAACAACCATTGCAAAAGGCGAAGGCATTGACTATCTTGGAAAGGAGGAAGACTTTGAAACAGCATACGAAAAGAATGCCGTCAATGCTTCCCAAGGAAAGTCCGTGTCAATAAACTCTTTAAATGCTCAAACAATATACAAGCATCATCACAAGAGAATGGATGGAGTCAAGGAAACGCTTTACTATCAATTCTCGGAAGCCACAACATCATTCGATGAAATTACTAACGTAACGGACAGTCAGGATGAAAATGCCGTGTTTATCGTGGCCGACCTGCCATACAGATTCACGAATGGAACTAAAACCTGGACTTATGTATACAGCAAATGCAATCCTTCAACAAAGGAAGTTCTTGGTGCTGGATACTTGATTAATCAGGTATCATGGAAATGGATGTGGGTCAGGGAAGAAATAAAGACAGAGTCCAAAAAGATGTCCTACATTACAGTTTCCGAAAATACAAAGTCTGTTGCGTATGGTTTTCCAGACCTTAAACGATTTATCAAGTCCTACAAAAATCTATACACAAATGCGCTGGAATTCGTTGGTGGCGTATGTCAGTTTGCATCATCGGAAAGGGACAGTGCAAACATTGATGGAAAGTCGCTAAAGGAAGCATATGAAGAGCTGGCAAAAATTGATGGACTAAAAATCTACAGCGAAAATCTTGACGTGGCATGGAACATATTCAAGCAGGCTAAAAGATTAAGAGATGCCTCCCATTATGCAGAAAATGACTGCTACAACACCTATCTTCAGAAAATAGGCCAAAGTCTCGCACTAGAGCATCAGGACTACTTCAATAAGGCCAAGCAGGCCATGTGGACGGCGCAGGCCTTCAAAAACTACTATGCTGGTCTTGTCGCCAGGGGAACTTCAGCAAACGTTCAGCTTGAACAGGACGCTGTTGGTGGAGATTCATATAAATTGAAATAATGTTTGAGGAATGCAATGAAAGAAGTTAAATATCATAATGTTATGAATGCGGATTTTGCTGGACAGACAAAATGAAGAAGACGCTCTACATCCATTTGACTAGCAGGTGTGAACTAGCCTGTCCATCCTGCTATGGAGCCTGCACTCCTTGCGGAAAAGGCTTCATTAAGTTTGAAGAGTTCAAAGAGGCCGTTAGAGCCTACGATCAATGGCCGATTGAAGTCTCCCTTGAAGGCGGAGAGCCGTTTCTGCATCCGCATTTGTTTCTGTTCATGGAGTATCTTGCGGCCATGGACAACGTAAAAAAGATTATTATCTGCACAAATGGTAAAAAAGCCATGGAAAAGCTTCCACTGCTTGATCAGTTTGTACAGAGAACGCATGCAAGACTTGATCTTCGCTTTGAAGTCATTTCAGATATCATTGACGAATTTCCCGAATTAATGAACGTATGCAGACAGGCCTTGGACTATGTACAGGGAAAGGATCTTCTTACCGTCTCATACAACGTTAGATGGAAGAATGAAGAAGACAGGGACTTTCTTCTGTCAAAATTTACAGAGCATGACATTCCACTTGTTCTGGCTTCATTCAATGGAATGCTGGCCTATGGAAGACTTGAAAATTCAGAATATCCAATTCCACTGATTCCGGATGGTCCTTCAACCTGGGCCTGCATTGCATGGGATGGAATGGACTTTCATCAGGATCTGGTAGCAAGAGCCAGATATGAAATGGACAGAGAAATTGAAGAGTGGAGAACAGTGCAGCGAAATCCAGTCTTTGATTCCAAAAATCATAGACGCATGTGGAAGTTGACGCAGCTGGCCCTTGCAGGAATCAGGTTTGAAGATAGAGGAAAGATCAACATCCTTGAAATGCAGAGGAACTACATCAATTCCAACCAAAACAGATGGACAAGACAGATGTCTGGCCGATATGACAGCTACGCTGAATACTATCTTTCCCTATTTCCAGAGAAGGACGATATTCTTCAAAATCCATTTGACGTTGAAGACATAGCCGCAAGAAAGCTGACTCAGGAATTCTGGGCCGCCGTTGAAGCCGCAAAGACTACAATGTTCATTGAATGGTTTCAGAAAAGCATAAGTCATGCCATTAGCATCGCAATGGCCATAGAAAAGCTTCCAGTCAAGATAGGCATTCCAAATACGGAATCCAAGAGCGTTTGGCTTCTTAGAGGGGAGGAGTAGAACGATGCAGGTTTCCACCACCTTTTCCAACGCAAAGGCGCTGCAAGGTCAAAAGCATGAATTTACTGTAGACATTATTCCAGAAGAAATGGAGGGCAGAGAAGTGGAGAGCTTCATCTGCTTTTCACAGCATCCAGAATCTTTGGAGGTATGCAAGGGAGGAAATTGGATTCCCTGCTCTGGAATAATGGGATGCAGTCTGCTAGTTGAAGAAAGCATTCAATTTAGGGCCCAGTTTAATGATACTGGTAAAGTCAAGTTAAACTGGTACTGCACGGCAGAAGGTTCACTGCTGAAGGAAGTTGTTCAATATGTTGATGTAGTTGATTCTTCTCTTCCAGAAATAACATGCACTCTGCCAGAATCATTTCATGTCCATGATGTGGTAGAATTTACAGTCAATTTCGCTGTATCTGAACCTTCAAGTCAACCAAGAAAGGTTCAGTATGTGTTTAGTTCCATGGAATCTGTTAAAAGAATAGAACGATACATTGAAGATGAATCCAGTTCCTGGAATGGCAAATGGATACTTCTAGACAGAAGTCAATTCAACAGTGGCGAAATGTTCACTTTTGGAAGCGAAGATCATGCTACTTTTAAAACTTCCTTTCTTGCATATGGAGACTTCAAGCTCCATATTCTAGTTGATGGAGTTCTGCAGGCCACATTCCCCTTCAAAGTTCTTTCAAGACATGGAGAAACTGATGGAACGCTTCCACAGGATCCAAGACCTGTGCTGGAAAAGGCTCCAAAAGGATGCACAATGGAAGTATGCGGAGAAAGCATCTGGATTACATATCCAGACAATCCAACGCAGAATTTCTGGCGTTCTCAAATTAGAGAATTTCATGGTCCATCATGTGGCAATGAAATATACTCTACAATAAGATTCAAGCCACCTGTAGAGTCTGGATGGTGTCGTCTTGTCGTAGAAAGCATCACTGGCATATGGACGACAGAAATGAAGCCAATTCCAAAGGAAGCAAATGGAGACTGCATCTGGTCATTTCCAATTGCAAGAAAAGTCAATGGACGATGGACTGAACTTGACTGGTGCAAAAGCGGAACATGGTACAAGGTTTCAGTGTCTTTTTCAAACTATTCCAAGGGAAGATGGATTCCAACTTCATCCAAAACGTGGAATCTTAAATGCCGACATAGATTTGAATCCATTCCCAATCCTACAGTGTGGAGTTCAGAGCTGCTGCATTATCTCCGCATGATACTCAATGGATGTACCACTGCATCGGCTGTAAAGGCCTATGGAATATGGCACAAATGGCCTTCTGGAAGAATATTTGACGAACTTATGAAGTGTGGACAGGACTTTGGCCGGTTTGCTCTTGACAATGGTCTTGTTTCCAATGCAGAGGAAATGTCTGCCGTCAACTGGCAGATAGCAAAGGGAAATCAGAATGCCCAAATGCGTCTTGGACTTTGTGGCTTTGATCCATGCAGAAGAGAATCCAGAAGTCTTGAAAACGCCTTGCTTAGAAGCGGATGGCGTCCTAAAGGAAATTTAGGTCCTTGTCCCTGTCATAGACAGTAAATAGTGTAGAGGATAATATCGGCGGCTACAGCCGCCAGCCAACCGATTGGCATTCAATATACATGAGGTAATAAAATGGGCAACGATACCATAGACGATCAAAATCTTCCTGGCGGCGACAGCGGCACCATTCAAGGTGGTGGACAGGATCCTGTCAATCCACCTGCAGACAATCCACCATTTCCTATCCCAGATCCAGAACCAGATCCAGCACCTGCCGATGACTCTGCTTCAGATGGAGATGATGAATTTCTGAAATATGTCAAGATGGCCAATGACCTTTGCTGGATTCCTGGAATCCTGAAGGCCTATGGTGCTGACAAGCAGCTTCAGTTCGGCAAGGTTGAAGAAGAAGCATACGTTGAAGATGAAGAAACAGGCAAGCTCATTCATCCAAATGAGTATGATGCCAAGTTCCATATTGCAGATGATTCATTCGATCCAGAAGAAATCTGGGAAAATGAAACAAAGTCTCCAGTTCTCGATCAAAAGGGACTTGCTGAGGAAATTTTCAACGATCTTCCTGGGCCAGTCTTTGACAGAGACGAAGATCCAGAAGAAGAAGTTTTCCCAACGGTTTATGATGGAAAAACTCAAATTCCTGATGATGTCCTTGAGGAAGAACTTTTCAGCATTGAACAGTGTCGCGATGAATCTGCAGCACTTGAAAGTCCTCTCAATGGCTCTGATGAAGACCTTGAACTTGACACCTTCAATGAGCCAACAAAGGTAATTGACACCTTCACCACATGGTGGCCTCGCGAAATGGGCGATGGCACTGTTTCCGATGGAGACAAGATTAGAGACATGCTTATGAAGCTTCTTCCATCAGAAGACGTTGATGGAGCAGTCAAGGATCCAGAATGGACCTTCGGCAAGTTCATGAAGGAGAAGTTCCCATCCTACGTTGCTTCCGACCGTGCCGCCAAATTCCTTGATCTTGTGGCACAGTATAGCGTGGTTGATGCTGTTGAACGTCTTGCTGTTCAGGAAGCCAAGGAAGAAGTTCTGGCCGCGGCAGATGAAAATGCCGATCAGGAAGAAGTTCTCGCACTTGTTCAGGAAACTGCCGAGACAAAGAGAAAGCAGTATCTTGCAGACTACGTTCTTCCTGCCGCAGAAGGCGATCCTGCCAAGTACCGCAAGTTCTGGAAGCAGGTTCTTGACATTATCAAGGCTCTCTAGTTTTTAGCGAAATGCATGCAAAAGGCTCCCGAAAGGGAGCCTTTTTTGTGATATTCTGTATATCGCGTCTACTCTCTGTCATAGTCTCCAGAAATGTTGACTGGAGCAAAGCAGAGTCTGCTTGCTACGTTTTCGTAGGACCATGACACTTCTTCCTGACGAATTCCATTCTTTACTACTTCATTTCCAAGTCTAACATTGAAATTCCAGCTGAACATTCCAGTCCATTCGCCTGAATTAAATGGACCACCAACAGCGCAGGCATATAGATCCTTTGATGCGCTTCTTGTGCGTCCCCATATGCCATCAGAGAATGAGCCCCTTTCATAGTCTGAAACAAGAGTTGTTGAATCTGGAATAAACATATCGGAAGTGTCATAATTGTAGCCACTGGCATTTATTCTTTCTCTCCAGTAGCCACAATTTTCTCCTGGACTCCATGATTCATAGTCGCCACTTCTCAATGGAGCCATTTTTCCAGTATCCTTGTATACGGAATTGCCTATGTTGTCCCAAACAAATATTGTTCCATTGTAGTAGGTCTGCACACCCTGTATCCACTGCCACACGTTTCCCCAGAGACCAATGATGCCATGAAAGTTGGAAGTCATGTTCATTGTGCCGTCTACTGTATCAAGAAAGCCTCCCTCAACGTGTCCCTTTCCAAACTTAGTCTGAACGTCCGTAGTCTTTCCTTCAATCAAGGCAAGCCACTGAAGAGCCGACCATTCCCAGACGTTCATTATGTGATATCCAGAAATATTGACTGGACCATCCTCTTCATGATCATTCCATGCATCTGCCGCATGCCAGTTTTCCCAGTATGTTGCATTAACTGATGGATACACTTCTCGAAGCGCATTTCTCTGCTTTCCGCTAATGACAATCTTTGCTGTCTCTTCATCAATTTCATCTTGAGAAGCGTCTGGATGGGCATTAATCCAGTCCTGTCTCATTTTTTCCTGAAGGGCATCTATTCTTGATTCTGTCCATGATGGCATGGACCACATCTTTACAGATGGACTAAGCATCTTTCCATAGTCTATCCAGGACTGCCACTTGCCAATCATGATGCTAGCCTGATCAGTTACAACATTGTTTGTGTCTGTGACTTCAAGCTTTATTTCCTGGCCCTTTGACATGAAAGCTGGATGAACGTGAAATCCTTCCTTTGGAGTTGGAGAAATCCAGTATCTTCCACTGGAGTCGGACTTGACATAAAACTTTGGAATTGACACCATGTCATTTCCTTCAAGGTCTATTTCCTCAAATTGATATGATGGATGATGCCTGAAATATCCATCCTCAACTTCTACAGCATTGTCATTTTCATCAATCCACGTCCATGAGCCTGCACCACCAGAATTGGAAATGCGCCTAACGCCAATTACCCAGTCGCCAATTGGATGGATTCTGCTTGAAAAGTCAATGAGCCTGTATGGTATTCTAGTTTTCCACATCCTGAACCACCTTTGCCTTTATGTTGTTGACATGCACAAGAACTCCATTCCATAGTTCAGCATGATAAAGCAGACTTTTTAAATTTTCTGCTGGTCTTGGCTCCCTTTCGTTCAAATTCCATTCCTTGAAAACCAGCTGACCATCTCCCACAGACCACAGCTTGACGTTGCGTTTTGTAATGTCAAATGAAAACTTCTTCTTTTTATATTTTCCTTCCAGTTTCATCGACTATTCCTCCTTTTCTCTGCCCCTTATTGTCGTTTTTACTCCACTGACATATTTTACAACAATGGCATAGTCATCTTCCATGCAGGGACCATTTACAAAAGTCAATTTCGTCCCTTCAAGCAAATAGTCTCTTGGATCAAGAACTACTCCACCATACTGCACGATATACTGTCCATTTACGTCAAACTTCTTAAAATCTTGTTCAGGATCATCATTAGGAATCACAAACTCATAGACAGACTGTCCAGACTTTGAAACAGCAGACCAGCACATTTCTCTCCTTCTTACTTCCTCAAAGGATTGATTCATGCGGTTTACCCATTCCTTGACTTTAGTCGTAGGCTCAATTTTTTGTATTGACATTTGGGCGTAGAATGATAAGATATTTACAATCGCTGAAAGTGGATTTAGACGCCCTTAAATCATATATATCTTGCAACTGCAAGCTGGAGGAAAATAATGCTGAAAACTGCCATAATGACCATAGAAGGAGGACTGGACGCCACTTTCTGCACAGCAGTTCTTGGACTGTACTGCATAGCCAAGGGAGAAATGCCAATGATATTCAATGGCTATGCACTTGATTCCGCTCTTGGTGGAAAGGATCATGCTCCCTCTCTTGCTGGCATTGAACGCCTATGGTCTGTTGGCGTTGACATAACTCCAGAGCAGTTAGAGACATTGATGGCAAAAAACATTCAAGCCGCTGTTGTTTCATCTCCATCCAATGATGAATCTGGTGCAAAAGTGATCATGGACAGTCCTATCGGCAAGGCTCTTCTGAAAAAAGGCTCATATCCCAATCTCATTGAGGTGGCCACTCTTGCAAACGTCTGGTGCAAGCGTCTGCTTCGCACAAAGGAATGGGAAAAGGCCAGAGCGTTGAATGCCGCTTTGAAGGCCTTTGGAAAGAATCCATGGAAGATGCCAGACAAATTTCTTAGCGAATGGAAGATGATCCTTTCGGAACCAGATGCATTGTCCATTCTCACAGACTCTGGACAGGCCATGTGTGACTGGGACGATGCCGTATCTCAAAGCGAAGTCAACGGAGATGGTGGATACATAGACTTTGCTGGTTCAAGATGGATATGCGTCAATGGACGCATTGGATTCTTTGGTGGAAGAGACATGAAAGCTCCTGTAGAGCATGATGGAGTCATATCCTGGTGCTGGTGCCCACGGGAAGGGCAGTGGAAGGTGACATTCCTCAACGAAGGCAAGGCCTCCCTGCAGGAGGCGCTGAATGTTTGCACATCGCGCACCAAGGTCTCCAGGTCGTTCCAGGTGCGCTCCCAGAGTCTCACGGCCTATATGCAGGACATCCCCTTCCCGCTCTCAGACGTAAAATATTTTTGGAAGTTCTCAAAATAACGCTTGACGGCGCCGGCCGCCTGTGCTAGGATGTCTTTGTCAAGAGGGGAGGGGGTTCTCTCGCTTCCCCAAAAAATTTTTGAAAAATTTGTTGACATGGCCAGTCGGCCGTGATAGAAGAGAGTCGTGACAAGGGAAGGATCCCTCTAGCGAAACAAGCAGCACAAGGAGAATTGTCATGAAAAAGATAGGTTTCAAGTTCTGGGAATCGATGAGCGATTTCAACTACTGCTACGGCAAGTTGCACTTGGAAGTCGATGGCAATGAATGGGTTTCGGATGGCTGGGGCTGCTTGGACAAATCGTTTGGATGCTGGATTGATGATGAAGGCGAGGAGCATTTCAAGAAGGGCAATTGGAAGTTGAATGAAGCCTTCTTCAAAGACTTCAATGAAGACGAGAAGAAAGTGATATTCAAGTTGGTGAATGAAAACATCGAAGCACACTGCTGTGGTGGATGCTTGTAGGAGGCAGTTGTGTTCTTTGACGTGTTTCTCAGCGTGGCTACACGCGCCAGGAAGCTTGTCAAGGCTGTTGAGGCCGAAGAGAAGCTTCCTGTTGATCTACTGGAGTGGAGGTTCCTCATTCCTCCGCTTCACGTCTACAAGGCGCTCATGGTCAATAGAAGTCTTGAAGACGCGACTGGATGGGCTGGCCGAGCCATCAGGGAAGATGAAGCTGGACAGCACGTTGAAGCTTTGGAGAGCCTCAAGAGGGCCAATGAGCATCTTGCAGAGGCCAGATGGTTCAGGAACGCCTCCGATGAGGAGGTCAATGGTCGTCTAGCCAGACACTATTCCTGGGTTCTCCTCGGTGGTCGTCCAGTCTATCTAATCTGAAAGATTTCTGTTGACACTGGCCGTCGTCTATGCTAGAATATGCTTGTGAGTGAGTTGAAGCACCCTCAACCAAGGAGAAGGACATGATTTCCGCTCTCGTGCTTTCCAGCTTCCTGTTCGTGGCCGACACTGCTCCTGAGCTTGACATCATCGTTGAAGAGCCGACCAACGTCTGTACCAGCTCTGGCTGTCCTCTTGACGGCCATATAGAAAAGAAGCCATCCGAAGATGGCTCTGAATAGGACATGACTATGAGTAATGGAAAAAATGTTGGTTACATTCGAGTTTCAACTTTGCTTCAAAATACAGATCGTCAATTAGTTGACATTGAATTGGATAAAGTCTTTGAAGACCGAATATCAGGAAAGGATGCAAAACGTCCTCAACTGGAAGCATGTCTTCAATATCTAAGAGAAGACGATGTATTGTATGTTCATTCAATTGATAGATTAGCAAGAAATCTTGCAGATCTATTAAATCTTGTAAAAATTATCAATGATAAGGGAGTAACTTTGACCTTTGTCAAGGAACAAATGACATTTGTTCCAAATGATAGTCAAAATTTTCATCAAAAATTTACGCTTCAAATTTTAGGTGCAGTGGCGGAATTTGAAAGAGAACTGCTGCTGGAACGTCAAAGAGAAGGCATCAAAATCGCTCAAGCTAAAAATAAGTATAAAAATTGTGGAAGAAAAGAAAAGCTTTCAAAAAAGGAACAAAATGAAATTGTTGATTTAATTTCAAATGGTGAAAGCGTAGCCGTGACGGCAAGAAAATATAATGTATCCCGTCAGACTATATATACAATTTTACATCGTAGCAATATAGAAAAACAATCTAAAAATAGCAACGAAGCCGCATAACAATATTAAAAAGAGGAGCATATGCTCCTCTTTTATTTTCTATTTCAAACGCGATTTCAACGTGTCAAACAGTTTCTTTGACGTTCCTTCATCAAATGGAGAATAGTTCATAAACGCTTTCATGTCTCCAGCCTTAGCGGCATTCCTAAGAGCAGTAGCAGAAGCATTCTGAACGTTGGATGCTCCAGAACGAGCTCCAGCAGACTTCAGCTCAACCTTGGTGAAGCCAAACTCCTCCTTGCTCTTGTCAATCCAGGAGAAGGATTCAAGACGATCATCGCCAACAACCACTATCAGCTTTCTGAAGCGGTTGTAGTCAGCAATCTCCTTGACTATCTCTATCATGTTTCTTGCGTTTGTACGCACAAGCCTTACTCCTCTGGGAAGAAGCTTGGAAACAAGTTCACACTTTTCAACGTATGTGAGTGGATTCTTTTTCTTGTCCTGACTGTGGGAAGTAAAGACAAACGCTTCAGCCCTCTCTCTTGTCGCTATGTTGAGCATCTGCTGAAAGAGCCACTTGTGCCCAATCGTTGGTGGATTGAAGCGTCCAAATGTCATTACTAGGCTGTCGCTGTGCTGTGCTTCCTGCAAGGCCTTCCAGAAGGCATATCCTTCGATTAGCATGTTCATTACTTGTCAAATCCCGACACTATGTCCTTTGAGAAGTTGTTTCTGGAGAATTCCAGCCTGTCTACAAGCTTCAGTCCAGAAGCCGCAGTATTGACTATGACAAATCCTTCATCCTTTGTTGAAATGTAGTCTCCACTCTTTGTGACGACAAAGTTCTTGTAGAGGGCATACTTGTTCAACTGGTCGAGAATCATGTTCTTTGCCGCAGTAAGAATGTCCATTGTGGCAAAGATGTTGGCCAAAGTCATCTGTGGAACGTCAAGATATGGCTGATACTTGGCCATTATTGTCTGACGTCCCTTGTCCGTCTTTCTCTTGAGCAGTTCATTGTTCATCTTGTTTTCAACATAAGACTTGAAGAATGACGCTCTGTCTCTGATGGATGGAATCTTTCCCTGCTTGACAAATCCATTGACGAATGGAAGCAGAAGGGCTACGAAATTTTCATCGCCAATGAGCTTCCAGTCAAGCTTGTTTGTCATGTTTGAAGCTTCCCTTGCAAGTTCCATGGCCGTAGACCATTCTCCAGCACTGAATCCAACCTGACCATTCTCCGCCGAAAGATTGGAGATGGTGTCAATGAGAAAGACTTCGCTTGAAGGAGCGAACTTCTTCTTGGACACTCCATATTCGGCCACGCCGAGCGTCTTTGGATCAACTCCATCCCAGGTGTATCTTGTATGAACCACTATGCCAAACTTTGCGGCTCCAACCTTCTTTCCAATGGGAGAAGACTTTGAAACCGTGTATTCAATAATGTTTGGATGCCAGGCCCATGATGGAACTCCTTCAACGTCAACGCTTTTCAGCGTCTTTGGAGTGAAAAGAAAGTCTCCCTGATAGATGCTTCCATCCTTTGGACAGACTTTTGGAAGATATTCAAGAGCGGCAAGCATCATTGGATGCAGGCCTGCATGCCAGTTGGCCTTAACATCATCCGCATTGAAGGCCATCTTTGGCTCCTTGTTGAACAGTCCCTTGTTGGCCACCATAAATCCTTTTTGAGTCCATCCAAAGAAGAGGGCAATGCCGTCAATTTTTGTAGAAACTTCAGGAACATCGCCCTTTCCAATCATGTTGACAATGTATCTCAGACCTTTTATAGTGGCAGTTAGGCCTGGGCGGCCACTTGTCAAAAACTTCTCTTCAAAATGCGTGGAGTGCGTATTGACCTTGGTCGTGGCCTCCTGAAGCATTCTATATGTCAAATAGGAAATCATAGCAATCTGAACGGTAGAAATATTTACTTTAAAGGAGATGCCATGTCGGAAGACGTTTTCAAAGTATTGAATGACAGGGACCACACCCTCCTTCGTGGTCACATCATGCTTGGCTCCATGGTAAAGGAGCCATACACTCTCTATGTCAACGGAAAGCTTGAAACGCTGAACATTGTTCCTGGCCTTCTGAAGATTGTGTTTGAATTAATTGACAACACCGTAGACGAGCATATTCGTTCTGACAGAAAGTTTGCAACCAAGGTTGCAATCACAATGACCCCTACCAGCCTGCAGGTTGAAGACAATGGAAGAGGCATTCCAGTTGAAGAATATGAACTGGAAGATGGAACAAAGGCCCTTCGCCCAGTTCTCTGCTGGACAAGACTTCGCTCTGGAACTTCATTTGAAGGGCATTCCTATGGTCCATCTGCAAATGGCGTTGGTTCGTCAATATCCTGCATCTTCTCCACATCCTTCGCTGGAGAGACATGCGATGGAAAGAAGTGGTGCAGAGTGGCATGCTCAGACAACATGGGAGACATCAGCTATGCCGTTGAAAAGGCAGGAAAACGGAAGAGGGGAACAAAAGTCCTCATGGAGCCAGACTTTGGACGCTTTGGAGTGAAGTCCTTCTCCAAGGCGCACATGAAAGTCGTGAGAGAGAGGCTTGAAGCCCTAGCGGCAATCTATCAGACAATGCAGTTCACCTTCAATGATGAAAAGATCAAGGTGAAGAAGCGTACTGAATGGATTGAACGCTTTGGAAAGCCATACGTTTATCTCAACTCAGACAATTGGTTCTTTGGCATAATGCCGACCGAAACGGACGAATATTCCCAAGTCACTTATCTTGAAGGACTGCATGTCAAGAATGGCGGCACGATAGAGTCCTGGATAGCAAAGGAGCTGTGTGCCGAATTAAGAGTCCTGATACGAAAGAAGCACAAGCTGGAGATGTCTCCTGGCGAAATAAAGCGTGGTCTACTCATAGCCTTCAATGGCTCCATGTTTCCAGACATGAAGTTTGATTCGCAGACCAAGGAAAGAATGGTCAACTCCGAAGCCGAAGTGAAGCAGTATTTCGGAGACATAGACTTTGAGAAGCTTGCAAAGCAGGTGATGAACACCCCAGCAATCATTGATCCCATACTGGAAGCCAAGCTTGCAAAGCAGATTGCCGCTGAAAAGCGGGCCGTCACAATGGCGCAGAAGAAGCAGGCCAGAGCCTACATAGAAAAGTTCATTCCAGCCAAGACCAGAAATCCAATGAACAGAAACCTCTATCTGGTTGAAGGCTTTTCCGCAGTCTCTCAAGCCATCAGGGTAAGAGACGTTGAACGGCAGGCCTTCTATCCTCTGCGTGGAATGCCAATGAACGTCTATGGAATGAAGGAAACTTCAATTGTAGAGAACAAGGAGCTTTCCGACATAATGGCCATACTGGGACTGCGGTTTGGCATGACAGGTGCAGAAGTTAAGGAATCTTTAACGCATGGCAAAATTTGTCTTATGGCCGATGCGGATATTGATGGAGCCGGTGCAATTAATCCACTGCTAATTAACTTTTTTTATCTATGGCCAAGTCTTTTCACTGAATTGAAATGCATTTATATTGTTCCTAGTCCAAGATATATCATTTATGACAATTACGAAAAGAAAAATGAAAAACGTGTTTTTTGCTACACTAAAGAAGAGTTTGAAGCCCAATATGATGGACAGAAAAAATATAGATACATCAAAGGGCTAGGTTCACTGACTGCGATTGAATACAAAGAAACATTGGCCGCTGAAGACAGATACATACAAATTGAAATTGATAATCCTGCATGTCTAGACATAATGTTTTCTTCAGATCGCGTTGAAGACCGCCGAAAAATAATGGAGATATAATGAAACGAAAACGCAGTCACTTCAAGTGTGCAATTTGTGGCAAGGAATATGAATATGCCATTCTCAGTGGAGTAAACAAGCATATCAAGCTTTGCCACAAATTGACGGAAGAAGAATATTATGAAAAATATTGCGGTCCGGCGTCCACTTGCATTGAGTGTGGCAAACGAGCTAGATTTTTAGACATAAGAAGAGGATTTGACCAATTTTGTTCTGGTCATTGCAAGCAGCAGTATACCTTGAAAAATACGCCTCAAGATGTTCTAGAGAAAAGGATAGAAAAATGGAAGCAAAAAATGTTTGGAACAGAAGAATCCAGAAAATCATTTCAAGAAAAGATTAAAGATGGAGTTAAAAAATATTATGACAGCTTAACAGAAGAAGAAATTATTAAAAGAAAGGAAAATCTTGCCTTTCATGCAAAAAAAGAATGGGAAAATAAAACTGAAGAAGAAAAGCAGGAATTCATCAATCAAACAAAACAGCGTTTTTGTGATGAAAATTACAGAAAGGAATTTTCAAAAAAAACTTCAATTGGAACGAAAAAAGCATACGAAAAAATGGATGTCATAAAGAAAGAAGAAATGCTTAAAAATCGTTCTCGTACAAGAAGATCGCTTTTTTACAATACATACCTAGATAATTTAAAAAAATACACCAATTTGAAACTTCTAGATTCCAAAGAAGAGTATATAAACAATTCAGAACATTTATATCATTGCAATAGCTGCAATATAGATTTTAAAAGTAAAGGAATAAACATTCAGACAGTCAGATGTCCGAACTGTATAAATAATACTTTTTCAGAAGAAGAAAAAAATTTAGTCAAATATATTAAAACATTTTATCAAGGCACGATTATTGAAAATGACAGAAACATATTAAAACCTAAAGAATTAGACATTTATATTCCAGAAAAGAAAATAGCAATTGAATTTAATGGAATATATTGGCACTCTAATGAATTAATCAATGATCGATTTTATCATCAAAACAAGTCATTGACTTGCAAAGAAAAAGGAATAAGACTAATTCACATCTTTGAAAATGAATGGTACACTAAACAAGAAATTTGCAAGGCAATAATAAAAAATGCCTTGGGAATATATGAACGAAAATTAAATGCCAGAAGCTGTAAAGTGAAAGAACTATCTTCAAAGGACTACAAAACATTTCTTGAAATTAATCATCTTCAAGGCGCAATGAATAGTCCAGTCAGATATGGTTTATATTTTAACAATGAACTTGTCGCCGTTATTGGATTTGGAAAGAGCAGATTTAAAAAAGATGAAACCGAACTGCATAGATTTTGCTGTAAAATTAATTACAGCATTCGTGGTGCATTTTCAAAACTTATTAAACACAGCGGTGTTAAAAAGTTCGTTAGCTATGTTGATTTGTCACATTTTTCTGGGACTGGCTATCATGCATTGCATTTCAAAGAACTTGGAATCACGAAGCCCAGTTATGTATGGACAAACAATATATTAACGCTTAGTCGCTTTTCTACTCAAAAGCATAAGTTGCATAAATTATTGGGGGAACATTTCGATCCTGACTTGACTGAATCTGAGAATATGCGTATCAATGGATTTTTTAAAATTTATGACGCTGGCAATTTAAAAATGTGCTATGCGTCAAATTAAAATATATCACAATCTATATCGAAACTTTTACACTTTCTTAGCATATGCCCTGGATTCGTTGGAGGAGCGTCCTGGTGACGCTCCTTTTCTTTTTGCAGATAGTTTGTCCCCTTGCTGTTTATCATGTCTCCAGACCCGTCCTGGCTTCATTTCCCCTATTGCCATCTTGTCTGCAAGATTGAAGATGGACAGGCTGGCCGACAGGCCAGCCTTGTTCTATGCGTCAGCATCATGTCCACTGCTTCCAGTATTTTCTTCAATTCCCATCTTGATTGCCGCTAACGCGGCAATGAGTGGCTTCACTGCGTTCCGCCACTCCATCTCTTTATGGCTCTATAAATTTTTTCATTCCTCTCTATTAAGATCAATTAGAGCTGCTTTTTGCGTAACTTGTAAATATTGCTTGACTTTTCTATCAGACAACAGATGAAATCTTTTCTGTATTGGCTTTTAGAAGCCACAATGGATCTTCCACAGGCGCTGGGGATTTTCGGACTGTCTCAGCCACCAAAGACCAAGGAAGACCTCAATGCAATATACAAAAAGCTGGCCATGAAGAAGCATCCTGATCATGGTGGCTCTACAAGGGAAATGCAGGAACTCAATGTCGCAAAGGAGATTCTGCTGAAGAACCTGGGTTCCGATGGAGTGCGTTCCTATTCCAGAAACCAGAAGAATAGAGGATACTATGAGGATTTGAAGCAGAAAGAGGAAATGATTGCAAAAACTCTTGAAAACCTCTTCCTGCTGCTTGACGTTGAAGCCTACAGAAAATGGTTTGAAGAGCATTTCAGCAAGCCATTTACCATTGATGTCAAAAGAAGCACATATTCAAGCATATTCACAAACATTCCAGTTCCACAGGTTGAAATGACGGCCTATTCTGCTGGACGCGCTGAAGTGTTTACAATGAAATTGACTGGAACAGTCCTGAATGCAGACAAAAGCGCCGCCAGCCTTGGTGGAAAGAAGACAACGTTTGCCTACTACGTTTCTTCTGAAGTTCTCGCTGGTGGAAAGAAGCAGGTGATGACAAGGCAGAAATGCAGAGCAGTTACCGACACTCTTCCATTGACGCATCCAGACAGCGTATTTCCTTCCATCAAATTGAGAAAGATCATCAATGGAAATGCCAGAAAGGGTTCCAAGATGGCCAGAAGGGACTTTGTGTCCATTCTGGAAGCCAGATGGGGATGCGAAACTTCTACACAGAAGAACTGGTGGCTGTTCAAGTTTGATGAAAGCTCCGACAACGTGGCGGCTGGATTGAGCGTTGAAAGGGTGACTCTCAATAGAGAATCCTTCTACACCTTTGGAAGTGGATTCTGGTTCAAGAAAACCACCACAAAGTATTCGGCCTGGAATAGATCTACAGACGTAAAAATCCAGTGCGAATACATGCCAGAGGACAGAGAAACGGCTGATTTCATAGAATCCGTCTTTGCTTACGCCAGAAAGACAAAGAACTTGCAGAAAATTGCAGACTTTATCAAGAAGGGATCAAAGCAGGTGTATCTCCGCCACAGACTGGCGAACGAGAGTTGACTTTGCTAGCGGAATGTGGCATGATGTTCATGTCTTGAGATGGCATTCAGGAGAAAAAGCAGTGAAAAGTTTTAGAAAATATCTGGCCGAAACGGCGTTTGAAGATCTTCCCCTTGCCCCAGATGACGTATTGAACGCAATTGGATACGTTGAGCGGCTGAAGAATGACGAAAATCTTCCCAACCATGTCTACAGTTTCTACAGACTGGAAGAATACTTTGGAAAATCTACTGGATTTCTTTTTATGAAGTCCTATATGGACAGATATATCGGTGAAAAGATGGACTTCAAGATGATTGAAGAAATCATGGCGTCTGCAAAGGACTATCAGAAGCTGGCCAAAGCGTGGGCGGCAGAGACGCTTGACATTCTGAAGCGCCATGGCGGAAAGGCTGGTCTTGAAGGCAAGTACAGAACGCATTATGGACCATTGAAGGTCAAGCATCTTGAAGAAGTTGGAGTTGAAGCCAAAAGGGTTCTGGATACAGTCAGGACTGGAATGGCCTTCTGGAAGGGACTAAAGTCTGTTGCTAAACTGAAGATAAAGAAGAGAGAATTTAAATTTGCCGATGACAAGGTTCATCTTTTCAGTGCATCGGGAAAGAAGATCAGCTCTGGAAAGTTTGACAGTCTTAGTGGAGATATCAAGCAGATGTTTCTGAAAAGCGTCTGGTGCGCCAATCTTGGTCTTTATGTTCTGTGTGGACCATCAAGGGAAAGCGGTCTTCCGAAGGCGCAGTACATTCTAGTTGTTGAAGAGTAAAACTAGACAGAAATAAACGAAAATGGGCGCATTAGCGCCCATTTTTCTATCTTCCAACAGCCATTTCAAATCCCTTTTTCACGTCTGGACTGTTGTACTCCAGATATGGCTTCTTCCGCATGAAGTTTTGAATGACTTCGGCCTGCTGTCCTCTTCTGCTGAACTTGAAGAATGTAGTGACCATTCCCTTCCGCATCATCATGATGGCGTTGTCCTTCAGATCCAGACAGTATTCTTCATTTTTATTGGCCCTAAACTTCACTACGGAATTTGTCCTGCATATTCTGGCCACGTCTTTTGCCGACATGCTGTCCAAATCAACGGCCTTCTTCATTCTTTCCACTATTTCTTCATCATAGAGCTTCCGCATCTTGTCGCCAACTCGTCTTATTTCCACTTCCAGTTTTGAAAGTCTTCCTTTCGATACGGAAATGTCATTGATGTAGTCCAGAGAGCAGAGCCAATCCAGTGGTCTTGCAAGCTGATTGACCTGATTCCATCCTCTTGCAAGCGTTCTTCCGTTTTCGTCTACCAGTTCTATAAAGTCAAGACCACCTTCCTTTTCCCATTTCTGCACTATTCCCTTGATTTCTGCGGCAAATCCAAGGGCATTTCCTGGCTGAAACTCCATATAGTGCTTGACTGCATGAGAATATTCTCCGTGGGTGCGTCCTTCTTCCCTGTATGAGGCCTTTCCTTCCTTTGAAAAGAAGACTATTGCATTGGAGGCTGTGAAGTCCACGTCTCGTCCCTTGGCAAACGCAACATATTCCAGAAGCCACTGTCTGAATGAAAGCATAGCGAAAATGAAAGATAAAATATTTACTTTAAAAGATTGTTAAATCATTGATATTGACACGGCAATCTTGAAACCTTTAATCAAATGGGCTGGAGGAAAGCAGAATCTTCTGAAGTTTCTTCGACCACTGCTTCCAGAGAAATGGAACGTCTGGCATGAGCCATTCCTTGGTGGTGGCGGAATGCTTCTTGGAATTGAGCCAGAAAAGGCCATTGCATATGACTGCAATTCCCAGCTGATAAACTTTCACATGCAGATCAGGGAAAGGCCAGTTGAGGTGCATTCAATGGCCATGTCTCTTGGCGGATGGAAGTTCTGCACAAGAGAACTCTACTATCAAAGACGTGGAGAGTTCAACGAGCTTCTGAAAGGTGGAGTCCTGAATGCAGAATCGGCCGCATACTTCATCTGGATAAACAAGCACTGCTTCAATGGACTGTATCGCATCAATCCCAATACTGGAGCATACAACGTCTCCTGGAACAAGGAAGAGCATATTACCAAGGAAAGAAAGCACAATACGGTTGCAATCGCCTCCGAAGAGGACTTCATTTCCGTTGCAAAACTGCTTGAAAATGCAGACATTCGGTGTGAAGACTTCAGAGGCTTCATTGACAATGTTGGTCCAGGAGACTTTGTCTTTCTTGATCCTCCATATCTTCCTGATCCAGCGGGTGGAAGCTTCGTTGACTACAACAAGGATGGCTTCGCAATGCAGGACCACGAGGACGTTGTTCGTCTTGCACTTGAAGCCAGAGACAGGGGAGCCTATGTCATGGCCACGAACAATGACAGCCCATTGACAAGGGAAATGTGGAGCGAATTTCATTTTCATGAATATTCAACACGGATGTGCATAAAGCCAGGCAGAAAGCGGACCGAGGTGGCCATGACCAGCTGGGAGCCTGAGCCTCTTGACACCATAGACAGGTTTTGCTAGAATGTCTTTGCAAGTGAGGAGAAGAAAATGAACGTGTTTGAGAATCCAAGGTGGACCAGAACGCTTCCAATGGTTCCTGGCACCTACTGGATATATTCCAAGCGGCTGAGGTTCAAGCAGCTTGGATTCATCATGGAGAGCAAGACTGGCACTCCATTTCTTGTAACGGTTAGTGGAGCAATGATTCCACACAAGGAACCTTCAAGACTGCTTCCAAAGGGCGTTCTGGTGTGCGGTCCTCTTTATGAGCCAGATGATCCAAATGAGGAAGACTTTGGGGAATGAAGCATAGATTTTTTTGAATGAGATTGAACCAGCAAAGGAGGACTAGAATGTCTTTAGAATATGCAGAAGGCGATGGTCCAAAGTATTCCGACTTGGCCATCATTGAAAGATATGCAGAAAAGTATGGCGAAAATGCAACGGTAAAGGATCTGCTTGCATTTATGAAAGGCACAAGGCAGTTCCGCTGTCCAAAATGCAAGGGAAGGGGATACATTTCTAAGCGGTACAACGCCTATCCGTCTGGACTTCCAGATTCTGGCTGGGTTGACGACTGGAAGAAGACTGACGTTGAATGCGATCTCTGCAAGGGACATGGCTGGACTGAAAGGGAATGGAAGCCAAAAATGGTTCAGGATGGATGGGAATGATTGATGCTGTTTCCATTCTTTGGATGGCCAAGACATGGCTGCTCATTCATGCCGCATTCTTTCTCTTTCTGCTTAGGATTTCCATCAACAATCTAGACAAACGGCTTGACGCCATAGAGGAGAAAGTCAGATGCAGAAAATCATTTCCAACAAGGCCAGATGTCGTCTCTGTGGCGACATTATCGAGTCAAAGCACCGCCACGACTGGAAGTCCTGCTCATGTGGAGCAATCTTTGTCGACGGCGGCCACGAATATCTGAGGCGTGGAGCAAAGAATTTTGAAGACCTTGAAGAACTGTCCGAATATGAAGATGATCAGAAAGAGGAATTAAAGGAGTAGGATATGGAGCTTCTTTTGTTAGCTATTGGATTGCTAGTCTTTGAGGAGTTTGAAGAAGAAGATGATGGAGAGGAAGAGTTCAAGGAGTAGGGCATGAAATTTCTTCTTCTGGCTTTTGGATGGCTTGTCTTCATTATGGCGGCGTCAATATTCATTGCATTCGTTCTGGACTGGATTCAGGACAGAAATGTTCCATTCGTGGAGAAAATGAATGCCGTGTCAATGATGTCCAGTTTTGAAGGACGCTTGAACAAGCTGCGCGGCGAATGTGCGGCAATGCGTTCTCAACTGGATTCCTATGAAAGAAACTGGGTTTCGGTGAGTTCATTCTGCAGCCTGAAGAACAAGGTTGATGATCTGGCCGATGGAGTCGCGATGGCCAAGGCCATTCGGGACAATTTGAGTGGACTTCAGCACAGAGTGAGGCTTATTGAAGACAAATTCAAGGAGGAAACGAAATGAGGTATGAAAAGGGACAGATAGTTGCGGTTGCATTCTATGGCTATGATCCGTATGGCAAGGAAAGCATTGACTGGAAGCCTGCTGTATACTCCAAGCCTTCTGCCGATGGCGGCCACTGGGTCTATGACTTTCCTTCAAGCTTCCACATGATGGATGGCCAGGGTCCTGAGTGCATTGCATATGAGGACATCAAGCCTGCATCCCTGTTCTGGCCATGGCTTGAGAACGCCTATGTTGCATATGGAGTGGAATAGCATGAATGAAAAGACTGAATGGATTGCTTCATTTGTTTGTGGATTCTTTCTTGGTCCACTGCTTCTGAACATTTCTCCATTCATAAATGTATGCTTCTACTGGATTGGTGCATTCAGCGTTGCTTTGACTGTTTTCTACTGCATTCTGGTTCTTTGTGGATGCAGTCTTGTGGACAGAAAGGAATAGCATCAAAGGAGACTGAAAATGCTTGAAACCTTAATGTCGGTTTCCAATATTCTTCTTGAATGTCTTGGAGTTGCCGTTTTTCTGGCCCTGTGCATCTACATATTCAAGTCTCTTTCTGAAAGAGGAAAGTAATGGGCTTGTGTCCTTATGGAGCCTGTGAAAGCTGTCTGCTTGGAGGTCAGGAGAAGGAATGCCACTTCTGGTCTCCAATACAGCATACATGCATCATGTCCAGCAAGTATGAAGAAAATGAAATGGAAGATCTCTATCTCGACCATTTAGGAAGGAGCAGAGAGATGTCTGACGATGATTGGACAATGGAAGACTTCAAGGAAGAAATGAAGAGAATGGAGTCTTTGAAGAAAGGATGGCTGGATGGAGATGGAGAGGCCATTTCAAAGGAAGTCATTGAACTTGTCAATGATGAAGTTCTTAAAAGACTTTCCTTCTGTCCTCCACACGTCTTTCCAATGGAAAGTGGTGGTTTAAGTCTAGAATGGTTTCTCAAGGAAGACTTTGCCGCCGCTGTTGAATCCAGTCTGAAAGGATGCATTTTTGGCAAGGACATGTATCGGCCTGAAGACTGGACGCAGGAGGCTTCATGGATGCGTCTTGAAAGAACAGTTAGAGAGAATATGTAAAATCAATCAAATAGTATATCTAGCGGAGTCTGGCTTGAAGAGATGGTTGAAGAGCAGCATGGAATGTGGTCACTTAAAGGTCCGAATTCAGTGCTATGACGACAGTCCTGTATCTACAGGAAAGCCAGAATGCACTTCTCGAAGCCATTTTCATCTAATGGGAATGGTGGCCGAGATGCTTTTCTATGTCTCCGTTACATATGCTTGCATGCATTTTCTATAGTCATTCTCTAGAATGCTAGCTGAAGGGGAGCCAATTGGCTCCCCTGATTTTTTTTAGTCTTTCAATTTGGCTTCCAAAGCCGCTATCCTTGCTTCTAGACGGTCTGCCCTTCTTCTTTGGTATGCGGCTTCAATGGCCAGAGCCTGCTCATATCTGAGATACCACTGTTCATATGCTGGACTGGCTTGAACAATGACATTGCCATCCTTGTCTCTTTCTTCTGTAGTGGCCGACCATTTTTCATGGTCTACCATGTCATACAGATTTGCATTCAGGCCTTTTTCGCTAAAGGCCTCCTGCATGTCCTGAACAACCATTCCAGTATGAATGGTTGCAGATTCTCCCTTTTCCTGCACCTCATCATTCATTTTGAACTGAATCCAGCGAACGTTTTCCCAGGCATCCAGGACTTCTTCTGGAATGTCTGCAAACTGCTGCTTCACTCGTCTGTCCGAGGACGTTGAAACTGTCTGCCATGTTGCATCTCCACGAAGGAATTTGGCCTGACTTCCAGCCGATGGCGCTGGAACAAGTCCAGCAGTTCCTGCTGCCGATGAAGTAGCGGCAGTAAAAGGCGTCTGTGAAGAAGACAGTTCAGTTTTTGTTGCAAATACTGCGTTAAGTTTTTGAATGACTTTTGCAAGACCTTCTGCGGTAAGAAATTTCATTGTGCTTTATTCTCCCTTTCCTTCAAGTATATCTATTCTTTTTAATGACTCTTCAAGTTTTTGTTCAAGCCTGCTGCATTTGCGCCTTAGATGCGCCGCTTCAATAGATAATTCTCGCTTGTCAATAAAGTTTCATAGGTCATTAATTTTTCGGCATTTTGAATTCCTCCAACAAATATTTGATGCTATGGAATATACAATTGAATGAACAAGATGGCTGTCATTGTTCCTGTATACAATGTAGAACCGTGGATTGTCCAATGCATTGAATCTATCAGGAAACAGGACTTTGATGACTTGGAATGCATTGTTGTTGATGACGAATCCACGGACAATTCTTTCAATCTCGCTAAGGAAGCCATTTCTGGAGACAGCAGATTCCGAATTGTTCAGCAGAAGCATTCCGGACTGTCCGTGGCAAGAAACTACGGACTTGATCTTTCTAATTCGGAACTGGTAATGTACGTTGATTCCGATGACTACGTTCTTCCAAACTTTGTGAAATCCGCTGTTTCCTTTCTTGAAGACAATCATCTAGAGATGGCCTTCTTCAATGGAGACGTTGTAAACTGCAACAGCAATAAACGCATATTCTACAGAGAGCAGGACTACATCAATAGATGCGGCGACTACGGAATGGGAAGCGGACAGGAAATGTTCTGCCGATTGATGGAAGAACATGCATACGTCTATGCCGTGTTTCTTCAAATTATACGCAGGGAATGCATTAGGCACAGATTCTATAAAGGCATTCTGGCACAGGACAAACTGTACACTACACAGAATCTGCTTCATTTGAATAAAGTGGGATATTTTCCTGAAATTCTGTATATCAAGAGAAGCCGCGACGGTTCTGCAATCAGTTCCAAAAAAGGAATGCATACTTTGTACAGCAAGACGATCATTTATCTTGAGATGCAGAAATACATTCAAGAATATGGTCAGGACTTGTCTGAAGAAACCATTCGCTGGATTGACGCTATGCTTCAGGATACACTGAAAGGAATTGCAGGAATCTGGAAGAAAATGAATAGTGATGAGCGAAGCAAGATGCAGTCTCTTTCTTCTGAATCTAGAATGATTATCGAAATGTGCATAAACTAAAAAGGATGCTGTTACGGCATCCTTTTTCAAAAACATTTGGTTCTATTATTCTCCTCTGACAGTCAATCTTAGGCTGGAAGCGTAGTTATTGAATGTTGTCTGTGTAGTTGAACCAGATGGAACATATACAATGCGTGTTGTGCCGCTTTTGCTCTTAACAAAATTATCTGCATACGCTACAAGAGATGATCCAATATGAATTGTAAATCCTCCAAGACTGTTGCAGTCATAGAAGCAGCCATAAAAATTAGTAACGATTGTATTGCTTGCAAAAAGATTTTCTGGGATGGTTTGAATTGCGTAGCAGTCGCCAAAGCAGTAGCGGAAGTTTGTTGCCGCCGTGTTATTGGCAAACAGTCCTGCTGGAATGGACTGAAGAACTTTATTCCAGTCAAAGCAGCTTGAAAAATCTGCTGCCGCCGTGTTATTGGCAAACAGTCCTGCTGGAATTGTCTGCAAACCAAAGCAGTTTTTGAAGCATTCGGAAAAACTGGTTATTGCAGTATTTTTGGCGAACAGTCCTTCTGGAACAGTCGTAAGCGATTCACAGCGGGCAAAGCATCCCTTGGCGCTTGTCACATTTGGCAGATTGTCGAACAGATGACTGTTTATTGTTGTCAAATGCTGACAATACTGGAACCAGTAAATCAAGTCTGTATTTGCCACTGGAGGCATAGGTGCGTCAAGAGAAACAAGCTTGTCTCTGAATGTTTGTATGACTGGATCGCTTGAAGATGGATCAGAACCGTCTACAAAATCAACGGCCATGAACTTGTAGTCGCTCCAGTTTGAAGAAAGCACTGTGATTTGATACGTTCCTGCCGTTGCGTAGGTATGAATGAGATTGGCTTCAACAACGCTGGATGGCTGCAGTTCTACGGCATTTCCATCTCCCCAGTCAATTGTTAAGGATGCAGATGCATTCTGAACTGGCTCGATTGGAACTGCGGCAACAAGAGGACTGTAGTCATCATCCCATGAAGGATCATCAAATTCTGAAAGATCCGTTTGCACTGTATATTCAAAAACTTCTATACAGTCTGTTTCTACTGTAGAAACTGTAATGCCGTTTGACGAATTTGCATATGATGTCGCAGTATTGTATGTTGTTGAGTTTGATGGAACGCAAAGGATTCTAGTAACATTGGATGCATTTGAAATAAAGTTTGAAAAATTCTTTACCAAAGAAGATCCTATAATAAGTTTAAAGTTTGTAAGAGAAGTGCATTCAGAGAAGGTGCTGTAAAATATAGTCACTGTTGTATTCTTGTCAAACAGTCCTGCTGGAATGGACTGAAGAGAAGAACATTGACGAAAACAGCCCTCAAAAGTAGTTACTAATGTATTCTTGTCAAACAGTCCTGCTGGAATGGATTGAAGAGAAGAACATTTCTCAAAAGCACAATAAAAAGTATTACAGGATGGATTATTATAAAAAAGTTTTTCTGGTATTGAAACTAATTGTTCACAAACTGTGAAAATATATTCAAAACTGTTATCTGTTGCTACAGCATAGCTGCTTGGCCATGTATATGTTCCGCGTAATGCAGGTAAAGGAGAATCTATTGAAATAAGTTTCTTATAATATCGCTCTTCACCATAATCACAACTATCCCAATTTTGAATATAGCAACTAGTAAAAACTTCTGATATAATTTTAATTTTGTGATATCCTATTGTTGCATATGTATGTTGAGGTGAATATCCTGGAACATCATAATTATTTTCACTTATTCCTGCTATATAAGAATATTCATAATCATCTGTATTTCCATCGCCCCAATCTATTGTTTTTATATATTCGCATTCAAATGGAATAATTACGGATTCATTATTAGATGTTGTTTGAACGGTTATCTTCCAGTATGGCGTTATTTCATTTGTCTGCAATACTTGTGCAGTCCATGTATTTCCATTATCTTTGCTTGTAAACAGTACAATATCTTCGTAGAAAGCCTGCCATTCAGGTTCGCTTCCATTCTTCCATTGAATGTTGCTTCCCCATTGCATTGGAAAGTTTCCAGCATCTGTTAGTTTCAGAAAGAATTTGGAAAGGCCAGCCGTTGTTCCGTTTACAATGGAAATTGTCTTTGTTCCTGCTCCCTCTGGCCAGTATGAGTATGCATTGCTTAGGGAAACATCTAGAGTTCCATCGGAAGAGACAGTCCAGTTTTCTGGAAGTGTGGGTGGAATACCTAATTCATTCAAAAAGATGTCGGCTAGATTATCATCTGTTATTTCCAGATTGTCTAATTCAAGCTGCAGCTTTTCGTGATAGTATTGCAAACCAGCGTGGTCAAGATATTTTTCGTTTGGCATATGATATTCCTCTAAATTTGTTTACAATGTCTGAATAGTTAAACCTAAAGATGAAGCAACTGAATTGAATTTTGCTTGTGTAGTAGAACCAGAAGGAACTTTTACTATACGAGAAACTCCGGCTTTTTTTGCTACAAAATCATTGCAGGCTGAAACCTTTGTTGAACCAATATTAATTGTAAATCCTTGAAGTGATGTACACCCAGAAAAACAGAATGCAAAATCTGTCACAGAAGTATTATAATTAAACAACTGCGTTGGAATAGACTGAAGAGAAGTGCAGCTAATAAAACAGCTTTTGAAACTAGTCACAACTGTATTGCTGTTGAACAGTCCTACTGGAATGGACTGAAGAGAAGAACAGCCAGCAAAACATTCATAAAAAGTAGTTACTAATGTATTATTGTTGAAGATTCCCGATGGAATTGATGCAATTGACGTGCATCGACGGAAACAGCTTCCGAAATTAGTTGCCGCTGTATTCTTGGCAAACAGTCCTGCTGGAATGGACTGAAGGGAAGAACAAAATGAGAAGCATCCAGAAAAATTTAAAGTCGCTGTATTCTTGTCAAACAGTCCTGTCGGAATGGATTGAAGAGAAGAACATCCAGAAAAGCATCCAGAAAAAATTAATGCCGCTGTATTCTTGTCAAACAATCCTGATGGAATGGATTGCAGAGAAGAGCAGTCAGAGAAGCAATATGAAAAATCAGTCACTGCCGTATTCTTGTCAAACAGTCCTGCTGGAATGGACTGAAGCAATTTACAGTCTGAGAAGCATGATCTAAAATCTGTTGCCGCTGTATTCTTGTCAAACAGTCCTGCTGGAACGGAAGTTAAGGCAAAGCAATTTTCAAAACATCCATAAAAATCAGTAGTTGTTGTATGCCTATCAAATACCTTTGGTGGAATATTTTTGAGAGAATTGCAATCGCCAAAGCAGAAAGTTAGAGGACCTTCAGGATTGTGATATAAAATTTTATCTGGAATTGATTCTAGATTGATATAGTCTCTAAAAAGCCAGTCTATTGAGTCATATACAATTTTCTTGTCATCATCAACATATTGAAATGAACCCTTTATTTTAGGTAATGGTGATTCAATTGATACAATATTAGGAAATGAATTGTATATAAAGTCTTCTGGATCGCCATTTGATGTTACGATATACGCACTGCTAAATGATGATTTAAGTTTTATATGATATAATCCAGATTTTCTATATTCATGATATGGAAATTTATATTCTGTAAACACGTCTTCGGCTGATGTAATCCACGCTGAATGCATTCCTGTTGTTGTATTATCGTCTGGATCATCCCAATCAATTGTATAGTTTCCAGTAATTGGTGGATAAAAGTCTTGTGCATTATATTCGCCAGCTTCATCCATTCGAATTGTAAACTTCCAGTATTCTTCTATTGCATTTGTTGCTATTATATCTCCAATCCATTTTCCATTATCTTTATAGAAATAGAAAATATTTTCCTCAAAGGCTATAAGTTCTGGTTCTGAACCAGATTCCCAAACAATATTGGAATCCCATTCAATTGGGAAATTTCCGCCATCAATTAGTTTCAACCAAAATGATGATGCAGAGCTTCCATTTTGAATTGATATAGTTTTTATTCCATATCCTTCAGGTTCAAAAGAGTATGCCTGATTTATGGACAAGTCTACAACTCCATCTATAGTTGACAGCCAAAATACAGGAACATCATTTACCAGCTGCATTTGCTGACAAGATTCAATGGATGTAAAGACTGAAAGATTGTTCTGTTGATTTGCAAATGAAGAGAATTTTGTGTATGTTGTTGAATTTGCTGGAACACATACAATACGAGTGACATTAGATGCATTATTGATAAATTTTGTTTCACCTATAACATTTGGAGAAGTGATAGCTAAACGAAAATTTAATAAACTAGCGCATCCATTAAAACAATAAGAGAAATTTGTTGCTGAAGTCGCATCAAAGAATAAATTAAATGGAATAGAATCAAGTTTAGTGCAGTTATTGAATACATAGCCAAAATCTGTAGCATTTGTGCAGTTTTGGAATACATAGGGATGAATGCTTTTAATGGATTTGCATGCATTAAAGCATTCATTGAATGTTTTTGCTGTTGATGGAAAAAGATTTTTTGGAAGAGACTTTAGTTCTGAACAATTTTTAAAGGTTCTATTAAAGACTTTAGCATTAGTAGTATTGAATAGATTAGATGGAAGAGATTCCAAAGCATCGCAATTGAAAAAGCAGTCGCTAAAATTATCTACATTTGAACAGTTTTTAAACAGCACTTTTGATATATGCTTCAACTTATGGCAATAAGCAAAAACATAGGATAAACTATTGTCTGAAATATATCCATATTCATCAAAATCTACAGGATTGCAGTCATAATAATAATGACATTGAATTCCTTTTGTTGGAGGCAATGGATAGTCTATAGATGTTAATGTTTGTCTCCACCAGTATAGTGGAGCATTAAGATCTGTATCATCATAATTTTTTGTATCATCATAATCACTTATTGTCATCCAGTAAGTGTTGTTCCAGTCGCTGGATTTGACAGTTACTGTATAGATTCCATATTCAGAATAAAGATGAGTTGAAGCGCGAAGATCGTCACTAGAATAATCGCTTTGTGTTAGAGTGGATGTAGTTCCGTCACCCCAGTCAACAGTTAAAGTTATATCTGGCTGAACATACAAGCTGAATGGTATACCCGTTTTTTTATCTTCATTTTCACTGCTTACGTCTACTGTGAAAACAAATTTATTTTCTGTATATAAAAATTCATTATTGATAATATCATCAATTTCTTCATCTTCAATTTCCATGGCCTGCAGTCGTTCATGCCATTTGATGTTATATTCTTCCAGCCCTTCATATGTCAGCAGTTTCTTTTCAGCCATTTTTATTGCTCCGCAAGTATATTTGAACCATAGATACATTTACTGCATCAAAAAAGGAGATATTCAATGCCATCACAGCATCAGCTTCATCTTGTCAACCTCTATGGCTCTGTTGGCTCTGGCAAGTCCACCATTGCCGCAGGAGTCTTTTCCAACCTCAAGGCTCTCAGATACTCCGTGAATCTTATTGTAGAGTTTTCTAGGGAACTTGGCTATGACCGCTCAATGGCCATCAATGACATGCCCTATGTTATTGGAAACCAGTGGCACCGCATTCAGCAGTCATTTCGTTTTGACTTTGCCATCAACGACTGCCCTCTTGCGTTATGGACTGTCTACCATTCAGAGATGGACAAGGAATGCGCCGACCTTATTTTTGCTCTTGAAAGAAAGTTTCCCAGCCTCAATTATTTTCTTGAGCGAAAATTTCCAATGTACCATCCATACAGAGGAAAGGCCTCCGACATTCTTGATCAGAAAATGCAGGAACAGCAGGAAAAAATCAGACAGATGCTGGACGATCACGACATTCAGTATAAAATATTGGAGTCCAACGAAGTGGCAGTAGATGCAATCGTAGCCGATGTTCTGGCCCTCCAGCCAAATCCAATTTCACAGCGTTAAATCTATTCAAGAGGAAACTTAGATGAAAATAAGAACGTCATTCGTCTCAAACAGCAGCTCTTCTTCATTCATCATTGCAACTACGGACAGAGAGGACGTTGTTAGAAGGCTTGAGAAATACATTCCCGTAGATGGAGAAAAAGTTGGTGTCTATACTTTTACAGAAGACATGCCGAAGGAGCAGAGGGAAGCTCAGAAAGCCGACATGTATGAAAAGACCTATACCAACTTTACTGATGGACAGGCCGACTTTGAACGTTTTGCCAAAAGAAATCAGTGGTACAGGGAGAAGTACAAGTCAATTGACGATATTCCAGAGAATGAGAAGATTGAGAACGGCAAGACCTACATTATGACTAAGGAAAACATCATTACAGATCACAATATGATTCACGCCATTGCTGAAGAGTTTGGCGTTAGTCCAAGGAAGCATGGATAGGAATTAAAAATGATACAAATGAAGCCTTTATTAAAAGAGCAAGATAAAGAATATACTTGGATTTATAATTTTGACGTAAGTTTAGATGGAGGAGATCCTTATAACAATTACCATACAGGATGGTGGAATTCAAGTTATTATCAATCGTTTGATACAGCATCCTTTCCATTCTGGTTTAAAAGTGGAGTATTCATTGAAGTCGACTGGGGAGATGGAACGGTTGAAACTATTGAAGGCGATGACAGCATAGGTGCATTTTCTAATAAAGCGTTTCATGCATACAACACGCCTGCAGAAGTTTACAGAATATCAATAAAATCTAGACAATGGAATCGTATATGGTTGTGCGGCGGAGACTGTGGCAATGGAGGCTATCCTAATTCTGGATATCCTGGCAGATGGTATAAGCATAGCAGCTGGTACGCTTCTCAATTATATGGAGATCCCGATTATATCACTGGAATTGATCCTGGATTTGATTATGGAGGATTATTTTCATTTATAGATTCACCAGATGGTTTTAGTCGAACTATTACTGGGCAATTGGCCGCAATGAGAATGGGGTGTCAAAGCATAGTTACCCCTCTTCCTCCTGTAGCTGGAATTTTAATAAGTGATCATATTCATGTTGCTAATGATGATTGGTCTTATGCTCCTAGTGATTATCTAGATGATACATTATTTCCGTTTGGAACATTTATGCCAAATAGCATGTTTTATGCGTTTAGCTATTATTGCATTTTAAAATCTGCTCCATCAAATTTATTTGCAAATAATTTAAATTCTACTGATTTTACTGGATGTTTGTGGTGTGTACCTACAAATGTCTCTAATACTATACAATATGATCAAAGCAAAGATAAAAACTATCATGAATATTATAAAACAACCTAATAAAGGGAGGAAACAATGCTTCAACGATTTAAACGAAAAGAACGATTTTTATTCAAAGAATACACAGAAGGTAAAATTCGATATGATATTACTAGTCAAAATGACACTAAATTATTAGGTAGTGTATTTGGAAGTGTAATTTTATCTAATTTTAAACATGATAACAAAATTCAAGGCATATATACATTTGGTCGAATTGGAATGGGTAAAACCGTATTTTCTACTGCCATAATTAAAAGTTTTGAAAATACGGAAGATTTATTGATTGATGTAAAACATGGCGTGCGTTATAGGTTTTATGATACCTTTCCAAAATGTCATCATATAGATTACTATGATGTAAGGTGTCCAGATTTTGAATATAAAGATAAAATTGAATTAAAAGAAAATGAACTAATTATAGCTGAATGGAGTGAACGAATACGACGAAATCCAATTGATTTTTTAGAAGAAAATAGAATAGAAGTTGAATTATATCATTGTTTTGATAAAAAAAGCATATGCAATGAACACTTTACAGATTATCTAAATTTCTCAACTATTACTTCAGAAGGTTCAATGAGATTTGCCTCATTTATCGGATACGGAAAAGGAATTGCTGTTGTCGAAGAATTAAAGGCAAAAGAAGAAGTTAAACACTTAATTGTAGATCAAAATGAGTTATAAAAACAAATAGACTGGCCACGGCCAGTCTATTTTTATATGCCATTTTAAAATATTTTAGTTATTCAGCATGCTGTACAGACAAGGAACCATACCATGTTGTTCCTCCATCTGGAGTTAAAAATGTAATCATGTCTATTCCAGTTTCTGATAATACTGGCGATTGACCAAATGACCATTTTACTGAATTTGGCCATGTTACCAAGTAAGAACCTCCATTAGTCAATATAACGCTAAATGTGGCTGTACGGTTCGAAGGTACTCCAGTAAAGGAAAACGATGTATTTTGAGATATTGTCTTTAAAAATACATCTCCATTTTGTAAATTAATTTCATTTCCTGTTACAGTAACGGGATATCCAAATAGTTCTCTATTATTTGTTATTGATACAATTGTTGTTAATGCATTATCTATGTAAGTTTTTATCTTACTCCACAAGTATGATGTACCATTATTGTTTAGATATTCAGAATCCATTTTTATTCTCCTATAACTGTAAATCCAGTTACTGAACTAAAACTAGTCTGTGTAATAGAATTTAATGGAACATATGCAATCCTGGTTGTTCCACTTTTTGCTGCTATAAAATCTGTACAATCGGAAATAATAGCAGAACCTATATGAATAGTGATATTATAAATTTTAGAACATTGTCCAAAACAATTACTTAAAGTAGTTACGCTAGTATTATATCTGAATAAATCTTCTGGAATGGATGTAATGGAATTACAGTAATAAAAACATTTTGAAAAATTAGTTGCATTAGTATTGTATCTGAATAGATTTGTTGGAATAGAAACAATTTTATTACACCAATGAAAACAATTACTAAAATCTATTGCGGCAGTGTTGTATCTGAATAGATTTTCTGGTATAGAAGTTATATAACTACATGAATAAAAACATCCATTAAAATTAATTGCTTTTGTATTGTATTTGAATAAATCCTCTGGAATTGATGTTAAACTTGAAGAGTCCCAGTCATAAAAACATCCGCTAAAATCTGTTGCTTCTGTATTGTATCTGAATAGATTTGTTGGTATAGAAGTTATATACTTTAAATCTTTAAAACAATAGCTAAAATTGATAGCTTTTGTATTGTATTTGAATAAATCTTCTGGGATAGATTTAAGACTACTACTGTAGCAAGATGCAAAACATTTTTTAAAATTAGTTGCTTCTGTATTGTATCTAAATAGATTTGCAGGGATGGATTTAAGATATCCACATGACTGAAAACATCCGCTAAAATCTATTGCGGCTGTATTGTATTTGAATAAATCTTCTGGAATGGATTGAAGACCGCCATTATTGCAATAATAAAAACATCCGCTAAAATCTGTTGCGGCTGTATTGTATTTGAATAGATTTGCAGGGATGGATCTAAGATATTCACAGCTATAAAAGCAATTGCTAAAATTAGTTGCTAATGGATTATTGCTAAACAATCCTTCTGGAATAGATGATAATCTTGCGTCATAAAAGCATCCACTAAAATTAGTTGCTAATGGATTATTGCTAAACAATCCTTCTGGAACAGACGACAAATTTGTGCAACCACGAAAGCAATTGCTAAAATTAGTTGCTAATGGATTATTGCTAAACAATCCTTCTGGAACAGACGACAAATTTGTGCAATTGTAAAAACATTCACTAAAATCAACGACTGCTGAACTACCATTAAACAATCCTTCTGGAACAGACGACAAATTTATGCAACCACGAAAGCAATTGCTAAAATTAGTTGCTAATGGATTATTGCTAAACAATCCTTCTGGAACAGACACTACACTACTATAAGATAAAATTGATAGAAATGAGTTTTTAATAAATTGTTTATTATCTAGATAGATTCCTTTTAATTTTGGTAATGGTGTTTTAATTTCGCGTAAACTTTTTTTCCAAAAGTATGCACTTATATTTTCAATGTTATCATAAAGATATTGGTTTAATCTTTCAAAAGATTCAGATAATATATATAAATCATTCCAGTTATTGCAAGTTATTTTAACTGTATACACAGATGATGTATTGCTGTTATACCTATGAATAGCTGTATCTGCATTTCCATTAGGAAAATCTTCCGATGTTAATGTTTCTATTGTTCCATCACCCCAGTCTACAGTAAGTTCAATTCCTGGTTGTCTATAAAGATTAAATGGAATAGCTGTTTTATATTGTCCATTACCACTTGTGTCAGCACGATCATAAAATGGTATTATATCAAAAATAAATTCATAGTTTTGAAAAACTATATCATCAATAATATTATCTATTTCTTCATTTTGCAATGCCATTCTCTCAAATTCATCCAGCCAGTCCTGATCATATCTCTGCAGGCCGTCATAGTCCAGAAATGCATATCTTTGGCCCATACAGCCACCTCCTAGGCAAACAGTGCATCTATCTCTGAATTAGTTATTGAAGTCAACAGAGATGGATCAATGTTGCCAATATAGCCGACATTGGCCATTGCCGTGTCTATCTGTGCATTCGTCATTCCCGAAATGGCGTCCCAAGTGCCGTCACCACACAAAAAGCAGTCTTTTTCTGCAATTGCCGCCGCAGGAACAAGGCCATGGACTCCATTTGCAGATGAGGTTGCGCCAATATAGTCTGAAGGCAGTTCGGCCTTTGTTGCGTATGTTGCTGTAATAACGTTGCCAGAACCATCCTGCGTGGCCTTTGTCGCTGTAGATGCATTGCCTGTTGTATTAATTGATGCTGTTCCAGACAGTTTCGTGGCATCCAGCGTTGAAGACGCTGTTAGATATGATCCCGAATCCTGCTTGCCATCAATGGCCTTTTCCAGTTTTCCGATGGCCTGAAGAACGCTGTCGGAAGAAGAAACCGCAGAAACTGAAGCCGCCTTCTGATAGTTGTCAAGAAGAAGAGTGCTTGTGTCAATGTCTGCAATTTCAGCCCAGGTGCCATCTCCCTTGAAATACTTGTTTCGGTCTGCAATGGTTGCGGCTGGTACAAGACCATGAACTCCATTTGCAGATGAAGTTGCACCAACGTAGTCAGAAGGAAGCGTTAATTCAGCCCAGGTGCCATCTCCCTTGAAATACTTGTTTCGGTCTGCAATGGTTGCGGCTGGTACAAGACCATGAACTCCATTTGCAGATGAAGTTGCACCAACGTAGTCTGAAGGAAGAGTCAATTCGGCCCATGTTCCATCACCCTTGAGATACTTGTTTCTGTCAGCTATTTCGGCTGCTGGCACAAGACCAGACACTCCAGGCGCAGAAGCCGTTGCTCCCTGATAGCCTACAGAATAGCCTGCCGCTTCTGGAATAATCTGCACAAGATTTCCAACGGCATCCTTCATGTATATTTTTCCGTATTTTATCTGGACTGGCATATATGTCTCCCGTTTTATATCTTTTTTATGATTAACGCTAGTTTAAAACTAGATTAAAATCATTTTTGTGTTTAAGATATTAATATACTTAAATCAACGCTACACTTCAACAACAGCTATGCCAAACTCCTCAGCATAGTCATTGAATGTGTCTGCTGTTGTTGAATTGGCTGGTACATAGACTGTTCGATCTACATTCGACTTGTATGGCACAAAACCATACGCAGAATCAACATTTGAAGAATCTATGTAAAGAGTAAAGTCCCTTAAGGAAGAACACCCATCAAAAAGATATTCCAAACTATAGACTGAATAATTGCCGGAAAATAGATCGCTTGGAACAGTAGTCAAGGAAGTGCATCCATTAAAGCATCCAGAGAAATTTTGGGCTAATGTTGGAAACAATCCACTAGGAATGCTTGTTATGGATCGACATCCATAGAAGCACTCCTCAAAATTTTCTCCATAGTAGTTTTCGGAAAAAAGATCGTAAGGTATTGAAGTCAATGAATTGCAAAGCTGAAAAGCATATTCAAAATATCTTCCATTTTCCCCAGCCACAGCAAACATGTCTCCAGGAATGCTAGTCAATGATTCGCATCCATGAAATACGCCATTAAAAGTTGTAGCGTTTGGACTGTTGAATAGATTCGCCGGCAGGGACTGCAGCCGTTTGCAGGAGGAAAAACAGAAGCTAAAATCTTCAACATTTGTATTGAATTTAAAAATATTGCTTGGAATGCTTGTTAATGATTCACAGTAGGAAAAGCATTCATTAAATGAGGTTGCATTTGTACTGGAATTAAACAAATTTGCTGGAATTGACGTGAGCTGTTTACAGTAGCAAAAGCATGATGCAAATGATGTTCCATTTATATTGCTAAACAGTTCAGCCGGAATAGATGCTAAAGAATTGCATCCAGAGAAGCACGAATTAAAATTTCCAATTTCAATTCCATAGAAAAGTTTTTCTGGAATAGAAGATAGACTTGTACAATTTTCAAAGCAGAGAGTAAAAGTGCAGTTAGAATTAGTTCTCTTGTCAAATATTTTTTCTGGAATGCTTGTTAAAGACGAACATTTGGAAAAACATCTGTAAAATATGCTCGTTGAGGGATTTTTTTCAAACAAATCTTGAGGAACTGAAGACAATTCATAGCATTGATAAAACAAATAGCTCAAATCATCAGAAAAAATTTCCAGTCTATTGCTATAAAAGGTCCTATACCTGTTCATCCCTTTTACTAAAGGGATTGCATTGTTGACGCTTTTTAGCGTATGTCTCCACCAGTAGAGAGAAACTATGCTTAAATCTGAAGCGTTCAGATATTGGGTATCATTGCCTGTTCCAAGAACATACAGATTGCTATAGTGTAAGCATTTGACTGTAATGGTATATTCTCCAGGATTTTCATATTCATGCAGCGAGGCTGATGTATTGGTTAAAGCATAGTCTGCTGCAGTTAGTCTTGAAGATGTTCCATCTCCCCAGTCTATACGCAGTGATTCGGATTGATTGTATAAATTGAAAGGAATTCCAGTTTTTTTGTTGTTTTGGGATACAAATCTAGTGTCTATTGTAAAAGACCATTCTTGTATACCATTAATGGCTTCTTCGCATATTTCATCCAATTCATCATCGTTTATAGCAAGTTCCTCAAACTTCAGCTTCCATTTTGATTCGTAGTATTGCATTGCATCCAAATCTACATATCTTTTTTTGGACATTGGCAGCCTCTATTCCACAAACATTGCGTCTATTTGTGCAGTAGTTACAGTATCCAGTTCAGTCCAGTTTCCATCTCCAGTGAAAAAACTGTCCTTTTCTGAAGACGCAGCAGCAGGAACAAGACCAGCAATGCCGTTTGCACTTGCTGTTGCTCCCTGATAGACAGAAGGAAGCGTCAATTCGGCCCAAGTTCCATCTCCTTTAAGATACTTGCTCCTTTCCGCGGTAGTAGCCGCAGGAACGAGTCCTGCCCTGCCTGCCGCAGATGCCGTTGCTCCCTGATAGGCTCTGCCGTCCATCAGCCTTGTATATGAGTTTGCCGCCCTGCTGTGGAGCAGAACATACTCTCCGGGAGCAAGGACGATGTCGGCATTGGAATCGTCTATCAGCACGGATGTAGTGGACGGATGGATGGTGACGTTCTTTCCGCTTCCAATGGCGTTGAAGTTCTTGATGATGAACCAAGACCACACGCTGTTGATGCTTGGCAGGGTAATTGTGATTGCATTCGTGCAGTTCAGCGTCCTGCCGCGGTAGGTAGTGTTGTCTGCAAGGGTGCAGTTGGCAGTAATGTTGCTTCTCTGAATCGCCGTATAGTCTGCATAGGTGGAGTTGCTTGCCCTGCCGATGCCGCTGTTCAGTGGCACTGCCGCAACGTTCTCGAAGCCTGTGGGAACTGCCGATGCGGCAAGAGCGCCGTCCGCAACGAAAGTCCATCCAGAGTTGTATATCTCTTCAACCTTGACATTGGTTGCGGCATTTGCAAGGACGTAGTTGAGATAGAGGTCGATTGCAGGCCTGTCGTTGGCGTCTATGTCGGCAATTGTGTTTTCATAGAGAACCCTGATCTGCGAGAATGGCGCACTAGAGTTGCCGAATATTCTGATGCCTGCATTGCGTCCAAAGACTTGACTGTCCACAAACCATTGCTGATAGTATCCAGTGTCTGCGCCAGAGTTCCACGCTGTCACAAGAAACTGGACGTGCAGTGGCTTTGAAGTGTCTATCTGACTTCCTGCGGCGTTTGCAATTCTATACCAGTTCTTTGCGGCGTTCTGCGCCACGGTGTATGAATGCGTTGGATGTGCAAGACTTGCTTTCAGTTTCTGGTCATAGTATTGCAGTCCATCAAAATCAACATATGTTTTAGTAGCCATTTATGCTATTCCTCCTATGCAAACAGGGTGTCAATCTGAGCATTTGTCACTGAAGCCAATGCAGGCGAGTCGATTGTCAACTTGCCGTTGACTGCGGAAACTGTTGTTCCATTGGTGCCAGTGACTTGAACAGCATTTCTTGCTGTTGAATTGTCGCACACTACAATGTAGGTTGCCGCATTGGTGGTTGCAGATGTGGCGTTTGCTGTTGCATTGCTTGCCGCTCCTGCATAGAGATGTGTAGTCCAGTTGGGATTGTTCACCCAAGCCGCAGTACCATCTGCGCTCCATCCGAGGAACTGTCCAGAAGAGCCTCCAGAAGGAATGTGCTTGTTTCCGGACGTGGTTGGATGAGTGTATGTTGTGTAGCATCCAGATGGAATAGTTCCAGACAGCTTCGTGGCGTCAAGAGTTGATGAAGGAGTCAGATATGCGGTAGATGCCGTGTATGCGGCGCTTCCGAGTCCCTTGACTGCAACATCCGTGCCGTTTATCTTGATTGTGCCGTTGCTTCCGCCAGTTGCCGCCGTTGTCGTGTCCAGAGGATGGAACGAACCGTTGGTGTACTGATAGATGTCTCTTGTCGGAGCAAAGTAGATCTGATATGTGCTGTAGAGAACGCCAAGGGGAATGTACACCTTGCCGTCCGCACTTGAAGGAACCGTGGTGGTGAAGATTGAAGAGTCGATTGTTACCGTAGTTCCAGACAGTGTGCCGACAAGATAGACGGTGGCATACTGCGTTCCTGTCCAAGAAGCCTTCGTTGTCTGAAGATTGATGCTTGGAATGGCTTCATAGGTTTTTGCATTTGTCGCGTTTGCAGCAATAGCTTCAGAAGCATACAAGATTGGGTAGCTGATGTTGAATGTGACGCCAGATGCAGCAGTCTTGTATCCTGCTGAAGTTCCTACAATGACCGTTCCTGCAGTCACTGCCGCGGCGGCCTTAACTGCATTGTTGTGAAGACGACGATCATAGTTGTTATTGTTGCCATCATATGAATAGACCATTTTCCAGCAGCCGCCAGATGCAGTTGTGGTCTCGTAGACAAGCAGCACAAGAGTGTTGGCTGGATAGTAGTCCTTGGATGCGGTGTTGACCTTGTAGTATATCGGCTTTGCGCCTAAGTCGTTGATGTTGAGCGTGGAGTTTGCTGTAGTATTGAACGGCGCACGATAGGCAATCGTGAGGCCTGGGAAGTATTCAGTAATGCCGTCTACATTTGCTGTAAGCGTTGCCGTTTGAGATGTTTGAGCTGGAATGACAAGGAATACGCCCTTCGTTTGCTTGACTACTGTCTGCTCTGGATGGACGTGATCGCCTCTGGAAACGTTATTTGCGCTGCCAGCGGATGCAGTTCCTGCAACAAGAGGACTGGACGTGCTGTAGGTGACGTGCGTTCCGTGACTTGAAGCGGCCTTTTCATCAAGAGCCTTTTCAAGCTTTCCAATTGCCGCATTCAAAGTGTCTGACGTTGCAATGGCCGAAGTGCTTGACGGCTTGGCATAGCTGGTCATTGCAGTCACTTCACTGGATGCATGGTTGTGGCTGGCAGCCGCATATGATCCAGACGCCTGCTTTCCGTCCAGTGCTTTCTCCAACTTTCCTATCGCCGTATTCAACGTGTCGGACGTTCCGATTGCAGAAGTTGAAGACGGCTTGGAATAGCCAGTCATTGCGTTGATTGTATTGGAGGCTTGGTTGTGCGCCGAAGGAGCGTATGTGCTTGGCTTGTCTGTCACTCCAGACCACGGAACGGAAGTTGCCGCACCTGCTGTATAGACTGCATAGCCGTCGGCTGAATTCAGCTTTGAAACGTCCTTGACATAGTACATCAATCCAGTGTCGGTCTGCTGAACGGTGTCGCCAACCTGAACGTCACTTGAAGTCAAGGCAAACCTTTCAGTTTCATTGCCCACAACTTTCAGAATCGGCAAGGCTCCAGAAGGAAGTCTTGCAATGTCTATCGTTCCAGATGCAATCTTTGATGCATCAAGACTTGGTATTCTGGCTGTATCGAGCGTTCCAGAGTTGATGTCAGACGCATCGTGGCTATGACTTGATGCGGCCTTTCCATTCAATTGAGTTTGAATAGATGATGTAACTCCGTTAAGGTAGCCAAGTTCCGTTGCCGATACTGTTGTGGATGCAACAAGTTTTTTATTGGCATCGGTAACGACTGCGGCGCTTGCGGTACCTAACGTAATGTTTTCACCGTTGCCAGCAAAGGAACCTGCAGTCAGCCTGCCAGCCGTGGTATCCAAATACACGGCCGTGTCGGCAATTGCCGTCACTGCCTTGGCTGAAGACGTGGGCGTGGCTGACGTTCCTAGCAAGTATGCCTTGGTTGTCGCTGCAAGAACGGCATTGACCTTGGTGTCCGCTACAGTTCCCCAAGTTCCATCGCCTTTAAGATACTTGTCTTTGTCTGCGGCCTGTGCGGCTGGAACAAGACCAGAAACGCCACTGGATGAAGCTGTTGCTCCCTGATACTCTTGCGGAAGCGATTCATTCAGCAATGTGGTAAATTTGTTATGATAGTATCTAAGTCCGGGAAAGTCTAAAAATTTAGTTACGCTAGGCATTTGTTTTCGCTGTATTGCGAATGCGGACAAACCGCAAACGGTGCTGAAATATTTACCTTTCCCAAAAACATTATGCCATCTTTATTTTACGCGGCACGGAAATCCGTTCAAATGCCTTCATCAATCCCCTGTCCATTAGCGGAAGCGAATCTATCCATTCAGACTCTTTTCCATCTAGACATTCCATAGTTCTTGCGACTGAAGCCAATTCAGAAACGGCGATGCGGAATGCTTCTTCGTGAACGATGCCTTCTTTCTCCATCATCTTCAGCAATTCCATTCCCGTCTTCATCCTGCTCCAAGCATAATGAACATCATGCCTTGAATACGTTATGCATTTTGGGTGGCACCGCTTGACATGCAGGACTTTCGGCAGATGTCCTACCCGTTCCATCAACAGAAGATTCTGCGTGGTATACAGCTTGTCCTGCGCCCGCAAACCAAGACAGAACGGCCTGCGTATTCTGCTCTTTCTTACGGCTTGAAGGAATGCGGCATAGACATAGTCTCCATTTTTGAACATATCCGTTAAAATGTCCCTTCCTCTGCCAATGCCGTAGTTCTTTTTCCGCTTGAAGTACCGCTTGTCGGATTCAAGAAAAATCTTGGATGCGCCTTCATCCAGCACAGACGAATCAAAGAATGCCATTTCCAGACTGTTGTCCTCTAGAAACCGCAAAGCCTCTTCCATCATTCCGGGAAGAGCAATGTCGTCGGCGTCCAGATGAAACATTATGTTTGAAGACGCTTTGGCGACCCCAACATTTCTTGCAGCAGAAAGCCCTTGATGTTCCTGCCTCAAAAAGCGGAACCTTTCGTCTCCGCCAGCGGCTTCCATTGCCAAGGCAAGGCTTCCATCCGTAGATCCGTCATCAACTACGATGCATTCAAAGTCAGAAAGCGTTTGCGATTTTACGGATGCAATGCATTCGCGAATGTATTCGACGCCATTCCATATGGGAATGGCAATTGATGCTAGCGGCATTGCCTCTACATTACGCAGACGTAGCGGATCTTCATCATAACATTGGTTCCAGACTGATCCTTGAAGAACGTTACTCTGAACTTTGGTTCGCCTGGAGCAACCATTCTTCCCGAAAACGTATCATTGTAGTCATCGAATCCATCTCCATTGAATTCAAGATCAATGGTAATTTCACCGCTTGGACCATTTATTTCTGTCGGATCAAAGTCGATGATGCTCCAATAGTGGCCCATGCTTGGACTATGTTCGGAAGCCTCCGCATTGACAAGCGTTCCTGAAAATGTCGAATACTTGGAACTTGTACATCCAGTTATGGACGATCCTACAGTATGGTATTCTTGATAGACATCATCTTCATCATATCCAGCTATAGTTACTGCTATTCCGGTGGCGTTGTAGCCGACAAACGAACTAAGCTTGCATACGGGAACGGAAAGCGCATAGTCTTGGTTGCTTGGCACGTTGACGGCTTGGTCTTCATTTTCATGTTCGCTGCTATACGTTACATAGTCCAAGCCCGTATCAGAACCGTCTTCCGTATTCCATAGAATTGTATATATTAAACCGCTCACGCCGGGAGAGTTTCTTGACGGTATTCTGAACGTCTTGTCAATGTATACATATTCATTGTCGTACAGGGTGTCTATCATTTCGTTGTCAATTCTGTCGTATGCTGGAGAATCAAAAGTGACGATTCCATCATCTGCTGTAACGGAAATGCTTCCTGAACCAAGAAGCTGTACGCTGGTTCTGCCTGTAACGCTGCCGCCAGAATTGCGATCTACGGACACAAGGTATGTCGAATCTGGTTCTGTAGTTGAATATGCGTTTTCTGTGGCACCTGTCGAACCAGCCGCATACAGGCTTGTGGAATAGACTACATCGCTGTTGTAGGAGTACACAGCCTTAAAACATCCGTTGGCATTGCTTGTCGTTTCGTAGACCAGAAGAATGAGTGATCCAGAAGGAAACCTGCCTGAAGACGTGGTGGCGGAATTATAATACAGCGGTTTTGCACCAAGATTATTGATGTTCAGCGTAGTGTTGGCATAATTGCTAAACGGCATCCGTAAAGCAATGACAAGCCCAGGAGCAAGTGCCGTAATGCCGTCCACCGATGCAGTCAATGTCGCAGTCGCGCTCTTCTGATCGGGAACAACGAAATGAATCTTGTTGGCTATGTCGGATGTTCCTGATTCAACTGCTTCCCCTACATAACTCTTTATCTTTCCCCAAAAATGAGAAAGGCCTTCAGTGTCTAGATATTTCTTTGTATCAACAGCCATTCCAGTTCAATATGATGACATAATATTTACATTGCAATGATGCAGGCATTAAAAAAGGCGGACTTTGTCCGCCTTAGCATTTCCATTAATATTTCAACTAGCTGGCTACAATTGTGTCTATTTCGGAATTCTGAATGGCCTGCATGTCGATAATGTTGCCAACAATGTCCCAATGTGCCGGAGTAGTTCCGTCTGCTGGAGCCCAGGCATAGTTTTCTCCTGTGTCTGCAACGTTGTAGAAGTCTCCAGCTTCATTGTCTAATGATGGAAGATCTGCGGCTGTTTGAACGCTTCCCTTGTAGTGCATTGCGGAAGTCATCTTGCTGTCAATTTGACTTTTGGTATATGCATCAGTAATTCCATATCCAGCAAGAGTTGTGGCCTTGTCGGCCTTGGAATTATCCGATGGATGAACATGGTCTTCCTTTGCATACTTCGTTGACGTTCCAACTGCTGCCGTTCCATTCATTGATGGAGTGGCCGTTGCGTCATTTTCAGCGGCTGTCAATGGAGTTATTGAATTTCCTCCAATGCTTATGACTCCATTGTTAATGCTCACGTCTGTAATTCCATATCCAGCAAGAGTTGTTGCAGGATCCTGCTTTCCATTTGCCAGATCATATGCAGTCTTGACAGCCAATGGAGTTGCGGCCGCATCTTCAGCCGTTGAATTGACTGCTGAACTGAGAATTGTTGCACCATAGACTGAAGTAGTTGCGTTTGGAATGGAAACAACCTTGTTATTGATCTCCAGAGCCGTATTGTTGACTTTAATGATTTCAACTGCATTAACCTGTCCACCAGCTTCAATGCCATTGATTTTCAGAAGAAGGTCATCTGTAAGATCATTTGTGGAAAGTCCCTTTCCAGCCACTTTGTCTACTTTTGTGTTGTCAGATGGATGAACATGGTCTGCCTTGGCCCAGTTTGTTGAAGAACCTACTGCAGCCGTGCCATCCATTAATGGTTCAGTTGTGGCAGCCGTAGGAATTTCAACATTGACTGCCTTTCCAGAGACTGGAAGAGCTGCATTGTTTACCTTGATCGTTTCAACTACGTTGACTTGGGCACCTTCAGAAATGCCATCAACCTTTGACTTTAATCCAGCACCGGTTGAAGCGTTTGAACGGATTTCCTCCAAATCTGAGATTGTGTCCTGCTTCGCTCCAAGTTTTGTCTTTAATAGGCTCCACAAATACTGCAGGCCTTCATAGCTTAGATATTTTGTTGCCGCCATTTTTTACTCCCTAGCTGTTTACTATATTCAGAATTTCTTCATTGGAAACTTCATCAATTAATGGATTTTTTTCGTCAAGAACGGATTGAAGCGTTAAAACGTCATTAATCGCATGAGAATGATTCAGATCGGCCTTTCCGCTTTCCAATTCTTCAATGCGATCAGCAACAGTTCCATTTCCCATGAGAACTGAAGCCGCTTCCGTTTCTGGAATGACTTGAACAATTCTTCCATTGTCATCCTTGACTAGAATTTTTGTACGATTTTTTATGTATTCCATCTGAAGTTATCTGAAGCTTTAATATTTACACGCAATGAATAGTATTTTATGGATTTTGAACGTCTGATTCTTCCTTCCAGGATTCAACATTGGTTTTGCACTGCGAATTGTCCAACACCTCAAGAATGACCTTTCCTCCAATCCATATGCACTTGAACAGCAGACCATAGCCTAACTGTCCATAGTGGGGGTCTTCTTCAACATTGGCAAACGATGCATTTTCTACTAGAAGAGATATGTTTGCTAGAGAATCAATGTAGACGTGCTTTACTATCCACGCATACCTTTCTGCTGGTTCAAAAAATAGATGAACGTCCTGATCTGCTTCAATATAGATTACGTCAGGACTTGATTTATTAATGATAATTGGATTTCCATCCAATTCATCAATTACTGTAACGTTGTTTGTAATTGAATTCTGTACAGTGGATTCCAGAACCGCCAGCTTGTCTGCAAGACGACAGTGTTCAGAATCAAAATACGCTCCACCATCCTCTTCCGACTTTGAAATTTCATTGCCATCCTGTTCCGAAATAATTGGATTTGGAAGTCTGTCATATTTTTCCTTTAGTTCTTCCAGATCCTGAATGAGATCGGCCAGCTGATTTGAAATATCGTGGATATAATTCTGCAATTCAGAATCTTCATCAACGCTGTTGACTATTCTGTATATTGTTGGATCATCAATGAAATTTTGAAGAGACTTCCAGATGTATCCAGACTGGATTCCATTGACAGAATCTTCAATGGCTTCCTTGTCAAAGTCCATTCTGAAAAGACTGACCGGAATCCAGTTCTCTCCATTCCACATGAAGTTGACGCCAGTCTCTTCATTCGTCCATACGTCTCCCTTTAAGGCGTCATCTATGTCATTGATTGATTCCAAGTTGGGAAGAACGCCTTTGTATACTACGGCCGATGCAGCTCGTTCAATTTTGTCCTTCAGATACTTGATAATGTCTGATGATACGTCATGCCAATGACGGAGATCTGCTCCATTGGCAACATAAAGATCTTTTGCCGATTCTATGGCCATAGACTATTGAATGCAATGTGTAGAAATATTTACAGCCTCTAAGAAGACGTTGTAAATAAGCCCAGCTTCCCATCGAAAAACAAATGATCTGCATACTGTCAACGTCAGGACTGGAAAAAACAATTTCAAATTGTGGAGCAGAAACTCCAAAGGCCATGCTTCTTGTTGGAGAACGACCAGTGTGTGCCACGATTCTTGACGATCTTCAACGACTTGAGGAATTTTTTGAAAAGATAGTGCTTGTTGGCTCTGGTCTAAAGGACTTTGAAAACTGGGCCAGATTTGGAATGCATGATGAATTTTTCAAGACAAAGTTCGTGTTTCTAAAGGATGACAATGCCCAGGGAATTGATGATGACATCTGGGGAGCATTCGACTGGTTAAGCGAAAGACATGGACAAAATCCTGAAGTGTTGATAATGCGTCCAGATTTGTATGCTTTAGACATTTCCAAATTTACCGATGGAAGTCTTGGTTCATTTAGAGCGTATGCTGATGGAAAGCCGTTAAGCGTGTGGAAGCTGGCTGATTTTGTTGAAGCCGTCAATCTTATGGTTTCTCTAGATCAAAATGATGAATGGTCAATGGAACGTCTTGAAAGCGAATTGATGCAGAGAGGAAGAATGGAAGCACTTGACGCTTCTGATGCATTTCTTCCATTGAATACAAGAAAAGACTACATTATGGCCTGGAAGCGTCAGGCCGAAGCAGATTCAACGCTTCCATTTGCTGTTGAAATTGACTGCCAAAGACAGACCATAAAGACTTCAAATGCCTGGAGAACTAAAAAGTGGACGCCATCCGTATGGAAGACGGAACGCATGGTGCAGTCGGAACTTTGGGATCGATGGGACTTCCTTGAAAGCGCCAATTCAGTGCAGAAAACATATCTTCAAAATCCTGTTGACAGAGGACCAAATATTCGAGGTGAATACTGCAACTGGATAGAATTGCAGCTTATTCCTGATTCTTCAATACAGGCTGTCATGATGCAGAGAAAAATGGACGAAAAGTCCATGAAAGAGATGGTTGAAAAGGCTCTGGACATTCTAGAAGAGAATTTCTGGACAGAAAAGGATCCGGACTGGCGTTCCGATGCAGACAGAAAGGACAGAACAAGATTTCTTGAACGCATTTCAGATAGATGGACGGATTTAATTGCCGCAAAAGTTCCAACATTTTCAATGATTAAATGGGACACTTTACTGAAGAGACATCTTGAATGGATGGAAAGCCATGTCAAGGACAGAAAGTCCGTGTTTCATAACGGCACTGGCGGAAGACTAGTGCATGGAAATTTGACTTTGGGAAACATTCTATGCAACTGGCAGACGCTGGACATGCATTTTATCAATCCACTGAACAGAACTGGAATTCTTGTTGATTCCTTCTCTGAATATGCTGGTCTTTATGTGGACTGCTGGTGTCTTCTTCCTGTCTTTGTTCATGGAAGGCATGTTGACTATGGCGCAAATGGACTTGACGTTCCAGACTACATTGCAGACAATGCCTATGCCATCGAATCCATTCTAGACGCCAGACTTGGAGAAAAGGCCGTTCAGGCCAAGATAGAAGCATTGATGCTGGCGCTTGAAATGATGGACATTGTTCCAGAAGAGCATAGAAAGGCGTTCATGGCCTTCCTGCAGTACAGGGCCAATGAACTGTATGTTGGTTCCATTCATTCAAGAACCACTGTAGACCAGTTCTGCATTGGAGAAAACAGCCACTATTCAAGATGTCCAAAGTCTGAATCGCTTGTGGACTGTATCAAGGAGGACAGGGAATGCCGGAAGATCAGAAACAGAATGTGCTGGCAGAGCAACTGGAAGATGCATCTAAACAGGCCGTAGTACCAGACTGCACATTCAATGGAAATCCCCTTTTAAAGCGGGAGAATGTTTCCGTTGGATTGACTGAATGGCATCTTGAAGAAATTGAAAAATGCATGAAAGATCCATGCTATTTTGCCGAACACTACATGAAGGTAGTTCATGTAGATAGAGGCCTCATTCCTCTCAAGCTGTATGACTATCAGAAGAGAATGATAAAGGCCATGGATGAGCATAGATATTCCATCATTCTTTCCTGCCGGCAGTCTGGAAAATGCGTCACTGGTTCAACGAAAGTCAAGGTCAGCCATCCACAAGTCAATGGCGGACAGCCGTTTGAGACTTCAGTAGAAGAAGTCAAGAGAATTGCTAGAAAACTTGCCTCTTCTAAAGAGAAAAATCTGTCTCTCTAGGCTCTCCGAGAGGTCTCGGAAGGAATTTTACGGGACAGCGAAAAATTGACGAGGACCGCTTGACAGGTCTCTGCTCCTATGGCAAAGTGTTCTGGCCAGCTAGGGATAGGCTGGTTGAACAAACTTTTCTGAAAAGGAGCATTTCTATGAAGACTGCTGATTTTTTCAAGGCGTCCAAATCTGCTGTCAAGCATCTTTTAACTCCCCGTGGTCTGGCCTGCGCCTCCATCGCGGCAATCGCTTTAAGCATGTGCCATCTGTATGGAACGAATGTCTGCCTGCATGACGTTCTGTCTAAAAAGGAAGCTCAGATTGCCAAGCTGCAGAAAGACCTGAAGAACGTCAAGGCGTCAAAGGAGATTGTCAAGACAAAAGTTAGATATGTTCCTGCAATCCACGCCTCGCTGACGCCAAACGAAAGGCTTCATCTGCCTACTGGAGTAAGGAACAATAATTTAGGCAATATCAAGGAGTTGGAGAACGGAGACAAGTTTGTCGGGCAGATCGGAGTTGACAAGGAAGGCTTTGTCATATTCTCTGATCGCATCTTTTCGCTTCGCGCGGCTGGACTGGTTGCACTGAACTACCAGCATAGGCACAACATTCAGACTGTAAGGAAGTTCGTTGAACGCTATACCAAGACGGACAGGGCCGAATACACTGCATACATGTGTTCTGTTCTGAAAGTCAAGCCTGATGACAAGGTAGACTTCTCCGCAAGGCTTCCGGAAGTAATCAAATGTCTTGTAACCTTTGAGGTTGGACATAAGTGGCAGGCCATGGTGCCCAATCAGCTATACAACGTTTCGGCTCGTCTGGCCAAGTATGACCACAGGAAAAGGGGATAGCGGAAATGAAGTGCAAGATGTTCATTGGAAATGGAGAAGGCTATGCAATGTATATTGCCGTGCTGGGAGCGCCTGCAAAGGATCTGCTTGACAAGCGGCAGGAAAAAGGACTAGCATCATTGATAGTCTTTCTGGACTCTGCTCCAGAAGATCAAAGGCAGTCTTTAATGGAAGAGCTGCAGACCATGTCTCAGAAGAAGAATTTTGGATGCCTGCCGACAATGGCAGCATTTGCCTGCGAAGGACTGTCTCAGGACTATGACTGTGGAGATCAAGTCTTTGTAATGTCTTCCGACTATGAAGGAACTCTATTCAAGTCGGTCATTGAAAAGGCGCAGGAAATGGGATGCTCAATTGTTCTTCGCATTGGAGTGGACGGCAAGGTCATTTTAATGGATTTGGCCCATAGTACGGCCCTTGACATGCGAATGGTGTAGCATTCAAATAGAATATAGAAATACTTCTCGATTAAGGAGAATGCAGATGAAGAGTCTGAAGCAATACCTCAAGGAATCAAGCATTCCTAAAAACCCTCTCTATGAAGCCTCTCTTGGAAGGCTGAGGCAGCATCTGGAGGCTGGAGAGCCTATCGCCATCATTTCCGCCTGCCGCGGCGACTGGAATCGCAAGGATCCAAAGGAAAACGCCAAGATTAACAAGGCCAAGACCAACGAGCTTCGCAGCTTCATTCTTGGCATGGGATTTGGCTTCAACAGGGCCATTGGTGGATATACCGAAATTGATGCTGAAGGCAATAAGGTAGAAATTAAGGACGAGATGTCCTGCATCGTCTATGCAACCCCAGACAGGGAGAAGGAGCTTCGCACCTTCGCCATTGGAATGGGCAAGCGATTCAAGCAGGATTCCATTCTTTTCGTCAACTGCAAGAAGGAGGCTGAATGGATATTCACTCGTCCAGACAACTTCATGGGCAAGCCAGTTGCTGGAAGCTTCAAGCTTGGAGATTTCCACTACACTCAGCTTGACAAGTATTTCACCAAGATTGGAAAGAAGAACTTCAGCTTTGCTGTAGAATCCACCGACTGCAAGAGATGGACTCAGCTCTCCGAGGAGATGGCCATTCCAACCACCATTGAAATGCGAGGCTTTGACTTCATGAAGAAGGAACTTGCCAAGTGTGCCGAGCAAGACATTGAATGGACTCAGGCAGAGACTGTTTGGATTGATTAAAAGCATATCTTTCATGCTTTGATGAGGCTGGGCTTCCCAGCCTTTTTTCTTGACATTGGCCATGAACGATGCTAGACTTTTTCTGTCAAGGGAGGAGAAGATGGACAGCGTTGAAATGGAAGACAGCGTTTTTCCTGTTGTACGGAAAAGAGACGTGGGAGAGAAAAATCTTACTGTCTATGCCATGCATAAGACAAATGGAACTATATGCATAATAGTTCCCTTTATTGAACTTGAATATAAAAAGAACGTTCAAACATACAAAGGAAATTGTTTCATAATAGATGACAGTCCAGAAATTATTGTCCATAAAAACGAACTTGCCAGCATATGCTGCATCAATACTGAATTGACGAACATATTCTGCCACAGTCCGCTTGTCGGTGATTTCATGGCGGCCAATGTTTAAAGTCCTAAGGAGGCTGAATTTGAATCCCATATTTTCCAATATGAATGAAAAGAACACCATGTGCGTCTTTCATGCGCCAGACTTGGATGGCTGGTCTTCATGCGCCGTGGCCATAGAGGCTGGCATTGCCAAGGAAGACTGCTCCAACGTCTGGTGGTGGAGCTATGGAGACTTTGACGTTGACGCTCTGGCCAAGAGATTTGAAGAATCTGGTGGAGAAAGTCTTGACTACATTCTCACTGGCGACATCAGCTTGACTGAAAGCGCCGTTTTCGATTTCAATCTCTATGGCATCAAAGTAGTGACTACAGATCACCATATTTCTGCCATTAGAAAATACGCTTCTAGAAAATGCGATGAATCAGACAGCGTATACGTTTCCTCTGCTGAAGATGATGCAAATTTAGCCGCAGTCAATGAAGTATTCTGGGTGGGACGAAATGACTGCGAATCGAAGCCATTCAAGGAGCATTCATACAACTATGCCTTCTTTCCGAAGGAAGGCGAAATCATTTCTGGCGCCCTGCTCCTCTGGCTTGCAATAAACGGACAGAAAGGAAAAAGCATTCCTGAATTTCTTGAATACGTTTCTGCGTGGGATGCATGGGACCTTCAGTCAAAGTGGCGCGATGGAAGCATTCTGCTCAATGCGGCAATGGTCAGCAGAATGGACAGGACCTGTCTGAAAATGGACAGAATAGAAGCTAGAACAATGCTTGTTCAGAATGATCTGCTTGACATGCTCAAGCATCCAACTGTGGCTTATGAAGTCATTAAGGAAGGAAAAATCATTCAGGAGCACAATGAAGGACAATGGGCCAAGACTGCTCGAAATGCCTATACAATTCAATGGGAAGGATGTCGTCTGCTCTGTCTCAATGGCAGAGGTCCAAGCCTTATGGCAAAGACGGTCTATAATCCAGACCAGCATGAAGGCATTGTGCTATGGAGCATCAACAAGGAAGGCAAGGTTTCCGTGTCCTTCTACAATGAACACGTTACGGATTCTTCTCCAGACTTCTCTGAAATTGCAAAGAAGTATGGAGGTGGTGGACACAAGGGTGCCGCTGGGTGCGTAATGTCCAAGATACCTCCAGAATTTTTGACGCCAGTTGAATAGTGCATGCAATGCAAAAAGGCTCCCAGTTGGGAGCCTTTTTTGTATATATTCGCAATAATACGCACCAAATGCCATCTAGAACAACAATTGGTTAATTTTTTCTAAGATATTTGTGCCTAGTTTATAAATAGTCAAGTTCCTGCTGGACATCATTTCATAGCAGGAGGGAGGAGCATCCCAAATGATCAAAATGATCACTGGAAATGTTGGCATTGGAGAAGAAATCAGGCCTAGAGACTACTCGGTTCCTTTGGAAGCGCAAAAGGAGCTTGCGGCCTATGGTACCAACATTCTCTATCCAGTTGACTTTGGACTGGAAAATGTCGACATCCGCAACCTCCCGATGTTTGAGAATCAGCTCATTCGCATCTGGCGCGCAATGGCTGAAAATCCATACATTGACTTTGCCATTGATGACATTATCAATGAAATGATTTCCTATTCGGATGATCATAGGTATCCAATACTTCTCAATCTGAACAATACTGATTTCAGCGAGAAAGTGCAGGAAAAGTTTCATAGAGAATGGACAAGAATAATGAAGCTCCTGCAGTTTGACAAGAAGGCCTATGCACTTCTGAAGGACTGGTTTGTTGACGGGAAGTCCTATTTCTACTATGAACTCTATGATCCAGACAAGGACAATGGCAAAACTGGCATAAAGCAGCTAATTCAGCTAGATCCTGTAAGAACGAAGCTTACCTATGATGATGAATTGAAGACCGAATGCTATATCTTCAAGGATGTCGAACTAAAAAATATTCTGCTGAAAATTCCTAAGGAAAACATTGTTGAAGTCGATTCTGGTCTTATGGACAGATTTCACCAGATATGGATTTCATATCTGAACAAAGCCTACATTCCATTAAACCAGTTGAACAGTCTTGAAGATGCTGCATTGATATACAAAATTGCTCGTGCTCCAGAAAGACGAGTATTCTATATTGACGTTGGTCAGCTTCCCAAGTCCAAGGCCGAAACGTACATGAAGGAAGTCATAAGAAACTGCCGAAACAAGGTGGAGTATGATCCTTCAACAGGAAAGCTGAAAGAGTCTGCATTGCACATGTCTTTGCTGGACGACATCTATCTGCCACGTTCAGCCGATGGTCGTGCGACGGAAGTTTCTACCATGCAGGGTGGCAATGCCTCCATTGGCAACATGGAAGACTTGGACTACTTCAAGATGAAGCTCTTTCGTGCATTGAACGTTCCATTTTCCAGATGGATTGAACTGGACAATGGCGCCCAGAGTCTTGGAAGAAGTTCTGAAATCACCCGCGATGAATTAAAGTACAGAAAGTTCATTGTCCGTCTGCGCCAGTGCTATGAAATTCTTTTCTACAAGCTTCTCAAGATTCAAATGACGGCCAAAAATATTGTTGTTGGCAAGGAATTTGAAGAAGAAGCGGACAACATTCAGTTTATGTGGATTTCAGACTCTGTGTATGCTGAATTCAGAGATCTTGAAATTCTCAAGGAAAGAATAGACGCTCTTGGAGAAGTTCAGGACTATCTTGGCAAATATTTCTCCGTTTCGTGGGCCAGACGCAATCTGCTCAAGCAGACTGATGAAGACATTAGACGCATTGATGCCGAAATTGAAGAAGAGGAAAAGAGTGGCGAGATGGAAGAAATGACTGTTGAACCACGAGAAGATCCTGAAGAAACAGCGAGAGAAAAGAAAAGACTTGCGTGGGTGCAGCAGATACCCACTCCAAGACATGTAGAAGAAAATGATGATGAAGATTATGACAATGTAGAAGACAGCGACATAGCTCGCATACTCAAGTCCTAAAATAGGAGGAAAATATGGGAATGTATGATGGTCTAAAGGGCAATTCCGATTCCGAACAGTTCAAAAATATCATTGATGGACTAGCTTTCAAATATGGAAGTCTTGAAGGAATCGGAATTAATCCAGAAGAATTTAAGGCTGATGCCAATAATGTTGTTGCAACACATGTCAACAACATTTGCGCCGACAGAATAAACACAAACAATCTTCCGCCAAAAGAAGACTAAATTGTTTAATCAATCTAAATAGCAAAACAATGGTTCCGAGTTAAAATGAAGCTTATTGCTGAAAATGAAATGGGCAATATCATTTCGGTGAACGAGGCTAAAGACGCTCAAGGCGAAAAGTCCATGTTCATCGAAGGAATTTTTGCTCAGGCCGAAAAGCAGAATCGGAATAAAAGGACATATCCTAAAAAGGTTCTAAGCGAGGCCATTCAGAAATATATTGCCGACTATGTGTCTAAAAGCAAGGCCATTGGAGAGTTGAATCATCCACAAGCCTTCGCTCCAAATCCAGAACGGGCCTGCATTCTTATCAAGGAATTGGCCTGGGACGGCAATGATGTTCTTGGTAAAGCCAAAGTTCTTTCCACGCCTCAAGGCGAGATTGTAAAGTCTCTTTTAAGGGATGGAGTGCAGCTTGGCGTTTCAACTCGTGGAATGGGTTCTCTTGAAGAGAAAGGTGCAGAAACGATAGTCAAGGATGACTATGTTATTTCTGCTATTGATGTTGTCAGCAATCCATCAGGAATAGACTGCTGGGTTGATGGCGTGCTTGAAAACGTAGAATACTACTGGAAAAATGGCGTTTTGATTGAATCAACCGCTGAAGAATATCTTAAACACAAAAAAATGTCCAATACTAGCGTATTGAAGGAAGATTTTGCAAAATTCATTGAAGGTCTAAAATTCTAGGTGTTTTAATGAATAATGAGCGAACTGATCTTTTTGAGCCAGCAACGCATCTTCTTACAAATCTAATGCTTGAAGGCAAAAAGAAGAAGGCTCCTATGAGCATGTCTCAAAAAGCCGTGTATCTTTACAAGCGCCGCAGATACTATCACATGCGGAAGCATTTTAGAGTTAGGAGCATTAGTCGTTCAATGAAGATAAGGTCGAAGGGACTTGCTAAACGTGCAACCACTTTGTATAACGCAGCTAAAAAAAGACGAAAGACTATGAAGTTTTTCGGAAAAAGAAAAAGAAGGCATTAATATAAATAGGCAATATTGTTGCAGGCAATTTTCCACAGTCTGTGGCATTGTCCGCTAAATGATTGCAAGAGGAAAATCAAAATGAGTGAAGACGCATACATGAAAATTATGATTCCTGTCGACTCTCAGGCTGAAATTGACACTGCATTGAAGAAATATGCTGGCGTTGATCAGCTTGACTGCGAGAAGGAAGGGTATTGCATCCTTCAAGGTCCTCAGGAGGCTCTTGAAGGCGTTCTGGAATCTCTTGGATATGAAGATTCCATTCAGGAATTCGTCTGCCCAGACTGTGGCGCTGAAGTTTCCGATGGTCAGTGTGACACCTGCGCCGAAGGCGATGAGTCCGATGAGTCCGATGAGTCTGATGAAGATGATGAAGACGATGAGTCTGATGAAGACGATGAAGATGATGAAGACGATGAGTCCGATGAGTCCGATGAGTCTGATGAAGATGATGAAGACGATGAGTCTGATGAAGACGATGAAGATGATGAAGACGATGAGTCTGATGAAGACGATGAAGATGATGAAGACGATGAGTCTGATGAAGACGATGAATGCAACGAATCTTATGCCACCACTGAAGCAATTCGTGCAATTGTTGCCAATAACGCACAGCTTCGTATGGAGGCCGTAAAAGAGACTCTTGAGCATCAATTCATGGAAACTTCTCTCTTTGAGTCCATGGAAGAAGGTCAGGCCAAAAGCATGAAGGCCATTGTGACCGAAGCTGTTGATCAAATTCTTGAAAAAGCCTGCGTGACTGTTGTTTCCGACACCACAAAGCTGTTTGAGTCTTACGTTAATAAGGAAATTATTCCCGCAATCGACTCATATATCAAGAAAGAAGTTGTTCCTTCCATTGTTTCCAAGCTTGATGAAAACGTTGACGGCTATCTCCGCTTTGTGAGTGAAGAACTTTCTGAAGAAATGCTTCGCGAGGGCATGATTGTTCAGTCTCCAAAGAGCGAAATGCTTGAAAGCTTTGCTGGCGAGATGCTTGAACTCATTGAATCCAAGCTTCAGATTGTTCCAAAACGTGAAGATGCTCTTATGAAAGCCAAGTCTTCCATTAGCGAACTCACGGAAGAGCTGCAGAATCTTAAAGTTGAACAGTTGAAGACAAAAAGGGCACTCATTGAATCCAAGCGTGAAAACTATGTCATCAAGCATATGCCCGAAAATCTTTCTGAAGCTCAGAAGGAAACTCTTTCCAACTATGCCGCAGAAGAACTTAGCGAATGCACTACTATGAGTGAATTCCGCAAAGCTTTCAACAAGGCCTGCAGGGACATTAAGGAATACTATGAGGAACCACGCACTTCTTCCTTCTCCAAGCCTGAACCTGCACCAAACAAAGTCAACGAATCAATCGCCGACGTGCTGTTTAGAATGGGCTAGCAGTTTGCTTTGCAATTTCTAAATACAATACATAGAATCCATAAGAAGGTAATAAAAGATGGACAATAGCATTATCACTGAACAAGAGCTTACCAAGCTTATTGATAGCGACTATGCCGGCCTTCCTGCAATCAAGGATCCGGTCATGAAGAAAACGGTCAAAGCCGTTATTGAGAACACCCTTAAAAACATCAACGAAGAAGAGTACAGCCCAACTCGTACTGGCGACATGGCTCAATATACTCCAGTCATTATCAGCCTCATTCGTCGTACTCTTCCAACTCTTGTTGGTCCTCAGATGGTCGGCCTGCAGGCCATGAACCTCCCAACTGGCCGTATTTTCGTGCAGCGCGTCTACGCTGTCAAGGATGACATTCGTCAGGAAGTGTGGGGATCTGGTCCTATCAGCACTCAGCACAAGATTGGTCCTGAAGTTCCTTACACCCATTCTGGTCCATATCCAACGCCAGACGGCGAAGCACTGGGCTGGGATCTCTATGATGGCAACTATCATTGGGAAGAGGCTCCAGAGCGCGATGCAGATGGCAACATCATTCCTGGCACTGGCAAGTTGAGCAATGCTGGCGTTCGTCAGCGTTCTCAGGCCGGCAATGACGGAATGGTTGGTGGATACGCCGTAGGCGAAGGTCCAACCTATCCAGAGATGGCCTTTGGCATCGAAGCAATGGACGTGTCTGTAAAGACTCGTGCATTGAAGGGACGCCTCACCACTGAAGTTGTGCAGGATCTCCGCTCCGTTCATGGTCTTGACGCCGAGCAGGAAATTGCCAACATTCTTCAGACTGAAATCACCGCTGAAATTGACCGTGAAATTGTCAACCGCATCAAGTATGAAGCCAAGCAGGGCGCACAGAACTGCACCACTCCTGGCGTATTCAACTTCGCTGTTGACTCCGATGGCCGCTGGTCAATGGAAAAGGTGATGGGCCTCCTCATCCAGATTGAGCGTGAAGCTACCTGGATTGCTCAGGAAACCCGTCGTGGCCGTGGCAACTTCATTCTCACCTCTCCTGAAGTCGCCGCTACCCTCTCCATGGCCAACCTCATCACCACTCAGTTCGACAACGTCAACTTCATGCCCATCGTGAACCCAGTTGGCGTTTCCTACTACGGCATGCTCGCCAACCGCTTCAAGGTCTTTGTTGATCCTTACATGACCTATGAATCCATGGACGGCGAACTTCGTCACACCCTCATTGTTGGCTACAAGGGCGCTTCCCAGTATGATGCCGGTCTCTTCTACTGCCCATACATTCCTGTTCAGTGGTATCGCACCACGGGTCAGGAAGACTTCGGTGCTCGCATCGGCATTAAGACTCGTTATGGCCTCGTGTCCAACCCATACAGCATCTCCCAGGAGAGACTGCTCAAGGGTGCCACGGACGCCATTCGCGCCACAAACAGCTTCTACCGCAAGATCCAGATTGTTCTCTAGTCTTTCTAGAGCATCTTAGAACCTTTAGGGGAGCCGAAAGGCTCCCCTTTTTTGTCTTGTGAATCATGCCGTGGAGGAGCGTGGAGGATGACGGAGGAGAGGTGGGTTTCGCTGTCTGGTAGAAAGAGACGTTTCGCTTAAGGAAATTCAGGAGGCCGTGTCCTAGAAGCGAAAGTCTTAGCAAGATTTTTTCAAATTTTTGCTTGACAGTGGAATCCGTTCCTGCTATAAATTTGCCTGCAAGGGGGAGAGGAAATCTTTTCTCGGAGCAAATTGTGGTCATGTCTAGAGTTTAAACTGCTTCTGTCAACAATGACAAGGCAAAAACAAGGAAATGCAAAATTGTATAAAGATTTTTTAAAGCCAGGAGACATTGTAGTGGCGCTTATGCCATTTACAAGCCTGGAAGGAATAAAAGCCAGACCAGCACTGGTTTTAAGCGTTCCTGATGCATGCAACGTTACATTGGCTGTAATAACTTCCAAAAAGCATTATGATCATTATGGAGTGGAAGTTCCCAAAAATTCATTTTATTATGATCCACTAATTGTTTGCAAGCCATACAGCGAAATAAGATCCAGTCAACTGTTCACTATTTCCAGAGAAGTAATTGATAGAAAAATAGGAGTTGTTTCAAACTGCATTTTAATGGCAGTCAAAATGAAGATCAAGCAGATGCTGGATTTATAGAAGCGATGCATTCATCAGCAGACCTAAATTTATCTTGACGCACTCTGTTCTTTTTTGATATTCTGCAAAGTCTATGGAGGCATGAATGGAGACGGAAATTGATGCTAATGCGCTTGTTTCGGAAAACTTTAAATGGGATGAAAGTCTTGATGGCTTTGCGATGAAATCTCATGAAGTCATTAAGGCTTTTACAATGACCGAAATTGAAGCCTTAAAGCGTCTTGTTGAAGAACATAAGCTTCATCAGCTGGGAGCGTTTGGATTCATTGTTGAACGGGCGTGTGAACACATGTTCTTCTCAAGAAGCGATATTGAAGCAGTTCGACCAGTGGCCAGGGAAGATGCCGACATGGCGGCCTATGCCTTCATGATTTCCTTTGCATCTGAAAAGATAGCGAAAGACGCCATAGGAATGCTGATAAAGTGCAATGTACACAAAGCCTGCAACTTTATTGGCCATGCCGCATGGAGCGAAAATGAAGATGAATTAAATCATATTCTAAAGCAACTTCCGAAGCTTAAGGACAATCAGGGGACAAAATTCTCTCTTGAAGGAAATGGCATGCCGGCAAAACTCAATTTCATTGCAGAAGTTGTTGAGAGCCACTTTAGACTTTGGGTATCATGGACAATTCATGACAATATAGCGGCAAGCATGAAAGACAACACAAAAATGGAAGTTGTTAGAGCATTGACTGGTGCCGCTATTGCGACAGAATGCATTGGAGAGACTTCATTCTCTTCAGCAGCAAATGATTCTTAGGAGAAGCAAATGAAGGAAACAGACATTTTACTGAAACTGGCCAAAATATACCACTGCTCAATCGGTCAGATACTGTGTTCCATTGAAGAATGGGATGAAAAGGAAATAAAGGACAAAAAGAAGATACTGGAAGACGCTATTTCTAGAATGGACGTCGTTCACAGTAAAATGGTGGAATATCGCAGGGAATTGACTGCATCCATCAATTCATTGAATGATGGCAATGGCTAGAAGAATGTGCAGATGATTTCTTTTCTAAAGGAGAAAATCAATCAACTGCTTCCGCCGCTAAAGGGTGGAAGCTTGCAGACTGGAGTCATTGTTGACTCCATCCACGATTGGCTGGTTGATAGGCAGCCTGCCTGCATAGGTACGCATTTCTGGATACGAAACAGGATGTTTTTCAGCAAGGATTTTGTTGTTCCATAGGAACCTGTTGGCTATGTTGACGGAAGCGTTTATGTCAGCATCCAGCTGGACTCCATCAACTCCATAGTACCGCCTTCCTTGTCTCTTGCCTCTATCCAGTCCACGACAGTCGTTCTGAGACGTATAGGCTGGATCAACGGTAGCAACCATCTTTCCAAGATGGGACGCCTTGTAGGCAAGCATTGACGCAAGCAGAGCAATTGGAATGTCTCCAAACACTCTGTTGTGTGTTGTGCGTTTGATCTTCGTTCCCTTATGGAACTTTGTTCTTTCCTTAATTTTCTTTAGATCTTCAATGACAATGATGTCCGATTTAGTTTTGAGAAGTTCATTCACCAGTTTATGGATGTAGTCCTTTGAATAGTTGGCTATTTTTCTTCCAACTTTCTTTAGATGCCTTTTAGCCGACTTCGTTCCTTTTGACTGCAGGCATCTGCGGAGATATTTTAATCTGTGTTTCTCTTTCTTGAAGTCGTTGCATTTGTACACCCGTCCATCTGAACAGGAGGCCACACATTTAATGCCCAAATCAATTCCAAGAAGATCTTCATTCTCTGGAGCAGGACAGGCTACATCAAATGGAATGGCTATGTACAGTCCATTACCCTTGACATACAGCTTCGGATCATGAGGCGTGTTATGTTCTAAAAAATCTCTGGCCCTATCATAAAGCACAAACTCAATCTGCTTCCTCTTCTCTCCTTTGTTTCTGGGAAGCGCGATGGAAGTCTTGGTAAAATGAGAATAGAGCCTCTTGTCCAGCTGCAGGCACAAATTCCTTTGCTCTGGAGCCTTGTCTATTTGGTGCCTGTTTGACTTGATTGTTTTGTATGTGGACAAGACTTCCTGTTCAACCTTGATCAATATCTGAGTTAGCAGGTTGGGGAATCTTTCTTTCAATGCGTAATAGAATCTGTCGTGAATCAGCTTGATTGACAGCAGATTCTTCCAGTTGAGTGCATACAGTTCCTTGGAGAGAAAGTTGAAGCATGCCTGCTTTTCCTGCAGGATTGACAGAAAATAGGCTTTGTCCTCTTCAGAACATTTCAGCTTGACAGGAACTGTCTTCATTGATAGAATGCAACCACAAATCTATTTAGCAAAATCAATCTAAAATACGGAGGCGGCAATTCCTCTGCCGTTGCTGAAGAACGGCAGTTTCCTTGCCGATAATGTTATGAACAGCAAGATTACGCTTCTGATGCGTCATAGTTCCGAACAACTGTCAACCATGTGCAAGGAATATGGAACAACGTTACATGGAACTTGTCCAAAAGGTGTTTTTGTATGTCCCTTCATGCATCAGAATGAAGAAGGAAGTTGGGTAATGAATGTTCCCTGCGGCGAAATTAAGCCTTCCGACTGGGATTCTCTGCTTAAACCAGTCGAAGACTAGACTTTGCCAAAGAAGTAAAACGGCATATGAAGGTGTGCATATGGAAAAAAGGACAATAACTGTCACGGAAATTATGAATGGTCCATGGAAGGAAAGGGCCATTGCAACATGTGAAGAGCGTGGAATTGTTTCTCTTGCCGACGGACTGAAGCCTGTTCACCGCTTTCTAATATATCAGGCAAAGAAGATGTGCGCCAGGACATGGGACAAGGTTGCGGCCGTTGGTTCAAGCGTTGCGGCCGCTGGATATGAGCATGGCGAAGCGTCCGCGTGTGGAGCCTTGACTGGTCTTGGCGCCTACTTTTCAAACAATCTGCAGCTGTTTCTTGGAAAAGGCAGTTTCGGCAACGTTCTAAACTCCACTCCTGCGGCGCCAAGATACATATTCTGCATGCTCAATCCAAACTTCAATCTGCTGTTCAAGGATGAAGAACTTGCTCCAGAGCATCCGGATCCAGAATGTCTTCCTCCACTGCACTATCTTCCCATCATTCCAATGTGTCTTGTGAATGGTTCTACTGGACTTGCAACAGGCTATGCCTCACGCATTCCTCCCCATGATCCACTGTCCATCATTGAGTGGTGCATTGCAAGATGCAAAGGAAGAAAACCGAAGTCCGTACAGCCGAAATACTATGGCTTCACTGGTTCCATTGAACGAAAGGATGACCACTATCTTCTTCATGGCATATGCCGCAAGATAACGGAGATACACTACCGCGTTGAAGAACTTCCGCATGGATTCTGGTCTTCGGCTTCATATGAACAGCATCTGCGGAAGCTGATGGAGAAGGGAAAAATCTCCAGATACGACAATGGCTCTGTTGATGACAAGTTCATCTATGACATTTGGCTCAAGGCTGGAAGCAAATGGACAGAAGAACAAATTGTCAAGGAGTTCAAGCTGGAGTCCAAGGACAACTGGAATCTTACTGTAGTGTCTCCTTCTGGAAGACTGAAGATATATCCAAAGGAAAATGGCATTGAAGAAATGCTTGAAGACTTCTATCAGTTCAGGCTTCCATTCTATTCTAGAAGAATAGAGAATGAGATTGAAACCGTAAAGGAAAACATAGCATACAAGAAGGCCTGGATTGCATTCTGTGAAGACGTTGTAGCCAAGAAGTTCAACTTCCGCATAGATGATGATCAGTTTGCCGCCATTTTGAAGGACAAGTACAAAATGCCAGAAGACAGGATACAGAAGACAATGAACAGCCCTGTAAGATCCTTCACAATCAAGGCCATGGAAAAGTCTAGAGAAGATCTTCAGGCGCTGGAAGAAAGACTGAAGTATCTGCAGGACACCACTCCAGAAAACGAATGGGTCGTAGACCTTGAATCTTTAAAGTCCGCAGTGAAGTCTGGTTTTGGAGTAAAGCATACATAGACTATTGGGTTTATGAAGGAACGATATTCAGGCGCCTTCTGACGAATGCAGACATTTCTGCGAATCTGCGTTTCAGAAGGCGCCTGTTCTGTATTCTAGAGAGGTTTTCGCTGCATCAATAGAAAACGAAAAAGATTGTTTTTATCACACAGGCAATGAAAAATGAAATGTCTTTTAAGATCTTTTGTAAATATGGCATCATTTGCAGAGAAAGATGCCTTCAACATATAGACATATTGGAGAGGCGGCTCCATACTACGACGACTATGTAGGTTCAAGACACTATGACAAGGGCTATGTGAAAGTCCTCTGGAAGCCCAGCAGGGCCGTTCAGGCCAGAGAACTAACGCAGATGCAGACATATTCTCAGAATCAGATAGCCTCTCTTGGTGGATATCTGTTCAAGGATGGAACGGTTGTTCAGGGAGGCATAATCTCTACAACAACCAAGCAGAAGTATTTCATCGGAACGGTGTCATATCCAGCTGGCATGAGTCTTGAAGACGCCATGGCTGGATTCATGTCCAACAATAAAGTTTCAACCAATGATGAAGTCTCCGATTCTTCCAGAGGACTGTATGCTACCGGTCTGGGAGAAGATGGAAAGATAAAGTTTCAGATTGTTGGCTGGACTACCTTGTATGATGCAGATGGTGGACTGTCTCTTGTTTCTGGAACTGAAGCGGCAAGAGGACTTACTACTACGAAAGTTGTCGTATTCTACAATATTCTTGGTGGTTCATTTGCCAGGCGTCTTGAAGATGGAACAATTGAAGTTCTTCCAAACCGCGGCGTTGGTTTGACGTTCAGCAATCCAGTGAAGGAAGTTGAATCTGTATTGACCGTGCAGGTTCTACTAAATGACAGTCCGACTTCTGTCAGCGAAGTATACAAGACATGTACATGCGCCGGATGTACGCAGGGAACCGTTTTTGTTGATGGATACTTTGTCAATTGTCCATTGTCATACATTATGGTCAATCCAATGTATCTGGAAGGAACTCCTGGAAGCATTCTTTCCACACTGCATGTCAAGGAAATTAAAGATGATGACATAGAATACAATATCGGCTTCTGGATTGATCGAAAAATAGTTGATTCTTATGATGATGAAACATTGACTGATCCTGCGGGAGGCACATACAACCATAAGGCACCAGGTGCAGACCGATATTCAATTCTTGCAAAGCTGAAATGCTTTTCTTCTGATGAAATTGCCGAAATGATCAAGAATGGCGACAGCATTCTGCAGGTTGAATCAACATCTGACGTTGTTTCTGGAAATGGTTCCACAAAGGGCATCAAGTTCACTGGCGGCATTGTAATGAAGAACAACATTGTTGTCAAGGAACAGAGCAATATTGGTACCAATGCAGCCTTAATGGATGAACTGGCCAGAAGAACATATGAAGAATCTGGAAACTATACTGTTCGTCCATGGAGAATCCAGATTTCGGAAAGCACAAGAACAAACAAGGATGGAGTCAAGGTTTCCGTTCCAAGCGAATACACAGTTTCTGTTGGTCCTGGTCTTGGATACGTCAATGGCTATAGAGTTTCTACATGCGTTTCACAGGCCATTACAAACAAGAAAGCCAGAGAAACGCAAATGCGGACTGGAAATTCCAAATTCACTGAAGATTCAATGCATGTCTTTAGCGATGACATATACACGTTGAATGACAAAAATTCCAGTCCAACAAGAAACGTCCATTCGTGGCACATAGAAAACGTTCTTGCCGCTCAGAAAGCCTATCTTGTCGACAGACAGATAAGCGAAATGCTGACGACATACAATCCTCAGGACGTTTCAGTGTTTTCAGTGGCCAATCCAGCAACGCTTTCGGACAGCGCCAAGATAACTCTAGATTCCTTGACACAGGCCAATGAAATTCTTGGAACATGCTCAATTGTTGACATATCTTCCGATGGATGGCATAATCTTAAAATATCAGTTCTGAATGTTGAAGACGTGGCCAACATATCGGACGTTTCAAGCATAGTGAGCTTCGACAGTGCTGGAGTCATGTCTGGATACGTTGATCTCAAGCTTGATTCGGAAAATGGCAACCTTACAGTCTGGAAGAACGTTGAAGCGCCTCTCATTTTTGAACTTGACTGGCCGTATGTTGCTCCAGACAACAACACCAAGGCTTCATTCATATGCAATGCCTTCATTTCATCGGAAAACAGCATTGCCGTAAGAACAGCGGCTTCTGGAAATGATACAGGACATGTCTACATTCCATTTGCGGCTCCAACGGCCATTGGTTCTCCAGCAACGTCACGTGCCGTCAATTTTCTGGTAGATGAAAGCACTGGAGAAATTATTCCAGCATCTAAAGTTGTTGTAGATGACAGATCTGTTGACACAAGCTTCAACATTAATGCCATTGCCGATGGAATATTGACAGAAGGCCACAGATACGCCATTTCATATCAGGGAGATGGCGAAGTTGTTGCATCAAAGGCGGCATCAAATGACAGTTCAACGCAGAGAACGTTCAAAAGGAAGGAATTGACCATTGGTTCAATGAGAGTTTCTTCCAATGAACTTGCGGCTCTGGCGGCCGCCGCCAATGATCCAGACAAGGGAAGCGATATCATTGCAATTCGCGACGGCTATGTCAGTTCAACCGAAAACAGGGCCGTTGTTACTGGCACATTTGTTACGGATCTGGTTGCAATTCTCTCCATAGAAAAAATCAACAATCTTGATGAAAGCAATGATGAAACAAGTACGGCCACGCATGAAGAGCTATATTGGGACGTGGCTAATGGCATGTCCTCGACCATTAAAGTTTTTGATGGATGCACAGACTGCCGGTATGAGTCCGCATCAATCAATGGACTTGGAAAGTGGCTTAACGTACAGAATAATGGCGATGGAGAAGAAGTTTCTTCACACATCAAAATCACCTATGCCTACTGGAAGCATTCTGGGTCAGATGGAAGCTTCTACTATGCTGGTTCATACAACATTGGAACATCTGCCGCATTTTCATCTGTAGACAACGCAGACACCTTTAGGCAGCGTCTAGCAGAAGTGTATGGAGTTGACGCAATTGGAATGGCTACATCTGTAGAAGACAATGAAGCCTACAGATACATTCCAAAATACAGATCCGCTTCTGGAGCCTGGTACAATCTTACAAACTGCATAGACTTTAGACCAGACTACGACGCTTCAACAATGGAAGGACAGGACAGAAGCTGGATTTCAATTGTTCCAATGCCTGCTTCCAGAGTGCAGTATGACATTGCAACCTATCTTCCACGCATTGACAGCGTATGGATAGACAAGAATGGAAAATTTGAGATAACTCAGGGAATTTCATCCGACAATCCTCTTCCACCATCGGAAAAGGATGGAACAATGGTCATATACAACATTGTCAATCAGCCGTATGGCAAAACGCTAAATGAGGTTGTTCTTCAGTACATAAACAACAATCGTCATACCATGGTTGACATCAACAATCTGGCGCAAAGACTTTCAAGTCTTGAAGAGATTGTTTCCCTTTCCATGAGCGAACAGTCTGCGGCAAACATGCAGATTACGGATGAAGATGGATTAAGCCGATACAAATGCGGCATCTTTACGGACACGTTCAATGGATTTGGAGGTTCAGACTTCAGAGATGAAAACTGGAAGGCCACTATTGATGCCGTTGAACAGTGCGTAAGGGCCGACTTTGAAGCGAAGGACTGGGGATTTTCATTAACTGGTCATTATATTAATGATGGTCAAGGATACAGGCTGCAAAGTCTGGAAACCATTGGCGGTACCCAAGAAAGTCTCTGCGCCGTCTATGGTCAAACGCAGAAGGATGCTGGCAGCAATGCAATGAGTGGTGGAAACATTCTCACTATTGCTCCTGCAAGAAATCCAAACTGGGAAGCTGAAGGATGTCCATCAGAATACAGCTGGCTGTATGCAAAAAATGACATGGCCACATCTGCAACAAACCTTCAGGCCATGATGTTTGTCGTGTGGAATGGCAATCTTGTTCTCACTCCAGCAATTGACACCTGGGTAAATGATCTTGGCAAAATTGTCACGGAACATGAAAAGGGAGACGAAAACGCAAATCGTCCACCAGACACTTTCCGTTCCTGGGACGTAACAACATATGGAACAACCCAGCAGAAGACAGAAAGAAGAACAATTCCATCAGGAATGACTGTAGCGCAGATTGATGCCACATATGGAACATATTGGGGAAATGTTCCAGCGGATCAAAGATTAACGCATACAGTGGTTGATGGAAGAGCAGGCTGGTGGGAACCAGCAACTACCATTTCCGACATTACAACATATCAAACCATTACAAGCACTACTGTTACTGAAAAGACTACCTACATTGGAGACTGGCAGGCCGTAGATACTGAAACTTCAATGGAAAGGCAGGATCAGTTCATGCGCGTCAGATGCGTCCGCTTCAATCTTGAAGGAATGCGTCCAAATCAGATAATGAGAGCAAAAATGGACAAAGTTCCATTAAAGCTTCTTACTGTTTCTGAATTTGAAAAGCCAAACGAAAATGACAGAAGATATACTGACACAATTACCATCAATGATGATGGAACGTATGTCGGATACTTTGTTGTTCCAGAGAACATGCCTGTTGGCACGAAACTTGTGGAATTTTATGATGACGAACAGACGTCCACGGCTTCTGCCGACTACACAGCAAACGGAAAGACTGTATGGGTTGATGTAGACAGAAAGTACATTCGTACATGGACTGCTCAGACAAGCGAAACCATGGGAGAAAGTTCCACTTCGCTTGGAAAGAAGATAAAGACTGAAACAGTTTCCGAATCTACGCTAATACGTCACAACGGCGACCCAATAGCAGAAAGCTTCTATGTAGAAGAGCCGAATGGAATTACTCTTGAGTCCATTCAAGTCTACTTTGCAACAAAGGATCCAACGGTTGGCGTTGAAATATTCATTGTTGAATGTGAAAATGGATTCCCTGGTCAGACCATGGTTCCATTTTCGCAGGTATTCGTTCCAGCGAACAAGGTTTCTGTAGTTACCAAGGAAGAATTTGCAAAGGGAAATCCAAAGCCGACAACCTTTACATTCTCTGCTCCTCTTCATCTCAAGGGATTGACTGAATATGCCTTCATTGTATATGCTCCATCATACAACTATGAAATCTATACGTCAACTCTGGGAGAAGCCGACATTGTTACTGGAATTGGCGTCAAGGAACAGCCTTATGTTGGATCCATGTTCAAGTCGCAGAACTTGAGAACATGGACGCAGGAGCAGCTTTCCGACATAACATTCAGAATGTACAAGTATCAGTATGACACTGGAATTCCATGCATAGCAGACTTTTCCGTTGATGATATGGTTTCAATCAACACTGGCATTCCATCAAGTCTTCCAGGAACTGCTCAGTCTGGCGAAGGTTCTGACGAATTTCTTGCCAATTCGGTTACAATTTCTGCTGGAACCTATATTCCAACTGGCACTTCAATAGACTTTTGCTGGTATACGGATTCATCAATCTCAGATTCAAAGCCAATGACCAACAAGCAGAGCATATTCTTTGACAATATTGATGGAATATCCATCAACAACGTCATGGAGACTAAAAGCGATGAAGCGAATGGAACAAAGGTAGAATCCAACAAGAACAGTTCCTTCAAGATTAGGGCCACGTTGATGACTACAGACAGAAACATTGCTCCTCAAATTGATCTTGAAGACTTCCATGGAGTGTTTACGAGAAACGTTATTGGTGGAGCTTCTGGAAGCGATGGCAGTGGTGGTTCAGGAAAGGAGCCAATTGAAATAATCAATGGTCTGAAATACTATGATGCTGGTACATACGTCAGCAAGACTATTGCATTGAAGAATCCAGCCCTTGGAATCAACGTTGCAATTGATGCAATGCTTCCAAATCATTCTCTAATTAGGGCCTATATCAAGACGACTGGAGCAGGAGCGTCCAAGAAGTCCAAGGCTCTCTGGACTCCATCTCTTGCAGAAAATGACTATGTTCTCTACAATGACATTCCAAACGAGAATGCAGGCATTGATACAATTGAATCCCTTCTTCTTCCTGGCTATCAGGAATCTTCCTGGAAGGAAATATGCAATCAGCGCGTCTACTTCTGGTACTATGTCATGGATGCTGGCAACAGCGAAATGAAATTCATCCTTCCAAATCAGGAACTGTATGGAAACAACTATGCTTCCACATACAGTCATTCCTCTGCCATATTCAAAGGCGCTTCAAAGAAAACCGATGAGATTCTTGCCGACTCAATTCAATCAGATTCCGAAAATAAGGTCGACACAAAAGCCGTCAAGCTTGTAGTAAAGGATCCAGTGAATCTTGACATTCTTCCTTCTCCAACTTCCTATTCGATAAAGTCTGACCTTTCAGAGAATGGAGGAAGCAGAAGGGCTGTAGTGCAGTACAATTCAACAGATCATACTACTAGCTGTCAGATATATGGCGTAGTGGCCATTCCAATGATAGGTCCATTCACGCCAAACAATATTCCAAGAAGCGTTGTTTCAAGTGATCCAAATGCAGATCGTCCGAACTATGATGGCATTTCATGCCGCGAATATGAAAATGACAGGACCTATCTCAAGGGAGAAGTCTGTCTGTTTAATGGATCTATTTGGATGTGCGCCTACGACAACGTAGATGCCGGTCTTGCTCCATCAAGCGATGCTGTATACTGGCAGAGGATTCCATGCGTCTTGATTGTATCAAGTCTTCAAGATGATGCTGTTGAAGATTCCCAATGGATGCAGCTGGACGTCAACGACTATACTCAGACTACAGAAAGAGAAACAAACTTCATGGAATACACATACAGTCTAGCTCCAGCTCTGGAATTGAATGAATTTGATTCCTATATTCTAAGATTCCAGATGTTGACACTAAACTCAAGAGATATTCCAAGATTTAGAAATCTAAGGGCCGTAGCGGTCTACTAGAAGAATGCAAGGGCGGCTCATATGAGCCGCCTTTTTAAATATTAGGAATTGTAGATTGCATGGACAGCGAACAGGGCAGAAAAATGTGGTCTTCTCCCCTAACAGAGAAAACCTATAGATACTATGCAATAACGCAATTTCTTAATCCAGAAAAAACATGGAATGCATATTTCAAATCCATAAAATGTTTAGACGGTCTGGTAAACTGCATATCAGCAGGCACTTTCAATGAAAAATCGCTAAGAAAGGCCGTTGCATTTGGAAATGGAATCAATGGAAGCTTTTCAAAAGAGACAGCGACAAGAATTATTACAGCACTAGTTTCTTCGAGCAGCTATTCAAATGCAAAAACGCTTCTGGAATGGCTTGGACTTTACTACGATCAACCAATTCCAGAAGCGGATCTCGATAAAATTCCCTGGTCCGATGAACTTGCCAGGAAACTTGAAAATTTTAAGGGAAAAAAGAACTAGTCCTTCTTTAGTATTCAAAATTCTGCATCATGTTGCGAATCTTCGTATCTGGAATGTCGTGTGGAGAAATAAAAGAACCCTTGCAGATAATGATGAATACTGTGTAGCCTAGTTTGGTGGCGCATTCAACATAAGGTTCATATTCCCATTTTTTGACAAACGTATTGGCCACTGCAATTTTCGGAACGCCTTTCATCATGGCGTTTTCTACGTTTTTGAAGCATTTCTTATGGGCTTTGTCCAGTTCGTATGGGTTGTACTTAAACTCGCCAGTCTTTGCGTTGTAGAAGTAGTCATTCGCTTCATAATGGTGTTCTGGAGCAAGAATCTCGGCAATTTGAGATTTTCCAGAACCAGGAATTCCTCTAACAATGTAAAGCATAAGATCATCCATAACTGTCCTCCATAGGCCATCTATTGGCCACATATGATTGTTCAGTCTTTCATAGGCACTAGACCGACAAACTAATTTAACAGCGAAAAAAGGCGGCCAAAGCCGCCTTTAATTCAAAAATTTAGCAGAATGTTCTACAGATACTCTTCCGCTACCAGTTTATAGAGACACTGGGTATTTCCTTCATCATCAGAGACTTCATCTTCAATAAGACTCACTTCAGTAACAATATTGTCCTGGGTTTCAATTAAAATCTCTGCGTTTGCTTCTTCAACGTCTTCAAGCATTCCAATTAATTCGCGTACAGTCATGTTAGAACACCAGTATCATTACAAGTTTTTCAGATTGACTTTCTTCTCTCATTACAGCCTTCTTGTTTTCGAGGAAGATGCACTGCACAGGATTTGCAATGGAATCTTCTGTCGTGCCGGAACGAGTGTCAACCTGCTCTGCGGGATATCTTTCACCAGTAAGTCTTGCACCCATCATCTGATATTCAGAATGGGTATTGGCATCATCAGCGGCCGAATTGGTATCTTCTCCCTGATCATGATAGTTTGAACCATTTTCATCGCCACCAACATTTGGATGCCTATATATAGTGGTGCTTGAACGAGGATCGACAAGCAGACCAATTTGACGATATATGCTGCTGTATGGAATTGCATCTCCTTCATCGCCAAGATTGCACGTTACAAGCACTCTGTAGGCTCCAAGAGTTCTATTGGCGTTCATGTCGCCATATAAATCCTGGGTTTCAGTGATTGAACCACCAGATACGCCATGGTGATTGTATGGAACTGGCATCCAGTTTTCAAGCAGAAGGCCTGCATTGATCATGGTCGTGGTGATGTTGTAGAGGAACAGCCATTCATATCCATCGCCAGTTTTCACTACATTGTTTGCAATATAGTGGTATCCAACTGGATGATCTTCATCGTGCATTGTTTCCCTATACGCAAGAGAAGGCTCAACAGTAGATCCAGCGGCTGAATCGCTTTTGCCAACGCAGACCCAGACATTGTTGTTTCCGCGTTCATCTGAAGTGAGGCAGTAGTAGTTCTGCGCCCGTTTACCTGCAACGGCAGCCGGGTTTACAGGATAGTATACCTTGCCTGGCGCCCAGTCATTGCGGGGAACTATAAGCATAATGTTTGATGGTGAGATTTTCTTTATACCGATAAGATTGGCCAAAAAATTGCTGACGTCATTCAGCGTATCCCTCGGCGTAGGCGGAGTGTATTCATCCGTCCATCTGTTGTAGTCATCATATTTTCCGTCTACTGGATTATTCGTTCCAACTGGGCTCATCTGCTGATCATCATATCCACGACCCACGCCGAGATAGAGATTGGCATCATTTTCATGAATTGAAGTTACAAAGTTTTCAGCGGCAATAACCGATGCATTTGAAGTCAATATTGCTGGCATTTTCTATATTCTCCCTTGCTTTTATGATTATGGTTGAATTTCGTCCAGCAGGGCAAGGTTGTCTGCCAGCTGGTCGTTGTCTATAATCTGCACAATCACTCTAGAACCAATAAAGATGGCCTTCAAAGCCATATGAGATCCTTCCATTCCCCATTCTGGCTGCAGAAGATCATTTTCCCATTCTCCAGCTCCAGACAGGGACAAAGTTGTATCGCGTCTGGCTTCAAGATAGATCATCATTTCTTTGTATATATATTGCGGCGCCGCAATGAAGTTCAGAGTAACGTTTCCGCCTGTTGCAAACATGTGCGCTGGATTGTCTGTCCACATGAATGATCTGGTTTCATTGTCAAGTTCAACGAAGGCCAGATCGGTAATAATCATTTTCGCTTCAAGATCGCGGAGACGCGCTTCAAGTTCAGCAATGTATCTCTTGTAGAATTCAATTGAAAGAGCTGCACCACTGCTGTCTTCCTCTTCTATTTCGCTCCAGTACAGATGGTTTTTGTCGCCGGCAAGAACAAATACGCCATCGCCATAGGCGGCACCAAACCAGGATCCCATGTCAACCATTGTCTTGAAATGCTGAACAGAAGAAACCGATGCTCCGCCAAATTCCATGTTTTCCGTATCCTTGTATACGGAATCATTGAACATGATAATGTTTGGATTTTGTGCGTTTGTCCAGGATCCAGCAGAAACAACAAGATTCCATCCTTTGGCCTGACATTGCAGATTTGTTTTGACAGTCGTATCTTCATATACCGGAACGTTCCAGGAATCTTCAATGCCAGTCAACGACATTACTGCCTGGCCATTGGAACCAACTGCAACGAAATATGATCGGCCATCTGTTCCATCCTGAACGGAAATGTTATTCCATCCAGTGCTTTCGTTGATTGTTCCTGCGGCAACAGAATGAATGTTGTCTTCAACAGTCAATGGGGAACGGTCGGCCCTTCCCCATTCAATGTTTGTTATGTCAATTGCATTCCATCTGACAGAACCTTGAACCATTTCATTCCAGTTGCCGCATGCAACAAAGGACGTTGAACCATCCAGTTCCTTTGCGGCAACGGAATTAAGAACGTGACTGTCTCTTTCAGCACCATCAACATGAAATTCCGTATTTCCAAACAGAATTGTTGAAACGGTTTCCGTAGGTACATGCCGGCACACAATAGTCTTGCACTGCGTACCACAAAGAAAGATAAGTCCTGTCTTTTTGTCGTATGCTATTCCCTTCCATGCGTCTTTTGACTTGAAAGCCGTAGGACGAATGGTCAAGTCATTCATGTTTGCGCTGGCCAGCACTCCTGAATCCGTATACACTGAACCAACGTACATTGGAGAATGCCAGTAGGTTCCATCATAGGAATATACGAAGGAGTTGTAGGAGCCTACGGCAATGAACATGTCTCCACACCACTTTACATCAAAAAACTCAAAGTTGGCTGGAGTTTCAACCCGCTCTACCCAGTGAACGTCATCCCATACTTTGCCATCTCTAGAAGTAACAATTCTTCCATTGGAACCAACAGCAACAAAAAGGCCTAAATGCCATGTTACTGCATTCCATCTATAGCCATCTATTTCTGGAATATTGGACTGCGTCCACCAAGTTCCATCTTCATTTTGCTTAAACTGATACAATAGTCTGTCCAGCAAACGAAGATGACCATATCGAAAAGTGTCGCCTATGCCATACTGTTTCGTCGTTGAAGCATGATATTCTGGAACTACGCCAGCCTTCAACTCAAGCAGTTCTGCGTAAAGATCGCGAATTGCCTGCGTCCAATGCTTTAGTTTGTTTCCAGTGCTGGCCAAGGCCACTTTATTTGTCAACGCTGTTTTAGACATTGATTATTTGGACTGGTCTGTATCTTGTATTTACGCAATAAGAAAGGTGGCAGAAGCCACCTTTCAACGAACTTTTCTATTTCATATTCTGCTTCAAAGATTCAATCTCCTTTTTTAGCAGTTCAATTTCTCTTCTCAAATAAGCATTTTCAATGCACTGCATTTCCTGATATCGGATGGAATACTGCTCTCCAGCCTTTTCTGTCGTTGCAATGCGTCTTTCCGTATGTGCTGGCCTCCATACGCCAAATTCATCCTTTCCCGCAGGAACGTCAATCCATTCATATTCCTTCATGTCGTTCCATTTGTCCTTGCAGAAGAATGACCATTTTGTAATGTCCATGCCTCTCAAAGCCTTCTGTACGTCCTGCGCCACAACGCCAGCGTGTATTCTGGCCTTCTTTCCCTTGGCGTCCACTGCATCCTTGAACTTGAAGGAAGTCCACTTCACTTTGCTCCATCTTTTCATCAATGACTCTGGAAAGTCTGCAATGTCCGTCTTTAAAGATTGATCTGAAGATACTATTGGATCTCCAGCAAGATATATGTTTCTGAACCTAAACGTGGCTGTTCCAAGATCAACTGCGTTTCTAACGGTTGGACAGAAGACGTATCCTTCTCCCTTCTGCATTGTTCCCTTGGGGAAGTATGTTTGATCATCTGGATCAACCAGACGAGCGAACACGAGCGATGTAGTTTCCTTAATTTCAGACTGCATCGTGACGCTCTTCTTCCTCAATCTCAAGGCCAATGTATCTTCATTGATTTCAACGCAGCCAAGATCATACAGTGGATCGCCAAGCTGGCCAGTTGAAGTAATGCCTGTTCTTGTTCTGGCTCCAAAAACAAATGGAGCACCCATCATTTCGTCTACATTCAGTGAAACAGTCTTTTCAAAAGAGGCAATCTCCTCTCCAGATGCGTTAATGTCATCTGAAAAGGCCCTAAATCGAACAGCCTCCATTAATTTTTCTTGATTGAGATTCTTCTGCTCTGGAATAAGCCTTGTGTCAAATGAAATGACATATTCAGCTCCATATCCACGAACAACGCTGAAGTTGAAGTATTCAAACGCTTCTCCGGAGAAGTAGGCTTTTATTGACGTTCCTTCATTGAATATCATTGCTGGATCATGAAGTGGCTCTATTCCAATTCTTGCTCCACTTTCATCCAGTAGAATCCTGTATGGCTGAACAGTGAGTCGTTCAACGCCTATGCTTCTAGAATGCGATGCAACATAGCATCTTGTTTCAAAAACATGGTCTGGAGCACTGAAATGTACGATATCCGTCAAATATTTTCCATTGACAAGAAGTTCATCAAGATTCTGCTTAACTGGATATGTCCATTCTCTTGAAGAATCAGAAAGAGACTTGTTAAGATCATAAAAGATTTCGTTCTTGAAGTCCTGCTCGATTTCAAGAGCATCAATCTGTTCAATTATCCAGTTTTTCCATAGTTCGGCATCAAATGACTCCAAAGTGGAAAATACGTCCCTGTATGAATGCTTCTGCCATTCTCCTGTCCATCTTCCATGAATGTTGTCGTATGTTCTAATATAAAGAATAGGAGCAATGTCTTCCTTTGAAAGGGGAAGCACGGCGTCCAGACCGTAGGCCTTCATTCCATTGGCCCATCTAAGACCATTGAGAGTAGAGCCTGCTTCAATCCATGATCCAATGGCCAGTTTTGTCCCGTGGGCCACTTTTGCCGTTCCAACAACGTGAATCGTTGCATTGACTGTTGTTGGAGCATTATATTCCACTTCATTGACTATGCTTCCAGGAGCGAGAATGGATCCTTTAAGAATGCTTGATCCACTGGCCAGTTGTCCGACAAGATCTGATGAAGTTGCACCTTGAATGACTTCATAGAAGCCAGACTTTCCTGGAACTCCATTCAACGCTGAAGACGTTGCAATTAAAGAACCAAGAAGAATGTTTGAACCAGCCGCAAGTTCAGATTCTTCAGTAATCTCTTCTCCAGATACAGTCTCCTGTTCGGTATATTGGAATCCATTAATTACTGAATTTAATTCAATAACAGATCCACTTTTTAGAATGCTTCCCTTTGCTATAACAGCATCTTCAACTACTCGAATGTCTGAATTGACAATTTCATTTTTTGGCCATCTTCTTCTGTTGATTACGCTGTCAACAACAATCATGGATCCCTTTGCAATAATTGAATCTGGCGTCAATAAAGCCATCGTTTCGCCATCTTCATTCTTCATTCCATAGGAAGTTTGAAGACCGTTGACAATCCAGTCCTCTTCAAGTCTTATTCCATTCAGAATTGATCCCTTTGTCACCAGCGTTCCATCCGCAAGTCTAGAACCAGATGAAATCTTGCTTCTAGCAACTATTGGATAGTTTTTCCAGTCTGTATCCGTTATTGCAACTTGATAGTGAAGATCGTTTATTGAGAGGTCGCCAGACTTTACTTCTGGATCTCCTGGTCTGAAAACAACGTCATACTGACATCTCGAAGCAATTGGAGTTTCATCAACTGCATTTACAACTCGATAGAAGATGGAAGTCTTGAGTTTTCCATCGGCGTCAAGAGAATGCAGACGTTGAGAATCAACAACATATTCCCAATATCCATTGGCAAAGACTTTAAACTCTCCACATTCCGTCATGCAGTGCCAGTATCCATCCAGTTCTGGATCAGAATTCAGCACGTTGAAGTTTGGATCCGACTGACGACACAGTTCCTTGTCCAGCACGACCTTTCTGAAAACGAACGTGGCATCGTGATGTTCGGTTGTATATTCCTTCGAATCGGCATCTTCCTTTTCCAGATACAGACAGGCCTGCTTTGAATTGGAGACAATGTGCGTACTTCCCTGGCACTGCAATTGAAGCGGTCTTGCAGTGGATCTAATGGCTGCCGTTCTGTTTTCTGGAATGCCAAGCAGATGCTCAAGGAATATGTCCTGCTCATGACGGACAACACCCTTTATGACACCGCCAGAGAATGGAAGAAATTCTTTTCTAGTCCAGTCATACAGATCCTTGACTGCTTTGGCCGTTGCTGGAAGATACATCTGGTCTGGGCTTATTCTAGAAGAATTAAATTCGGAAATCATGTTGGTTGGCACTACAAAATTTGCATACTCTGCCGTGCCGTTTATGTTTGCCGTTCTATTTTCCTTGTCTATCCAGAAAGGTTCAACATACTTGTTCAACCCGCTGAAAGGCATTTTCTGACCAGTTGCCGTATCCCACAATGGAAGATTGTATGAAGTTGATGGAATCATTGTTGCCGAGGGAGCAACTTCCATTACCATTGAAGAATTTCCGAAGCCGTTTCCATTTGCGTCGGAATCTCCACGAACTACTACAGACGTGTTTGCTCCCTTGATTATCAAGCGTTGACCAACTGATGCCGTTTCATTGAATGTGGCATCTCCATTAACTTCCAGTGCATTCAGCATTTTTACTGCAGCCTTGACAGTCTGTGGAGTGGTGGTTGTCTTGTTCAGAAAATTAGTGTCAAGATATTTTCTATTCGGAATTTCAACCCAGGAATAGACGTTTCCACTCTTTGGCCAATTTGGTCCATTAACGCCTTGTCTGCCATACCTAACAGCAATGATGGGAGTTTCTTCCATGACAACGGCCAGCTGCACTGTAGGACCATTCTCTCCTCCAGACGCAACCCAGCACATTCCATCCTTCTGCTTTCCAAGAGGAGGATTCAGCGTTCTTTCTGCATTCCATGGGATCCAGTAGAGACCATTCTTGACATAGTCGTTCCAGTCCCATGACCAGATTGTGCTTCCACTAACTGTTGTCGGAGTGTCTGTTCCGTTTGGAACATTAATGGAGGTTGATGGATTTCCAAGATATTCCGAAGCCTGACCGCGTTCAATGGCTTCGGAAAGAGCCTGAAGCATCTGTTCGCATAATTCATCCGATGCTCCAAGAGCCTGTATTATTTCATTGATTCTAATAAGCCATTCTTCAAAGTTGTTTGTTTCTAGAAGCAGTTCCAAAGCCATTTCAAGCCGCTAAAGTTAAAATATTTACAAAAGCCGCTAATGAACACTTTTGCATAATGCACTCTATCATCTAAATAGAGAAAATCCATCCCACTTTCTTATTTTGAAAGAGAAGGAGTATATAATATGGCTATAACAGGATCTCCTGACGTATTCGTCAGCGAACAAGATCTCTCCACATATGTTGGAAACATGGATGTGACTACGGCCGCTCTTGCTGGCGACTTCACTTGGGGTCCAGCAGGAGAAGTTATTCGCATCTCTGATGAAGCTAGACTGAAAACTATCTTTGGTGGTCCAATTGACAGAAACTACAAGGACTGGTTTACGGCCAAGAACTATCTGGAATATTCAAATTCTCTGGCTGTTGCTCGTGTTGTTCTGGATTCTGCAAGAAACGCCTACTTCATTCCACAGAAAACCTTTATTCCACAGCACATGACGCCTGAAGAAGTTCAAGCCGCTGTGGAAGCCGCCGCAGATGCTGGAAAGGATCCAAATGAAGTTCTTTCATTCCCATGGAAGGCTACAGAGGATTATGAAGATAAAGTCGATGCCGCTTCCGCTCCAGATGGAGAGGAAGTTCTTTATCAACAGCATCTTCTGAAGATTGGCGAATATGCCGGCAAGGCCACAACTCCAGGAGAAGTGCAGAGCGAAGTTCATGATGCCCTTCTGGAACGCATCTACTACACTCCAATTACGGAGAATGAGGCTCTTGACATCAATGTTGATGCCGCCATCCGCAATGCAACCATTACAAACTTCCCAAACTATGTTGCATACACCAACAATGATGGCGTCTACAGCATTGGAAAGACTAGCAGGCAGCTGTATGAAACATATGGCGCCACTCCACAGAATTTGATTGACCTTGTTCCTCTCAATGCAGGATATGAAGGTCCAGATAATGAAGCCACTGGTGGCCATCTCGGAGAAATTCCTCAAGAAACTCTCGATGACATTGGCATCTGCTCCGTCATTGTCTGCTATACAAAGCCAGCAGAGAATGAACCAAAGAAATACTACTATCTTCGCAAGAAGTATCTCAACAAGTTCTATGAAATTGTAGCTGATGAAGAAACCCCAGAAAACGAGCCAAAGGAATTCATCATCAAATTCAAGCCAGGCAATGGAAAAGATCCAGTCTATGGATGGTACAACATTGAAGGCGTTGGAATGAACTGGGGCTACAAGTTTGCTGAAGAAAATGGCCTCTATCATGAAGAAGTCAAGAGAATTGTCACCGATCCAGACACTGGCGAACAGATCGAAGTCTATCTTGGCGGCTCTTCTCAGCTGGCCAGAAAGAAGCTCTACGTTGAGTCTGGCACCTTCAGGCTTCATGTAAAGAACTCCAGCGACTATCAGACTCAGCTGCAGGACGTTGGCAAGAATGAAGTTCTCACTCTTGCAAAGTATCCTGGACAGTATGGCAATCGCATTCATGTCAGCGTCATCAATAAGCCTGCATATGATGCCTACAAGAAGGTCGACAAGTTCAAGAGAAACATTTCTTCTCTCACCAACGTCACGCAGAACAGAGTTCTTGACTACATTGGGAACAAGGTGCTTGAAGATGACTCCATTGCCGTGGCCGTCTTCCTCTGGGATGAAAACTTTGAAGTCCTCACTCTCAAGGAATATGGAATCTTCAGTCTGACTCCAGGAAGTCTCGACATTACTGGATATGACAACTATGTGTTCAACTTCTTCTCAGAACAGTCGAACTACATCAATCTTTCCAAGGGAGCATTTGAATCCGTCTATGGAAAGGATCTTGCAAATGCCTGGATCAACATTGACGTAACTCTGGCCAACGGAATGGACTATGATCCAACAGAACTTGGTGGCAGTGACGCCCTGTATTCTGACGTTACAACGACCAATTCCAATGGCGTAGACTATGACGTTGACTCCACTGCAACAACCGTCATCACCGAGCAGGAATTTATCAAGGACTACACTCCAATCATTCATCTTGTTGGTGGCGTTGGTGCATACAAAAAGGCCTGGGATCTCTTCAAGAATGAAGAGTCAGACAACACCCAAGTCCAGCTTCTCATGCAGGGTGGTGGCTCTCCAGAAATTGGACAGTATATCATCGACCTTGCAGAAAAGAGAAAGGACTGTCTGGCCTGCGTATCTCCATCCCTGTCGGAATGCGTGAATGTCACTGATCCTTGCGACAGAATTGCAGATGGCACAGGCAAGTTCTACAGCAACAGCTCCTATGTCTACATGGATGGCAACTACAAGTATCAGTATGACAACTACAATGACTGCTACAGATGGATGCCTCTTAATGGCGACATGGCCGGACTGTTTGCCTATGTTGATGCATCAGAAGAGCCTTGGATGTCCATTGGTGGCAGACAGCTCCGCAACTGCATCAAGCTGGCCTTCTATCCATCAAAGGCCGACAGAGATGTTCTCTTCAACAATGGCGTCAATGCAGTGACAAACTTCAGCAATGAAGGCAATGTTGTCTGGGGCGACTGGACTAGAGTACAGAACAGCGCCTTCAACTTTGTTGGCGTCCGCAGATGCTTCCTTCATATTGAACGCAACATCATTCAGTATGCCCGCAAGATCATGTGGAAGCAGAATGACCGCATCACCCGCGATCAATTCGTTCTTGCAATCACTCCATTCCTCGACTCCATTGTTGGCGGCCGCGGACTTCAGGAATATGGCATCTTTGCTGGCTCCGATGTCACTTCTCCAGATGAAATGGATAGAGGCATCTTCCGTGCAAAGATTGTCTGCAAGCCTGTGAGAAGCATCAGGTACGTTGATCTGGTGTTCAGTGCCATTCGCAGCGACATGTCAATTGCAGAAGTAGTTGACTAAAAATCCAGACTAATACAAATCATTCAAGGAGGACCATGATGGTCCTCCTTTTTTGTTGACATCATGCAAATTTTAGAATATGAATGGCATCAATTGCTTTGGCTGTAGAAATCTAAAAATGGAATGAACCAAAAAAAAAAAAAAAATAGGGAGCCTTTAGGCTCCCTTAACATGTTAAAACATTGAAACGCAATTCTATGATTCGAGATCGGAAATGCTTTGCTGTTGATTTCCTGCCGCGGCGTCTGGCGTATTTGTATCAACAGTGAGAACATAGTCATATACCCAGGTAACAGCCAAATCAAGAGGAGTATCAGCTGATCCCCAGTCTACTCCCATTTCACCAATGTCTTGTGGCCAAAGACCAACAAGCATGACACGATGTGCAATTTGACCATCTGTAGTGTATGCAGTTACATAGGCATTCTGCTTGAAGTTGTCATGGGAGTTCAAGTCTTCAGAAACAATGCGTTCTGAACCACCAATGCCCTGATGCCAGGCATAAATTGCGTTGAACACCTGCCATTGACCATCAAGAATGCAGGTAGTAGCCCATGCACTGTTGAATGTTCTGTCGCCATACCAATGAATGGAACGACCCATGTATTTTACGTCAATATCGCCTACATTCGTGTTTGGAAAAGTTGCAGTTTTCACGCTAAAGGAAAGAATGTAGTTTGTATTGCCACCAGTATAGCCGACAGCATACTTGAAATTTGGAATTTCAACGTCAAAGAGCGATGCTCTTTGAATTGACTTTATCTGGCCTTTGAAGCTCTCAATGGCTCCAACGTAACGATCGCCTTGTGCCATAGTTGTATTCTCCTAATAGTGTCTAGACAAATAAGAGGATGTGTCTTTTACATTACTTTATTTAATTCTATCCTCTTGAAATGGCGTCCTCTACGAGCATTTCGGCCATTTCCACTGGCGTGGTTTCTATCATTTCCATTTTGCTTGCTGGTATGGTCCGCTTTGACTGTCTTCCCCCGCCAGCAATCTGTATGGCCATTCCATACGCTTCATCAAGATCAACTTCCTCTATTCGGCATGGCTCCTTTGAAAGACGCATTCTGGCATTGCATGACCATATCTTTACTTTCCACTTCTCTCCGATTTCATATTGAAGCGTTCTTGGATTCCATGTTTTTTCAGTCAAATATCTGTTCATTTTCTTCTCCATTCAAAAAAGGCTCCTTCTGGAGCCTTTTTATTGCGTTTTGTTTTTTTTTTTTTTCTGTCGCTACAGCAATGGCTTTCTAACTCTTGACAAATTAGCATCATATGGAATGGCATCATACAGCTTGTTCATCTTTTCAAGCATATCAAGAAAGACTTTTGACTTCTTTGCCGTAGGAAGCTTTCTGTAGTATTTCACCATTTCGTTTGGAAGCGTAGCGTTGTGTCGTTCCCAGCCAATTTCAGCATTTGAAGCCATAAAAACAAAGTTTCCAGCAGTTCTAATGACTTCAGCGGCATTCATGCAGGCTTTAATGCAGGCCTTTTCAATCTTCTTGAAAGTGAAATAAAGGCGCAGACCATAAAGACGATCATTATTTTTGGCAAATTCATTCCAATCCATGTCAAAAAGCATCAAGGCCTTGTCAACATAAGTGGCCAGCTCCTCAATGGACTTGAATTTCTTCTTGGCCTTGAAGGCCTTCAAATGAACCTTGAAAGTTTTTGCAAAAGCGTTGGCCTGCTCTATCTCGGCCTTTTCGTCTACATTGTCATCAAATCCTGGATCAGGATCATTGAATTTTTCATACAGCTTCACATAGTCATTGAAAGTATTCATTACATCTTTACTCCATTGCATGACTTGCAAATTTTGGAAGTCACAATACGAATTGCCTTGTCCATCTTCATGGCATCGGAATTTTTCAATTCACGAAGGGAGTTTACAAATGCGGCCACATAGGGAAGCACAACATTCATTGCACGTTCGGTTGAAGAGCAGTTTCCAGAAGGATTTTGATATCCCTGCTTTTTCAGCCAAGTCTGCACACGTCTCATAATGTCCTTCTCATTGAAGACTTCATCGGCCACAATCTTGAGTACGGCTTCCTTGAGTGCGGCATAGGTGGCAGGATTCATTGCATCCTTGTAGCCATCGGCCCATGGAACAAGATCCATGTCTTCATGAAGACTATTATTTTTATTGAGATATTCGGTGATTGTTTTCATTTTATTTTCCTTTTATTTTGTCACCAGCAAAGGCAGAAGCCATTTTGAAACGGAATTGAATTTCTGCATGTTCTTTTCCGCCTTTGATGGAGAACTAATATCCGAAATAAAGGCCGTCCATACTGCCTCTGCAAATGGCTCCCAGCTAATGTCGGCAAGCTCCTTGGAAGAGAGGCTTCCAAACGAATGCTTGGACGCAACAATAGATTCATAGGCCTGTCTGGCATCTTCAATGAAAGCCTTCAGTCTGGCAATTCCATCAACTCCCAATGGCTTTCCTTCGATTTTGAAAAGCATCTGGGAAATTTTCATGGCATTTGCACGAACTTCTTCAGGCATTCCCTTTGCTTCAAAAAGCCATTTCTGCAAAGTTTCCATACAAATTTTCCTATAGATTTACTATGGCTTTACTGGCTTTCCAGCCTTGACATTCATCCAGGCCCTAGAAAGCATGTCAATTTCTCGATTTAATTCAGAAAGAAAAGATTTTCCCTTCTTGGCCGCATATTCTGCACCCCAGGCCCTATAGGATTCAAAGAGAACATACCATGCAGATGAAATGACACCCAAGGTTGAAGTTCTTAATTCCTTGAGATCAAGACCTTTTTCCTTCGCTGCAGAAAGAAGCTTGTTCCATTCAAGAAGAGCATAATGCAGACGCTTTGGAACTTGTTCCTTGTAGTCTGAAATGCAGGTTACTCCATGAATAATTTCATCGGAATTGTCTATGTTGATCCGATTGACTGCGACAACGTAGCTGCTGTCAATGGGAAGATCAATGTCTTCCTTCAAAGACTTTCCATTTTCAATCCATTCGGTGATGCTTTTCATTTCTACCTCAAGCCAAAATAAAATGGAGAAGCCTGCTCCTTGAACATTGCCCTAAGAACTTCTCTAAGAACAACTTCTTCAAATGAAGATCCAAGTCCTTTGGCAATAACTGCAGCTTGATCAACAGAAAGATTTCCGAGACGCTGACGGAGATTTGAGATTGCAATCAATGCATCCTGCATAATTCCATTGATGTCACCTGCTGGAAGAAATGGACCATCCACTCTTCCATCATTCCAGATGACGGAACCTTCTGGATAGCCTGCTCCAGAGCCATAAATGACAGGAAATACGGATTCATTAAGAGGATGCTTCATGATGCGACGATATGGAGCATCTTCATTCTTTCTGTAAAGAAGAATCTGTTTTGATGCTGTAAGACCAACACGGTCAAATTCCGTTCCTTCCTTGATAGTTCTTTTGGCAGAAAGAGGAATGTCTTTCTTTACCTTCACATTTTCAAGGACAATTGCATCATCTTCAGCCTTCCAGCCACTATATTCCATCCATTCGGAAACGGCATCAAGAGCCTTGAGGCTTTGTATATTAAGTCCCGTCTTGTTTTTTGAATATTCAGATATTGTTTTCACAATTATTCTCCAAATCCAACAGTTGTTTAACTATTTACTTTCATCCAGCCATTTCAGCATATTGAAGGACTTTGCCACAAGTCCAATGTACTGTACAAACAGCAGGTGGTGTTCTTTAACAAGATGCCGCTGAAAGTCCTTCCAAGGAATAGACTTTCCGCATATTTCGCATTCAACTGTTCTATCCATTGTTCATTTTGTTCCTAATCATCTTCATTGCATCTTCAGTTGTTCCCTGAAACACAACTTGATTCTGCACAAATGTATTGCCATTTCCAAGGCCTTCCTTCTCCTGCATGGCCTGTATTTTTTCATGTACAGTCAACAGGCGTTCTGTAGTCTCGGAAGCCGCCCTGATGGTGTCTGCCGCGGCAAAGATGTCCTTTGAAGAGCCAGACTCCGCATTCTCCATTGCAATCTGCACCAGACGCTGTGACTCCCCTATGAGAGAGGCCTGCGTTCTTCTGATGTAGTCTACATCGGTATTGAAGTCCTGCGGAGATGGAGGTGGGGCTTCAGTATTCTGAACTATGGGAGGAAGACGAGTTGAAGTGCCATCCAGTTCTGGAAGTCCAGGAAGAAACGGATCATCATCTTCATCTTCTTCTGCCGCAAATGAATTGGATGGAGGAACTGTATTTTGCACAGGTTCCAGTCCAAATGCACCCATAAGCTTCTTTTGATCAATAGCCATTACTACACTCCACTAGGTCCACCAATGATGTTCACTCCAGCAGCAATGATGTTTGATGCATTTGCACCATACATTCCAACTTTTGCCGCAACTATCGCCGTGTTGGCCGTTGAAATGAATCCAACGCCAGCAGTGCCAGCGCCAACAATCATTCCAGACATTGTAACCATTGATATCATCGGTCCAGTAGCAACTATTGTTATCAATGGAGCCATCATTACAATTTCCTTCATTGAACTAAGATACAGAGACTTTGTGGCGCATACGTTAGTTTCCAGCGCCGAACCCATTGTAAGAGTTGTTGCAGAAGCAATGCTTGCCGATTCCGAAGTGACGGCCAGCTGATTGCAGTTCATGCTTCCAAAGTCTCCACCCATTCCCATGGAACTCTTGTCCATCTGGAACGTAGTTCCACCATAGTCTATTTTTACGCCATCCTTTCCAGTGATTGTAACTTTCTTGTTGGAGTTGATTTCTATGTTTCCTTCAACCATCAACTGGAAGTCCTTCTTTACTTTGGAATGCATATCGCCTTCAGGCGACAGTTCAACAGAAGTTCCCTTCTTGTGCTGAATATGAATTCTTTCACGTCCCTTGGTGTTGTCCAGTTCAAGAATGTGTCCACCATGCGTTGTAAAGGCCGAATTGTGGGGATATTTTGCTCCAAATGAAGATGGATGTTCGATGATATTGACGCCCTGCTTCGCTGGTCCCTTTCCAGAGTTTAACTGTCCAAGAACTCCAATCCAGTTGCCCTGCGTGATCATGTTCTTTATATTCTGGATTTGGGCCGCAGTATTCTGAATAGTTGCGGCGCAGTTTTTCATTTCCGCAACGGCCGCCCTTAATTTCTGAATTATCCTCACAAAATCCATCAAGCACATTGGTGCCCTGATTGACATGACAATTGCGGCGGCCGAGGCGCAGTGCGTTAAAATTCTTCTTGGCAGAGAGAAAAGGTTTTGAATGAACTGGCAGTTTAGAAAAGCATTCATTACCGACTGTGGAAGATTGGCCAGCTTGTCAGCGATATTCTCTGCAAAGTTTGCAAACTTTTCGCTTAACGTCTCTGTAAAGTCCTCCAGCTTGTCTGCAGCTCCACCTTTGTCAAACCATCCAGACACAGTGTCATATACGTCCATGATATGGTCTATGGCACCATCAATGACAAGAATAGACTGTTCAAGGTTTTGAAGTGCGGCATCAACGGAATTGAGAACTGCCATTGGATTTTCAGTGCAGAATCTAAAATCCTTCCAGTTGCTTATGCAGAGATTGATGTTCTGCCAGTCCTGGGCCAGCGTTTGATAGTGGGAATACATTTTCATGACTTCCGCTGGAACAATGGAATCTACCAAATCGCTTATTATTCCACCAACGCTTCCAAAGCCAAGAGTGGTTGTAATGTAGTCCACAAGACTATAGTAGTAGGCAAACTGCGTTAGTATTGAACTTCCTTTCTTTACTGCAATTTCTTGACAGACGGGAAATTCACCCTTCCATCCAGTGCCATCTAGACCTTTTCCGAAATATCTGTTTATGGTGTATGGAGTTACGTCTTCTGGAGTTGCTGGAATGTCCTGTCCCCAGTGGTTTATCAATGATTCGGCATTGAGTCTAAGTTCAATCATTTCTGCCGTTTCAGAACCACTTCCAACCTCCGGATCGCCAGAAGAACCAATGACCTGCGTTTCTAAAGTTGGTACAGGACATTCCCTGTTTTTTGCCGTGAATGGACTGGCCTTTTTTTCAGTGCTCATTTCCATAATGCTAGAAACTCCATGCTATGTTGTCTGAATTTCGATTTTTCTGCAGGTCATTGTACATTGTATCTGTCTTCTTCAATGGTCCTCTTCTATAATAGTCGGCAGACGAATACGCATTGATGGCAAATCCAAGATCCTTTGTCAAAAAGGAATACGGATCAATAATTTTTGTTTCCTTCTTGATTGCAAAATGCAGATGAACGCTATGAGTATCCTTGCCTTTTGATCCAGCACCACCAGCAATTCCAATCTGCTGACCAGCCTTTACAATGTCTCCCTTTTTGAGAGTCACATTGTTCATATGCATGTACAAGGTCTTTATGCCGCCTTTATGAAGAATTACAACGGAATTGCAGTCCTTTGGATTTGTTGTCATAACCGACTGCACCGTGCCGTCGGCCATGGCCAGAACTGGAATTTCTATTGAAGCCAGATCAATTCCAATATGTTCATGTGGCTTGTCTCCTTCAATGGAATAGTACGGAAGCATCTGCTGATTTTGAGTCAAGGTGCTTCTTAGAGTTGGGAATACAACAGTTCCAAGAAGTCTGAAGCTTGCGTTTGGAATTTGGCTTGAAAGACGATACTGATGATTCTTGAATTTGCTTAAATTCTTGTCTGACAAGTTTATGCTTGTCTTTCCATCCTTTTTTAGAACGGAAACAACTTCATTGAAATACGCGGCCTCTTCGACTTTGCCGTCATTTTTCATGTTGTTGTAGAATTGAGCATAGGATATGCTTGAATTTCTTGGATCTCCATAGGCTTCAAGCAGTTCGTCAACCAGACCACATCCAAGATTGAATGCATATGTCGGAAGGGCTGGAGACTTGTTTGTGTAGTTGTCATTGAAATACTTGTAGCAGTAGCTGTAGTATCCTTCTTCAATGATATCCTTAACTGTATCCGATGATGCATTCGTGTTCAGCCGCAGACCAGATTCATCTCTGAACGTATCAAGGAATGGAGAACCACTGTCGCTGAGAGAGGAAAGAATGTTGAACACTGCATTTCCCGTGGACACCATTCCAGAAGAACCAGAACTTCCCGCCCCATATCCAACAATATTGGTTGAAGTGCTTGCACCACTAGTCAATCCAGAATTATTCTTCCAGTCATCGGCTATCTTGGCTGCAGTTTCATATTCTGGACCACGTTCAGCATTGTATTTTTGCAAATTTGATTCTGCCGTTTTTGCGGCATACTTTTCCTGCGCTTCCGCCTTTGCATCTGCTGTTCTAGCGGCTTCGCTTTCCAGAATAGGCGCCTTGACTGAACTAAAGGCATCATTTGCATTGAGAGAGCCATCAGCAAGAGCTTCTGCATTGAACTTGGCCTTTGCAAGTCCAAGAACCATGAGATTTTGATATGTTGGACCATCAAGCGAAATGCCAAGAACCCAGTCTCCTGGCTGCAGACTTGGAGGAGGACATGTTCCTCCAGTTCCAGTGTATGTAACTGGATACATGCACTGTGCAAATGGCAGATCCTTTTCCGCTATTCCAATGACCATGTCATCCGCTGGCTGCGTAATTTCCGTATGAACGCCCATAATACGAATGCGAACTCTTCCACGCAGTGCTGGATCTTCATTGCTGACAACAGTGGCCAGAAAAAATCTGGGATCAAGCATTTTTCCTCCTTTTAAATGGTCCTTATTTCTTCACGTTGGTGAACTTTTCTCCACGACGCAGGAATGGACTGAATCCAGTGACATATGTCTTCATTTCCATAGTGTCGGCTCTCCATTCGTGCTTTACATCAGAAATCACCCAAATGACGTCCCCAACAAAGACAGCCATCTGCTTCGGACCTTCATTCTTATCTAGCTTGATTACAAATGATCTTCCCACGTCCATGTCAAAGGCACCATTCATTACAACGTTAATGACATAGGATGAAAGAACCTTCTTCATTATGCATCCATTGACATACGGAAGCGCGACTCGCTTGTATTCGTTGTATGTGTTGTCATCTTCATGAATAATTCCACACGCATCAAGAAATATCAATGCTCCGGCCTGATTTTCGTAAACAGCCTGCTTCTGCTGACCTGGCTGCTCTCCAGTTGTCTGAACAGACTGCAAGGGAGGCTGTCTTGGATTGCACTGCCATGGACGAATAAATCCAGCCTTTTCATTTCCTCCACTGCTTCCATCATCGGAAAGTGAAAACGGTCCAAGCTTGTTGTCGAAGTATCTTGCAATAGTGTTTCTTAAAGAAAGACTGTTGTTTTTCTGATCTATGCCACTAGTGGCCATGATGCTTGTTCCAAGAACAGACTGTTGCGTGGCCTTCTTTGTGCTTGGCTTGAAGTCTGCAATGGCATACTGAACTCCATAAATGCCATTCAGCTTGTCCACCTGAATGTTGTATATTTTGTTGAAGCTGTAGGATTCAATAAGATGCTGCTTTTCCTGCGTTGCATTGTCTGCAATCTGCTGACTTAGCGTAATTGGACTTCCATTTTTGAATAAATTTTTGAAGCTGTTTAAATGAAACTTTCCATTCTTGTCCTGATAGAATACGCAGTCGGACCAGGAGCAGTTGTTGTCTCCACCATCGGACTGATTTCCGCTTGAAACAACTCTATCGGCAAGATAGCGTATCAATTCAAATGGCTTCATCATTGGAACATAGATGTCCAGTTCATGCTGTGTGCTGACGTCCGCTTTGAAGTCAAATAGTCCCTGACTGGAACTTATGCCTCCGCTTCCACCAAAAGACATTGACATGGCCTGCCGATATGGAGCATTTACTGCATTTTGGGCTATGTCTCCAATCTTCTTTATGATGTCCTCGCCCTTGACATTCTTAAAATGCCATGATATTCTTGTATCTGTATTCATTAGGGCAAATGGATCAATGAAGAGAATCTTGTACACCATTTGATCCTTCATAGCCGCTATGTTTTCTATTCCATAGACAAGAAAACGCCTCTTGTATGAGTTTAAATCTGAAGAACCAGCATCCGCATTTAAAGTGATGCTGATGTCCAGGATTTCCTGTCCATTCATGGAATATTCTTCTATGGCATTTCCCTGATCCAGAACCTCAAGCCATCCAGAAGTTGTCATCACGTCCAGCGAATTGCAGATTGTAATTCTTCTAGCAATGCTTCTAATGTCAAGCACGTTTTGCGTGGCCATGTTGATGATGTTGCACGTTTCAATCTTTACTGTTCCACTTCGTGCTACTGTTGGGACAAATGGTGATGGCATCTAGAAAATCTTCTCCATTTCTGATTCAATGTCTGATATTATGGAAGGATATATTACCTTGATAATTCTTTTCTTTTCGTTTTGTTCAATTTCATACTGTATGTTGGTAACAACCTTTATGTCTCCAGCATAGATTTCATTAACGGAATTGACATGCTGTTCAAGCACCGCATCATAGACGTCCTGAGGTATTGCATATCCATACTTGGCCTTTGTCTTTCTGGCATCAACAAGAGTCTTGAGCCGAGTGGTATATTTCATGTCATTATATTCATAATGATGTGGATAGTTGAGAAACTCCGCTCCATACTTCTGCTCGGCCAGACGCATTACTTCTTCTTCCTTTTTCAGCCAGTCATGAATTGGATGAATGATGTTGTTTGCAACCATAATAGCCCATATGTAGTTGCATGAACCATAGAAGTCATAGGCTACATTTTCAATGGACTTCCATCCTTCCATCCTATGCTCAAACCAGTATGGCTTGGAATGTCTAGACTGTATCCATTTAATGACAAATCTTCTGGAAATGTCTTTTATTTTTTCTCCATTGTATTCTATAATAGGAAGAAGTTCAGTATCATGCATATTTTTCTCCCTAATTGATTAATGTTGGCATAACAAGAGGCATGTTTGCTGCATGTCTGATTATTGTTTCTTGTACGTTGAAGTCCATATCCATTTGCACTGGATATCCATCAGCATGCCACTTCATGTTTGAACCAAAATTAAGCTTGATTGAAGTGACGGCAAGACGCTTCCATTCAAATACTGGCTTTGCTCCATAATTCGTAGGTACATGAAAACCAACATCCCAAAGAACTGGATATGTGAAAAATGCTGGCTGCGTTGATGAAATGTATCCAAAAGTTCCAATTTTGGCCTGCATTTCCTTCAATGCATCCTTTGTTGCTTTTTCATTCCTCTGCTTCTCTTCTTCTGGCGATTGAGTCTGAAATATGTTAAACACATCAGTTAGTAATCTACCAAGCAGACTAAAAGTATTATTACCATCAGCACCAGGTGCGGTTAAAATAAAAATGCACTTGGCTGTATTGTATATGATAGCAGCTTCAGATGCACTTTTTGGAGCAAACTTGAAGTTCCACACAGCAGTAGAAAATGATGGACCTTCAAAATAAAGCTGCTTGTTTGGATTATATGCAACTCCAGCACCACGAAGAAATGCATCAACAGCTCCGTCAACATTTATTCCGGCTGGAGCTTTTCCAGCAAAAGCGGTTCTTACTTTATTAATCCATGAACGACCAGCACCCATGGCTGCGGCATCAAAAGCCGTTTTTAAATCAAGATCGCGTCCGGCCGCTCTTTCTTGTCCAATACGACTCATAAATTCGGCTAGACCTTCTTCCGATTTGTCCGACCAGCTATAGTCCGAAGCGATATAAAATGAATCTGGCAATGGAAGATAGAATGATCCAACAGGAACTTGAGTTTTATATTCTACTGGTTGAAGAGTTGTATATCCAGCGCGTTCAGCACGAATGCCTCCATTGCCGTATAAAGACTTGCTTCCAGTAGTTCTTACCTTAACTCCGGTTTTTTTGCCATTTGCATCGCTAACGTCAATTTCAAAAAAATTTTCCGGAATTTTGTACTTTGCAAAAATATTTGTGTCGCCGCCTGCCATATCGTTGCGCCAATCAAATTATTTACAATTTATTTTGCACTAGTGAACAGTATTTCCCTGAAGTATTATCCAGCTCATTGGATCCTTTGTTGTGAGGAACGTTGCTCCACCCTTGTCTGCATTTCCACCACCTCCCATAACATTGGTTGTTGGAGCATAGACGTTTCCACCACCTCCAGACTCATAGTAGGCCTGTGCAGCCTGCTGGGCCTGGGCCTGCGGAGAACCCTGAATCTGTGGTCCAGCACTTGGTCCAGCGGCCTGTCCCATGTCTGGCACCTGCACTCCACCCATTGCATCGCGAACATTGCCACCTTGGCCTGGAATTGCAGGATTTGGTCCACCTTGAATTGATGGAGTCTGTCCAACTACTGCGGCTTCTTCTGGAGACATTTGAGAAATTGCACCATCTCTCCAGTAGCCTGTATATCTGTGCCAGGATAAAGGATGAATGCCTACACCCTTCCTTGGATTTAAAGCACCAATGCTCTTTCCACCACCAATGGCAATTTCAGTATGGCCATTTCCCCATACAATGTCGCCTGGCTGCACTCCATCAAGACCATCATGCCACTGGAATCCAAGATTTTTAAGAATTCCACCCATGGTTCCCGTATTAAAGTTGCTAATTGGTCCTACATTGTATCCAGCTTCCTGCAAGCTTCTTCCAACAAATGAAGAACAGTCGAATTGATTTGTGCCTTCACGATTCCCTTTGCTATATCCATGAACTCCGGATATTTCTGCATTTTTCCTTGCAATGCCAAGCAGTCTGGATGCAAGATTTCCACCACCATACTGTGGAGTACCACTTTGTCCGCCTAATCCCATTCCAGGTGTATGTGCTTGCTGCTGCATTGGCTGCATTGTTCCACCGGATGGTGGTGTTGGTGGAACATTTGCAATTGGGGGCGTATTCTGTGCCGCCATTGGTGGAGTATTCTGAATTGGATTGGTTTTAGACAATCCAGGAACAGATGGATTTTTACCAGTTAAACCAGAACCAGAATAATCTTTTCCAGATGCTCCAAAATATTCTGGAGATGCTCCAAAAATGGACATTAAAGTTCTGGAATCCTTTGCCGCGGCTCCTGCGGCACTGCTAACTCGTCTTTCTGCTGGTTCAATATGCCACTCTTCTACAATATGACGTCCTTTTCTATCAACAATTCCCTTTCCGTTATTCCATAACGGTCTTGACAAATTAAACTTAGTCAAAAGACCAAGATTATCCATTGCCGAAGCATCTTCTTTTTTAACATCTACAGCTAATCCCTGTACATGTGGTGCATCAAAAGAAGGGTCTGCTGCATAGCCTTCCTTGTTTTGAGCTTTAATTCCACTTTGTTCATTAATAGTTCTTCTGCTGCTTCGAGGTCCACTAATACGAATCTTTTTTCCAGTTTTACTTAAAAATTCTTGAGCTGCACCAAGTAGTCTTGCTCTAAATGTTGGATTTATCGAATCAAAACTTTTTTGTGCTGAAGCGGAACCAAAATTAATAACACTTGATGAATCTCCATTAAATCCTTCTCCACCTTGAACTGGATTCATTGTTGGATTAGCCGCTGGACTTTGCTGTTGTGGAACAAGCGTCTGCTTATATGGATCACCATTTGCCGCAGGCACAAACTGCGCTTGTGGAATAACAGATGATGGAGGAGTGGAAGAAGGACTTGGAGCAGGATTCATTGTCTGCTCATGTGGAGAACCTTGGGCAAGAAGCGCCTTTCCTTTTTCAGTCAACTGTCTGTAGTCCTTCTTTTGATAGCCTTGTGGCATCTGCTTCAAGCCTAAAGCGTAGTCAACTTCATCAGGCGATACCCAGCTTGCACTACCTTCTGCAATGTGAATGGCTTTCATTAGTCTAGCCATCACTTGAGGATCATCCAAATTTGGAACTTCATTCACTCCAATTCCAGAATATTTCGACCAGGTTGGCAGGGCCGTGCGCCAGCAGGTAGGAGTATATTTCTGGCACATTTGAGTCAATGTTAAACGATTTCCTCTACCATCTGTTGTATATCTTTCCTTAAGAAGATCTCTCTGCGCCTTCAAACCAGACTGCAAATCTGGGAAAATGTATGTTCCACCCTGGTCTGTATTGCCAACATTGCCTGGATTGTTTGTGGCCTGCGACCAGTCCATATGCTTTCCTCGAGCGTTTAATGCTCTTTGGGGTTTTGCAAGAACCAGTTCATCTCTCTTGCCAGCAATGGCTCCATATCTTCCGCCTATGCCAGGAGCCCTTTTTCCTCCAACAAACGGAGCCGCGTTGCCACTTGGAGAGTCTCCAGCATACAATTGAGGATTTCCTGCTCCATATTGTGCTTGTCCAGCACCAGCCTGGGCTCCTGGAGTTTGCATCCCTTGCTGTCCAACACCACCAACTTTGGCAGTCATTGGGTGATCAAGCATTTCTCCAAGCGTTATTCCATCAACCTTGATTAAACGCACCATTTTGCAGATAGAGTCAAGATTCTTCTGCATGTCTTTTGCAGTTTCATCTATGCTAATCAGGATTGATGGAATGTCAAGCTTCTTTTCTTCACGCAGACTTCTACGCATGTTTGCCAGCATGTCTGCATTTCTATCACCGTGATGCGTATCGGCATTTGCAAATCCAGACATTCTTCCTTCTAGAAGATCAAACGATTCCAAGGCAAATCTGGCCAGTTTTGATATTGGCATAACTGCTTCATCTTCCTTTCCTTCGCCTATGACTGCAAGAGTTCCTCTTGAAGACGAACGCACATATGCACCAGATGCAAGTCCCTTATCTCTAAGCCAGCCAAGAAGATAGTCTCTTCCTGGAATGTCAAGTACATTTTCCAGCATGGAACTGAGCTTTAAACTCTTAAAGAATTCTCCAATTGAAGTAAAGAAATTGATTATTGGATTGAATGGATTATTCTCTTCCCACCACGAAGTTATCTTTTGATACTTCTCCATCACAAATCCCTTAATCTTTTCATAACCCTTTAAGATTAGAGCCAATGGATTGTATTCCTTAATGAAATTGAAAACAACGTCAGACTTTTTCTTGAGCCAGTCATTTGTTTTTGAAAAGTTGCCAGTAATTCCCTTCCAAAGATCTGACATGCCACCACTAATAGTGCCAAGAATATTTCCACATCCTTTCTTTACATCTTCCCACTTGTGATCTGAACTAATCCAGTCTACAGCCGAGCCAATTCCTTCCGTCAACAGCTTGGTTGGATTATGATCATCAAGCCAGTCCACTGCACCTTTCAGCATTGGACTTGAATCAATGAAATCGCCTAGTCCCTTTACTGCATCTCCAAGAATTGGAACTCCATCTGTAAGACCAGTAATCATCTTGCCGAAAGACTTTAGTGGAGTTTGATAGGCTTGAGCCAATGTAGCAGGATCTATGCGTATTTTTTCGGCAAGACTATCCATCCCAAAAAAACTTGCTATGTCAGAACCAATATTAAGAATACCTGCACCAGCACTTGCCATTCCTGCCTGAATCTTCTGTCCTGTACTGGCCTTTTCTCCTTCTTTTAATCCAAATGCTCTTCTGTGCAGATCTTCATCATTCCATCCTTGATAGGCATCATACAAACCCATTCCAATCATCGCGGCAGGTCCAAGCTTTCCCAATATGCCTTTAGCGAGTCCTCCAGCACCTTTTAATGCATTCAAACCCATTCTTCCACCAGTTTTCAATGCACCACCGAGTCCCCTTGCCCCTCTTCCAAGCAATGAACCTGCCTTTTTAAACAGACTTGCGCCGAATTTTCCAAGCTTTCCGAGTCCCTTGAGAAGATTCTTCAAAAGAGGCTTAAACATTCCAAGCAATCCAAACAGACTATCGAGCAGACTTCCTCCGCCTTTCTTTTCCGTTTCCTTCTTTTTTGCGATTTCATTTCCTTCGCGGAGAAGTTCAACAATAGTTTCTGTATGCTTTGCAATGGAATGCCGATCTTCCGTCTCCTGCTGCTTTCTTTCAAACTCGGCAGAAGATTCCATTGACTGTCCCTGGGATGCTCCACTTGGAGACACTCCAATGCTGGCTGGAGCCGAAACATCAGGCTTTATCTGTAGAACTGATACGGAATTACCTTGCTTTACTAAAAGTTCAGCACCTTTTTCACCGACTACATGGATTCCATCCTCAATATTTCTTTTTCCGGCTGCATGTCCAGAAGCTTTTCCAGTAGCTACTTCTGGTGCAGTTGAATTTCCGCCTGTTCCTATAGAAGGCTGTACTTTTCCTGCAGATGTGGCAATTTGTCTTATTTTCTGTTCGGCTTCTTCACCATTCTTCTGAAAATCCTTTTCGGCAGTCTTGATCTTCCTTTTGTGAAGAAATAATGATTCAAGAAAAGCACCAAGATAAGCACGACCATTTCCCAAAAGCCCTGTTGCATCCTTATAAAAGAAGCTGTCATAGTCCTTTCTGACATCCTCCTTTATGGAATCCCGCATTCCAGCATAGAAACCTCTTTTCTCTTTGCTTGCCTTTGAACCAGCAACAATCATTTTAAGAAGTCGGCCGCCAACTGTATCCTTGGCAATATATTTCTCTCTTACCTTTCTGGCCTTCTCCCATCCAGATTCAGCACCTTCGACTGCGCTAACAAGTTTCTTGCGACTCTGGGCATGCTTAATGTATACATCTGCAATCTTATCAAGTGCTTCTTCGTTTTTATCAAGATCTTTATGTCTTGCTCTAAGCATTTCAACAATGCTTTTCTTTAAAGCACCTTCAATTTTTTGATCTTGTACACCATCAAGAGTGCTATATGTTTTCTTTAAATCTTCCAGACTTTTTTCTGCCCCACCGTGGGCTATTGCAATTGCATTCAGAAGATCTTTGTCTGTTTTATTTTCTTCTGTAATTTTCTTCGCAAAATCTCTAATAATGCCATCAAATGCTTCTTTAAATTGAGCATCCGCCTCAGCCATGCTCTCGCCAACATTGGATACTCCTTCCGTTACCTTCTTGGCGCTTTCTTCGCTTTTGGCAAGCAGCGTCTTCAATTCGCTGTATTTCTTTGCGGCAAAACCTGTATCGTCACTTAGACCTTTTGACAGGGTTTGAATGTTGTCATGCCATTCACTAAGAAATTTGACAGCAGAATTAATTGTAAGTTCAGCCTTTATTTGATTAAGGACATAACCTAAATCACTGAATGTCAGATCATCTTTTGAAAGTCTGCTGTCTATTCCGCTAATTACGCCAATAATCTCTTCAATGGCTTTGCTTTTGACATCATGAACTGCTTTATTCAGCTTTTCTTGAAACGACTTTAAAGTTTCTGTGTGCTTCTTCTCCAGTTCTTCCAAACGCGACTTGTCATCGGGATGTTCTTTTATCAGTTTCTGCCTGTCATTCTGATACTTTTCTTCCTCAGCTTTTGTATTTCTAGTATAATCCGATTCCAGAGCAGTAATTTCCTGTCCGTACTTTTTATTCAGATTATCTTCGATACCTTGAAGCCGCTGTATCAGATTTTCCCTGGCATCAGCAACAGATTCCAGTATGTTTTTGATTGATAGAGGAGTTGATGTGGCAGAAGTCGTGTCCATTTGCGTGGCTGCTGTAGAAGATCTAGTTATTTACGCTTAAACGAACATCCAGGTTGACATCTCCGCGATTTCGTGCTATTTTTTTAAAAATGGCTCAAATCATTAAATTGACATAGAAAGGTCGTGATGTCTTTCTGTACTTTATAAAAATTCAACCAATAGCGACATTGGAGGAAATATACAATGCAAACCATTACAAAGCCTAATAATGGCATAATGTCGATTGAAGTTTCCGACAAGGATATTGAGTTGAAGTTTTCAGCCTCCGAAGGAAGACTGAATCGCGTTGAAAACAGTCTTGTATTTGAATTTGATGATGGTTCTTCCGTCGTGCTTGAAAACTTCTATTCAAGATATTCCAAGGAAGAAATGCCTACATTCATAGTTGAAGGTGTTGAAATTCCAGGAAATGAATTCTTTACAGCACTTGGTGCCGAAAATCTCATGCCTGCCGCTGGTCCAGAAGCGTCACAGCAGGCTGTTCAAGGTGGTCACTCTGCTTCGTGGTCAACTATGGCCCTGTTTGAAGGACTTGCTCGTCTTGGACATCTTGACATTGGATTTGAGCAGGTGCAGAGAATTGCAAACACAATTGAATCTTCTATGACCGAAGTTTCCAATGATGACATTTCGGTGAATGCACAAACCTTTGAAACTGGCCTATCTGAAGCATCTCAAAATGTAGACGCAATTCAACCAACTCCAGTTCCTAAGCCAGAACCAGAGCCAACTCCAGTTCCTGAGCCAGAACCAGAGACAACTCCAGAACCAACTCCAGAACCAGAACCAGAACCATATAATGTCAATGCACATCTTGATATTTCGTCGGTTTTTGAGGGGCAGACTATTGTCGGCAAGATTATTGTTGACAATTCTCCAAAAGAAGAGTGCACGATTCAAGTCAAGATTGGCGATAGAACCATTGAAGTTCCTCTATCTGCTGAAGCTACTGAAGCTGAATTTTCCCTTGACAATTCAAATGAAGAGGATCCAGTCATTGACGCTTCAAGCGTTGAAGCCAGCATAGTTTCCATTGATGGTGGTGGATATGATTCCATTACTCTGGAAAACCCAATCAATGTCAACATTCTTGACACCATTGACGAAGTGAAGTTTACAGTCACTGGTCAGAACGTTGACGAAACTGCAGCAACAACCACATTCACAATCATGTCCAATGATCCAGTGCAAACTGGTGCATTGACTGTAGTTGTTGATATAGATGGTGCAGAATACACTGTTCCAATGGAATGGACCGAATCTGGATGGACTGGACAGGTTGAAGTGCCTGTAAGGGAGAATGATCTCCTCGTTAACGGAAAGGACACTATGACTGCACAAGTCATTAGCGCCTCTCATGATGGAAAGGAATGGGAGAATCCAAACTATGGAAATGCATCTGAAGCATCAATTGTAGACAACAAGGATGATACAGTATTCAATACTGCAATCAGCGTTGAAGATGGACACTACATTGTTGAAGTGACTTCATCACAGCCAAACTCCAATGAAGGACATCCAACGCTTACCTTGAGCGTCAATGGAGAAGACAGACAAATTGATCTCCATTGGGATGATGCAAGGGAAATGTGGACTGAAAGCGTGTCTTTCGACCTGCCTGCTCCTACCCATGCGGATGAAACTGTGCATGTGGAAGCTTCCATTTCCAATCCATCAATGAAGGGACTTGAGTACGAAAATCCAGTCTGCAATTCTGCCGTCAAGGACATTGTTGTAGAGCACGAACACTGGGCAGTCAATGCATCTCTAGAGATTCCTTCCGTATTCGAAGGAAACGAGATTGCAGGCAAGGTCATTTTCGACAAGGCCCCCTTTGAGGACTGCACTGCTACAATCATTGTAGGAAGCGAAACGGTTGAAGTGCCGATTCCAGCCAATGCAATGGAAGTTGAATTTACCGTATCCAATCCAAATGGTGAGGATCCGTTCATTGATGCTTCAAGCATCGAGGCGCACATAGAGTCCATCAACGGCGGCGGTTACGACGAAGTCAATATTGACAGTCCAATTAATGTTGACATTCTCGACACAATTGACGAAGTGAAGTTCGCGATCACTGGAGAAGCTGTAGATGAAACGGCCACAACAGCCACGTTCGCTATTACGTCCGATGATCCGGTACAGACTGGCTCATTAACCGTAGTCGCAAGCATTGACGGAAAGGAATATTCCGTTGAAATGGAGCTTATTGACGGCTCCTGGATTGGTCACGTTGAAGTTCCTGTAAGGGAAAATGACCTTCTTATTAACGGCAAGGATACTATCGAAGCACACATTGTCTCCGCAAGGCATGATGCTTATGAATGGGAGAACCCAAACTACGGCGGAAAGACAGAAGTCACTGTCATTGACAACGTTGATGATGCAGTCTTCAACACTGCAATCAATGTGGTTGATGGACAGTACATTGTTGAAGTGACTTCCACACAGCCATATTCTGCTGAAGGACATCCATCGTTGACATTGACGGTCAATGGTGAAAGTCAGCAGATCAATCTGCATTGGGATGAAGCAAGAGAAATCTGGACGGAATCCACTGCATTCAAACTGCCTGCTCCTACGCATTCGGATGAAACCATACACGTTGATGCTTCAATCTCCAATCCTTCAATGCTTGGACTGGAGTATGAGAATCCAATCCTCAATTCTGCAACGAAGGACATTGTGGTTGAACATGAACCTTGGCTGGTGAATGCACATCTTGAGATTCCATCGGTTTTTGAAGGAAATGAAATCTCTGGAAAGGTCATTCTTGACAATGCTCCATTCAATGACGACTGCATTGCATTTGTCAAGGTTGGAGATGCAACGGTTGAAGTGCCGATTCCAGCAAATGCAACAGAAGCATCATTCACTGTGGATAATTCAAATGGAGAGGATCCTTTCATTGATGCATCTTCGGTACAGGCCGAAATCGTCTCCATCAATGGTGGTGGATATGATTCCGTCTCCCTTCAAGATCCAATCAACGTTGACATTCTCGACACCATTGATGAAGTGAAGTTTGCAATCACTGGACAGAATGTGGATGAGACTGCGGAAACCACTGTCTTCACCATCACGTCTGATGATCCAGTGCAAACTGGCTCATTGACTGTAGTTGCAAGCATTGATGGCAGGGAATACTCTGTTGAGATGCATCTTGTTGACAACACTTGGACTGGACAGGTTGAAGTGCCAGTCAGAGAGAATGACTTGCTGATCAACGGAAAGGACACCATTGATGTATACATTGTCTCTGCAAAGCACAACTCCTATGAATGGGAGAATCCAAACTACGGAAAGACGACAGAAGCAACCGTCATTGACAATGTGGATGATGCCGTATTCAATACTGCAATCAGCGTTGTTAATGGTCAGTACATTGTAGAAGTGACTTCCTCACAGCCGAATTCATCTGATGGACATCCAACGCTGACATTAACCGTCAACGGAGAAAGTCAGCAGATTGATCTGCATTGGGATGAAACAAGGGAGCTTTGGACTGAAAGCGTCTCCTTTGACCTTCCTGCTCCTACGCATTCAGATGAAACTGTCCATGTTGAGGCTTCAATCTCCAATCCATCAATGCTTGGATTGGAATATGAGAATCCAATCCTCAATTCTGCAACGAAGGACATCGTGGTTGAACATGAGTATTGGCCAGTCAATCCCCATCTTGAAATTCCTTCAGTCTTTGAAGGAAACGAGATTGCAGGCAAGGTCATTCTTGACAATGCTCCGCTTGAAGACTGCATTGCAACCGTCAAGGTTAGAGATGCCACCATTGAAGTGCCTGTCAAGGCCAATGAGAATGAAGCCACCTTCACGGTTGAGAATCCGAACAAGGAAGATCCATTCATTGACGCATCTCAGATTGAAGCTAAGATAGTGTCCATCAATGGCGGTGGATATGATGCGACTAGCCTTGAAGATCCAATCACCGTTGACATTCTAGACACCATTGACGAAGTGAAGTTTGCAATCACTGGAGAGGATGTTTACGAGACGGCCGAAACCGTAAGGTTCACGGTCACTTCCGATGATCCTGTTCAAACTGGTGCATTGACTGCAATAGTCAAGATTGACGGAGAAGACTATTCGGTCGACATGGAATGGACTGATGCTGGCTGGGTAGGCCATGTGGATGTATCTGTAAGAGACAATGACCTCCTCATAAATGGCGAGGACGTGATGGAGGCCTATGTAGTCAGCGCCCAGCATGACTCCTATGAATGGGAGAACCCCAATTACGGAGATGAAACGGAAGCAACGGTCATAGACAACCAGGACGATGCAGTCTTCAACACGTCCATTACGGTCAATGAATCCAATTATGCTGTTGAAGTGACTTCTGCACAGCCAAATTCATCCGAAGGACATCCATCTCTTGTCTTGACAGTCAATGGCGAAAGCCAGCAGATTGATCTTCAGTGGAATGAAGCAAGGGAGCTTTGGACCAATTCAGTCTCATTTGAACTTCCAAAGCCTGGAATCAATGATCAAACCCTGCATATTGAGGCCTCAATCTCCAATCCATCAATGAATGGTCTGGAATATGAGAGTCCTGTATGCAATTCTACACAAACGGACGTGTTCATTGAGCATGAACCATACAATGTCCATGCAGAACTAGTAGTTCCTGCAGTCTTTGAAGGAAATGACATCACGGGAACGCTCATTCTCGACAATCCTCCAAGGGAAGACTGCACGGCTCTTGTCAAGATTGGAGATGCCCTCATTGAAGTTCCTATCTCTGCTGGAGACGTTGAAATTCCATTCAGCGTTGAAAATGCAAACACCGAAGATCCGTTCATTGACGCCGAAACTATCCAGGCGCAGATCATGTCCATCGCTGGTGGCGGATTTGACACCAGAGACTTCCAGGAGCCAATTGACGTCCAGATTATGGATACGCTTGATGAAGTGAAGTTCACTATTGCTGGACAGCATCTGGATGAAGATGCAAAGAAGATTGTCTTTGACATTGCTACCGATGATCCTGTTGCCACTGGCAGCCTCACCGTACAGGTCAATGTTGAAGGCGAGGACTACTTTGTTCCAATGACATGGACCGAAGAAGATGGCTGGACTGGCAAGATTGAGATTGACGTCAGAGAGGATGATCTTCTGATCAACGGCAAGGATGAATGGAATGCAGAGATAGTCAATGCCGTGCATGATGATCACGTCTGGGAGAATCCAGACTATGGAGACGCCACTACGGCTTCCATTGTTGATGATCATGATGAGGCTGTGTTCAACACGACAATCTACTCAATAGATGGTCAGTGTGTCGTTGAAGTCTATTCTTCTCAGCCAGCTGGAGATGGAGTCATTGACTTGACTCTCAATGTCAATGAACGTTCATTTGACATGCATCTTCATTATGATGAAATCAGGGAAATGTGGACAGATTCCATTGCGTTTGCCCTTCCTGAATCTACAATTGATGGAGAGCCAGTGCATGTTGAAGCCTCAATCTCCAATCCATCAATGAATGGACTGGAATATGAGAATCCCGTATGCAATTCGGCTGAAAGAGACATTGACGTTTCTATGGCCGAAAGCGTTGGCTCTCTTGACGAAACGTTTGTCACTGGTTCGCAGAATCCAGAAGACACTGGAAATGCAGAGGCATCAATCTATCTCGGTGGCTCTTCAAGCCTCTTTGGACACGTTGAATGGACTCTTGCAATAGACCATCAGCCAGGACAGGACTTCAGGGCCCTGATTGATGGTCTTGAAAGAGACATTGAACTTGTGAAGGTTGATGACCATCGCATTGTTGGTCGCGTTCAGCTCAACCGCGTGGAGGAAAGAGACGTTCTGGAAGTTGAAGTCTCCGATGATGGACATCTGTCCACAAGGCTTCTTGGTGGAGCGTCCATCATTCACAATGATGCTTTGCAGACAGACGAATCCATTGCTCTGGACTGCATTAAGGCGGCCTGGACGGAAGGAGACAAGACTGGATTCAAGAGCGTGAGCATTGCATTTGAAGACGACGCTCCTTGGATGGAAGTCAAGGGTGGACATGTGCTTGACAATGCAAGTGCTGGAATGTCTGCTTCCACAAGAAACCTCATAGACTGTGGACCTGCAATGGACTTCACTCATGGACAGGCTGGAACAAGATTCCACAACAATCTTGATGGACTTCAGTTCTGGGCCGCAGAAGGCGTTACGCTGTCTCCAGGCATTATGCAGTATGATGAAAATGGATGGATTCCACAGGGACTTCTAGACGGAGTTCAGGACTCTCTTGAACACAAGAATCACTATCTTCAGTATTCAAACCACAACAGCAATGCGGCCAAGCCTCAAAACTGGGGACTTGACTGTCATTCCGGAGCAAAGTGGGAGCATGGAAAGGAGATTTCGCATGACATTGTGAATCATCAGGGCCAGGCCGTCGTTGTAGACCTTGATGGACATCTTGCATACGGCATCACCATCGAATTTGGCGCCTGCTATGATCCAAAGTCGACGTCAATGGCCAATGACCGTCAGTTCCCAGAAGCGGCAACAGTCACGTTCTACCGCGATGGAGAAATGGTCTGGTGGGATGCGGCCACTGGACTGTCAAAGGGTGAAAGCGAAAGAACGTTCGGTACTGGAATTGCTGGTGGATTTGACATGGTTGTCATTTCTCCGCCAGACAACGATTCCATTGATCCTGGCAAGAGAAACCAGTACAAGACAGTATCCGACAATGAATGGACTGTAAGAAAGATTGACTTCAGCACTCTTCCACAGGAAGATCCAATCCATGCCTATGAAGGACAGATTGAAATCCATGCCAGCGCCGATGGATGGATGACTGGAGACAAGTCCATCACGTTTGATGCCGAAGCAATGGGAAACAAGATTGAAAACGTCGTTCTTTCAGACAGCAGCGTCCATACTGTTCAGCTCTCATATGAAGGCGGAGATTCCATCATATATGGACATCTCGACAATGCAGATGGACCACTCCTCTTCAGCATCATAGTTGGAAATGACGGCACCTGGAAGTTTGGCGAATATCAGGAGTTTACTGTCAATGGAGAGAATGAAATTGATCTCCATTTCAGAAGCGGACGCGATGCAGATGGCGACAGTGCATTCATTGCCGACCATGTACAGACTGGTGGATATGAAGACGCTTCAGCCGCAGTCAATGTAGACGCTTCAATTGCATCCGTAGACCATGTCATTGCCAATGCAGACTGGTGGGGCGTTCCAGTTGAAGTGAAGGTTGATCAGGACATTCTCAAGGCTGATCCAGAAAATCCTGATGCAAATAGCTGGGTTGAAGTCACCATTGGACATGGAAGTGCATCCGAAACCTTCATTCTGAAGTGGAATGGAAATGGATTTGACAATGATTCTGGATTTGCTCCTCAATGGGATCCAGAGACTGGAACGCTTTCGTGGACTGAAGAGCCAGCAAACGTTGGTCAGCTTCTTACAGTAGGCGTAACGCAGCACTGGAAGGATTCCACTGGTCTAGACAGGGAAGCATCTTCATTTGACTCCGCACAAAGAGGAATCAACGAAACTCCTCCTCCGAAGCCTGTTGATGAGCCTCCTCTGCTTGGAGATGCAATGAATGCAAATCTCTTCTCGCTTCCAAATGGAGGAGAAATTCCAGACCCAATTGTGGACAATCCATCCACCGATGGCCCTGGAACCCAGGACATGCCATACGTTCCAACTACTCCACCAGCGGAATCCACTGATCTTGACGCCGCCGCAATGACGGTAATGCATCAGGGTGGATAGATACTGAAATAAAAAAGGGATGGATTTTAAAATCCATCCCTTTTTTATTATCTAAATTATTAATTTCTAATCTATAGAATTCATCATGAATCTAACCTTTTCTGGATGAAATACATATTGAAGTACATCTCTTAAATGATCATCATCATTGTCTACACGACCAGCAATCTTAAAATGATGTATTCCAATAGAAACAAGATGTGAAATTTGTTTTTCATTTAATGAACTACATTCAAATGGATGATTTCTTTTATATCTAATGCATTCTTCGGAAATTCTATTGCATTGCTCTAATGAACCATTTCCAGGAATCTTAAAAATTCGACAAAGACTTCCCCATATCATGGCATCATAATGTCGCATTGCTCTGGGACAGTTTCTTACACAAGCATGAGACGCAATAACTTCAATCTTATTTTTTTCCGGAAGAGCCTCAAAAAATCCATCCTCCCAACATTTAGCGGCATTTACAACAACAATATCATATAAAGAATCTTTCAATTTTTCTGCATACCATTCAAGCGTATCCTTTTTTGGACCATATCCTACATCAAAGGCAGTTCTAATTGTTGAAAGAATAACTTGAAGATTCGGAAACTTCTCTCTAACAATGTCAGCTAAAATGTCGGAAGCAAGAATTACTCCATTAGTAACATCTTTTGTTGACATTTCATTCGCTGATTTTAAAATATCCATTCCTTTTTTGTCTTGATAACAATCATCATAAGACAGATATGGATTTTGAAATGTTAAACGACATCCTATTCCTTGATTAATCCATTTCTCCATAATTCCTATAGCATCAGACGCATTCAAATCTACAGGAGAAACTCTTCCTCCTCCCATAATACATAATGGGCTGCCAAAAACCCATTTGATTCCAGAAGATATTCCATAAGTTTTACAAAGTGTTAAAATCTTGAATAATGGTCTTTCGTGGCAAAACAATGATCCAATAGACCAGTCAATATCATCTGAACCATAATGTTTTAGTGGATCTTCCATTGATTTTCTCCTTTAAACATCATTTATTCTGAAATTTCTCTTAAATGACTATCAGCAGGCTGAATAAAATCAATCCAAGCAAAGCCTTCATTTCTAGATGGAATTTCAAAATTTTGCATTTGCCACATTAGATCGCTTGAATCTCTTGAAAAATTTTTTGAAATTTGTTCGCATCTATTCAATAATTCAGATATTTTTACATTATGTAAAACAAGACATCCAATTCTTTTAAAGCCAACTTCATGAAAAACATTTTTCATTTCTAAACGTTCTTCACGCATTATAAATCTACCTTCAATCCAGAATCGTTTTCCTTCCATTTCAAGTGTAAGTTTTCTAGTCAATTCAGCAAATTCTTTGATTGTTTTCTTTCTTTTTAAGGATAAATGTAATTCAATTGCTTGAAAATCTAAAGTTTTATACTTCTTTTGAAGAAATTCATTCCATTTTAAAAATGGTTCACCAGATTTTTCAAGAAGTTCAGACTTTCCAGAATATGGAAGTCCGCATACTAGAGCGACTTCATCAATTGGCATATTATTTTTATAACACTATTAATATATTAATCAACAACTTTTACTGTATCAAGAGTGATGTTGCCTTGTGGAAAGCGGTTGATTAAGTTTGGAAGGTTAAAGATGCTGGAATCATTGCCTGCTCCATATGTTGTTCCAATAACGCCAAACAAGGTCAAATATGCTGTTCTGCATCAACAAAAATGGCTGGAATAATTATTCCAGCCATTTGCTATTATAACTTCGGCTTCTCTGGCCATTGAATGTCTCTTGACCAGCCAGGCTGTTTCGTGATGTCCCGCAAGGCCTGCCGATATTCCGTTAAAACTCTTTTTTTCTTATCAGTCAATGGATAGTCTGAATAGAAGTAAAAAATGGTTTACCAAATTTTTCAAGAAGTTCAGACTTTCCAGAATATGGAAGTTCGCATACTAGAGCAACTTCATCAATTGCATATTATTTTTACAACACATTAATATATTAATCAATCGCTTCCCGCAAGGCAATGCTACTCCTGGAACAGTAAAAGCGGCTGGTCTGCCAAATATTAGCGACAAAATTGATTCAAGTCGTTCGGAAGACAAATTTGAAACTTTTGGTTAAACTTATGAAGAATGTACAACCGTTAATGGACCATTTGGTTTGATTTTAAAATCACAGGATTATGTTCCATAATATTATGACGATTCGGATAAAATTCGACATGGATTAATGTGTTGTTTTACATTTGATACATCAAGTCAAATTCGATATATGGAGCATCTTCTACTGTTCAGCCACCAACGCTTACGCTTCTTCCGATTATCAAAGCCTTATAAAGCCTTTATTATAGGAAGCAATGTTAGTGCAGGTGGTTGAACTGTATTTGAATTGCCATATATTGAATTAGCCCATGAAGCATTAAAATCAATATCACAGTCAAAGGCATTATTGTCTGATCCAGCATAAAATGGAGTTTTTGTAAATACAGAAACTCTAAATGGACCACCAGACACAGTTTCTATATCTCCAGGATCAAGCAATCTTAAATGTCCGCCGCTAATATTTGGCAGACCAGCCGCTTTTACTGTGCCAGGAGTAGCGTTGCCTTCTGGAAATCTTCCAATTAAATTTGGTACATTAAACGTAGAAGAACCATTGCCTGCTCCATATGTTGTTCCAATAACACCAAACAAGGCCGAATATGTTGTTCTGCTAACAGCCTGTCCATTACAGACAAGATACTTGCTTGGTGCAGTTTTTCCAGCAAAATAAGATATTGTTCCAATTGGAACGCTGTTCGCTCCACTGTCAATTGAATTAAGTTTTGTAACCATGGCCGCTGTCATTAGACCATTGGCACTTGTTGTTGCTGGAGAATACGTCTGCACTGGAGGAGTCTGCCAAGTAGCATCAGCTCTAAGAAACTTGGCCTGTGCTCCCTTTGCTGGTGCAGGAACAAGTCCAGCATTTCCTGCCGCAGATGCTGTTGCCGCAGTGAAGTTTGAATACTTTGTATCAGTATTCTTTTCTCCATATATGTCTGTGGCCGTTCCATTGATTGTAATTGTTCCAATCTTGGTGCCACTAGTCAACGAACGAGTGAACGTTACGTTGTCGGCCTGTGCAGCAATTCCATCAAGTTTGGCCTTATCTGCGGCCGACATGAGTCCATTCGCGCTTGACGTTGCTGGACTGTATGTCGTTCCAACTGGATTGGCCCATTGACCAGCACCATTCAAGAAAAGTCCTCTTTGTGCGGCCGTTGCAGATGGAACAAGTCCAGCAGTTCCGGCCGCAGATGAAGTGGCGCCAGTGTAGTTTGGAACAGTCAATTTTCCATTTGATGAAGAAAGACCAGAACCAGCAAGTTCTCCAAGTTCTACAGAAAGATCAATTGCAACTAGGGAATTGTTCTGTTGATCCGTTACTGAAACCGTACCGTTGAGGCCATTTTTTGCATTGATGGTCAACTGACTAAGTTTTGACGTGGACAGCGGTTTCGTGACTGTAGACTTTACTGTTGACGTTGTGCCATTGAATATCTGTACGCCAACGGAATTTATTCTCGGAAGCTGGGAAAGTCCATTTAACTTGGTCTTGTCTGCCGCAGACATGAGACCATTGCTTGATGGAGTGGCCGTCTCCATTCCTGGAGTCCTTTCTAGAATGCTTTCTATGTTCAATATTCTGGGAGCAACCGCAGAATTAGAAACGGCATTTTGCGAATTTGGATTGATTTCAGTATCAATGTCCACTTCAGGGAATGGAAATTCAACTGTTCGCGTATAGGCTTCAGTGATTCTTCCCTTTTCGTCAACTCTGAATGATGGAACGACAAAGCGTCTGTTTGTTCTTGGAACATTGACATTTGAAGCTGGTCCATACAAGCCAGCGATAACTCCAGTTGCATTCAGCTTGCATGGAATTGTCACGTCAGCCGTTCCATCAAAAACTGCATATCCTGTTGCATCCTGTCCAAGCTGCAGTTTCCTTGCATTTGCAAGTTTTTCGGCCTTTGTCGCGCTTGCCGAATTGCCAATAAGATTACCTTGAAAATTCTTTGCAGAAAGCGTTCCAGTTCTTGGCTGATAGGTAAGACTATTGTCCATTGAACCACTGCCAGCAGTTCCTTCAACTGGACCAAAGAAAATTGGATATGCTCCAGGTATTGTTGTTCCTGTAAGGTCTGCAACCTGAAACGTTGTTGAAGTGTCAGCTATATTGGCGTTGTTGGCCCTGCTAACAGTTGCAGAAACAAGATTCGTCACTGGATTCCACGAAAACGTGTTGACAAGTTCTCCATCCATGTTCAAGCCAGCAAAATGCAGAGAATCATCAAACGAAGACGTGTATATTGTTATGATGCCATTTTGCGTTTGTCCAGAAATCCATGGAATATAGTCTTCCTTTCCAGTTAATTTGAAGCCAGCGTCGGCCGTTTCCTGAATCGTCGTTACGGTTTTTGGCGATTTGAATGAAGTAGTGCATTCAAGGCTTGCCGCTGTTGACTCCTCATTCATTCGTACGGGAACATTGAACACGACTTCTCTGGCATTGCAGTGAGGAACGTCTATGTACATGACGCCATTTTCATCGGCCATTGGAGCAAGAACGGCTATGTCTATAAAGCCGTTTATCTTGTCTCTCCAGTTGGTGAATGTATCCTTTATAGTCAACCTTTCAATATTAAAAGCCATGTTCCTTCTCTATTGCACAGGATATTGCAGCTTAGTGTATTTATTTTAGATAGTGTGCTGACCAGCGATTTTTTCGCCTGACCACTTGACAGCGGCCGCGGCCTATGCTAGGCTGCTCACGTCAGTTGAGAGAACCACCAGCCAAGGAGGCTTCCGTGATCGGCATTTTTGAACGCGCCCAGCAGATCAAGTCCCTCTCTGAGACTGGCAGGCTTCCCATGGATGTGGAAGGTGCCTCCCGAAAATTTCCCAGCGTTCCAGCGTTTCGTGCGGCTCTTGCCAACTCGGAACTGGACAGCGCAGGACGCTATGCCGCCAAGGCCATGGATCTTCTGAAGAATGGATTCAAAAAGGAGGCCAGAAGGAATCTTGACTGGGCCGAACGCTCTCTGTCGACCTATGAATGGGCCAAGACTGCATCTGGCAAGGAAATCTATCTCTATGAAGTGGACTGGTTTCAGGCCACCAGAATATAGCAAAAGGAGACTGCAAATGAACGCAAATGTCATTCATTCCAATTTCAGCGGCGAATGCTTCGGTGCTGACAGCAGTCCTGCCATTCTTCCTGCTGGCAGATACTACATTGGCGATCCATGCTATGTCATTCCTGATGAAGAGTGGCATTCCCTTCTGGAGCATGTGAACTACTTTGAAGGAAATGGTCTCTTTGAATACAAGGGATGCAAGATGGCCGTCTACAGCACCGCATGGGGCGATGGTCTCTATTCTGGATACTGTTCTGCAAACAATTCCTTCTATTCCTTTGGAGTCGATGCAGGACTGCTTGGTGCAGTTCCCGAGGAACTTGTCTCTGAAGAAGCCAAAGGCAGAATTGACTCCAAAGAACTGTGGGTTGTAGTGGAAGAAAGCGGCTCTCTTGTCTGCTGGAAGGAAGGACGTGGTCTCATTCATCTTGGACCACTTTCCATCGAAACAGATGACTGTGCAGATGAAGAGGAAGAGGAATACTTCTAAGCATGAGGTGCATTCTGCTATGGCCATGTTTGTTGATGGATGGGTATGGGAACCTGTGGACATGCAGATTCTAAGCTGCGCCGCAGAAAATATCAAATTTCCTAGCAAAAGATGCTATCGCTGGCAGGCCAAACTCCTTGAGGAGAATGGTTTTATCAGAATAGGAGAGATTGACGGGGATCGCATGACGGCATGCCTCACTCCCAAGGGCAGAGAGACTGCAAAAAAAATTCTCGGGAACGCTTGACATCTGTCGCTGAAGGGAGTACAATTCTTTCTGTCAACGCCAAGCGAAAAGGAGCAAGCCTAATGTCTACCGCGAAAGTATGGGATGTTGTCAACGCCTTGCAGAATGAACCCAGTACCAACAATCGTCTGGCCATTCTGAAATACTCCAAGGACGATCAGGACGTACTCTCCTTCTTTGAAGCCTGTCTCAACGACAAAAAGTATGGCGTGAAGCAGATTCCCGAGCATGGCTGTGGCGATGGCGTGGAAATGCAGGATATGCTCTCAATTCTTGATCAGCTTTCCTCCAGAGAATTGACCGGAAACAAGGCCAGAGATGCTGTCCAGAACATTCTGGACAGATGCACCAGAAATGATGCTGAGGTCTTTGTCCGCATGTTGACCAAGTTTCCCAACTGTGGCGTTGAAGCAACGCTGTGCCGCAAGGTCTGGCCTGATCATTTCAAGAAAAAGGTTCTGCTCTGCAAGGCCATGCCATTCTCTGCAAAAAACATGGCTGAAATTGAATGGCCTGCAATATCGCAGACCAAGATGGATGGTGCCAGATGCCTTGCATTCGTTGAAGATGGCCATGCCGCATTTCTCTCTTCCTCTGGAAAGGAGTTTCTTGGCCTGAATGCACTAAGCAAAGATTTGTCCGATGCAATATCCGATGGATGGATTGTTGATGGAGAGCTTCTGGCCGTAGATGACAGCGGAAAAATAATGTCCCGCAAGGAAGGAAATGGCCTGCTGAACAAGGCTCTGCATGGAACCATATCGGAAAAGGAGGCAGACAGAATTAGATTTGTTATCTGGGACATTGTGACTGCCGTTGAATATGACCGTGGTCGTGGGTCAATTCCCTACTGGAAGACTTTGCAGATGATGCAGAAGACCTTTTCCTCCTGCAAGATGGTGTCTGTTGTCGAATCAAGGGAAGTCGCCAGCAAGGATGAAGCGTTTGTTCACTTCCAGCAGATGATCAATCGCGGCGAGGAGGGAACCATACTCAAGAACCGCAATATGCTCTGGGAGGGAAAGAGATCAAAGAATTGCGTCAAGTTCAAGATCGTTATTGAAAACACCCTCAAAGTCATTGACATGATGGAAGGAACTGGAAAGTATCGCGGAATGCTTGGATGCGCCATCTGCGAGTCCTCTGATGGACTGCTCAAGGTTGGAGTTGGCTCTGGATTTTCCGATGATGAACGTCATGCTCTGTGGGATGCAAAGGAGGACTTAATGGAGCATGGACTCTTTCTTGAAGTGAAGTCCAATGGACTTATAGCGGATGAGAATGGAGAATGGTCGCTTTTCCTTCCCAGATGCTCTGAAGTCCGTCTAGACAAGACGGAAGCCGACAGCTTCTCCATGATTGAGGCGCTTTCGTCTGGTGCAGACATGCTTTCGGCCGTTCGGCAGGCCTAAAGGAAAATTTTTCGGCTGGCCGCTTGACAGGAACGGCCAGCCGTGCTAAAACTGCTCCTGTCAAGAGCGGGAACTGCTCTTTCAACCATCTAAACCCAGGAGGCTTTCGTGAGCGACTTTTCCATTATCAACAATCTTCTCGATTCCAGCCGTGTAGAGAAACTTGTGGCCTGCGTGACTTCGGACATTTCAAATCTGATGCAGCAGCCTCTTGATGACGACGGCTACGCCAGCGTACTGGACAAGGCCATGAACGTCAATCCTGGCGTTCGCATTCTTGGCGTGATTGACGGCCACGCTCTGGTTGAATTTACGGCTCGCATGATAGTTGAACTGGAATGGCAGTCTAGGCAGGGACGAGACAATGCGGCGGCTCTTCATGGACTGGCCGTTTATCTTGCCGACTGGCTGGCTGAACGTGTTGAAGAAGATGAGGAAGATGAATACGAAAACGGTGCGTTTGAAGATGAAGATGAAGAAGAAGAAAAATAATCTCTAAAGCAAGGGAGGACCACGATGTCCAAGATAGTCTGCTCCATAAAGACCGAAGTCAAGATGGCTCCTGTTGTGTACATGGAGATGGTGTCCAAGCGCCGCAACGCTGGAGCCTATCGCTCCAAAAAGGACTACAGCCGCAAGGAAAAGCATCGTGGTTCCTTCATTCGCAAGGAAATGGATGTTTAGTCTGCAACTCAAGGAGGTTTCAATGAAATCCATTCTCTTCTCCATTATTCTTCTGGCTCTCTCCATTCCTGCACAGGCCGCAATGGACGTTGATACCGACAAGGCCTGGAAGCTTACTGATGAACATGGTTCGGAGATTGTCTTTGAACCTGTCATTATTGAAGACATGGACACGCATCTCAAGTGGATGGTTGCAACCTCCTGCGATCCTAAGGCCGAAGAATGCGCCGCATTTGAATTCAACATTGATCATGTCAAGATGACCAAGGTTCCTGAAGCCATCGCCAAGCAGTATCTCAATGGAGATCTCAAGGCCTTCTAGGAGGAGCAATGGAGCGAAGCAACATAGAGATTGAAAAAGATCATGAAGGCTATGTCATATTTCGTACAACCTGCGAATGTGGAGTGGAAAATCACTCCATTAAGGTCATAGTTGACGAGGAGATGGGCATTCCCATTGCCACTCTGTTCTTTGAATGCGGATGGCGCGATGAGTGGAAGGCCAAGTGGTGGAAGATTTTATGGAGGCGTCTCAAGTGCGCCTGCTTTCTTCTGTTCAAGGGTCACCTCTATCTTGACGAGGACTTCATCTTTCGCTCTGGAGAGCATCTGGAAGACTTCCTCCACGCTTTGGAGCAGGCTTCCGAGCAGGTCAGGAAGGGATGGGAAAGGAAGCAGAAAAAGGACGAAAAAACCGCTTGACAGGTTCGAGAGCCTGTGCTAGAAACTATGCTGTCAAGAGAGGAGGAGTCATGGGCGTATATGTTGAGTGTCCAGATGGGAACAAGATATTTTCTACGCATGACAAGGCCGACAAATGGCTTTCTTCTTTAGACTATGCTCCAGAAGCAGAGGCCGACGTTGAATTTCCTATTTCGCTGGCCAGGGTGTTTTCAGATGATGGAGTTTCTGTGTGGCTTAGAAATGATTCTTTATCGAAGCAGGCCAAAAATTTTAGGCCAATGCTTGACACTCTTGACCTCCTATGCTAGAAATGTCCTGTCAAAAGAGCAAGAACCCATCAAACCACAACCTTCAAGGAGTCCTTGAACATGTTCACGAACAGCGAGATCAAGATCTTTGGCGAGTTTGAATATGATGAAAGCAAGATGATTGACTTTGTTGAGGAGGATGGTTTGTACACGAAGGAGGCGTCATGCTGGTGCGTCTCTGATGAAATGCGTACAGTGGACAACTGGGATGACTTGGATCGCTTGGAGCGTGACGAGTGGTTGTATGTCAGTGACGACGACTTCTACCGCTTGACAAGCAAAGGTTTGAAGGCGTGGAAGACGTTGAAGGAAGCTGGTCGCATCTAGCAAAGGAGGAAGCAATGTCCTATGACATCTGGATTGTTGACAGCAAGGGCAGTCCTATCAAGCACAATGTCAGAGGTGGAACCTACGCTCTCGGTGGTTCCTGGTCTCTTGAAGTGAACGTAACTTTCAACTACGCTCCCTTCTACGTTAAGGCCTTTCATGATGAAATGGGCATCAAGTCTCTTAATGGCATGAAGTGCATGGACGCCATTCCTCTCATTGTTGAGGCCATGAGGCGTCTCGGTGATGACGAGACCAGCAACTACTGGGACGCTACCGAAGGCAATGCAAAGAGGGCGCTGGAAAGCGTTCTCCGCATTGTGTCCCTTGGCTATGACGGCACCATTGCCATGCATTGGTAGACTTCACAAAAGCAAAAAGGAGAATATGACATGGAAGAAATGATGAAAGTCAACTATGTTCCCACTGATAGCGATGCTGGATATGTTGTCGAATTCATTGACAGCATAGTGGAATATCTTCTGGCCATGCACTATGAACGCGGCTTCTATCCTTCCTTTATCAAGGAATACATGCAGAAGAACCGCGAGGTGTCATTCATCGACTGCTCTGAAATCGACATGGATGACATGATTGAAAACAATACGGCCAAAACTGCACTGGAAGAAAAGTTCATTCCGGCCACTTCCTCTCCTGTGGCCGAAACTGTTGACACGGTCAACGAATGGATTCGCAAGTTCATTTCCAATGAAGCCATAGACAACATCTATGACGGCCATTCCTGCTGGATCATGGACTTCGATCACTATGACCTTGCTTCGTTCCGTGGCCTTCTGGCCAAGATAGACATGCGAATGATGATGAAAATGTCTGGTCCGCAAAACTGGAACACAATCAAGTCCTATGTCTATCAGGACATATACAACCATCTTCATGCTATTGCCTATAAGGAATGTCATCTGCAAGAAGAATAGGGAGACATTGAATGCTTGACTGGCGCATGCAGGAAATCAGGCACTGTCGGACAAGAAAGTTCAGCACGAGAATATTCACCAGAGAGGAAGTTCTCGTGCTGGGGCAGTTCAAGCGGAAGATTGATGGATTCAGCTGGTTCTATGAATCTTCCACCTGGTCCATGGAAGAAAAAAATGCATATGCCTGGATGGCTTCATTTGATGAACTTAATGGTCGTGCCAATGTGCTTGAACGTCTTGAATGGGCTGGAGCAATACTCAAGGCCGAGGATGGATGGCACTTGACTGCAAAGGGCAGGAAAATGCATGCCAAGCTTGCAAGGGAAGGCCGAATATTGAAGAAGAAAAGCCGTTCCAAGCCTGTTAGAACTGGACGGCACGAAAAGCAGTCTAGAGGCCCAAAGGTTCTCATGTCGGCATAGGAGAAAATTTATTGACACTTTGGCCGGTCTATGCTAGAAAGTAGCCATAGCAAGCGAAAAGACATCTTTCCGCCACATAGTGGCAAAGGAGCATAAAATGAACGGCTGGAACGAAGGAAACTTTTCTCTTGAAGCTTTCAAGGCAGAAATTTCCAATCTCAAGGCAGAAGGCCTCATTCTTTCTGAAGAGGTTGAGCCTGAAGAGGAAGAGGTCTTCATTGACCAGGAAGGACATGATGAAAATTAGAACCTGTTTTGTCTCCAACAGCTCCAGCTCCTCTTTTATAGTGTCTATGCGACGTCCCGAGGACATAGATGACTATGGTGCAGTGAATCTTAGACGACTGTCCGACATGCTGTCTGATGAGAGTCATTGGTTGAAGAACAATCCAAATGATGAAGTCTCTCGGGAGGAATGCAAAAGGATTGAAGAAAAGATTCAATTCTATAAAAAGTATGCCGCAGAAAACAAGGCCTATGTGTTTGACTTGAACATTCCATATGGTGCAGAGGACGTTATAGACCAGCTTAGAAGCATTCTTCCAGACTTTCACGTTCTTAAAAGCGAAGAAGAGTAGATCATGAAACTTAGAACCTGCTTTGTGTCCAACAGCTCCAGTTCTTCATTCATTGTGTCCATAGACAGGCCAAAAGGCATTGATGAGGGCAGTGCAGTCAAGATTGACTATCTGAATGAGCAGATCAAGGACTATGAGGGATTTCTGAAACGAAATCCTGACGATCAAGACTTTGCCAGATGGCTCAAGGAATACAGGCTGAAACTGGAAGCCTATCAAAACAAGGCCAAAGAAGAGCATTCCTACATTTTTGACATTGAAGTTGAATATGGCGCAGAAAATGTCATGGAGCGTCTTGAAGAAGTCATTCCCAGCTTCAAGGTTCTTGAACGAGACAACTAGAGGAAAATGCAATGAAGATGCGTTCGTGCTTTGTGTCAAATTCTTCATCTTCATCCTTCATCATTCATGATATGGATGCCGAAACGCTGAAGGAGAAGGCCATTCAGTGTGGAAAGCAGATTCTGCTGGACAAGATGACTCCTTCCGAAAGGGATCGTCCCAATGCAGAGGCCATTGCAGAAAGGAATGCAAGAAAGTTCTTTGATTGGAAGGGCAACGTCGAGTTCTTCAACTTTGGCAATGGCATTGGACGTGGTCAGTGGAAGAGCAACATCAAGCAGATGGCCGAAGAATGCTATTCCGATGAATCATGGGTTGAAGAAACTCTTTCAGAGGAATTCGTCTTTCAGAAGTCAAAGGAGAAGATAGCCGTAATGGTTGAACGGGAGAATGCCTTCAGAGACTTCTTTGGCTGGATTAAAGATGAAAATGGCGAGGAATGGTCTCCTGGAACGGTCATTGCAGATCGGCTTGGAACATGCCAGCCAATAAGGATGTCGTAGAATGAAATTCAGAACCTGCTTCGTCTCCAACAGCTCCTCTTCTTCCTTTGTCGTGCAGGGAACAGACGTTGAAGACATTAAAAATCGCATTGCAAAGGCGATTGACTCCTGTCCGCAGCTGAAGGGACTTGGAATGAAGGCCGTCAACAGTGATTCCATTCTTCGACTCTATCCAATAACGGATGATCTCAAGGCGGCAGACAGAAGGCGCATATGCAGGGACATTCAGGAGTATACCTGGTGGCGATTTCGTCCATCTGAACTAAAGACTGGAACCACAAGAATAGTGACTGCGGAGAACTCCCTCTATGACCTTGAAGAAAGAGATGAAGGAAAGGCGTCTGCAATCTGGGATGAAGATCCAGAGACCTTCAAGGATCCAGTTGAAGCCATAGATGAGGAGTTTGGAACAACTCACAAGCATCTTGGATAGAACGCAAAAAGCATTCCATAGCCTCTTACAAATATCATTCAATAGAGGCTATGGAATGCTTTTTACTGCCGGTGCAATTGGAACTGGTCTTGCAGTTGGATGGCTCTTTATCTGGGCGGCCGACTGGATGGCCGAAAATTTCAAATAAAGTAAATATTCTATTCAGAATACTGCAATGAAGACGCTTTCAGAATGGATGGCCTACAAGAACAACGGAATATGCAAGGGATCATTTGCTGGTCCAAGCGGAGTCTGGTCATACAGACTGAGTCTTCCTGGCGGAAATCCATCAGAAGCCGATCTGCTTCTCTTCATTGCAGAACTGAAGAACAGAAATGGATGGATGCAGACCACTCTTGACATTGGACGCGAAACCTTTGATGGCTTTGTCAAGCACTGGAAAAGGAAAGTCCAGCCTGAAGAGTGGATAGCATTCGCAAGGGTTGAAAGTCCTGGTTCAATAAGACGCTCTGAACCAGAAGCGGGAATAAAGCCAGGAAGATCAGACATTGGAAACGTTGAAATATGGTTCAAGCCATCAAAGAAGAAAAGCGAACCGTTGATTATTGACGGATTAGGAGAATAGAAGGCATATGGAAAATTCAGTTCTTGAAGCAATGCTCGGTCATGAACGTGCTGACGCTCTTGTAGCCTTTGTTGCCGATGACATGGTGAAATACGTTGAGAACCATCTCGGGGTAGAAGATGAAATTGACGTGTTCGATGACGCAATCGACAGCGCCATTGCTGAAAATGCAGTTGTGCAGATGATTCAGATTTCGGATGATGATGCAATCAGCGAATTTGGCATCAGAGTTGCAGTGGAACTTGAAGCAATCGCCAGAGGCACTGATGATGATCAGGGAATGATGTCTGTCCGCAAGCGTCTTGCAACGCATTTTGCCAACTGGCTTATGTCCACCAATCCAGATGAATTTGAGATGGATGACGAAGCCGAATAGAAATAATGAGGGGAGCAATATTGCTCCCCTCTCTTCTATGCTATATTCCTTCCTTATTGAACATCTTTACCAATTTGCGTACCAGTCCTGAACGGACTATGTCGTCGTCAGTGAATCTGACCACTCCAACTTCATCTATGTGATTTCTCTCCACCAGCCTGCAGAATGACTCCAGTCCGTTTGTGTGTATGTCTCTCTGTCTTGTGTCTCCAGTGAAGACCATTAGGCTGTTTTCTCCAAGTCTGGTTGAGATGCACTTGATTTCTTCAATTGAAAGCTGCTGCGCCTCCTCCACAAGAACCATTGTGTTCTCAAATGACTGTCCACGCAGTATCTCCGTTGGCTCAAGAACCAGCTTTGGACTTTCTCCCTTCATCCAGAGATCAACAGTACCCTTTCCAACGAATCCACGACACATTCCAAGCACGTTGGCCATCCATATTGAGCATTTCTCAGTAGCCGTGCCAGGAAAGAAGCCAACCGACTTTCCAATTCCAATTGCGTTTCTTGTCACAACGAATCTTTCAAAGGAGCCATCAACCAGCTTTCTGCAGGCCCATGCCGTGGCCAGCGTAGACTTTCCAGAACCAGCAGAGCCTTCAAGCACAACCATCGGCTTGCTGGCAAAATACTGCATTGCCAGTCTCTGGTTTTCGGTCTTCGGCTTCAATTCAAATGACCATTTCTTTTCTTCGGCGAACTTCTCCCGCCTTCTCTCAAGTTTTTCTATCTTTTTGGACTTCCTCCTGCGCTCTTCCGCAGGGGGTTCGAGGGTTTCGTCATAAGTTTCATGCATTATTACGGTGCGTTTTCCCATCATCGTCCAATTTGTTCAGAAATATTTACAAAATAAGCATTAAATCTTCACGCAATATGAAACCAGTCAATAAAACCACAAAAGCTATGAAAATGAACGTAAATAATGAAATTAAAATGACAACAACCATGCATACGTTTGCTGAATATGTAAAAGAAACTAGAATTGATGAAGCGGGAATTCCAAAGCTGAGACTTCTAAATCCAAGGCTTTCGGTAGTCAAGACAGTAGAAACCGCTCTCAAAGACAAGCTGAAAGTCATCTCATGGATCGACAAGAGAGCAATAGACAAGAGCCGAGGCGTTCAGGTTAAATGGCAGAATACCGAACTGCCCACCAAGTCGGAAATTTCTGCAATGGCCAAGAATGTTTCCAAGGCCCTTTCCAATGAATACAAGGGAACGTCAACGTCAATATCCAGCAAGTCCTTTACGCTTGAATTTGCTTCATTGGATGCCAACAGCATCCCTAGAAAGTTTGGCGTTAAACTTGACTTTGGCTGGCCAGAATGGTCATACAACGCAAAATGGTGCTGCTTCTATCCAGAAAGCACTTCAGAAGAATTTGCGGAAAAGGTGTCCGACATCATTGATGCATCATGCAATAAATTCAAAATTGACTCCTACAGCCTCTACCATCCAAAATATTCAAGATATCCCTGGTCCTACAGCACATATGCCAAGGAAGTTCCAGTAGTATTCAAGAAGTCTGCCGATGCAGACGCCATGCACAATGATATTAAGGCCAGATTCCTCAAAGCAGGATTCACGGAAGATCCCCGTAGCGTAATTGGTGGCGTCAAAATGTGCGGCAAAACTGAAAATGACTACTGCCACTTCTACATGAAGCCATCATTGGCTGGCAATCGTGGATGGCTGGCCATCTATGCAATCTAGTCTTCAATTCATTGCAATGCCGCGTAAATATTTCATGCACTCAAGCAATATTCAATGAAATCATTTCATGACTGGCTGATGGAAGCCATGATGACCCCGCAGGAAGCCTTGAAGATATTCGGACTGGCCGAATTTCCAAAGACTTCCGACGAATTGAGAAGGCTTCACAAGAAACTGGCCTTGAAGTGCCATCCAGACAGGGGTGGCAGCCTTGACAAGATGAAGGAAATCAATGCCGCCAACGACATACTGAAGAAGAACATCGGTGGCTCCATTAGAAACGTCACGTTTGGAGCCAGTGGACCAGTCAGAACCAAGGGATTTGGTGGAATGCACTGCTGGAGAAAGTATGGAAAGACCTTCCCCAAGGGAGAAGTTCCACCAGAGCTTCCGAAGGAGGAAGTGTGCAGAAAAATGCGACTGCACATGCTCACCTTCTTCAATTCAAGCCTAAGGCAGGATGCAGTCCGTTCATATCTTGAAGAATTCGTCCATCAGAAGTTCACTTCGGAGATAACAACAACGCAGGGACTGAAGTTTGAAGAGACAAAGGAGCCATGGATGAAGGCCATCTTCACAAGCCAGGACAAAAGCGTTTCCATCATAGTCTCCTTTACTGGCAACAGCGACAGAAAGGCCTACAAGGAAAGGGACTCTCTGGAAGGATACTTCAACAAGGAAAGCTTTGACTTTGAATGGAAGCTGGAAGCAAATGCATTTGTCAATGGAAAGAAGAAAATTCTTCTGAAGCCTGTCAGATACCACAGAAAGGATGCCGCAGTGCTTGGAAATCCAGCCGCATTTCTTCCATCGGACAAGCTGATCAAGATTTTTGGAAGAAAATAAAGACTAAATGGAGAAAATATGAAAACATATACGCAATACCTCAATGAAGCCAGATTTGGCGTACAGCTCAATACAATGGCCAGAGAGGGACTTTCTGGAATGAAGCCGGCTCAGCCAGCAAGAATGAAGGAAGGAATTGCTGTCTGGATAAACAAAACCTTCAACAAAAATGAAGAATCCGACACCACATGGAAGGACGTTGCAGTGGCCCTCGACCTTGGCGACAGAAAGCTGTGGACAAAACTGCTCACGGACAAGGCCACTGGCAGTCCTCTAGACGTTGATCCCAATCTTCTCATTGCTGAACTGACAAAGATTCTTGGAGCAAAGCCAGCAGACGTCCAGAAGGCCTGGAAGAAACTTGGAAGCAATGCCGATACAAACATCTTTGATGATCCAGCCGAAGTGAAGAGATGGGTCAAGGCCAGAATGTAGATTCAGCTACTTTCATCTTCAGAAAATCAAAAGGCTCCAGAAGATGGAGCCTTTCTCTTGACAAAAAGTCCACTCTTTGCTATTCTGCATTTGTCAAGAGGCTTCTTGACTGAAATTTCAACAACGCTTAGGAGGAGGCAATGCTTTCACCCAAGGACCGCAAGGTTCTCTCGATGTTCCATGACAGGCACTTCAATCACAGAATCACCCGCTGGGATGATGATGCAGAGACGGAAGTCTTTGATGACCAGTGCAAAAAGGAGTCCAGAGCATGGGACTACGCCATAGAAATAGAAGGAATAGAGGACGTCTATGGCGAGGAAACCGTTGATCTTGAATCCAGAGGCTATCTAGTCTTTGATGATGAAGGCTGGTGGCACTATACTGCAAAGACCATGTCGGAACTTGGTCTAAAGTAGTTTCTGGAATGTGCATCATGGAGAAAAAATCAATGAACAAGGCCGCGGCCGCTTCAAGATACGCATTCAAAGTCATTGTACACAAGCTGTGCGTTGGATGGTTCTGCTTCAAGGCTGGACTGTACTGGCGTGGAATTGTGCATGACATGTCCAAGTTCCATCCAAAGGAATTTCTCGAAAACGTCAAGTTCTATGATCCATTGCAGAGTCCAGTCAATCTGGCCAAGAAAGAATATGGATGGTCGCCGGCGTGGCAGCACCACAAGGGAATGAACAGCCATCATCATGAATACTGGATTGACGACATAGATCACGGCGTCAAGTTGATCAGGATGCCATTTGAAGACGCTCTTGAACTGGTGTGCGATGGCCTGGGCGCTTCAATTGCCTACAACTGGAGGATTGAAGGACTCTATCAGAATGAATGGAACTGGTGGAAGTCCAATGCAATGAAGAAGGCTAGAATGCATCCCCATACCAGAGCCTTCATTCATTCAATGTTCAAAGCAATGCATGAAAGCAATTCCTCGGAAGGTCTGTCCTATGATCTGGCGAAGCATGAATATCAGCGTCTGCTAGCGGCATATGAAGATGTTCCAGTGTCATGTCCCATGGAAGACTGCATATGGAAGGAACCAGAGACTGCTGAAGAAAAGGCCTTCTGGGGAGAATAGAGCCACTACTGCGTAAATACCGCTGGAGGAACTGCAATGAACATGCCGATCATGCACACCACCAGCATCATTCCAGAGGAGAGAGCATTGCTCTCTCCTTTTTTATTGTCCAAGGAGGAAGCCATGAAGGGAATCAAGCTTGAAAGCAAGGCCAAGTCGCTCTATTCCAGATGTGAACATGGAGAATGTCCAATCTGCATTGATGCCACTGCAGGCTGTCCAGTAATGGACTTCTGCTGCAAGTCCTGTGCCGAGGTGAAGATGCATGACTGGCTCAACTGGCTTAAAAGCTATGACTGCCAGTGCTTCTCCAGCATTCAGGCGAAATAGCCAGTTTACTGTGCTTCATGCCATGGAGGAGCGTCCTGGAGACGCTCCTCCTGCTGCCAGCTAGAAAGCTATGCTTCTATCGCTTGAACGCATCATGTCACATCCTCCTGCAATCCTGGCCCATATAACCCTTTCATGCTTAAATCGCTTCAAGCCATCATTCTTCACAAAATTGAAGATGAGCCTGCGAAGCAGGCTCAAGCGGCGTCAGCCGCTTTTCTTCAAGTCATTCATCATTGATGCCGCTAACGCGGCATTGCTGGCGCTTCACTGCGTTTCGCGCCAGCATCTCCTTTCTGCTCTATAAATTTTTTTCTTTCCTCTCTATTAAGATCAATTAGAGCTGCTTTTTCGCGTCAGTCTCTTTATAGCGTCTTTCTTCATTCCAGTGGAGATATAGATCGGATATCTCTCATTCCTCTCTATTAAGATCAATTAGGCATGCTTTTTCAGATTTGCTTAATAATTTCAACTGGTTGGAGTTAGAGAAAAAATTTCGCCAGGACGCTTGACAGGAAGGTCGGTCTGGTCTACAGTGACGCCTGTCAAGAGCGGAGAATGCTCTCACTTCAATTAAGGAGATCTCAGTGAATCACAACGTCAACGTCAGCTTCGGTGGCTTTGTTCCCATGCTCACCATAGCTTTTATCGTTCTCAAGCTTTGTGGTCAGATAGACTGGTCCTGGCTGTGGGTGCTGTCTCCGCTTTGGATTAGCGCCAGCCTCGTTCTGGTCTGCATAGTCATCTATGCTCTGCTCTCCAGCATGGAGAGCCGCTAGCAGTGTCTGGCAGACGAGGGGAGCAATGCTCCCCTCTCCGTGCTAGTCTACCTCCACGTTTGTCTCCTCATCAATGAGGCCAGCGTCTATCCATTCTTGGACCTCATCTTCAAAGCTTTTCTCCTCTGTGGAGTAGGGTTCATCAAAGACTACGGCAGATGCTGCCATAAGCGTCTCCAGTGGCTCAAAAATATTTGACAGCGTGGCACGATTCTTGCATGTGATCACGTCTGGCACGATTCTTGCATAGCAGTTTTTGCTAGCACGATTTTTGCATAGAGATCCGAATGGCACGAGTCTTGCATGCGAAAAAATTTTGATCTTTTCGCTTGACAGCGGCCGCGGCCTAGGCTATAGTCTTTCTGTCAAGAGCGTGGGAGAGTGTCTCCTCCTGCGCGTCTCCCTCACCCTCACCAAGGAGCTGTCACATGGCTGTCGCCCTCACCATCAAAGTCACCAAGACCATGAAGCCTTCCGCTGTCGCCGCCGCCAAGGCCTGGAACAATGCTGTGAAGAAGTTCAAGAAAGCCGACAAGGAGTTTTTTGAGCTTGGCGTGGCCAAGAAGTGTCTCAAGTGCGCTTCCCTGTGCAAGCAGGCCGCCTTCGCCGAGGTGCTGTACTGCCCTCAGTACAAAAAGGCCTAGCCTTGCGGGAGGACGCTTCCAGAGCGTCCTCCCGCTTTCTGCTAATCTGCACAACCCTAAGGAGTAGCAAGATGTCGCCTAAGCTGTTCCACGCCTGTCTCCTGCCCTTTGTCTGCGTGGCCCTTGTTCTGCTGGCTGGCTGGGTTAGGGAGATGAACCTCGAGCTTCCTGTCGCTGTGGCCGCCGTTCTCGGCGTGATCCCCTTCTTTGGTGCATGGGATTAGTTTCTGCTTAGTCTGCATTCGCATCCATGAAAATAGTATATGATGCTGCAATGGAAGCGCCGTGAACGCTTCCATTGAGGATTGTATGCAAATGAACGAATGTGGATGCAAATGCATGAATACGCATGATGAAGCGTATGCTTTTGATGCGGCTGGTCAGAGGGTGTATGCTGGCGATTATGTCTTGGCCAGTCTGCCGAACGTTCCAGCCGTTCGGACGACACGAACCCTGCATCCCTGCAGGGTGCTGTCCGTCCAGAAGACGTTGATCCGTCTGCTGTACGTTGGTGGAGAGCCACTGCTGGCCAGATGGAGCAGAGAGCCGTTTCTGCGTGGAAACAGGGAGGTTGCAAAGGCTGATCTGTCTGGTCTTGGATTGAATGGCGAACATGACAGCGGCGCCGCAGCATCATGCTGTGGATGCAGATACAGACGCGAGGAGGAATGCTTCTATGGAAACTAGGCGTGAGGTTCTTGAAGAATGGATAGATGAACTTCAGGGAGCGATTGAAGACCTTCCTGAAGGAGTCATAAAATCCAGCCTCATGGACACGCATGAGGCCCTCTGCAAGATCCTTTTTAAGGAACTCATTCGTACTGGAGAAATCAACGACTACGCTCTTATGGACTAGAGCAGGGAGAATGAATCATGATTCCCAACAGGGACTTGATAGTTGAAGGACTGCAGCTGGCCATCGAACGTGTTGAGCATGCTCTGGAGTCGCTGAAATGGATGGAGTCAAGCAAGGCCATTCAGGACGTCCTAGACTGTGGTCAACCTCGGCAGCTGCATGTGCGGCTTGGACTTGAATCGTCCATCATTATTCTTGACCGCCATCTTGAATCTCTCAGGGAGGAGGTTGAATGGTGGAAGGCCTATGATGCCGAAAGTGAGGAAAATACGCAGAAAATTCATCATTAAATGATTTTGCGTCAAGAAAAGAAGCGGTTGTAACAACCGTTTATTCAAGGAGGAAATGCAATATGTACAGGCATGACGTTATTAGTTCTTTCATCAGTGAAATGGGAAATGACATGAACAATCTTTTCGCTCAGCGCTGGAAGGATGCCGAAGCGGCAGGGGAAGTGCAGGAGACTGAAGAGTTTGTGAAGCCTTTTGTGAAGGCTGTATCAAAGGACATGCTGAAGACTGGATGGACCAAGAGTGCCGTCAAGGACGTTGTGATGCAGGACGCTTCTGTTCTGGTTGAAGAGGACAAGAAAATCTTCAAGCTGCATTTCTACAGTGCATGCAACGACAATCGTTCGTGGGCGTTAAGCGCCTATCTTGAAGATGGAGCATTCAAGGAGAAAGTGCGCTCTCTCTGCTATGAAGAAGTGTGCAAGATGTTCAAAAAGCAGGAATTGACGCCTAAGCCTACGGACATTGCCGCCTAGTGGTTCTATATGCTGAATGCAAGGAAAGGGCGCCTAGGCGCCCTTTCCTTTGCTGGAATGCAGAATAGAGGAATGATTCAATGTCAACTAGAAATCTTCTGAAGGAACTTGAAGAGGAACTTGATTCCAATGGTCGCACTTTGGATGACGTTCTCTATGTCACCTGCAGGGAGCGTTCTGAATCAGGTTCGCCATTTTCCCATCGCGTTGTGTTGAGGCCTGAACGCTTCATCAGAGTGGCGGAGAAAATCAACTATGATCCATTTGCTGGCGATCCTGATCTAGGCGTCTATGCCATTGATCCACTTGTCAAGATTGTGCTCAAGGATGGCTCCTATGTCGAAAGAAGAAGTCATCATACTGGAGAAGAGCATTGGCATTATGTAGGAACCGTTTCAATTGAGCCAGACTATACGGATGATGTCAATGAAGACCTTCTCTTTATTCAATGGATATAGTCTCAGTGAGGGATCAGCGTTTGGCACGATTCTTGCAAGAAAAAATTTTTGAAAAATCTGCTTGACAGTCTGTCTGGTCCGTGCTAGGCTGCTTCTGTACCGAGAGAGGGAAGCCATCGCTCCGATGAGTGGCCTCCCCAAACCCCTTCCAAGGAGAAAGATATGAGTCTTATTCAGCGTTTCACTGTTCTGTCCGAGTCTGCTCAGAACCGTGGTCTTGACCGTCTCACCGTGGAGAAGGCCTTCGCTGGCTCCAAGCTTCAAGCCTTCGGCAATGACTCCAGCATCGCTGACGCCGTCTGCTGGGACGAGGGTCAGCAGTCTGCAATGCTCTGTCTTGACAGCCAGTGGAACGTTGCTGGCTTCCTCTGGAATGACGAGGAAGTTCCCAACGCTGAATGGATTCCCAGCGCCGAGCTGGCTCACTTCTTCTCCTCCTGCATCTCCTACGCCAAGGAGAACCATCTGTCCCTGCAGGACCTTGGATGCGCCGATGGCGATGCTGAAGATGAAGATGAGGACTCCATATGGGAGGCGCCTGTCAGCCTCATGGGAGAGGTGAGGCAGGTTCTTGAGAACAGCAACCGCGTTGTTGAAGACGTGGCCTATGTCAAGGTGCCAATGAAGCGTGGAGGCTTTGCCTGCATTCCTTTTGAGCACTTTGCAGAGATTGCTTCTGACGTTGAGTATGAACGCATTGGTACCGTTCCAGCCATTCATTCAGATCTCTGCATTGTAATGAAGGATGGCTCCTTCTTTGGACGCATGTGGGCCGATGGCTCCGAATGGTTCCACTTCTATGAAGCGCCAGAGCAGAATCCCGAGATGGCCTGTCCCAGCCGCGATGAACTTTGCATCCTCTATTTCGATGTTCTAGACTAGAGCAGAGATGGCCTGCTGGAAGTCCCAGCAGGCCAGACATGATCAAAAATGCTGTTGACAGTGGCTGCAGTCTGTGATAGAGTATTCTTACTGAAAGAGTGGTTCAAGGAGATGACATGACGAATCTGGCCGAAGAAGCGTGTGACTACATTGGTGCTTGCGGATATGGCGTTGAGGACGTCAAGTGCGTGAGGGCCAGAGGAATCAATGATGGGGTTCTCTATGGCGTTGACTTCAGCAAGTTCATTGACATGGCCAAAAATATGGAGTATGATGAACATGATGAGTCCAAAGTGCATGTAAGCAGGGATCTGACCATATTGATGAATGATGGTTCCGAATTTGCAAGGGAATGGAATCCTCAGGAAAGGTTTGAGTGGTTCAAGTGGCATTCTGCATCGGAATATTCCTGGCAGGACAAGTCGGAACTGGTGATGGCCGAACCGGATGAAGTTGAAATCTTTCTAGACTAGGAGAATGCAGTGAAGCCTTTGTCCTTGACTGAAGCTGAAGTGGCACTGCTTGGCACAAGATTTTCCTATGTGTCTGAAGACAAGTGGTGTACGGAAGAGGCCTGCAACTGGCGGCTTCTGGACAGGGATATCAATGATGGCGAGGAATCAATTCTTGAAGCTTTGAAGGAGAAAAGACTTGTCTGGCACTGGTCAAAGGAGGACTGGCCTGCATTTGCTGGAGAGTTCTCCAAGGACAATGAAAGCTGCTGGGTCTATACCGATGCAGGACTTGCCATTGCCGACTGGTTTCATTCCTTCCCTGAAAACTATGGCCTGTAGAAAGGAGCAATTCATTGAAGCCTTCAAAGGAAAGCGTGGCCATTCTCAAAAAGAAGATTCGCATTCTCTGTGAAATTGCCGCTGAATTGCGGGCTGATGGGCAGGTTGACTGTCCGATGCTCTCATGGAGTCCAGATGGTGGTACAGACGTTGGACATTGCATTCATGACTGTCCAAGATGCTTCAGCGAATATGCAAATGACAGGCTTGGAATAAAGGTGAAATGGTAAGCATATAAGTATGGATGTGCCTTCCTAGTTCAGTTGGCAGAACGCATCCTTGGTAAGGATGAGGTGGCCGGTTCAATCCCGGCGGAAGGCTCCACATATTTCTGGTGACGTGGGTGAGTCAGCTAAAACCGCTCCCCTGCTAAGGGAGTATGGGCAGAAATGTCCATCGCTGGGGCAGAGCCAGCCGTCACCGCCATAATTCAAATATTAGCAAAAGAATAGTTTTATATGAAAACGTATACGGCTAAACTGCTTGAATCTGGTTTTGTTCTGAATGAAGATTCCATTCGGGATTCAATTCTGAAGCGCCTGAAGCAGACGCTGAAGGTATTCAGTGCCAGCGTTGACGTAAAAAAGATTCCTACTGGATTTTCAATTGAATTTGTTGTTTCTGCATATGAAGCAAAGATATTAGGTGCCATCTCTGCATGGAAGAAATGGCTGAAAGATGATCTTGGAATTGATCCTAAATGCGTTAGTGGTTCAAGGAAGAAATATGCCGTCTGGAACAAGACGACTGGAGAATATGAATACAGCATCTGGATAGATGCGTAGATCATCATAAGGGAGAGGAGGAGAAATACTATGAATGGCAAAGTGAAGAGCCTTGAGGACGTTAAAAGGATTGACGCCACCTGGAAGAAGACGTTTGGACGCTGGTGGGCCATTAAAATGCTTGCCGAAGCGGCATATTCCAACGAAAAGTTCATTGATGAAGCCAGGAAGAAGTTCAATGCCAATGCCATGTTCATGAATGATGACCTGTCATTTGATGAAATGCTTGCTTCCGTAGTTGACGATCTGGAGAGCATGCATGAAGTCTCTACCGAAGCAAGGATGGAGGCCAGAGACTGGATTGCCGCAGTGAGGGAAGACAATGCGTATGGTCGGCATGACATCGATCAGGCAGATGGCTATCTAGTCCGCAATGATTCCAGCGAAAAATGGAAGCTGTATCAGCACAATGAACCGAGATACATTCAGGAATGCGTAGATGAGTACAAGCAGGCCATTCAGTTCAAGGGCAATGAATGCCTTGCTGGCACGACCAAGTCCATGACCGAGGCGCTGAATGAGCTGAATTCCATTTCCGATGCAGAATGGAAGCCTGCTCCAGAAAAGGTGGCCTAGACGATTTCAAGAGCCTCTATAGTTCAATCGGTAGAACGAGTGATTCGTAATCACTTGATGACGGTTCAAGTCCGTATGGAGGCTCCATAAACGGAGACGTATTCTAACTGGTAAGGAGCCTGATTGGAAATCAGGTGCAGAGGAAACCCCTCTGTTGTGCGTTCAAGTCGCACCGTCTCCGCCATATATTTCAATGGATGGA